GTTTTTGTAGCTAAATTAAATGCTTTGACCTCAAAAGCTCCCCAAGATAAAAATAAAAGTCTGTCATTTGTTTGATCATATATCATGTCAGACCAAACATTACTAAAAGTAGAACTTTGGAAAAGACTAGTCATAGTAGATACTGTGTTAGTCGTTGTATCTAGTTCATAAATAAAATAACTTCCATAAGGATGAATATATATCTTAGTCTTATCTGAATTAAATACTGCAAAAATATCAGATGCCCCGCCTCCTCCGAATGGAATTTGTTTAACGATAGTATCTGTGCTAGTATCTATAACTTCTATATACGAACCACCAATAGGATAATGAATAACATAAAGAAAAACATCTTTAACTAAAAGTACTCTAGGATATCCTGAAGTTCCAGAAGATAAGTTTATTTGACTCTTTACTCCATATGGTACGGAGTATTCACTCATCAAGGGATCGTATAATGAGTTTGGATCACCATTTAAAGCAACAGCATTTAAAAATTCAACATATTCAGAACACGTTACTGGATATTTTTGAATCTTATAGTTATATGAGACGGCACCATATCCAGAATTTCCGCTATTTCCAGCATCTCCGACAGAAACAAAAGAACTATAAGATGGAGAGCTTTGAGTTGTAACAAATCTAACTCCTATGCTACCATCAGTTGTTGTTGGGGATACACTATAATTTCTAGAGGTATTAAAATTACTGAGATAATTGTTACCTCTATAAACTTTATAAGATCCTGCTGTAGTATCTGTCCAATTATAAACGTTCCCTCCCATATCATAAGTACCATATGGTCCGGGTCCTCCATTGTATCTTACGTCAGTTAGTGTTTTAGCAACATTATTGCAATTAGCACTATCTTTATAGATAATATTCTTATTATTAGAGTCTTTATGGTATATTCTATTTGAAAAAACTAAAGATGAATTGTCTTTTTTGAGAATTCTATAACCTAATGGAGAAATAGCATCAAGCGGATATGTAAGAGATATTATCTGATTTCCTACTTTAGAGGTACTAATAATTGATCCTTCTTGAGACTGAGTATCTTGACGAGAATTAGGACCAGGAGCCCAAGTAAATCCATCATTACTTATTGCAGTATATAGTGTGTTAGGTCCATATCCTAAGATAAAGTCTCCTCCGTCAATTACATTCCATATTATGGAGTTAGGCAGAAGATTGGATTCTTGCCAAGAATTGCCTACGCCAACCGAACTAACCATGCCTATATTTCCAATAGGAACCCCTATAAATTTATTTAGAGATGATGAGTAGGCTATACCGCTCCAAACTTTACTTAGAGCGGTCATTGGTATCCAAAATTTACCAATTCTTGAGGGCGGAGTTTGAGAAGGAGTTACTGTTGGAGTAGGAGTTCTGGTAAGTATTGGGGATGACGATATTGTTGGGGTTACCGTTGGAGTAACACTCTTAGTTGGAGTTATTGTTGGAGTAATACTAACAGTTGGTGTTACTGTAGGAGTAATTGTTTGAGTTACAGTAGGAGTAACGGTAGATGTAGGGGTTGGAGATGGAGTAGGCTGATTAGCAGGAATATCTAGCTTAACAATACTATGACTTGCTCCAGCATTAACAGAAAGATGTCGTTTACTCAAGTCTATAGCAGTAAAGAAATTTTTCGCTATACTGTCTCCTGTTCCTAATTGTCCATTATCATTCTTTCCTGTTCCATATAAAACATTATTTACACCAGCAGTATTTGCGATGATAAAACTGTGGTTTCTTCCACAGGCTATTCTTTTTTGATTGTCTACAGTTATTCCAACTAAGTTAATTGGACTATCATTCGCTTTAAGGAGTGTGATTTTATTAGGTGCATTTTTATTTGAATTATCTCCTAATCCACATTCTCCATTTTGATTATATCCCCAAGAATATAGTTCTCCATTAGATTTTATAGCAATAACATGCCCATCCCCACAAGAAATATCTGCCCAGTTAGTTCCTGTTATTTGAGTTGGAATATATCTAGAAAGATTATCTGATAGTCCTAATTGACCATAGGTATTATTTCCCCATGACCATAAAGTCCCGTCATTTTTAATAGCAATATTAAAATTTGTACCACTAACTACCTTAGTATAAACTTCATTAATATTGGTAAATGGGACTGTTGTTGGAGTAAAGTTGGTTAAGTATCTTGGAACTCCTTTGCTTATTCTTACTTCGTCAATATATCCATTAAATGGAGTTGCTCCTAACGAAGAGTAGCTGGCTCCTCCTAGAGAAAAATATCCTGAACTATAATCTATAGTAGAAGTTATGGTATAAACTAAAACTCCATCTAGATATAGCTTTAAAGATCCTGAGCTTCTAACAAAAGCAACATGAACCCATTTATTAGTAGGCATACTAATTGTTGGTTTATCTTCATAATAGAGCATACCATTATAGACTCCAAACCAAGAACCTCCAGAACCATCGCTAGTTTTCCGAGTATCCATTAAAATATTGTAGCCTAAACTTCCTCCAATCAAATATACATATGCTTCTACAGTAAAGTCTTCAGATCCAAACTTAAAAGCATCATCTATAGTATAAAGACAAGAAGAAGATGATGTTCCCTTGTAATAAGAAGAATTTCCAAACTTACTTTGAACTGTAGAGATCACAGGAGATCCAACTTTGTTCAAGGTGAAATTTCTGAATGAACTATCTGTGAATACTGAACTTCCATCAATTCCATCCATATGCATAAGAAGAGAGACAGTATTAAAATCATATGAAGAAATTTGTACAGGGAAGAATTTTGAAAAATTCCCACCCACTGTTCCGTTTCCTATTTGTCCGAAAGTATTATCTCCCCAAGTCCATAAAGATCCATCTCCTTTAATGGCAGACGTATGAAACGCTCCACAACTAACCGATGACCATAAATCATTATTAAGAAGCTGTGGGTCAACTGCATTTGATATACTACCACCAAGTCCTAATTGACCGTAATAATTATCTCCCCATATATATAGCTTATTATTAATATCAATAGCGGCGGAATGCTTATAATTTACAGCAATTGAAGACCATCTACTCCCATATAAATCACCATCATTTCCCATTCTACTAATAGAATTTTTATTGATTTCGTCCCCAAAAACGTATAATTTATCGTTTTCGTCTCCGATACCTAGTACAAAACCATTACCAGTTATTAATTTTCTGAAATTAACCATGTTTAATCCTAAATAAATTATGTATTATTCTATACACCCTTACTCGGTGTTGGAGTTAAGGTAGCGGTTGGCGTTGGTGTGACATATAGTCCTGACGGAAGGATTTTTTTGCTCCAAGTATTTCCACTATCTGAACTAATCAAGTAGTATAGGCCATTTTTTGCAACTAAAATTAATGTATTATTAAAGTAGGTTATACTTGACCATCCACCAAAAACTTGTAAATTTTTCTGTGTCCATGTTGTTCCGTTATCTTCGCTAATATAGATTGCGTCTAAATTTGAGGCAATTGCTATTAATCTAGGTCCAACATAAATAATCTGCTCCCAATTTGCAGATACCGGCATATTAGTAATAGTCCAAGTATTTCCTGAGTCTAAGCTTCTAGTTATAATATTATTGTTATAAGATATGGCAACAATATTTTTGCTATATGATGCTGCTGATTTCCAATATATACTATTAGAGGTTGTACCAAGACTAATTTCTCCTGTAGAAAATGAAGCTAGATTAATAGCTGGAACAAAATATACTACTTTAGAAGAATTGCTAGAGAAGATAAAGAATCTTGATCCATTTTGAGTCATTGTTGTCCAATTATTTGCAGATGGCAATGTCTTTGTTGTCCAAGCATTTGTACTCATACTATATTGAGCCAGTACGTTTGATGCATTTGCAGCCACGAACGATGATGCTTCTATATTTGCTGGAATTCCTGCTATTTTTGTATTAAATCCAGCAGAAGCTGACCATAAGGAGTTTGAAGGAAGAGATGTTGGTCCCCAACTCAAACCGTCACTAGACATAAGGGCAGTGTTTGATATATTGGAACTGAACAATGTATACTTATTAGCAATTCCATCATAGATGATATTGTCGGGAGTATTTCCGTTATTAAAGATAGACGTTGCTTTCCAATTAGCTGTTCCAACCTGTCCTTTATCATTAGCCCCCCAGCCCCACATTCTATTATTTGAATCTATAATCAGATTATGGTCACCTAAAGCACTAGCTCTAATTGGATAATTAGTGGAAGTAATATCTCCAGAAGGAGCAGTTATAGTTATGAATCTATTTTTAGATTTATATGTACCATCTCCTAATTGTCCTAGATTATTTAACCCTACAGCAGACAGTATATTGTTTACGAATGCTGGTGGTGTCTCTGGAGGAGTTAATGATGGGGTCGGTGTTACTGTCTTAGTTGGAGTTATTGTGGGTGTCGGGGTTTGTGTTGCTGTTACTGATGGGGTTAGTGTTGGAGTTGGAGTTGGCGTTCTTGTTGCTGTTGGGGTGAACTTTGGAGGATCATTAGATTTGAAAGCAAGACCTTTTATATTAGAGATTTCTGTATTTGTTAATCCATATTGAGTCAAATCAATATTATTGATAATTTGTCTATTTGTAGTATCTACTGCTCGGAGATATTTATCAGAAACAATAGATAAAACATCTCCACTAACTATTCCAGCAAAATTAGTGGAACCATTAACAACAGTCGATCCTATAACAGTATCATTAATAGTATTAATAGTAAAAACATTAGTAACAGTAGTAGATGCTGAACGACAATATAAATACAGTCTATGTTTAATAGTATCTGTATATGCTTTTAATAAGATTATATTATATGAACTTAGTGAACCAGAATTAAAAATATATAGAGGAATAGAACCTAGTGGAGATCCAGTTGAACTATATACATTAATAGCACTGCTTTGAGTAGAATAGTAGTATATCTTATTATCTATGAAAAATATCTTTGATAATTCTGGAGAAGATACAGAGGATATTGTCCTTATTAGTATATTCTGAGCTACTGTCCCATCACTATTCATGGTTAATAGATAAAGAGAATTACTATAATCTGGAAAACCTTTATAAGACAACAAATAAATAGTATTGGAATCAGATCCATAACATGCATCTATATAGGAATTAGAAGTAAAAGGATTTGGTATAATATTTGTAGTTGAAAACAGAGTGTTTGTAATATCTACTAGTCTTATTGTATTTGATCCGTTTCCTACAATAAGAAGTCTATTACCATCATCATTAACTAATAGTTTTGTTGGATTTGATCCTGCTCCTATGCCAGCTATAACAGAAAAATCTGATTGATTAGAAGAAGAAATATCAACAACATCAACACCGATTGTATTATTGGATATGAATGCTAATTTTTGATCTCTACTAAGAACGATAGAATCTGTTGTAGAATTAATACCATCAATAAATTTAATAGAGTTATTAGTATTATCAATACTAACAAGCCTAGAGTTTGTTAAAATGAATATTTTTCCAGGAGGGAATGTCTCATTCTCTGTGGTATACGGGCCTTCTCCAATAGAATTTGCTATTACTGAAGATGGGACTGTATCATATTTAGTTCCATATGTCCAATATCCTGCTCCGGGTGCTGCTCCTTTAAAATATGCTGCTTTATACCATTCATTTAATGATGGAAGCCAATATCTAGCCCCAGAATTTTTGGTTGGTGGAACTAAAGAGGTTAAAGTATAAGCCCCAGTCTCAGTATCACTAGAAGATAGTGCTCCATTATGTAACCAATTGCAATATCTAGCACAATCAAACCAAGAAACATAATTTACTGGTTTATTTCCAAAATTTGTTTTACAAACGTAGGTGTAGGTCACTGTTGATCCACTAATAGTAGATATTCTGAATATTCCTCCACGAACAGCATCAGAATTCATACTAGGATTATAAAGAGCTCTATTGTCAGAATTTCTAGCTACACTATTTAAGAAAGCACAATATTCATCATTAGTTACTAGATATTTACCAAGTCTATAAACATAAGATACGCCACCTCTACCATTAGCATCATTATTATTACCGGCGTCTCCAATAGTCACAAAATTTCCAACAGAAACCTCATCATTAATAGAAGCTATTCTAAAACTAGTGGAAGCATCTGCTATAGAATATGTTGCGCTCAATAATGCATTTTTACTAATATCTGTTGCTGATGAGTTATAGCATCCACCAATAACATATGTGTTAGATCCATCTCCGATATATTCTGATCCATTTCCAGACATATCATATAGTCCATAATATGATTGTCCTCCATTACTACCTACCGTAGTTAAGTTTGCTGCTCCATTAAAAATAGCAAGATTATTATAGTTTACTGTATTTAAATCAGCTGGTAAACTAGGAGTAATAGTAGGAGTAATAGATACTGTTGGGGTTATTGTGGGAGTTAGACTTATTGTAGGAGTTACTGTTTTTGTAGGACTAGGAGTTAGTGTTGGGGTTGGTGAGAGACTTATACTCACAGTTGGAGTTAGTGTGGGAGTAACACTAATAGTTGGAGTAATTGTCGGAGTTACGCTAGGAGTTACTGTTTTTGTTGGAGTTACCGATGGAGTTACTGTTGTCGTCGGAGTTATTGTGATAGTTGGAGTAACTGTTGGGGTTGGAGTTTGAGTTTTTGTTGGAGTTGGGGTAATATTCGTAAGTAGACTTATTCTTCTGATAGGCTTGACTGTAAAAGGAGAACTAGTATTAATATTTTCATATATATCCCAATTGCGGAAATTTCCATTATTAGGATCAATATAAGCAATTCTCCAAACATTAGTTCCAGCGCCAGCAAATTGAGGAGTAGCTGTTTGAGTAGAAGATAATAGACTACTGTTTGCATATTTGCTAGTATCAATCAAAGAATTATTGCCTATAAAACCAGCACCGTTATTTTGCCAAGAACGACAAGAAGTTTGTGCGGGATCTGAGAGGGAGTATGCTGCTCCTTCTGGAATACTATATCTATTAAATCCATTAGAATTTAAAATATCATTAATATTTGTTGTTGGTTTAAAATTTCTATATATTAATTCTAATTCATATATTGATGGTAAATACCAGTCAGCATATCCTTGATAGGGTGTGAATCCTATATTTAGATTATTACAAAAAGCCATACCTGGCAATGCTGTATCAAAATCAACACCTTGTGCACTAGCTGCTGCTAGACCACTTGCCATAACAGCAGACCCATCATAAAAATGACCACTAGCTGGTAATGGTTGAAGTAAAGTGGTTCCTAAGTTTAAATGATTACCTTCTGCATACCCAGTTATTTCGGCAACAATCAAAGCCCATCCACGAGTAGCATTTGTTGGATCTAATATATATCCAGCAAGATATCCTCCTCCATAAGTTTTTCCAATACTTTCTTGATCTCCAAAGTAAATAGCTCTATCAGGAGCAGTTATACAAATATCTTGACTTTGTGTTGGGGTTACTGTAGGGGTTACTGTGGGGGTTCTAGTAGCTGTTACACTTATAGTAGGGGTTATCGTAGGAGTTGGAGAAGGAGAAATTCCTGGAGTAAGAGTAACTGTTGGAGTAACAGTTTTTGTTGGAGTTATTGATGGGGTTTGTGTCTGAGTAGGAGTTAGTGTTATTGTAGGAGTTAGTGTTATTGTTGGAGTAACTGTTGGAGTCTTTGTTGGCGTTGGAGTTAACGTTGGTGTTGGTGTTGGGGTGGCAATCGTCCATAAATTATAAGGAAAACTTTGTGACAGAAATAAATAGATAGTATTTGTATTAAGGGCTGTAATTGCATTAAAATTAGAATTAGGATCCCAAACTTGCCAAGAAGTACCGGTATCTCCAACTTTGTATATTTTTGATACATAATTTTTAAAAGGAGCTATAGATAAAGTTAAATCTGTGGATCCTGGATATTTGACAATAACTATTTGTTTATCTATATTTATAGTATCTTTACTATTTAATCTATCTGATTCACTATATAGTTCATAATTAGGGTTGTCACTTTTGCTAATTATGATATAATAAGAAGTTTCTACTGATCCACCAACGGTTGCAGCAGCTGGGCCATCTAATGTCGAAAGAAAATTAAAAAGACTACCACTCTTCCAAGAAACGTATCCATTACCATTAGGATTGACTTTATATATTATGTCAATTTCAGAAACATTAGTAAGAGCAGAAATATTTTTTGTAGGACCTAAATATTCTACTAATGCTATTTTTTTATTTATAGTTAATGACATCAATAAGTCCTATTAAAAATTAAAAGTTAACCGTTCCATCCACAAATGTCCCAATATATGATGTTGACGATCCTGATCTGGTAAACTTAAAAGATCTGCCAGTATAAGGATCATTAAAGGTTATTTGACAAACCTGAGTTCCTCCGATATTTACAATCATGGTCTTTGGTGTTCCAGTGAAAGGACTGGGATGCGTTACTTCTAATTTATCTCCAGGATTACCAACAAATGTTATTCCATTGGATATTATAGAGGTGGCTCCAGCTAAAATTATTATAGCTGAAGCAAATGTTGGGACAGGGGTTGGAGTTGGGGTTGGGGTAACTGATGGGGTTGGGGTGGGTAATGGTACACAACTATTACATTGCATCATGAATGTATCTAATACTTTTGGACAGCCTATATTTGATGGAGCCGTTACAGAAACTTCTATAACTGCAAATAAATTCTTTTTGTCTAATTGGCTTAAGGATGTTCTTGGTGGTAAGAATGTGCTGTAGTCAGTAACTCCAGAATCATTATCGAAGCGGATTAAAGCTCCAATATTATTAACATTTTGAGAACTTTGAAGACTACCAGAAGATGGGAAAATAGTAACTGGCCAATTACTATCAACCACCCTAAAGCTATATGTATAATTTTCTCCAATATTCAGATTACTAATATTTTGATTACAATAATAATGATTACCACTAGTCGATGTTAATACCACAATATCACTTGATAAATTAACTACTGGACAATTTCCGTAAGTAGTAAATGGCATTAATGATCCAGAATATGGGATGTTATATGGGAATACAGCATTTGATTTGGATACAAAATAGTATGACTGTTTGGGCTCTAGTGTTTTTAAAGTTGAGTTAACATCAACCACACCACCTGTTTTAAATAGGTACGGTATAGATCCATTAATTGCCTGTGTCCCATAGATGGAGCTGATATTGCTTATGAATGTCGAATATGTGGCATCAGAAGCCAATGAAGCTGGAGGATTAACCACAGGTAGTGCTTGACTACCAAGATATGTTTTAATATTAAAGACATTATCAATTATCATTAGATCACCTTAGTTAAGATAAATTGGTAGATGGATTAGTAATTCGGCCAGTATAAGTAAGTCCATTATAATAAAGAATTATCGATTTATTATCAAAATTAGAAGCACTATATATTACCTGTCCAAGTAAAGAACCTCCAGCCATAATATTAGATACACTAGGAATGGAGGATGAGGAGGTTAAATCTGTTGATGTTACTAGTATTTTCATAGATACCGAATAACGAGTATTGTCTTGTGGAACAAACCTGACTAATGGTTCATTATTCAAATTATATGTCCAATTATTAGCCTGATTTAATTGAATAGAGTTAGGACCAGAAGGCGTTGGGGTCATTGTTGGGGTAACCGACATTGTTGGAGTTACAGTATTAGTCGGAGTAGGAGTCAAAGTTTTAGTAGGAGTAATTGATGGAGTTACCGTAACCGTAGCTGTTACTGTAGGAGTTATTGTTGGTGTTATTGATGGAGTTAATGAAATAGTGGGGGTTATAGATGGAGTTAACGAAATAGTTGGAGTTATAGATGGAGTTAATGATATTGTAGGAGTTACTGATGGAGTAATAGTATTAGTTGGAGTTGGTGTTGGGGTTGCTATAGGCAGACAGACTATAGAGATAATATCTTCTGCTGTTTTACAAGCTTCATTCGAAGATACTTGTTCTAGTATAGTAATTTTAAAAAGTAAATTATTATTAGTAGCCATCTATATTTTATCCTATTAACGACTTCTGGATGGAGTTAATGTTATTGTGGGCGTAACAGTTTTGGTTGGAGTTATAGAGGGGGTTAAGCTTATAGTTGGAGTTATAGAGGGAGTTAAACTTATAGTTGGAGTAATAGTTGGTGTTGGACTCATGAGAGTTCTGATTGGACAGTATAGGATATACTCCCAAGCCGTACCTACACATGGGGCCTCTACTATAACTTTAACATTAGTAACACCTTCTGGTTTGTATATGGTCGTGGTTCCTTTTCCTAAAGCGACAGGAACAGCAAATCCGCAGCTATTAGTCTCTCCTCTATAATCACTATCCCATAGTAATGTTTGTGGTTTATTGGAATCTAATGGAATACCAATTATTTTAAATCTGTCAGGGATTTGATAAGCATCATAATCAAATCTCATATATCCAGGCCAATATGATGTTTTAATAATTCTGGCATCTACAGTAAAGCCAGTGACCTGTGTATCTCCATCAATATTTGCTGTTAAATTACGATCCAAATAAATTTTTCTTAAATTAGTATCATTCATAAAAGTCGTATAATAATTTTCAACACTAATGATAGCTGTTCCATTTACCAAACCAGCTCCTTGTAGAATTGAATGCATACTTGCTGCTGGAGAATTTTCAACTATCAAGAAATTTTGACCACTAATTGCTGGAAGACTAACTGTAAGATCATATCTATCATTCTGTCCACCAGCGAATTGTAAATCGTTACATAGAGCGGGCAGGGTTGGTGTTGGTGTTGGAGTATTTGGGGGAGTATTAGATGGTGTTGGTTGTGGCCCAATAATCTCAATGAAATGATTATCGTTAAATACTACAACAGCAGTATCTAGATTACCATATCCTGTTGTAACTTCTAGTGCTGATGGCTTATCAAAATATCCATAACCAGGATTTGTAACCGAAATTGCTGGTGTTGTAAATAGAGATGGATCGAAAAGAATACCAGGAATAACTGTCCCATTTATTTTAGTTAGAGTTGGAGAAATAGTATATCCAGAACCTGGATCTAGTATTACGTACTTAGTAATAATTCCAGAACTATTCGTAAATACTTGTATTCTTCCGCCAGTCCCATCTGCTCCAGCTAGTAGGAGTTCTTCTCCATTAGAGAATCCTGATTTTCCTATCAAACTACTCATTGAAGAATATGTTATTGATCCAGCAGCAGGGATGGTAAAATTATTTCCATTGAAAGAAGCTGTAACAGACGCTACTGAACCATCTCCAGTCACAACATTAAGACCAGTAGGAGGACGAGTATATCCTGCTCCGGGATTAACAACGGCTAAAGCAGGATCTATAAAGTTTTTTGTATCATATTGAACTATCATCCCAGAGCCATTACCGTCTGAAGAAATAGCTGTTGGAGTATTTTTATAACAACATCCAGCATTGGTTACAACATACCCAGCGTCTGTAAAATTATCAATATTAAATGTTGGTTGTATTGTTAAAGCTAATCCATTAGGGTTGGCTAATATTGGAGTCTTTGTGTAACTAGAACCAGGATTAGTTATTACATATTCTAGAATTTTTTGATTACTATCTATTTTTGTTACTTGTATTGTTGCTCCATTACCATCTCCTCCAGCTACCAATATAATATCATTAACGGAAAATGGTCCAGTTCCTATTAATCCAGAAATTGAACTTGATGTAATTTCTCCGGCAGGAGTAATAGCAAAATTCGTTGCATTACCAGTAAATGTTGCTGAGGTACCTGCTCCTGTTAGTCTAACAAGTCCTGTTGGAGCACTAGTAAATCCATAGCCTCCATTCAATATTTCCCAACCAGTAATAGCTCCACTACTCACGGAGGTTACTCTAATAACAACGTCTGCTCCATTTCCACCAGTAGTTGTTAATAAATCTCCTACAACATATCCTGTTCCACTAGCTATATTTATAGAGGCAGCACTAAGAGATCCAGATAATATTCTTACTTTTGCTCCACCACTGGTACTTTCTGCTCCAGAGATACTAATTATCTCTCCTATGTCAAAACCAGTACCTCCTGATAAATTAAGAGAATCATTTGTTACTCCTCCAACAGGAGGAATAGTAAAATTATTAGCATTGAATGATAGAGATGTACATACTCTATTAGAGGTTAAAGATTTAATTCCGTTTGGAGCATAGGTGTAACCGTAACCATTATTGAGAATGGAAAAATTTGTTATAGATCCATTTATTCCTGTAGATGTAACAGAAATGAGAGCGTCACTTCCTCCGCCTCCTATAGTAGTTATCAACTCTCCAATACTAAAGCCTGTGCAATTATTTGAAGTAGCATCAATAGATTGAGCAGTTATTCCTCCTGATACTACTTTTAGTAAAGCTCCATTTCCATCTGACCCAGTAACAGATACATAGTCCCCAATATTAAAACCTGTACCCCCAGAAATAGAGGTAATAGTATCAACAGTAATTCCACCAGAATTGATAGTTATTTCTGCTCCATATCCTCCCGCATCCTTTGTTGTTAGTTTATCTCCAATAGAAAAACCAGTACCTCCTTTGAGGTATGATATACTAGCTAAAGTTAATCCTCGGGAATTACAACTTTTGAAGGTTGGTGCTCCAAAATTAATATCTATTCCTACTGGTAGAATAGTAGTAGAGCAAGATCCTCCTTGAGAACATCTTAAAAGTATTGGTTGACTTTGTTTTTTGAAGCCAGTATTGATATCTGTAATTTCAGAAACAATAAAAGCATAAGGAATTCCAGTAAGGGCTATTTTTGTATTGATATTTTGAATCTCAGACCCGGCAAAAATTTCTCCCTGCCTATTCTCAATAGAAACTGAATTTTGAGGATAATCTTTAAAATTGTATGAATATTTATTCCCTACAATAGCACCGCTGGCTAATGTTACTAAAACTAAGTCTTGAGAACAACTATCAAAATTTATAATAGAATCTTCTACTAAATCAGAATCTAATAAAATTACATTTAATTTATTCTCTCTATATAGAGAGCTAGGAGTAACTGTTGGGGTCGGAGTAGGAGTTACTGGAAAAGGCCCACACTGAACAGTAATAGTATCAGTACCAACATCCCCACCAGTTGGTCCAAGAGTAATATCTCTTATTGTTGCCGATAACGTATATAGTCCTTGGGTAGGTACTTTAATTAATGTTGCAAAATTTTGTGTCTGATAAGATGCATATATTGTTTGTTGAGCTGGGTCGAAAATAGCATTATTATTATTTTGTAATACTGAATAATTTATTTGATATTTATTTCCTACAATTAAATTAGTACAATAAACAGAAGCAATAAAGAATCCTTGTAGTGAGTCATTAGCCGTTAATACAACGACTTGTTCTAGATTCGTTTTTTTGGTATAGTTCCTAAAATCAAGATTAATGGTTATGGACATGAATGAAATCCTAAAAGGTCAATATATAAAATAATATACACTAAAAGACGACTTATGAACAATTACCGCAATTAAAAAAGCCTATGGTCTCTACAGTATGGCCAGTATTAGTAACTCCAAATTTTAATGAATAATTGGTGCATGGACGAGGCATACTAACGGTGGTTACAACTGTTGTTGGATTACTAGTCAAGAGGACGGTTCCAGAAGGATTAGATAAACCTAAATCAGTTCCAACCATATCTGTACTAAAACGATATTGATAGTATTCATTTACTAAGCCATATATATTTGCTTTAACAATAGCTTGATTACAAGCAGGAAGATTTGTAATAAACTCTTTGCTATCAAACTCTACTTTGAAGGTTAAAGCCCTAGTTCTTGTTGGGGTGGGGGTTAGTGTTATTGTTGGAGTTATTGTTGGGGTAACTGACGGAGTAACTAGAGGAGGAGTACTAGTTTGTGATGGAGTTATGGTGGGAGTAGCTGTAGAAGCTGGTATCCCATTAGCCCCACATAAATCTCCACAAGTAACAGCAACATAATCTCTATATATTTCAGTATTATTACTATTAAAAATAGATAATTGAACAATATTAGAGCTACTGTTATCTATATTATATCCGTTTTTAACTAATAAATTGGTTTGTAGTTTTAATTCTCTTTCTGAAGGAGTTAACATATATCCAGTAGGATTTAAAGTAACCTGACTATTAGGAGAAATAGTACTAATACAAGAAAAGTTAATTCTATATGTTTGATTAAGAGATAGATTTATGCCACTGAAGGGTACCACAACTCCGCCAGAACATAGATTTCCTGCATAGTATATCTTATTTGGCATAGTTTATCCTGTGCAATTCTGACAACAAATGGGTAATAATTTTTCTGAACGAATAATGCTGGTTGTTGAACTTCCCACTGTAACTATTTCATAAATACTAAATTTTAAAGTAGCATTAGGCTGAGAGGTTCCTATACTAATATTTAGTACAGCAGATCTTTGCGAGCTATTTAATGGGAATAGTTGGGCACTTGTTTGACTAAAGGAAACAGTAGAGTTTCCTGTAAGATCAACTATAGAATAAGAATAAATAGAATCTACTAAGAGATTATTAACAGTAACTATCAAACTAGTACCATTACAGCAAAAACTAGTGGTATCTGAGAATGTTATAACAGGAGTAGGGGAGTAAACACCAGGGTTAGCAGATGAGGCTCCTACTGGGGATCCTAGATATTTGACAACTGATCCGTCTACTAATTTAGTATATAGAATACCAGTTTTAGCATTAATAGCTAATTCTCCAACTTCTAATTGTTCGGCAGATGGGGCGGCAGTCGATGATATGTCTCGTTTAATTTTCATTATGTCAAAACTCCAGTAAAGACAACAACACCACCATCTATCAAATTAATAATGGGGCTATTTGCAACACTTGTCAACATTATATTTCCATTACTATCTGACATTAAAAGATTGCCACTAGTTGTTGGAACGCTAAGTCTAAAGGAAGAAGCCGAAACTACTCCACTAACGTAACAGCCATCTCTATTTGCTTTAAATATTTCTATTAAATTATTACTAGTATTATTAACAGCTATTGAGAATTCTCCACTAGTAGAAGGAGAGGTAGCATTTAATGCTCGTGATCTAATCTGAGCATAATCAATCTGATTATTAGTTGAATTTTTAGAAGATAGATTAATTGTGCTTACTATATCATTATTTGCTGGTACGGTGGAGGGCTTATGATATAAAGTAATATTTGCTGGAGAACATTGATTTCTATTTTCTAAACGAATACCTTCTCCACAAAGAGTATTAACAACATGAAGAGTAGAGAGTGAATCAGAAGACACTGTTGTTGGAACATTAATCCCAACCTTTCCTGTATATGAAAAGTATAAACTCTTATCTCCGCTACCCTTAACCCAAAAATCAGAACCAACTCTTGTATTATTAAAGACTACTGGATAATTACCAGATGTTGGGATTATATTAGCAGCATCAGCTTCTCCAGAAGCACCAATTAATAGCTTTCCATTATTACCTAGATAAAGATTAGATCCACTAATTAATCCACTAATATTTTCTAATAAAGCATTATATGCAATATCGGTACTAATTCCCGTAATTGCTGCCTGAGATGAAACAGAATCATTTTGAGAATTTGAAACTAAACTGATCCAAGATTCTCCGTTAGAAATAAGTTTAATATATTGTTGATCAGATAAGATACATACTGTAGTATTATCAGATTTAACTTGTAAATATTTACTTCCCGACCCTTTGAATTCTAATACTAGTCCTTGGTTTTCTGTTGCAGAAGGTAAGTTGACTTGAATATTTTTATCTGAGAGGTCTACTAGATAGGTGGCACGAATATTCTCTATATCTGTATCTTTATTAAGAGATATACAATTATTTAAACCCACATTGAAGTTATACTCATTGGCAAAAACATAAAACTGGTTGATACTACCAGAGAATACTACTTGATTATCACTATCAGAAGATCTGGTAACTTTTGTTCTTTCAACAACAATTTTTGTATTATCATACTTTACTAAACCTAGTCCAACTTCCCATGATCCACCATTTTTAACAAGATAGGAGACATAGTGGCCAACATGCTCACTAGATAAGGTCTTATATCCTGTTAAATTCTGTCCTATAACAAAACTATTATTATCAATAGAACAATTTGCACCAATATTATCAAATATATGAATAGGAGATTTTATCATAATGAACCTTATGTTATGCTATATTATTGTTTTTACCCATAATACTTTGAGCGTCTGTGCCTCTTAATAGTGAATTTTCGTTATATGTATCAATATTTCTTAGAGTATCCTTTAATCTATTATCAGCTGCTATCTTAAGACCATCACCCATAGTGTTCAATACATTATTAATACTTTCACCACCAATAAATCTATGATTATTTTCTACACTATGAGTATGGCTAACAGTTCCTCCAGCGCTCATAGCTTCTACATGACCTCCGAAAGCACCAACCATTCCACCAAAAGACATCAACGCTGGAGATACTTGACCAACGTGTTCTCCAAATTGGCTAATTGCAGGAGCAATATTATTCACATGCTGTCCAAATTTATCCACAACAGAACTAAGAGCATCAGCCGACATTTGACTATTACTAGATACACCGGAGGATCCTCCACTAGGAACATTACCACTATGATCTACTAAACCAGCTTTTTGATAATATTTTGCCCCTACAACTCCACCATTAGCCATGTAATTAACTATACCCCCACGACTATAATTACCACTATTAATAGCGTCTAACAATCCTCTGTGTCTTAGTGAATCTTTATTATTGACCACATATTCATTATCAGACAACATTGCTAAATGCCTATCAGCACCAGACTTTTTGGCAGATATCAGTGCTCCATTACTAGCATAAATTAAACCACCTAAAGATTTAGGTTTTGCATTTTTCTTTTTTCTGTCTAAGTCTTCTTCATTTGCTCTTGGAAGATCATCCCCTCCTCTTCCTACTTCTCCTTGTCCCATAGGCACTCTATTTTGCATAAATGCTGGCTGAGGGGGAGTATTAGGAAGAGGAGGTAGTCCATCATTCATCTCTGCTACCGGGGTAAATATCTGCCTACCCATAGTATCTCCAAAATAAGTAGCAGCTGAAGTTGTTCCTCCAACTAAAGCTAATTCTCCAGCTCTTCTACTAAATGGACGAACAGCTGGTTTTATTCTTGGGGTTGGACTTGGATATGTTGAAGTTGTTGGAGTCGCCGGATATGTTGGAGCTGTTGGTGCGGTTCCTTCCATTGCTCGTTGAGAAGCTACTTGTCCTGTTTGATCTTTGGTTGCAGTAGTGCCAAATTTATCTTGTTTTACAGCTGCGTCTAAGTCGTATCTTGGTTTTGTTGCTGGCGCTGCTGGGTCATTTCCTTTAATTTTACTATAATCATCTAAAGATTTATCTAAATCTGGTTGATTATTAGTTACTGTCTGTGGCTTTGGTCTACTAGCTTCCCTTGCTGCTGCTTCAGCTGTTGCTTTATCATATGCGTCTTTAAATTCTTGTGAAGGATTCTTAACAGGATATTTTGTTTCTGCTTGTCTAGCTGCTTTTTCTGCTGCTTCTTTTTCTGCTGCTCTTGCTGCTGTTCTTGCTGCTGCTTCATCTGCCGCTTTCTTCATGACAGCCGCTTGTTCTGCTTCTCCAGGATTAACATAAAAATCTTCACCATGAACTTGTGGGGGGCCTCCATCTGTTGCTCTCGGAGGAGTGAAATCTGGAGTGCTGTCAGCCATAGCTAATGCTTCTGATGCTGCTTTCTCTTCTTTTCGTACTACTGCCGCTGTTCTTGCAGCTGCATCGTCAGCTGCTTTAGCTGCTGCTGCTGTTCTTTCTGCTGTTCTTGTTGCTACTGCTTTAGCTGCGTCGTCAGCTGCTTTGGCTGCTGCTTCAGCTGCTGCTCTCCTTGCAGTATCTGCTGCATCTATTGCTCCAGCTACTCTACTAGCTCCTTTTGCTGCAACTCCTGCTCCGGCAGTAAGAGTTGGGTCAAGAGTATAATTTGCTGCCTCATTAGCATAAGAATATGTTCTTCTAGTTGTTTCATCAGCCCCTTCCAAATATTGATCTTCTAATCCTTGTCTTTGTGCATTAAGTCTATCTGAATAATTTAGGAGTTGATTACCCGTTTTTTTATCTACATATGATGTTAATCCTCCTGCTGTCTCAACTACTCCTGCTTGTAATCCTGCCGCACTAGCATCTTGTAATTTACCAAGACTATCATAATATGCTCTGTATTCTGGACCATTAATATCTAATGGTTTATCATCAGAAGAAGATCCAAGACTACCATAATTAGCCTGTGTTCTAGCTTGTTGATCAATAGCTCGGGATGCTGCTGTAGTTAATGCTACCGCTCCTGTTTGAACAGCATATCTTCCTGCTGAACCAACACCAGATAAAACTCTTGTCATTGGATTATTTGTTAATCCCTCAAAAAACCCTCCAGCTACTGCCCCAGCATAATCTGTATATTCTTGATATGTTTTATTAGCATCATCAACATCTTTTTGTGTCATTCCTCCTAATCCGCCTCCACGACGAGCACGCTCCGCTTCATTATCATCTTTTTCTTTCTGTTTTCTTGCTCTAAAAGCCTCAAGATTTTGTTGCTCTACTTGCTCCTGGCTTCTTCTTGCTCTTTCTTGTCCTTCTGGAGTTGCAAGATATTGTCTTTCTTCTTCTGCATCTCTTGCTTCTTGTACTTTCTGTTTTCTTTCTGCTTCCTCTCTCTCGTAAATTTTTTCTCCCATCTTAAATGCAGACTCAAGACTAGCTTTTTCTTTTTTATCAGCATCCTCTGCTTCTTTTTGAAGTTTCTTTTCTTCTTCTCTTTTATAGAGAGCATCAGCAGCAGCTCTGTATCTTAATCTATCTGTATATGAGTCTCCAGTAGTAGGTCTGTCTTCTGCTGGACTTATCAAACCAGTTTCTGGATTCCTTTTCAGAAGCTTATTAGCTTCTTCTGGATTCTCTGCTGCCCATTTGGCTGCATCTGCTTTTGCAGCTTCGGCTTCTGCTTTGTAGCGAGCATCTCGTTCTGCTCTTTCTTTTTGTACCTCAGGATCGTTATTTGCAGCTTCAGCAGCTTTTTCTGTTGCTTTTCTTCTAGCTGCCATATCATCATCTTGTTTTTTCTGTTCTTCTCTTAGTTTTTCTTCTCTTTTTTGTCTTCTTGCATCTTGCTGTGCTTTATATTTTCTTCCCCATTCTGTTGTTGGAGCTCCTCCTTGATCAATAACTCTTCCTTCTTCATTTTTACTTCGATTTTCACTTAATGATTCTTCTCTTTGTCTCTGTTCATATTTTTTTAATAATGCTTCTTCTCTAGCATTAGGCAGAACACGATCCTCCTGCCATTTTCTTTGTATTTCTCTTACTTCATCCATTTCCCTCTGTTGTCTCTTAGCTGCTGTAACTGCCGGATCTTCTCTTTCAGCTCCGCGTGGAGAACTAGATGGTGAAGGCTTAGGAACAGGAGGAACATTATCTACAGGATTTTCTTTTGGTGGAGCTTGATCCATTCCTGGTCTAGTAGCAGCATTAGGTTTAACTGGTTTACTCTCAGCAAATAATGCTCTTCTTTCATATCTTACTTGAGATTCTGATACTCCTCTTCTAAATGCTTCATTTCTAGAATGTTCTTTGCTTCTAAGAACAGAAACACCTCTATTAACTCTATTTCCTTCCTCCTTGTCTGCCATAAATTGAGAATTAAATTCGCTTATAGTAATTCTTTTGTCTTTATTAGTGTCAAATTTAATATACTCGCCAGCTTCTTGTAGGCTTAAAATTCCATCTTTGTTTTTATCAAGTAAAGCAAATTCACGAGAGGCGCTAATTGGACCACCACCATTAGCATGATATCCTACTTTACCTCCCTTAGATGCATATTGTATTTTTTCTCCACTATTAATAGCTTCTAATAAAGGAAGATTTCTCATAGTATCTTTAGCATTAATTACATATTCGTTCTTAGCTAGCATTGCAGGAATAACATCTGGACCTTTTGGTTTAAAATTAACCAACATGCCTTCACTAGCATATATTAATCCTCCCTTTGCTTTTGCTGGAGCATTTGCTACTCTTGGTAGTCCTGGCGCGGGTCTTTGTGGAGGTTCAACCTTTCTATCTCCATTTCTCATTTCCTCAAATATTTTTGCAAAATTCTGGGTTGCTTCTGCAAATTTGGCGGCGGCAGAGGCCATAGTCTCAGAAGCAACTTTAAGTTGAAGTTTTCCTTCTTGTTCTTGAGCAACTGCTCTATTCTCGATTGCGGCATCGTGTTCGGCGACCGCTTGGCGTAGTGCGGGATTATTAAGTGGGTTTCTATCATAGTTTATTTGTCCTTGAGCTATTCCTCCTAACATAGGATTATTAAGTAGTCCACTTTCAGTATAAACTCCTTGTCGTACTGTTCCTTGCATTGCATTAATTTGAGCATCAGACTTACCTGAGAGAGACAATAATGGCTTTAGGTCTTTAAACAGAGACAATACTTCTGCTCTCTCTTGGGCAAGAACAGCATCACCTGCCATTTTTGCCTGATCATGACTACTTCCAGACTGCAATGCGTTTGAATATGCTTCTTGTGCAGCTTGCGAGCCTCTAGCGTCATTAAATCCTCCAGCCAAATTATTTTGTAGTCTTTGGAAAGTTTTAGCTAGCTTATCTGCTTCTTCTGGAGTTGAGGTTGCTAGTCGATCTAAGAAATCTCCCTGGGCAGACATTTGCTGTTGAATATCTTTGATTTTATTCAAAGCAGCTGTTGCTATTTCTGTACTATTAGCTAATTGACCAAGAGCATCACTACTATTAGCTATTTCAGTATTTAGTCCAGCAATTTGACCACTAAGCTGTATAACTCCAGGATCATTATTTCCTTTTGCTTCTGCTAATTGTTGTTTTTGTTCTTCTAGTTGGCTTCTTCGTGCATTTTTTCTTTCTATGTTTTCTCTAATCTTAACTGGATCAGTTATTCCTCCAGTTAATTGTCCAATATTAAAGTTTTGTCTTCCTTGTAGAGTTGCTACTGATCTTGGAGCACCACCAAGAACTTCATTAATAGCATCTCCTCCAGCAATTCTTGTTTCTCTAGCATCAGCCATAGATTTCTGTGCTTTTCTTTGTGCTTCTGCTGCATTATTGATACTATCTATAAAGTTATTAAGAGCTCCCACTCTGGCTTTCTCAAACTCGATAGCCATATTTCTAACATTTTGAGCAGATTCTGAGGCCGCTTTACCTAGTTCTTCTTCTAATAGGTTTGCTAATTTATTTACTTTATCTTGTTCACTCATACCTGGAGTAGTATCAGAAGCAACCTTTCCTGCAATAGCATCAAATTTACCTAAAATTTCATTTCTAACAATCTCTGGAAGATTTGATATTTCTTGTTCTAGGTTTTTTCTGCTACTTGATGCTGCTTTATCAAGAGTTAGTCCAGCCCTATCTTGTAGAGATGAATTTATATTGTTTCTAACAGAGAATCCTAAATTCTCACTATCTAAATTTAATAGCTTTCTTACTGAATCTTTATCTTGACCAAAAGGAGCAGAAACATTATCGTATGCAGTATTTCTTTCATTTTGAGAATAAGCTCTAGGATTAGATAGTACATTTAAGTTCTTAGAAACAACCTGACTAACTTTTGCATTACCATTAAGAGCTGCTATATTAGCTTGACTAGCATTTTCCATTTTTTCCAAATTAAATGTTACCTTGCCTAAAGCCTGATTAAATGTATTAACCATTCTTTGGAAACTTTGGGCAAGCTGACGTCCGGCCTTATCAGCCTCCTCCATAGCTTTAGCAGCTGCTGCTGTTTTTTCCTTAGCTGTTAAATAGCCATCATTAGCAATTTTTGCTCCTTCAATTCTTAATCTTTCAGCAATTAATCCCTCTTTAGTTTTTCCCGTGGTAGCGACAGCAGCATCGCTCATCTCCATGATTCTATCTCTAGCATTAATAAATTCTGGATTAGCAGAGGCGATAATTTCTGTTAATTGTTGAAACTCTTTGCTTGCTGGATTAGTAATATCTGATAATTTTTCTCCAGAATCTACTCTTTGTTCGATTATTTTTCTAGCAGCATCAGCAGCGGGTTCTGCTTTTTTGGCACTCTCTTTTGAGATCTGCATTAAATCTTCATTGCCAATCCCTTTAGCAGAAGATAGTCCGAGACCTATTAGTCCTCTTTGGAAGATATTCGGTGCTCTTGAAGCTTTTAGGTCTTTAACTCTTTCTGTAGAGTCATTTGATATTGCTCTACTTTGTTGTAATGAATCAGATATAAGGGCTGCTCTTTCTTTAGCTCCACTTGGATTTTTTTGATAAGCCTCCATAGACTTACCAACTCTCTCTCCAAGATCTTCTATATTTTTAGTTCTTTTTCCTTGTTTAAATTCTTGACTAGCTTTCTGTGCTGTTCCTGAGAAGTCATAAACAGAATCAGCAGCGACTGCTAATGCTGTTCCTATTGCTATGGTTCCAGCTAATGCTGGGCCTACACCAGGAATCATAGCTACTGAACTAGCTAAACCTAATCCTGTTGATAATGCAGTAGCTCCTGATTCAAGCTTGGCATTACTTCTAGCTGCTCCTTCGCTTGAGTCTTTTTTACCAAAAATATTTTCCCCTTGTCCAGCCAAAGCTCCTACTGCCATAGAAGCAATAAATCCTCCTTGACCGTTTAATCCATTTCCAACACGACCTAATCCTCGAACTGCACCTCCAACAACAGGGACGTTTGAAACAGTATTTCCTATATTTTGAAATCTTTGAGCAACTATCGATTGTCTTGTTCTTGAAACATTTTCAGCAGAAGCTGCCTCTACACTTTGAACTCTAGTTAATACTTCTCTAGCTGCTGTAAGTGCTGTTGTAGATACTGTTGCTGTTCCAAGAGAGGCAGAATGTCTAATATCTGCTTCTATTGCTCTTTTTGCAGCAGCTACAGAGACATCTCCTCCTCTACTTGCTAATTGAGCAAATTGAGTCATCTGAACTCCACTTGCTCTTAAAGCAGCTCCTAGTTCATTTAATTGTGCTGTTGGAATATTTAAACGACTATCTAAACTTCTAACGCTTGGTCTTATAGCTCTATTATTAGCATTAACTAGCGCATCAGAAGCGTCTTCTATTGTTCCTCCAGTGAGAAATCTTTTAACTCCTCCAACAGAACCACCAGAACGTAAACCTAAAGCCTTTGTTGCTTTTTCACGAAGGACAAAACCACCTACTGGTAAAGATACTGGTCCGATACTATCACTAGTTCCTGTTCCTGGTCCTTTAAAAACACTAATGCCTCCGGACGAAAATGAACCCATTCCATTACGATCTGCTTGATTCATTCGATTTAATTTGCCATATCCTATTTGCCTTGCTTCTTCTGGTGGAACAAAAGCTTCGCCAGCAGAAACCATAGCTTGAACATGTCCACCTGATGCATAGCCTCTGGCTTTAAGATAATTGCCAATCTGACCCTTTAGTTCTGCTGGGCCATTAAGAGTTAATTTAGCGTCTGTTGGAATATTTGAAGGAAGATTAAAGTATTTAGCAGCACTTTGTAGGCCATCTGGAAAGTCTATGCCGTAGTTTGTTGTGGCCTTATTAGCTATTGGACCACCTAGCTCGTGAATAATTCTCTCAGCTAAATAACCTTGTGCATTCGCTTCTCCAAGCTTCTTTCTTGATACCGATCCAACATTTTTCTTTTTATATAGATATGATCGAATACCTCTCTTCTCAGCTTCTGCAACATTTCTATCATCGTCGTCAACAAAAGCTCCCTCTGGATTCATCAAGTCTGCTTTGAGAACGGCAATTTGTTCTGCTGTGACATTCTCTCCACCAACACCCTTAATTCTACTAAGAGGAATTGGAATACCCTTTTGGGCTAACCATCCGGCCACCAAATCCATAGTAGATTGTGGTCTAGCAGAAATAATATTTAGGTTATTGGCAAACTCCGGAGCTTGTTTTATTGTACTAACAATAGCTGCTCCTAGAGCACTAAGTTTGGCTTTTCCTAGGGCTCCCTGAACTTTATTTCTATCAGAGAACTCACTATATTTGGGTTTTCTTGGATCTGCTAAAATCTTGTCAGCACCGAAAGCTAATGTTCTATCAAAATCAGCATATATTGGACCAGTTTGCTTCAAGATATCCTTGATCATCATATTTCTTGAGGCTTTATTTGCTATGTCATTTAGTCCACCACTCATCTTCTTTAATAGCTTCTTTGACATTTCAGAATCTAAAACACCACTAGTAATTCTAACTTTAACTGGATTTTGTAGTCCTGGAATATCTATTCTTGGAGTTGTAGCAAAAGCTTTGCCCTTAAACCCAGCAGCTCCGAACAAAAGACCCTCTGTAGTTGCTTTTTCTATATCAAGATTATTTGCTTTTTTAATACCAGAAGTTTTCTCTGTGTATTTTGCTAAAATTTTATCTTTGATAGCTTGTTCTGATGGACTTAGTGCATTTCTTTTCTTTAATATTCTTTGTATATCTCCAGGATTTGATCCAGTATCTTTAATAACTTCATCTAGAGTAAGAACTCTGAAGATATCAGTAGAAGTAGCTGCTCTGCCTGATGTTGGTGTCACCATACCAGCATCAACGAATTTACGAACCGAACCACCATCAGCAAAGGTATCACCAAATTTTTCTGCCAAAGCAGATCGTACCTTAGTTGTAGTTCGTCTTTTTTCTCTTGGAACACCTTTCATTCTTAATCTATCAAAAACACTAACTCCAGAGAATTCTTTTGGAACGCTTAGTGTCTGTGATTTAGATAATTGTCCCCATAAATCTAGTGATTCTAAAAATGGTTTAATATACTGCGGTAAAATAAAATCTAATTGTGGATCTTTTGATACCGTCGGTGGAAGTTTAGACAAACCAGTTAAAAAAGTTTGTTTAAGTGATGATAGCTTATTTATACTTGATAGTTTTTGATATAGTCTCAGAGGGATCCCTTGATTACCGAATAATTGAGGAGGAGTTCTTGAGGCTACATAGTCTATAATATCTTTAGACGGGACTGGTTCTCCTGAGCCAATTCTTCTCCATCTTTGATTCCATTCAGCTGGAAGATGAGGCTTAAAATCAATTTGTCTTTCTACTCCTAAAGATGCATATGCCTGTTTGTATCCATAAGTTCTAGCTTCTTTTGCTTCTTTTGCAGATATCTGGATCTTTGGTCCTATGTGTGTCCTTTCTGTCTTAGATAAATCAGATACTTCTCCAGCATTAGCAAATCTTTGTATTAGTCCTCCACCATTCCTATTTAAACTATGAAGATTATTTACTCCAATACTGCGAACAGCTTGTTTTCTCATGACAAATTCGCCAGGAGTTAACATTGCAGGAACAGTATCTCCATCTCCAGAACCAGGAACATGTCCACCAGCAGCATATCTTCTGATAGTACCACCCTCTGCTCTTCTTTGTCCTCTTACTGCTCCAACAAAGCCTGCACCGAACTGAACTAATGAAGAAGCTCCTTTAAAAGCCAACATAGCTGCAAGAGCGGGTAAAATTCCCTTAACACTATCTGCTACTTTAATTAAAGTACTAGTTAATGTTAATGCTCCTTTAATAATAGTTTGAAAACCGTCAGAGCTACCAATCTCTCTAAACAATGATAAAAATTCTTCTCGAACTTTACTAATCTGATTTGCTAAAGATTGTTGTGCTTTTGCAGCGTCGGCGGCTAACGAGCCTTGTCCAGCTTGTGCAACCTTTAATGCGTCTTGTGCTGTGGCAAACTGCTGAATTAATGGAATAACCTTACCGATCTGTCTGAATCCACCAAGCTCTTCAACAATTTTTGAGAAACTTAAATCTCTAGGATCTAATTTACTTAATCCCTGACTTAAAAGCTGAACAGCCTTAAATGCCCCAACGAATTTACCATCTAGATCTTGTAAATTAACACCATACTCTTTAAGGGCCTCTATTGTATCTCCTCTTTGAATTCTGGTAAAGATTGTTCTTAAACCGGTAGCAATTGTTTCAGCGCTTTCACGAGTTGTTGCTCTTACGCTAGTAAATACTGAAATAAATTCATTTAAAGCATCTGTTCCTTCACTTACTCCCTTACTTGCAGTAGCGAACACACCACCAGTACGCTGAATGGCAGTAATAATATCACTAGCTTCAACAGCAAACTTAGCAGCAACAGCATTAACCGAACCTAAAGCTTTATCTAAATCTCCAGCACTAATTCCGAACTGTCTCATCAAAGCAATAGATCCTTCTACCGTTTTATTCATATCATCGAAGGATGGAGCTAATGCACTTAATGCTAAAGCCTTTAATGCTTTCTCTGTATCTCTTGCACTTAAACCAGCCTGAGCTAAAGTACTAGATACGTCTACTAATTCTTTAGATGATACTCCAAGACTAGTAGATAAACTACCAATAGTATCACTAAGGCCCTTTAGTCCAGCAGCAGATTCACCAGTAACCTGTTGCAGCTTAATGAACTCTCTATCATAGTCAATAAAGGCTTGAACACCTGCTTTAATAGCGCTAGTTAATCCAAAGATAACACTTGTTACCGTTGAAATAGCAGCAAATCTTCTGGCGGCTAATCCTGCTTGTCTACCGAACTCTTGCATTTCTGTTCCAGCAGCCGCCGAGGTGGCTCTAGAGGAAGTCATAGCAGCATTTAATCTTGCAATTGAACTGGTAGTATTATTGATTTGTTGAGGAACATTGCGGATATTATTACTAAATTGAGCAACAGAATTGCCAAAATTTTGTAGTGCTCTTGCAGCATTATTAGCTGATGTCGTGGTAGTTCCAAATGTTCTATTAAGATTATTTAAAGAGGCACTAAGCTGTGCTACATTTCTGGTTGTTGTTGGATTAATATTTACATTAACATTTGCACTAATGGTACCAAGCTGTCTTCTAATATTAGATACAATAGCACTAACATTAGATGGACCTCGTAGATTTAATTGAGCTGTTAAGTTAAATGCTGATGCCATATTTTATCCTAGTATGTAGCCAAAAGAAAATCCCCAAGCATATTTTCTATACCTGGGGACTTCTTAGGAGTGATATAAATAACAAACCAATTATTCTTCAGAGACTTTGGGCTCTGGTGTTGGTACTGCTGGAGCTTCGGCTGGTTGTTCCTGTTGTTTAGTTTCATTGGCTTCTTCATCGAGAATAATAGGGTTTCCATTATCGTCCAAAAAGGGTTTAGTCTCAACAACATAATCTCCTTCTTTATCAACTCTATTGCCGTACTTATCAACAAAATTACCTTGTTCATCAATAAAACGACCACTATCATCAACTAGTCTATTTTCAGAATCAATTAGACGACCCTTTTTATCAATCAACCTTAGTTTATCATCAACAAACTTATATTTCTTTAAAAATTTGTTTTCTGGTAATCCACTTTCGTAATCATTATCCAAACCATATAACATATTAGCCAAATTCTGAGCACCCAATATTGCTGCCGGTTCCGTTGCCCTATTAAGGTAGTCCTCCATACTACTAAAGTATGGCTGTTTAGTATCATTATACACCAAGCAAGCTGAGACTAAATAGTTAAATCTAGCATTATCCGCTTGACCTTCTGCACTATGATTATCTAATGATGTACGAACACTAATTAGGTCTCGGATTTCATCTCGTACACCTTTCATTTTAATAGCAAGGTCTTTGGCCTCATTTAAACTAAAACCACCCTTTGCTAATTGCTTTTCTCCATCTAGCAGTTCTTTTTGCAGAAGAGAGAACTTAGCCTGTTTCTCATCATTCCATAGTCCCTGATCTGCAAGAAGATCATCTAGCTTTGCTCTTACCACGCTCTTGCTCTTAATAGCGTCTGTAAAGGCCTGATTATAAACCTTCTGGGCTTCTCTTTGATCAGTTAATGATGGTGAACGAACTAAAAATTCCTTCTCTGTCTTCTCTGTTCCTACTTCTGCTGTAAATGTCTTAGTTTTCATATGAGTCTCCTCTGTCATTCTTGTTAAAATAGAACTTATAGTGATATTTTTCTTTAAAGGCCGGTTGGTTGTATAAAGCTTCTCCTAATTCTTTTAGAGCCAATCTTATTTGGTGATTGCCGTGATTTAGGATATTATTACGAGTTTGTTCCCACAAGCTATCATAAATTAATCTTTTATCACTTTCCTCTTCCCATAAATATCCAAATGATTCTTCAAATTTAGCTATAGCTCCAATCATGGTTGTCTTTAGTCTTTTTTCCATATCATACATTAGTTGATCTTTATCTTTCATTGTTATTTCCTATTTTTAAATAATTCATTAGATTGTGCTAATAGTTCTCTTTGAACATCCGGCAGTTGAGCATCTTCTACTTCTCCAGACCGATTAATAACTGCCATTTTTTCTTGTAATCTTCGTTTTGATTCTTCACTATTAAGATCCATAATACTTTCAAAATCTTGGGTATTTCTGCTCATTAAAAATACTTCTTGAGCATTTTTCAAATTTGGATTAATTTCATCAATACTCTTTTGGTTTTTTGTTTTATCTGCTTTTCTTTTTTGTAGTATCATCCATCCGTCCAGCATATCGTCATCTTCTATAACTTTTTCATTTGGACATTCTGGATGTTCATAAACACTATCATACATTTTTGTAATATTAACCAATCCTCTTTGATCATCGGTCCACTCACTTACAGATCCAGGAAATATATGTTCTTTATTAGCATTCCAATAAGCTCTCCAAATATTACTTCTTGATAAAAGTTTAAAGTCTTCTAGCTTTATAATATGACGATTTATAATATTGACAAGATCATTAAAATAAGTATAGGAAGATGATGATGTATCTTCAGCATCAAAAACCCTCATTCCTTTTTTATATAGACTTTTACATATTATGTATTCATTCTTAATTGATTCAGCATATCCTTCAAGAGTATTAACTCTGAATTCAGATCTAGCATTAAGAATTCGATTGAGAGCATTTTTGGCGATAGTTAGATTTTTTCTGATTTTCTTTTGATTATCAGAAGATACTAGGTTTTGAAAAAGTTCTACTTTTAGATTGTCTATTCTTTTTTCCATCTGTGTTATCATTTGGTCAGAGTCTTTTGTCCATAGTCCTAAACTAATCATATGAGGAACCATATTAGCTTCTCTTATCCATTCCTCATATTTTTCATCATTCATAATTCTATTATAAAGTAAATCTGCTTCATACCTTATGTGATTAGTAATCTTTTTTAGCTCATACTTTTCATTACGAAAGTAAAAAAGTAAAGAACCACATAATATCCTATGAAGAAGAAGTTCTTTTTCGGCATCATTCATCCTTAGCCTTGGGTATTTTTAATTCCGCAAGTTCCTGGTCTTTTTCCTTGAGTTGCTTTTGTAGCATCTCTATGATCTTTTGACTATTATATACATCAACGTACAGCTTTCCTATCATATTGAATAGATCTTCCATTCCTGTTTCCTTTATCTATTAAAATTCCTCGGTCTTTAATTATAATTGACAACTACTGATTAAAAGTAGTTATTATCATCAGCAGTATTATCAATCCACTTGGTCTCGGAATATGTTCCGCTAGCTGTCATCTTAAACTTATTGAAGGTTTGGAAGCTATAGCTGATTGTGGCATTGCCACCGCCAGTATCTCCACCACTGTAGTTTACTGATGTTAGCTTATTCTTGCCTCCAAGATCTAGTGTTAGATAATCATTTACTCCGGTACCACATAGATTAATAATGATAGTCTTGTCAGTTAGATTTGTATAAGTCTGACCACAACCAGTCTTCGATGCAAAGTCATCAGCATTTACATAATCTCCATCACTAGCGGTAACAGAAAATTCTGATGTTACTTGTACTGGGAAGTTAACATAGCGGAAGTATGGAGCCATACGACCTAGTTCATAGATAGCTTCACGACCAAGGTCAGAACTAATAGTCACCTGTTGTACATATGGTCTATTAACACTACGACCAGATGGAATTGGGATACCAGCAGTACCAGTTGGTAGAGTTGAACCAGCAATATTAACATTATATCTCTTAACAACTGATGGAGCCTTACTCCATTTTGTTGGATTAGTTCCTGTTGGATTAAATTCTGACATACTAAAAACACTTCCAGTATTCCATACTTTATTATTGCCTACTAGAGTAACTTCTTCTGTGGCATTACCTTCGACTGGTAGTGTATAGCTAAATCTTGAAAGATACATACCACTACAATCAACATAGTGACTAGCATTTCCTGTTGCTGCTGTAACACTATCAGCATAGATACCAAGACGGAAATTAACACGATTATTAACAATTTCTGCCATATCCTTCGCATTAGCTCCGGCAACAGAGCCGCTTCCTCCCATGCAAATTAAATATAGCGGAGGAGTTCCATCAAGAACCTTATTGAGAGTAACTTCAACTTCTGGAACATTTTCTAGATTGTCATAAAGTTCTAGCTGACCAAGCTGGAAAACTTGCTGTAAGTTGAAATTTGTGGTCATACCTACGCTTTGTAAGCCTTGTGGAGCGACCCATCCGTTATAGACAGATGACCCGTCGCTATTTTGTGGCTGTAAAAGAACTGCTTGACTGGCGTAATAAATTCTATTATTTGCTGGCATGACTCTTCTCCGTTAATGAAATTGAGAATAAGATGTGGGTTATATGGCCTTATATTTTGAGTTTAAACATCTAGTTAGAGATACACCAATATTAATAAGGATCAAGGAAAAATTTCAATAGTCCAACGAACAACTCCATTATACAAACTATGACTAAAAGCATTTAGTTCTGATAATGATGATTGTTTAATATTGCATTTTTTAAGAATATAAAGAGGATTTGTAGATAGCTTATCATAATTTAGCCGATTTGGGTTGGGTTCTCCGCTAAAGTTTAAACTATTCACATTATTTTTGATAACTTTATTTATATTGTATAGATATAGAACTTTATCTTTTTGTAATAAAAGAGTATCTATTATAGAATTTCTATGAACAGGATTTTCGGTAAAAACATGGAGCAGAAGATCCTGTTGGATGATATTCTCTGTTGTTCCTAATTCGTATGGGGTTAAGACTGTTCTTGGGGTGGTTTCTATGATGATTGCTGGTAATTGTATTCTATGATTTGATGTTATGCTAAGATCAGGATCAGTTTTGAAATTAGCCGAATTGTAAGTTTCTGTTTGCAATTCTTTCCACCAAACTGATTCATTAGCTTTATATACTTGAACATATCTATATGAATAATTTAATGAGACATTACTATTTGAAGATACTGGATTATCAAATGTTACTCTACCCAAAGGATAATTCATGCGATATGTATAATTGCCGCTACCTGTTGGTGCTGGTAAAAAAGTATTATTTAGGTAAATTCCCGATATTCTTACTGGGGAAGAATTGTTATGAACCACTCCACTCTCATAAACCCACTCTTTTCTCTGTGTCTCCCATACCTTATTTGCTGGTTTTGCTGGATCTACTACAGTTTTCATCTGGTGAAAATTACCACCTAAAAAACCACTAGTAGGAATATTAACATTGATAAATCCTCCAATATTAAGAAAGGACCAATCTAAAAAGCTCTTTATATTATCTTCTAATGAAGAAATAACATTTCTTTGTCCTATATCTGATACATTATGGAATGATGTCATATATTATTCTCTATCGTTTTTTGTATAATATCTCCAACCTGTTTTTCTATCCTGTCTATTGCTCTTGTTGTCCAGTTATTCGTTATGGTTCCTACGAATGCTGGTGGAACTCTCCAGTTATTATTAGACCCAACCATAACAGCCATACCTGTTCTAGAATTGGGATTAGGTCCAAGCTCCACGTCGAATTTTCTAACAATAATTTCATTACCTTTATATAGTAGCCACTCTAACCAAGGCAAGGAATATCCTCTTTCATTATCAGTTACTATAGCGCTATTATCTGATACTACTCCTCCCATATCATCAGCCTTCAAAGCAGTTAGCTTAAATCCTCCCTTAAGTCCTAAACTAGATATTGCAATCGGTATCATATCTATATTAGTACTCTCTGCTAACTTCTGTACCACCTGATCTACAGCAGTTGGGTCTGGTATTCCAAACTGTAGTCTAAGATCTCCATGAGCTAAAGACTCATACTCAGGTTCTTGTTTTAGAGCTTGAGCTAAAGCTATTTTAATTTTATCTAAAATACCAGGTCTAGATTTTGCCATAACAATATCTAAATCTTTTTTAAGACTTTGAAATATTTGTTGTCTGATAACAGCATCAGATTCTAATAAGCTAACTGTTATTTTCATTTTCTTTTCCAAAGAGTAATGATATATCTATTATCTCCAAATCCGCAAGGTTGAGGATCTCCAGCTCTTTGATAAACATAAGATCCATATTTTTCAATAGCAGAATCAAAAACTATTTCATTAGCATCTCGAATCTTTGGCATTAATGAAATATTACAATAAGTCTGAACCATACCATCTACAATATTAACATTAGCATTATTTAAGAAATACTTACTATCAAAAATTACTCCAAGATATATAATGTCTTGAGTATCATTTGTCGAGACTCCCATCCCCCCGCATACTGGACAAATAGTATTATCTGGAAAACGTACTGGTCCTGTTCCATTGTAGAGATTTGCTGAGAGTCTACTAATGCTATCAAATAAACAATTATTACATAACTTCTGTTCTGTGCTACTATATTTTACAGAACACTTGACGGTTAGAGAATTTTGCTCTAAAAGACTGTCAATAGCATCATTAAATACCTTTTTAAAATCAGAAGAGATTATTCCACTAAAAAGATTACTCATTATGAACCTACTTTTACAGAGATCGGGGCTGAGTCATTTATTGATATTTTTTGTTTTTCATTAGAAGGAGTTCTATACGGACTATTGCTTTGTTGAATTTTAACATGGTTTCTTATAGTACTATATTCTTTGATATATAGACTATTAACTCGTATAGAGATCGGATTATTGGTTGTAAGAATCTGTGATATGTTCATTATTTGTAGGTGATAATTAATTTCCAAGAGTCAATAGTACCAGATGTTCCAATATCATCATCAATAACGCAAAACTTCCATTGTCCATTAACAGCATTATTAAAAAGATGATCGAAACTACTTAATAGTGTTTCTCCATTATATCGAGTGGTATTAGTCTTATTAGAAATATTACAATATGCTCCACTATTGATATTATTAATGTAAGTCCCTGATGCTGCTTTATTAGAAAACATAAAGCTAAAACCAGGAGCATAATTTTTTATCTTATTATGAGACGATAATAAAATTTTATTGCCAGAAGGAGGAGCTAAAAGAAGAGTAAGATCTTGTGGACTATTGTGTCTTAGTCCGTTGATAGCAAGCTCTATATTTTCAATAAGTCTAGTGTCATTTGTGCTTATGCTTCCGCTCACAGCTCCCATATCTGGAATAGTTAAAGAACCACCATCATAAACTGCTGAATAGATATCTAATTTACCACATTCAATATTACAAACATTAGCTTGAAATCCCGCCGTGGTACTGGCACAGTCAGATAATGCTGGATCAATATTTCTTCTTGCAATAGAAATAGTTCCTGTAGCTAGCCTGTAGGTTTTTAATCCACTATTAGGATATTGCTCATTTGGCTCTTGTAAATCCAAATCATAGACAGCACTACCAAAAGCATATGTTGTTGTTGTTTTTGAAGGTATCCTGAGTATGATTTGTCCCAAAGTATCTGTGGTCATACTATAAGCAGAACCGTCGTACTTGTTGGAGAAAGAGAGGATATTGTTAGCATCTGTTCTGTATTGTAGTAAAACACACCAGTTTGTTAGATCTACTGAGGCTCCATTACTATCATAGTACTGAAAGATAATCTCAAAAGCAGATCCTTGTTCGATAACAAAATTATAATTGATAGCTGGCATAAATTTCCTTTAAGAATAAAGATCTCTACTTCGGTATGGACTCATTTGTATTGATCTTGGATCAAACTTATTACCCACAAAGGGACTGAGGATAGATCTGACAGTATTAGCATTACCAAATTCATACTGACTTCTCAGTTCTTGATACAGGGCGCAGGGGCCTTGGTTTATAATAGTCTCGTAACCTCTTAAGCTTCCAGCAACACTTAAATTGGCAGATCCTAGAGATGCTCTGATGCCTTCCATTGCTGCTTTGGTTCTTAAAGAGCTATGGTCTAGCAAACACGAAGCTTTGAGTGCAACGAAACCAATAAAGTCAACATCTTTGGCTTGCATGGTTGTTGGGTCGGGAGAAATATTAGGATTGGCAATATCTATAATGTAAGTATTGACCAAATTTATTTCTCTTGTTACATACTGAGCGGCGACAACTATTAATTGCTGAACTCTTTCGTCGCTATATGTGGGTTGATCACTTAAGTCATTTATTAATGATCTGACTATAATAGGGATCTCAATTTGCCAACTCATGGTTTGACCCTTTTAAGTAATATAATCTCTAGTCTTTAATACACCTGATCATGATTGGTGTACTATTTAAAATTAATTGGCTAATAGTGAATTCCTTATAAAATCTGGTAGACTTTTTATTGATTTCTTTCTACTATAAGAAAGATCATGTTAAAAATACTTTTAAGTAACCTATATGCTTTGTCAACTATCATTAAAAAATCAAGGATTCGTTAATCCTTTACTTGTTCCTCTGCCAGATTCTATTGGCCCCTCTTTAAGCAATCCTAGCATCTTGGTTTCTAGAAATGATGAAATTCTTGTAAATATCAGAAATTTAAACTATGTTCTTTATCATAGTGAAAATGGACTATTTGAGCATAGCTGGGGGCCTTTGTGCTATTTACATAAAGAAAATGATCAAAGACTAGTTACTAATAATATTTTATGTAAATTAGATTCTGACTACAATATAGTATCTCATCAGACTATTGATACCTCCTTTTTAGACGAAACTCCTATGTGGGAATTTGTTGGCTTAGAGGATGGTAGGTTAGTTGAATGGGAGAATAAATTATTTTTGAGTGGAGTAAGGAGAGATACTACAACTAATGGTGTTGGAAGAATGGAACTATCGGAGATAGTACATAAGAAAGATAAAACCATAGAAAAAAGTAGATTGAGAATACCAGCACCGGGAAATAACGATAGTTATTGCGAAAAAAATTGGATGCCAATATTAAATAAGCCATATACCTATATTAAATGGACTAATCCTACAGAAGTGGTTGAGGTTAATCCACAAGATAAGACCTGTAAAACTATTGTGATCACAGACAGGAAGTCTGTGGATACCAACTTAGATTTACGTGGAGGATCTCAGGTTATATTTTTAAATGGATATTATTTAGCTATAGTTCATGAAGTGGTCTTGTACAACTCTGAAGCAGGGAGAAAGAATGCTGATTATAGTCATAGATTTGTTGTCTGGAATGATAGTTTTGAACTAGTTGAGGTATCTGACTCATTTAAGTTTATGGGGGCCAAGATTGAGTTTTGTTGTGGATTAGCAGAAGTTGCTGATAAATTATTGATCACTTTCGGATTTCAAGATAATGCAGCATATCTCTTGGGTATGCCTAAAAATCTCTTAGGACAATTTTTAAAAATATATGAATAAAGAACTAATCGATTATATTAATGATCCAAAAAATGCTCTGGTTAATTTTTATTTAGCTAACTGGTATGATGAACAGTCCCATGCCTCTCCTGCTTGTAGCTATTATCTAAGATGCTCAGAACTAACAGAAGATAAATCTTTAGCATATGAGTGCTTATTGAGATTATATCTCTGTTATAGAAACCTATCTAATAGAGACTATACATGTGAAAATTTATTAAAAAGTGCTCTTCATTTATGTCCACAAAAACCAGAAGCTTATTTCTTCCTAAGTCAATTCTATGAATATAAAAGTAATTGGATGGACTCCTATTTATACTCATCATTAGGATTAGAGCTTTCTGATTGTGAGCCTTCAAACCTTAAAAAGAACTTGGGTTATGAATCGAAATATATGCTTCTTTTTCAAAAAGCCGTAAGTTCATGGTGGTATGGAAAGCCAAAGGAATCGAGGATGCTTTTTAGACAATTAAAGGATGAGTATGGTGATGTTCTTAATGATTACTATTTCAAACTAATTGAAAAAAATCTTATAAATTTAGGTTCTGGGTCAGATGCTGAAAGTTCTGTTCGATATAAAAAATCAAAGTACGATCTTAGGTTTAAGTTCGAGGGTTGTGAGAATATTGAAGAAAATTTTTCTCAGGTTTGTCAGGATCTGTTCGTTCTTTCTGCTCTGAACGGGAAAAAGAATGGAACATACCTGGAAATAGGTTCTGCTCATTCTTATCACAATAGCAACACGGCGCTATTAGAAAATCTTGGATGGACAGGCATAGGACTAGAAATGAATCCAGAGCTAGCAGATATGCATAAAAAAGAAAGAAAGAATACTGTCTTGTGTGAGAATGCACTAAAGATAGACTATGAAAAGCTATTAGTTGAAAACTTTACAGATAATACTATTGATTACTTGCAACTAGATATTGAACCATCTAGTAATACGTTTGAGGCTCTGCTATTGATTCCTTTTGATAAATATCAATTTAGGGTAATAACTTATGAGCATGATCATTATGTAGATATGAGTAGATCATACCGAGAAAAGAGTAGAAGATATTTAAAGAGCATAGGATATACTCTAGTGTTTAATGATATAGCCCCTAATGAGGGATGTACTTTTGAAGATTGGTGGGTAAAGGCTGATCTTGTAGACCAGAATACTTTGCAAAATCTAATGTCTTATCAAAAACAAGAAATAAATCTAGCAAAAGATCTAATGATTAAAGGGGAATTATGATTATTTCATATTGTTCTCAAGTTAAAAATAGATTTTATCAGTTTCAACAAACTTTTTTTCATAATATAAATCATATTAAGAATAATCCAGACACTGAATGGATCATTGTGGATTGTGATTCAAGAGATGGATTGTATCAGTATATGTCAAAATTTGGAATCTCCGATAGAGTTCATTATCATAGAACATTAAATTATCATAGTTATTCAATTCCAGTTGCTAAGAATTTAGCCGTGCGGTTGAGTTCTGGGGATTATGTGTTTAATTTAGATATTGACAACTATATTGGAAATGCCACAAGTCAAATAAAAAGCCTGGGAACAAAAATTGGCGTATGTTGTGATATTTTTAAGCGTGGAGTTTATGGTAGGATAGGATGTTCTAGAAAAATTTTTAATATAGTCGGGGGTTATGATGAATCTTTTTTACCGGCTGGAAAACACGATACTGATTTTATATCTAGATGCAAATTAATTAATTATTATTTTAAACATATTCCATGTATGATTAATCCAATCTCAAACTCTAAAATAGAAACCACCCTTAATACTGGTAGTGATTTGAATTGGGATAATATGAATGATCTGAATGGAGAAAAAATGAAATATAATATAAAGAATAAAATACACTGCCCAAATAAAAAATTTACAAGCTGCGATTTAGAATACAATTTTACTAAAAAAATTACACTATCTGAGGAGATAATATAATGCTATTAATATTAAATAAGAATAGAATGGACCAACTAGCCCCGGATCAAATAGCGTTTTATCAAGGACAATGCGGAGACATTCTCAATGCTCCACTACCAAGTATCACACAAAGCTCTGCTGAACTAAAACAAAAAACAGGAGTTAATAATTTTACAAGTTTAGCTCCATACTATCACCCAGATCCAAACTCTCCAACAGGATTTCCTTATATTCGAATTGATGGAACTAGAAATCTTGAATCTAGAAAAAGTTCTGATAGCCCATATTTAAATTCTCTATTATCTTTAGTATCTTCATGTTCTATTTTGTATCACTACACTAAATCTGAAGACTATGCCATTAAAGCTATGGAAGCTCTTCAAACTTTTTTTATTAATGAAAATACTAAAATGAATCCTAGTATGACATACAGTGGAATAGTTATCGGAGATAGTATGGATGATCTGCGTATTAGAGGAGCAATTATTGATAGCAATATGCTGTCTATATTACCAGACTTTATTGAACTAATCAAACTTAGTTCACATTGGAAAAATGAACTAGAAAGTGGAATGGTTTCATGGTTTGATTCACTAAGTGATTGGTTCAAAACTAACCCTAGAGGAGTATTGCAAGCTAGCTATAGCCACAATATTAAAACATCTTATATGAAACAATTATGTTCTTATCTTTGTGCTTGTGGAAAAGAAGTTGAAGCACGAACTTATCTAGAAAATAATTTAACCTCTTTATTAAGTGCTCAAATAGACATGGACGGCAAACAGGTCTTAGAGATGAACAGAGTAAAAAATAGGCACTATAGTAATTTTAATCTAATACTACTAGTAAATCTAGCTACTATAGCAAAATCTTTGGGGATCGACGTTTGGAATTACGAAGATAGCGAAGGTAAAGGAAGTATTAAGAAAGCTATGAAATATTTAGCCTATTATTATCTCCATCCTACAGAATGGACTACTTCTGATGAAGCTAATAATTCTGCCATGACACGATCATGGCTACAAGCAGCAGTAGAATTATATGATGATCAAATCTTACAAGATGTCTTTAGAGAAGTTAAGATTTATAATTTTACTAGCGTTCCAGATTATGTCTCTTTACCTAATTAAGTAAAATATAATACTATACCACCAGCTGCACCGTTAGTTGCAGATACTGAGGTTGAAGTTCCTTTAAACCCAGCATTGAGATTACTTCCAGAAAGAGTAACGGCAGCTACTCGTCCTTGAAAATCCAGTACACCACCTGCAAGAAATGAACGATTAAAATTACCACCAGAGCCTGTTCCGTCCGCAAATCCTATCCAACCTGTTCCACCACCAGTTGCTGTGATTGTAACTCCTCCATAAGTTAATGTTGTGGTACCTCCTTGTGTTGCTCCATCGGTGACACCTCCCACTCCTGCTGCTCCAACAACATAAGTAACCGTCGCTCCTCCCGTCACAGAATAAGTTTTCACAGCTTCTCCTCCGTAAAATCCATCTGAATTACCTTCACACCCACTAGGATCATATGCTCCGCCACCACCGCCACCAATAACCCAAGCTTTCATACTTGTGGCTCCTGTTGGTACTGATCGACTAGTTCCGGTAGTTATAACAAAAGCTACTGGAGTAAAAGAACCAGCTCGTGTTGGTGTTGGTGTGGGTGTTTTTGTTGGAGTAACTGGGATAGCACTAGATGTTGGCGTTGGTGTCGGTGATGACACTAAAGATATTTTCTTAAAGTGATTAAATCTAGAGCTAAACATAAAGATTAATAGTTTTGACTATATGCTCCATACCATGAAGTTCCATCACTAACAAAACTTAAAATGTCTACTTTACTAGCTGTTACAGTGACTGTGGGAGCTACGCCTCCTGACCACTTAACGCCAGTAAAAGTCGATGTAAAAGAACCAGATCCAGTATTTAGAAATAAGGTAAAGCTTTTTCCAGCAGTAGCAGTTGGCATAGTAAATGTACAATTACCAGTAAGAGTACAAGTTTGAACAGTTCCATTTGTTAAAGCTATTGTTTTAGCAGTAGAGCTGTTGCCTATAGCTACGACACTTTCAGTAAAATCGTTAAAGGTTAAAGTTCCGGCTAAATTAGTATTTCCTACTACGTGTAATTTGCTAGTTGGTGAAGCTATTCCAACACCCAAATTAGTTCCATCGAACACAAAATCAGAAACTCCAGATGCAATATTGCTTGAGTTTTTGTAAACAACCTGATTTGCTGAACCAGCAACTGGTCCGGTAATGCCTTGTGTTCCCTGAGTACCAGTTAAACCTTGACTTCCGTTACTTCCAGATATACCCTGACTTCCGATAGTACCTTGACTGCCATTGCTACCAGAGGTACCCTGACTGCCATTACTTCCGGAAGTGCCTTGACTACCGTTGCTTCCGGTAGTACCTTGACTACCAGTAGTTCCTTGGCTTCCAGTAGTACCTGTTGTTCCCTGACTGCCGTTGCTGCCAGAGATACCTTGACTTCCTGTAATTCCTTGACTGCCGTTACTTCCGGCTGTGCCTTGACTACCGTTACTTCCGGTAGTACCTTGACTGCCTGTTGTACCCTGAGTCCCGTTGCTGCCAGAGGTTCCCTGACTACCACTACCAGTAATTCCTTGAATACCCTGAGTTCCTTGAGCTACCGTTGTACTAAGAGTTAAAGTATCTGTTCCTGAATTATAGCTAAAAGAAATATTGCTTCCTGCTACCAATGATGTTGTCAAATTAGCATATGATCCTTGTGTTCCTTGAACTCCTTGACTCCCTTGACTACCAGAATTTCCGGTGACTCCTTGAACTCCTTGACTCCCATTACTTCCACTATTTCCAGTAATACCTTGGGTGCCTTGAACGCCATTGCTTCCACTAATTCCCTGACTACCATTACTACCAGCTGTTCCTTGACTACCGTTACTGCCGCTATTACCTGTAATACCCTGTGCTCCTTGACTACCATTACTACCGGAGGCACCTTGACTGCCACTACCAGTAACTCCTTGAACTCCTTGCGTTCCTTGTGCTACTGTTGTGCTGAGTGTTAGAGTGTCTGTTCCCGAGTTGTAGGTAAATGTTATGTTACTTCCTGCAACTAAAGATGTAGTTAAATTTGCGTACGATCCTTGAATGCCTTGGGTTCCTTGACTACCTATTATTCCTTGACTACCAGCACTTCCAGTAATACCCTGACTGCCGTTGCTTCCAGAAGAACCTTGACTACCCGTTATTCCTTGACTTCCAGTATTCCCAGAGATTCCTTGACTCCCAGAACTTCCGGTGACACCTTGACTTCCGTTATTTCCAGTAATACCTTGAGCGCCCATTATGCCTTGAGATCCTGTTGGACCTACTGGTCCTGTAGCATCAAGAGAACCGTCTCCCTTCACAAATTGGGTAGAAGACCCACCCTGAGTAATGAACTTGTCTGCATTAATATATTGAAAGTAATCAATAGAATTAGTAGGCCCGCCAGTTGCAGACAATGCTATTAGTGTTGAGTTTGTTTTATCATATACGCAATTTAATATTGAATAAAATCCACTTAGTACAACTGGGGCGACATTACTTAATGCCGAAGTTAGCATTTGACAGTTGGCTAAAGTAATGATACTTGAAGAGGCTGATGTGATAGCATTTGTCACAGCAGCAACTACTACAGAATCTACAAGACTTAAAGTTCCAGAAGTTAAAACTGGAGCCACAGTAACAGCGCTTTTAATAATTATATTTGCGCTAGCATTATTTACTGTTGTAAAATTTGGATTACCACCAAAAATAGCAACTAAACCTGCACCAGTAATACTTGCGGAGCCATAGTCACATAAACGAAGAACAGTGTAGTCGGCGTTACTGCTTTTTGTAAATGTGCCAGAAATCTCACAATTTAAAATATTTACATTTCCTGCACCAGTTGGCGTAGCTATGGTCAGGTTTGTCATCTTTATTCCAGCAATTGTACAACCAGTATTTGTGCTTAATGTTCCATAAAGTACTATATTACCGCCAATAAGCCCCGGACCAGTTATAGTTGTATATGGAACTGTTATTGATGGATTTTCAGTATAACCACCGGGATGAACAATAATTGTTTTGCGTTGAGATCCTACTAAAGTTAAAGCCTTGGTAATACTAGCAACTGGATTTAATAAGTCACCATTACCAGTAGTATCATTTCCATCTACTTGACTAACATGGATTTCATTATCATATCCTGTAAAGTTTGTCCCTTGGACACCTTGACTACCTTCCAATCCTTGAACGCCTTGATTACCTCCTAATCCTTGGACACCTTGTAAACCTTGACTTCCGCTTCCTGTAATCCCTTGACTTCCGATAGTTCCTTGACTGCCATTGATTCCAGAAATGCCTTGGGAACCATTATTTCCTGCTATGCCTTGACTTCCATTGCTTCCGCTAGTTCCTTGACTCCCAGTAATCCCTTGAGCTCCCTGACTACCAGCACTTCCATTAGCTCCTTGAGCTCCATCATTTCCTGCTATGCCTTGACTTCCATTGCTTCCAATATTACCAGTAATTCCCTGAATACCCTGACTACCATTATTTCCAGAAATGCCTTGACTACCGTTACTACCAGATATTCCTTGACTTCCATTACTTCCACTATTTCCGGTAATGCCCTGAGTACCTTGGCTACCGTTGTTTCCGCTATTTCCAGAAATACCCTGTGTGCCTTGGCTGCCGTTACTTCCAGATATACCTTGACTACCACTTCCAGTAATTCCTTGAGTACCAGATATTCCCTGGAGACCCGTCAAGCCTTGACTTCCAGATATTCCTTGTAAACCCTGCAATCCTTGAATACCTTGGACCCCAGCAATTGGCAATAATGACCATCTAAGAGTACCATTTCCAATTTTTAGAATATTATTTGTAGTATCATATCCTGGTTCTCCATTATTCAGAACTGGGTCCACAGATACCCACTCAGAGGCTGGTCCTTTGCGTAGAATAATATTCGTAATTGCTGGCATAATTGATCCATTTATAAAGGTAGTCAAGTATACTATGATATACACTGAATCAATATACTATGATTGTCCATTAAAATGAGGCTAATAATAAAATTAATCTAATTTTGTAAAGAATTCCATAATATTATATCATCATTATATATTTCTCTAATTTTATCTTCTTGCTGTGGTGTTAAAATTGGTTTATCACTTTCTTCTGTAGGATCTATTTTTTTAAGTGGTAAAGTAATTCCTAACCAATCAATACATTCCTGTAACTGAATTTCAAATAAAAATACTTTTAACCATTGACCTTTTGGTAATGGGCCATACATTGGATTAGATAAATGTTGATCAATAGATATATCTGGCCTATGGGAACACATGGATCGAAATCTTTCGATAGGATTTCTTAACACTATAGCTAAATCATTTTGTCCTATAAATGCTTCATATTGTGGAAAACATGCTGCAGGATGTGGAATTTTTGTTGAAATATTATTAGAAAGCTGTTGATTGTATTGAAATAGCTGATCTGGCCAAAATGCTTCTAAAGCTGCTAATCCAATTGAATGACTAGCAGATCGTGGCATTAATAAAATTGCTTTATTAGAAGGTGTTCTTAAAATTTCGCCCATTAAATTACTCCTATGTAAAATATAATACAATAGCTCCATTACCACCAGCTTGTGCCGTTCCCCAATTGCCGATTGTATTATCCATTGCTCCACCGCCGCCATAGCCAGCCGCAACACTCCCATATTTATTACCAGCACCCCCAGAACCAAAAGCAGCAGAAGCTGCACAAGTTTCTGTGGTTGATATTCCAGCAAGAGTTAATGCTGCTTTTAATCCAGATATATCAGTCATAACTCTTCTCTTGCAAGACCCCGTGGATGCTCCATTACCACCGACAGCGCCGCCGTAATAGTCGCCGTCGCCCGTGTAAATACTGCCGCTACCTGTTCCACCAGCAGCACCACCGTCTCCGCCGCTAAAACTACCACCGCTGTAATTGTTGCCGCTTGCGCCGCCACCGCCTTGCGTCCCGCCTTGGCCGGTAATTGTCACACCGCCATAAGTAACAGTGGTATTTCCGCCAGCGCCAGATACAGATGTATTTGCGCCCCACTTTGGTCCTCCAGAACCTATAGTCATTGCTAAAGTACTACCACCAGTAACAGACCATGTTTTATATGCACAACCACCAGCGCCTCCCCAGTTTGTACTTCCATTAGAGCCGCCACCGCCAATTACCCACGCTTTCATGGTGGTTGCATTAGCTGGAACTGTATATGATGACCCACTAGTTAATAGCACAGCCATTGGAGTAAATGATACTACTGCTGTTGGAGTATTAGTTGGAGTAGGTGTTGGAGAAACTCCATCATTTATAGACAATATTTTATAATTAGAGTTAGTATCTCTATATAATTTTACTACTCCTCCTGAATAATAAACATTAAATGTAGTCATTAATAAATCCTAATTAAATTCAGGGAGTGCCGCCATCAACAGAAGCTATTGTAATATTAGCTGTTCCATCAAAACTAGTTCCGTTGATTGTACGAGCAGTTTGAAGTGCAGTCGCACTACTAGAATTACCAGTTAAAGCCCCAACAAAAGATGAACTTGAAACTGAAGAAAGCCCAGTTAAAGTCGTAGCAGAAGCTCCCAGCGAAATAGCTGTTGATCCAACAGTTACTGTACTATTAGCTAATTGGAGATTATCAACACCACCAAGCTTAATTGAAACATTACCAGTAGTAACTACAAAATCACCACTATCAAAAGTAGCTATGCCTTTTACTGAAGATGTAGCATCGACTACATTAATAGGACCAGTAACTATTCCCGTTACTCTTCCATAAGAGTCCACACCCACACTCTGTACAAAAGATGCTCCAGAAGATCCTGTAGAGTTGCTTTGAGATACTGTTGCTAAATCTATACTATCAGCATTTACTACTATTCTAGAAGAACTAGCAGTTCCAATATCTATTGTATTACCAGTCTTAGTAAGACCAGCACCCGGAGTTATTTGTCCTGCAACACTAAATTGAGAAAAAGATAAGAAGGTTGATCCTAAGTTTATAGTGTCATTAGTTGTTAGTACCCATCCAGAATCTGCATTGGTCGTTCCTTCAGTAACAAAAGTAAACATACCAGCAGTAACTTTGGCACTAGTATCAGTATCTGTATCTCGTGACCAAGAACCAGAGGCAACAGCATATATACCATTTAAATTAGCAAGGGATTGGTCTTTAACTAAAACTCTATCTCCAACAGACAAGGAAACTCCATCTATTGTTTGAGTTCCACTTAAAGTTATATTTTCTGTTGTAGCAACCCGCACGCTTTGTTTAACATCCAATCCTTGCTTAAAAGCATCTACATAAGATTTTGTTGCAGCGTCTGCGTCTCCTGTGGGAGTAGCTAGATTTGTTATTCTTTGACTATTTAGTGATACAGAAGAGGTTGGGGCTCCTAATTGATCAAGAGTGTTTAGTCTAACAGCACTATTAAAGTCTGTTATATTAGAAGCTGTATGAGTATGTCCTGGTAAACTAACTCCTGTAACAGCTAACGATAAGGAGTTGGAAGAATCATTATAGGTAATTTGAAGATTCGTTCCGGCAGATAGTAAGGCCGCTACTCTATCATCAATACTCTCATTTAATTCAGAAGGTAAAACAGCAGAGTATGGTAAAGATGACCATATTGTTGAACCATTACCAATCTTAAATTTTCCTGTGTCTGTTTCATATCCGATTTCTCCAGCATATAGAACTTGATTAGTCCATTGGTCACTTCCGGAAGCTGCTGTTCCTCTACGAAGTTGAATTCTAGTAAGTGCTGGCATCTGTATAAGCCCTTGTTTAAAAGTTATGGGGTACCACAGTCAAAAGTATAGTGGTTTAAATAATCATTAAGACCTGAGACTCTAGATACTGGTAAATTACCTATAATCTTATCTATCGGATAAGTATCTGGAAAATCGCTTGGTAATATCTTTTCTGTATTAACTACTTCAACATTATAGCTTTCATATCTTTCAATTTCAATATTATTAATATTCTCTACAAAACTAGTTTCTATTTGTATAATATTACTCTGAACATCAGTTATTTCTATAGTAAAGTCACTCATGAAGAGCACCCTAATCCTATATTAGATTGACTAAATCGTTTAACTATAGTAATTGTCCCAAATAAAATTCTGGTAGTATATGTATCGGGATTTCCAGAATATAAAAGATCAGGAGACTTTAACTCTAAGTCATATTTAGCCGTATTGAAATTAAAGTTATTTGTGGTGCTAGCTGGTAATAACAGCATCAATTTAGCGTTTGGGCCGTCTATAGTAAATTTATATGTACTATAATCAGTATTTTTAGAACTAAATATCTGAGTATCATTAGTATTAGTTTTCCAAATTATTCTAGCACACCAATTTGTTAGATTTACTGGATTGCCAGAGGAATCTTTATAGATTAAAGCTAATCTAAAAGAAGTTCCTTGTTCTATAGCAAAATCATATTTACTTGCTGCCATAGTAGTAATACCTTATGGAATGTGTTTGTATACGATTAAATACACCTAAAAAAAAAGGCCAGCCGTTAGGCTAGCCTCTTTTATTTGGGATTGTGGTATTGTAGATCAGACAGCGCCGAGCATTACTCTGCGGTTGTCAAGAACTGCAAAGCCTTGCTCTGCCCATCCGTAGAAACCAGCTCTCTTCTGACGATGTAGTGTGTCGTCTTCGAAGATTTGAACTTGCTCACGGACTGGCATAATGAAGCTATCGCTCTTACGCTGATCAAGACCAACAACAATCTCTGTCTTGCCAGATGGTAGTGAGCCAGCAAGTGTACTACTATAGAATAGTTGGTACTCTTGACCGACACCTAGTTCATCTAGGTCGTGGAGATTAATGCCGAAAACGCGGTTTAGAACACCGTCGTTGGAAGTGTAGATCTCACGACGAGTAACCTCGTCAACTTGATCAATACCCCAGTTACGAATGTCTTCCATGCTTTCTGGTGAAACATAGAGATCAGTTAGCATACCACGGTTATTTGAAGCGCTGTTACCACCGCCGTTGCGACGCATAACTGTCTTCATTAGACTTACTAGACGCTTTGTAAACTGGTTGGTGCTAGCATCACTATCGTATACGACGATATTGCGGTCAACACCAGCGGCTAGTAGTGTGTGCCATCCGTCATCATTCATCTTCTTGACGAATGAACCTTCGAGCACTTCCATAGCACGACCAACAACGTCCCAGCGAGCGTCACGAGCATACTTTAGAAGATAGTCAATTGACGATCCAATGTCGTATGTTGGGACCATGACGTAATCACTCTCGACGTGACGTTCTGGAATATATCCATGGTTTGGAATGGTATATGCCACAAAGTCTTTTTCAGTTCCAGGAGCAAGGAAATCCAAGGGGAACTCTGGAGTGGCACTTTGAGCAAGTTGAATTGGCTCGAAGATACCATCAAGAATATCACCACTTAGTAGACCTTTTCTCAATGGAAGCTCAAGAGCTTTTGCAAATTCTGCATTGGCTGCTAGAGCAACTTCACGATTTGGCGAGCCTGAACGAACAAGAAGATCTGTTAGTTCGGGCGATGGTTGAAATTTAGTATTAGCTGACATTTTTTTCTCCCTTAATCAGGTTTTCAGGTGATATTGATATCTACTTTGACATAGCCGTCGGAATCTTTGGCGCCTAGGAATCTGCCAACCTTAACACTGTTAGTGCTAACTGTTGTTAGAAGACCAGTGGCATCATAATAAGCGTCAACACCGGCGGTTGGTGATTGACCAGAAGCGAGTCTATCGGTTGTTACTTGACCTTGACGGAGTAGGCAGACCTTGCCGCCAACTTGTACTTCGTCACGGAACCAGTTGATGTGCTGTCTTGTTAGATCAAGACTAACAACATCATTTAGTAACAAACCGGCTGGCTTGGTACCAGAAACAACGCCTGTTGGATACATTACTACTGCATTGCCATCATCCATAGCAACGCCGCTACCGGAAGTATTGTGAACAACAATACCGCCTCTTTCGCCTACTGTATCCATGAAGAAGGATACGTCTTGGTATGATTCGATACGATGTGGTTTAAGAGCCATTTCAGTTCTCCCTTATAAAGGTTTTTAGAGTTTCTTGCCTAATCTGCTATAAACAAATGCTACCAAATCTGCACGTGTGGCTTCGATAGCTGATTCAGCAGTTTCGCCGCCAACACTTAGATTAACTGTTTCTTCTACTTCTGCTGTTTCTAGAATTGAAGGATCAGTAATCTCTTCTGAAGCCTTTTTCTTTTCTTTAGTCTTTGTATCTTCTTCGTCATCTCCCTTTTTAATCTTCTCCAACCATGGTGGCATTTTGCCAGCAAATAGTGAAGTCATAGCATCAAAAGCTTCATCATCTAGAGATTCAAATTTTTCTACTGTGGATGTTGCTGTTTCGGTATCAACACCTACTTCAACAAGAGAGGCTACTCTTTTCATCTTTTTTTCTTTTTTAGCCATTTCTTCTTCTTTCATCTTGTAGCCAGCAATTGTCTCATTAGCAGCTTCTAAAGCAGCCTTGAGGTTCTTGTTCTCTTCATCCTTAGAGTCTTCATCTTCTTTAATCTTTTTAGCAGCTTCTTCTTTTTCGCTCTTTAGAAGATCTAGCTCTGCTTTTAGCTTTGCAATTTCTTCTTCTTTAGCTAGTACTGTTGCTTCTAATTCTTTTGTATTTTCTGTGAGTTGTTCAGCGACTATTTCGGCGGCTTCTACAACTTCTTTTTCTAAACTCATAGTATGATTCTCCACGTTAGAGGTTGACTGATTATTTGATACACCTGATATTGATAAATCTTCAATTTTTTCATCAGAAATATTTTCTGGTGATTCACTAAAAATGTTTTTCTTAAAAATAATACTATCTGGATTGGCTGGTCTATCAACAAAGCCTTTACCAGAAAACGTAATATTTCGTAATACTCTACCAATCTTATAATTATCATGTTCGCCTAGTCCACCGTAGGCTCTTAAATATTTAGTAAGATATGCTGTTTCCTCATTTCTTGCTAAAACTTTATATTCTCCACTGCTTTTATCTTGGACACCATAATCAAATCCCTTAAAAAAGCACTCCATACTAACATACTTTTGACCATTTTCTATTTCTGCAATAAGCTTGTCTGATCTGTCCTTAAGCTCAGGATTAGAAAAAGCCTTATAGATAACTGAGCCTGTTAGAATGTGATACTTTTCTGGCAAATTCTCCATAGGAGTATTTGCATCAATTAGTATTCCATCTTCTGTGATTGGCCAGTTTGATGTAATATGTCCGATAATAAGATTTTCATCATGCTCTAGATTTGTGGGCTTATCTTCTGGAGTATTTTTAGCTAGCCAAACTTCGGTTTTATCGAAGATGTCATCATTTTTATTCCATGATGAACTAACTAAAATAGACTGAACATAGTATAAATCACTATCATTAAGAGAAGCTAAACTCTTAATATGTTTCATAGCATTTTTAGTATTTTTATCACAAGGCTGGGCAAAAGCAGCATAGGTTATCGATGCAGATGCTGCTACTTTAGCCTCTAAACCATCTTCAATTTCTTGTTTAAAAATTTGCATTATATACTCCTATTTTATGTAGATGAATACACCATTGAGTAAAAAGAAGCCTTAGCCTGTTTTTGTTCTTCTACGGATAACTGGGTATTTAATTCATTAGCTATTTCTTTTAGCCAATTTTTATAGGTTTCAATAATATGATTATGTTCTTTTTTATCTATATTATTAAAAGCAGCTAATACTGAATTTTCGTCTATTTTTACATATGGTTGAAAACTGAATAGCATTTTTGTTTTAATAATTTCTGCTTCTTGAGATTCTAAAGAAGACATGCTTCTTAAGTTTTTCTTGTTATAAAATTCTAGCAATATTGGATTCATTATCTCTGAAATATTATCTTGAGCTTTATTTGCCCAGATCATTAGGCTAGCACCAGTCTGAGGTTTGAAAACTTTTGTTTTTCTTTTTTCTTTATCGTTGGATAGTTTAGGCCTTCCTTCTCCAGGTTCTTTTGGTAGTGATTGAGTAGGGTTAGGACCAGTACCTAATTTTGGAGGAATAGCCTGTTGTCTCATCTCTAAAGCACTCTTCTCTCCAGACTTTTTCTTTTCTAAATCTAAACCTACTTGACTTGGAGATACTACTCCTGCTTGAAGAGCAATCTTTTTAAGAGCATTAGTAAATTGTGGATCATGCCATGGTCCTGCCTTATTAATCATGCGATCAGTTTTTCTTTCTCTATACTCTCTATTAAGTCTAGACTTCTCCATATCTGGATCAAAACCAAATCTTGTTTGAATAAGCTCATCACTAATTAGATTTCTATCAGCAAGTTGTATCAACAAAGCTTTTTCAGTATCTTCATTACTAAGATCCATTCTATCAAATTCTACTTTAGCTGGATGTTTAAATCCCATAGCCTTTTGGACTAAAGCTATTTCCTGCTCCCAGAATTCAATTAAAACATCTCTACCATACTGTAGTCTTTGAGTTAGTGTCTTAAGAGAAATAAAGTTATTTGTAGTACCAGCAGCTCCGAATGTTCCAGTTAATGTGGGAGGAATACCTAAGCCAGCATAGACGCTATTCATATGAGGAACGTACTTACCTTCACCCAAGAATTGATGAACATTGGTCTTGGATTCAATAAGCTCAATATCTGGACCCCAAACAAGATCCATTGTTCCACCGCCAACATTATTTCCTAGAATTTGAGCTAGTTTTGCAGTAGCTGCTTTTGTGGGAGCTATTCTGTGTTCTAGATTTCCTAACTTAAAAATTCTAATATTTGATATGGCTCCATCTAAAGCTGCCATATCTGCTAATTTTAGTTTTTCAATAACTGTAATATCATCCATGATAGCATATATCATAGGATATGCCCAAGCCTGCCAGTCATCTTTCTTATAATGGAAAACAAGAGTTTTGTTTGGGTCTAATGAATATGGTTTCTTGCTTTTGGCTGCTTGAATAATCTCTAAGGGTAGAGATGCTACTATTTGTTTTTCAGCATCTGTTTTTGGAGTATTTATAACTTTTCTAAGAGATGCAGGAAGTTGTAATTCATATGTTTTATTTGAACTAGAAACAAAGGAGGATAAAGAGCCTGCTGCAACATCTACATATGCTGGATCTATGAAAGTATATTTCCAAGGGACTTCTCTTTTTTCAACAACTGGAACAACATCAATATCTGAAATCTGAAGATCAGCAGATCCCATACTTTGATAAAGCTTATCTGTTACTTTTAAACTTAATTTTGCTGTTCTTCGATCAATAACAATATTCCCAGTCTTATAAATATTATTAAGAAATCTTTCTGATCTATCTTTGCCTTCTATCTTTTTAAACCATCTTCTATAGAATCTCTCTATTCTCTTATTTTTATGAACTATACGAATTCCCTGACTTGCAAAATCACCCATAAGATCTATAACGTTTTTAACAAGACCTACTCTTTGATAAATATCTTCTGATCTACGAATTATCTCTTTGATCTTCTGAGGAGGAGCTTCATCTGGTCTAAAGTAGTAATAATCAGATCGAGTTAATCCTGGACGACCTCCAGAAACTCCGTCTAGATTGGAATAATCCAAACCAAAACGCCTGCCTCCTTGGGCTTTTTCAACCATTGTAAATTCATCCAAAGAAGCAGAAGATTCTTTTAGGGCCTCCTGCTTGCTGGAAAGATCATCTCCCCAAGTAACGTAAGCATTTTCTGGAACAGTTCGGGCATTCTGGATTACGTCGTTTTTCGAATATTTTTTAGCCATATTATTTCAATAGAATTGTAATGGGAATACGTTTATATTACTAACTTTAAATACACTTTTATCTATAAATGCCCTTATAAATCTCATCGTTAGCAGAAGAAGTAAACCATTCTGGTCCCTTATACATATCTCCTGTCTGTCCAACCATATTCCTGGCATTTCCACCGACTATATCATAGGAGATATTTTTTAAAGTCCTATTCATTTGTCTTGCTAGCATGTTTGCTATTATTAATGAACTATATCGGTCTTTTCTGAGTCTTCCCTTTTTGCCATTCTGTAATTTGATTTCAGGAGTATCCCATCTATCTCTAGCATTAGGACCATTACTTGTTTGTGTCATAACAATAGTGGTCAATTCGTTCTTTAGTTCTTCTATTTCTAAAATACATTCACTAACACTATCGTATATTGGATTTAAATCTGTTTCTAATATATCTTTACCTTCTTTATCTAAGGCTAATCCTAGAGTTAAACTATCAAACCTAGGGAATAATAATACTTTATCTTCTAAATCTTTTCTTAATCCATGATTTGCTTGACTAGTCCAATCTGCCTTGGCAAACTGCACAAGCTCAATCAAATGAAGGCCAGCTTGGTCATCAGTTTCAGATTTTTTATTAGGGTCTATTACTGGCCAAATTAGATTTTCTCCATCTTCCAATTTAGAAGGATCATGCAAAGCTTCTTCTATTGCTACTCCTCCTCCTTGTGCGTCCATTCCTATTCTAGCGCATGGGAAGGTTTTCATTAGGTTTCTAATTTTCCTAGCACAGAATCCATAAAAGTCATGATCTTTTACTAGACCAGTTTTTTGTCTTTCTTTAAAGTTATTTCTATTAGTTGTCCAGCAATAGACGATACGAGAGTGGTCTGGATGAACTTCTAGTACGGTAATACTAAAATTATCTTGCTCTGAGGCTGGGTCAATTCCATAAATATATTGTGCAGAGCTATTACCTGACACTGAGACATCGAATATTATTCTTTTCTCGTTGATAACGATAGGTTTGGAGTCTGACGTAACACAGTTCTCTATTAAACTTCTTCTGAAAAAGCCTTCACTATCTGTAACGAAGCAGGCGGCATACTCCATATTATAAATGCCTGTATGGATTGTTGCCTTGGCTCTAGCTACCTGTTTATCATCCATGAAGCCTTTTGGAATTAATTCATAAGGCATTCTAATGATTGAGTAGTCTCTCCAATTAAAGTTGGCTGGAACATCTCCTTTGAATAAATCTTCTAAGACTCTTTTCTCTCCCTTGCTCTCTATTATTCCCTTGTATCTTTTCCAGTATGATGCAAAGTGTTTGAAAGCGTAGTCTGCTGTTCCTGATATTATTGCTTGATTTCCCATTTTAGTATCTAGAGCTTCTAATTCTTCATTCCATAATCCAGCTTCTGTCATTGCTTTTTTCTTTGCTTGTTCTTTTACATTCTGTATTGGACTAGCAGAAACAGCCGCGAACCCGGCGACTACTGTTTCATAAATATCTGGACTGATAGATGCAAATTCGTCAGCAATAATAATATGTGCTCTCAATCCTCTGATCTTACTTCCATCACCCATAGGAATAGCACATGCCCAACTATCTCCTAATCTAATAGTGCAACGATCTACGTCTCTTCTTGGACCATCATCATTTCCATTAAAAATACTTCTTAGTATTGGACTATTCCTCCAGATGGTCTCCATATACTCAAAGATAATTTTACTCTGTCTGAAGGCAGCACCAACAATCACGATTTTGGTGCCAGGGACGAAAACACATTTCAAAACGGAGTAAAGAGCCAGAATAAAAGACTTACCGAATCCGCGGCTGGCTATAAACATGGGGAACGGTCGATTCCAGAATTCCTGCAACACTGCTACTTGTATAGGGTGGAGTTCTATGTTAAAGAGTAATTTGCATGAGATAGCAAAGTATTTAGGATTGCGTAATAGTCTCATCAAATGAAGATCCGGATTCTCTATGTCTTCCTCTGATCTATTGATCATAAGGTTTTTAGATATGTCTATTAGGCTCAGATCTCCTAATCCTAACCATGCATCTTCAAATGTCTTTTTTTGTAAATCTTTCAATGTAATGAACCTTTTTAAGAATATGTTCTGCCATTTTACTTGCGCTATCAGAATCTCCGCAAAATAAAACTTTGATGTTATGATTTAACTGCAACTCTAGAATATGTTTAAGAATAAAGGCTGGAGATATTTTAATTTTGTCCCACATCTTCTTAGGAACTGTTGATCCTACTGGATAAATAAGAATATCTTCTAAGTCAAATTCAAGTAATAAAAATGAGTATTTAAGCTGACTCATTCTGAATACAACATCTTTAAATCTGCTTTCTATGATATTGTTTGCAAACTCGCTAACGCTCTTTTTTCTTTCGATGCCTAATATTGTTTCTAGTCCCTCAATACTATAGTCCCCAGTATCCAGCTTCTTGTGGGCTGTAGCATAATTATCAAAAGTCCACGGTTGTTGTTCGCGGGTATCTATTATGATGGTAAAGTCAGAGTGATTTGTCATTTTCATTTGCAATCTTTAAAAAGATGCCCTCATAGATGCTTTCCATTCCTTTAATCATTTTATGATGATTATAACATAATGTTATACCATTTTGAGTACAGTATCTTAATGCTGGAAATTCAGCCCAAGTTTTTATATGATGAGCATTTAACTTTTTCCTAATTGAACATCCTGGCCACTGACACTTGTGACCATCTCTAGAATATACAGCTTTGCGCCATTTTTTATATGTTGGATCATTAAAGTTTCTTAGCATTTGAATATGCCTCAATGTCACTATTTACCATATCCTTAACGAGATCATCCAAAGAAGATGTTGGAGTCCATCCTAATTGTTTTTTAGCTTTGGAATAATCTCCCTTAAGATAAGTAACTTCAGCGGGCCTATACAGTTCAGGATCAATTTCTACATAGTCTTTATAATCTAGATTAACAAGACCAAAAGCTTTTTCTAAAAAGTTTCGTACAGTATATGCTGACCCTGTTGCAATAACGTAATCGTCTGCTTTTTGTTGAGTCATCATTAAATACATAGCCTCAACATAATCTTTAGCATGGCCCCAGTCTCTTGTCGCATCTAAATTACCAAGCTTGAGTTTATTCTCTTTAGAAATTACACCATTAATTAAACGGCCTAGATATCTCGTGATTTTTCGAGTAACAAAGTTTTCACCACGGCGGGGACTTTCATGATTAAATAGAATACCAGAACAAGCATACATATTATATGCCTCTCTATAAATCTGCACCATCCTATGACTAGACAACTTACCAACAGCATAAGGACTTTGAGGAAGAAATGGAGTATCCTCATTTTGATATTTTCCACCAAAATCTCCCGAAGTATAATTTGCCCCAAACATCTCACTAGTACTAGCCTGATAAAAACGAGTCTTTGGAGATCGGGCTCTTATGGTCTCTAGAAGATTGATAACTCCTATTGTATTAATCTCCATGGTGGTTGTGGGTTGTTTAAAACTGGTGGCCACATGGCTTTGTGCAGCAAGATTGTAAAGCTCGTTGGGGCTATAGGACTCTATAACATATGAACAATCGCTAGGGTCAGTTAGATCAAATTCTTCTAGCTTAAAACGGGGATTATTTAATAGGTGGTTAATTCTTTCAAAGTTATTAACACTACTTCTACGATGAAGTCCTATCACTGTATAATTTTGATTAAGTAATAGTTCACTTAAATAAGATCCGTCTTGGCCGGTTACTCCTGTTACCATAGCTACTTTATTCATTATTGTCCTCTACACTGTCGGGGGTTAAAAAGGGGCGGTCTAATGTTCGATCTTCGTATGAGTGATATCCTTGAAGAGTTTTCTTGGCTTTGTCGGTGGCTAATGCTAATATTTCCATCTCACGGCCTTCACGTTCTCTAATAACTTCGTCCTCTAACATTCTTATTAATCCGGTCCATGAGCTTTTGCCATCTTCGATTCTTTTAATTCTTTGCTCTCGTGTGGCCTTTAAGTCTTTGCTTATTTTTTGTTGTTCGTTAAGCAGTTTAGTATATTCATTTGTATAATTGGCTATACTATTACGGGCAAAACTTAATTGAGTTTCTAAATTCATGAGTCTGGCGGCATCTCTTTGGTCTTCAGACTTATCATATTCTTTATCAACTAAACGTTGTAGCTTGTCGGTTTCGCTAATATGACGTTTACGTTCTTTCATACTTCTATTGATAAGAATATCTATAGTGATGAATTGTTTAATTTGAAGTTCTTCGGCGGGTAGAACATCCTCTCTAAACTGTTTAATTAGGCCAACCCAAGTATCTTCAAAATAGGCTAACTCCCCAGACTCTTCATCAAATTGTCTTTGAACTTCGGTCCAGAATGTTTTGGTGTGGAGTTTTTGTTTTAAGAAAGCATTGTCGTTCTTTTCTTCGGTGGGTACAGTTAATCGGCTCTCCTCTATATATCTTTTGATTGGAGGGGGATTTCGATTTAAAACTTCTGAGATTTGTTCAATAGATAACTTGTCAAAATGGTCTCTTATAAACTTTTCTTCTTCTAAGCTTAATTGTCCTCGTTTTCGGGGGGCGTTATTTGTTGCCACTCTTTTTTCTCCATTAGTTCTGAGATATGTTTTTGTAATTTATTAAGCTGTTGCTTGGGAATTTTGTGTCCATGCTTCAATTTGAGATAACATTCTCTATGTTCTGACTGGATATTCTGATCTAGAAATTTAATAATCTCTTGATTTTGAATTAATGTGGTGAAATTTTGGTTTTTGCAGTGGTGGATGTCATGTTCGATATGGGAAGGTTGCATAATATTCTTCTTGGCATCATTTCGTGTTGCCCAAGATGAATATAATTCACACTCACTCTTATCTGTGTATTTTGAACACTGATTGTTAGAGCATTTATAGGCTTTATCAAATAATGGACAGGTAAAACAGGGTTTGTCGGGCCTTTGATAATTATTACGTTTAAAATTAAAGAGGCGATTTCTTACGTGGGTCCATAAGAAATTCTCTAATGGGCGACTATTATCGTATTTTTCCAAGCCTTCCATAGCGAATATGGCAGCTTGTTGTTTCATATCATCAAAGTCGTGATAACCGAAGCGGAATTTGTGGCCAAGTCTTTTGCTTATGTTATCCAATACTATGAGAAATTCTTCTTGAGAAACGCCATTTGGTAAATCACTATTATTTTTATCTGATATTTTAGGTTTGGTCGATTTTGTCGGTTTTTTGTTGGTCATGTAATAGTTCTGCTATACTCTTTCCTTCGGGGAGGTTCAAATCCTTAGAAACATCCTCTACGCCAGAAGCCTTTACTGTCAAAATGGAATCTATCAGATTAAGGTCGTTGCTTGTCATAAAATCTCCTTGCGCGAAACTTGTCAATACCTAATATAATAATGTCAATATGGTTTTAGTCAATATTTAGAAAAGGATCAAAATTTATGGCCAATTATAAAAAGTGGACAAGTACAGAAACAGACTATATTCAAAATAACCATCTTTTGTTTAACGATGAGGCTTTAGCTGGTAAGCTTAGTCAGATGACGGGACAATCTGTAACAACAGCTATGGTTCGTCGTCAACGTAGGAAGTTGAGTTTGAAAAAGGAACGTGGTCGTCCAAGGAAGAATAGTACAATCCAAATCAACTCAGAAGGTTGAAACAATGACTAAAAAGATTTTATTAATTTGTGCAGTGTTAGGTGGGTTATGTTATGGGAATGAAACTTTTGGTTTTGAAAGTTGTTGGCAAAAGCATCATCCTAGACCTCCTGTATACTCTGCTCCATTGGTTGCTCAACCTCCAGTTTATTATGGGGCTGTTCAAGTTCCAATGGTGGTTATGGTTCCTGTTCAGGTAATGGTTACTAGACCAGTATATTATACTGATGTGGTGGTTCCTAATATTCAATATGTAACAACTCCGGTTGTGAATTATCAGAGTTATAGAGTCTATAATTACTGAAATCTATCAAAGCTTACTGGCTTTTAAAAGGGGCAGGCAGAAATGCTTGCCTCTTTTTTTTATTTTATGGATCAGAGATGGGTCGTTCTAGTTTTTCAATTAGCTGGTAAAATACCCCCTGTTGATCGATGATATTCTAGAAAGATTGGGGGCTTTTGATATATGATTAATGGGATCAGTATATAATAAAGAATAAGTGGTCATTAAACTGGCCAATTATACTGGAGGTCGCTTACTATGTTTGGACCACCCCAGGTTTTTCTTCCCCAATTTACCTAGCCTATTTAAAACAAAAAAACCCCCTAAGCTGTAAGTATATGAAAATAAACAACTTATGATGATCTCTCTCCCGAAAATTCGTCGTAAGTGCTTATGTGCCAACGGTTTACGTCAAGTTTTAACGCAAGTGGTGTGCCAAAAAGAAAAAAGTTATTTGGCATGAAAATATATTTTGGATTTTTTTATTTTTCCTATTGAAGTGGTCGATAAATACTGTATAATGAAAGCACAAGAGAAAACAAGGAAAGAAAAGGATAAGAAAATGAAGAATACGAAAATCATCATGAATCGGGAAGAACTGAACGAAGTGCTCTACAACAATTCGATTGAACTGGATACTCTGGTTGGTACCGAATATGCAATCGGTGGAGAACTGCTTGACGAAGCGAAGAATAATCGAAACATGATCGAATATTTCTTTCCGATGGGTGATGAAGGAGAGTTCATCGAAGTGGATAATGACGGATACGTTATCAACGATGGAATCTATCGGTAAAAATATTTTCTAAGGTATTGACAACAAAAAAGCCGATCAGTATAATACAGAAACAAGAAACGAACGATAAAGAAAAGGAAATGAAAATGGAAATCGGATACAACGTCTCGGTCGAATATGCTACGGGTGAAAAGTTTGTTGGGGAAATCGTGAGCGTCAAGTATATGGAAGGGTATCGACTCCTGTTCACGTTGAAAATCGAGAATGTTGGATATCGTTCAATGTATCTCGACAAGTGTGTTTCTTGCAATTATTTGGCTACCGCTTGACACCTAAACGGACAACGTATACAATACGGAAAAGAGGATACAAGCCATGCAAAAGAAAATGATCTACTGGAATACTTCCAATCGGACAGGGGATCGGTATGAGGTATGGTATGGTGGGGTGGTAATCGCCCGACATATTACGTTCAATGAATGTTGGGCTCTTGTGGAATCACTTCAAGCAAAAGAGGAATTGGTATCATGATAATTGTAGACCTGATCGCTTGTATACTGCTAACTGTTCTAGCGTATAGGTTCTTTGTGATCGTAGGGGAATTATACTCTATTCTGTAGGGTATACGCTTGTATACTGGCCGGCTTGATGCAAACCCTTATGGATAAAGGACTTACGTCAAATTCGCGGCGGCCGGCTCGTCGTAAGTGCTTATGCTGCAATGACTTACGACACGTTTTTGGCCCAATCTTACCTATCTTAACACACAGCAAATTTCATGCCAAAAAAGTTTGGCACGATAATTGCATAGAGCAAATGGTATGCCAATCGTATAGAAAATGATGAAAAGTTTTGTCAAAATCTCTTGACATAAATCTTTTTGGATTTTGCTTGAATGTTTCAGAATCTACTGTATAATGTCGATATAAGAGAAAAGAGAACAAGAAAGAAAAGAGGATAAGAAAATGGAAAAGAATACCTTATACGTTTCCGATTGCTGCAATGCTGAAAGCAATGTCGATCATGAGATTTGCTCCCAGTGTGGTGAGCATTGCACGATCATTGCAGACGATAGCATGGAAGCCGACTACATTCCGGGCCTTGACGATGGGGAAGGTTGGGACCCCATTATGGGGGATACTGAGGATCATATCGAGACTGATGACCAATGGCTCGATGATTTCTTTGGTGAAGAGGATTTTGCCTGAACCTTACGACATTGCAAGGTTCAAGAGTTGACAAGACAATAACCGATAGAGTATAATAGAGAAACAAGAGAAAAGGAAAAAAGAAAATGAAAACGTTTTACTTCTTCAGCTATGGTGATCACAAGTTTATCGGTCAAGCATCCGCCGCCGATTGGATGGTAGCCCGAAAGATTGTTGCAGAAGCTACGGGCTTCCCGATTGACGATCTGCTCCCCTATAATTCAAAAAGCATTTGGAATTTCTAAGTGGTTGACAAGAGAATAGCCGATACTGTATAATAGACAAACAAGAAAGAGAGACTCCTAAATGATTACGCCTATCGAATACGTTCAGCTGTTTGCCCTGATTAGTTTTGCTGGTTTCATGTCTTACACTGCCCACGAGGTAGGTAACGCTATCCATTCCATCCTTCACGACAACGACTGAGAAAATTATGTCTAGGTATCTGCCCGATGGTTATGTGGATTATGCCACATATAACATAAAAGAGATTCTACAGTTTCTTCAACAATTACTAGGGATGATCAGCGAAAGCTGGTGAGCAAAATGACACACACTGAAGCAGTAAAGATGGTACATGGTAAGACGGGCCGGCAATCCCGAAAGATTGGTAACAATACATATGCTGAGATTATGCCAGATGGTAGCGTAGGGGTAATGCTCCACAGTACATATGTGGTCACAATCCATGAGGATAATACCTATACCCTACGAACAGGGGGATGGTATACCCCAACGACTAAGGATAGGATAAATCAGTATATTCCGGGATATGTTCGACAAGTAAAGGGAGAGTGGAACGTACATACAAATGGTAAGGTATTCCCCTATATCGAGGGGATGACTATACAGTAGTATAGTAGTGTACAAAAGATTCGACGTAAACCCTTGATACCAAAGGACTTACGACGAATTTTCGGGGCCGAATTTGCCATAAGTGCTTATATACCAACACTTTACGTCAAGCGGTAACGCAAATGCTGTGCCAAAAAAGTTTGGCATGATAATTGCATATAGCAAATGCTGTGCCAATACGGCCGGCAAACCTTACGACTTTGTAAGGAAAGATTTTGCTTGCAACCTAAAGAGGGTATGGTATAATGTCGATATAAGAACAAGAGAAGAAAGAAGGAATGAAAATGAGAAAGCCTCCGAAAAGTTCGACTGTCAAGGGTAAGATCAACGCCTACGCCTACAAGTGTGGGTTTACGTTTCATCCGAAAGAGGATGGATCGTTTGCTCTGTTCGATATCCACATGGGCTACTATGTCTGCCGTGGTTCACATGATCGCGTTGTCCAGTTCGTGATCGATGATCTGTGGGCAAAATACTACCGGTCGAATCCGACTCCTGTGTGAGAGACGAGAAACCTTACGAAAATGTAAGGAAAGATTTTGCTGGACATTGAAAATCAGTTTGGTATAATACACTCACAAGAGAACGATAACCCTAGAGGATAAGAAACATGGCTACCAAGTTCCCGATCATTCAAGCTGCCAAGCGTCAAGCCCGTCTGTGCTTTCTTGGTATGGCGATTCCTACCGAAGTGAAAGACATCGACGGTGAGATGATCCAAGTGGAAAAGGTTCTGAAGTTCAATCGGACAGCATTGAAGAATATGGGCAAGAGCAAGATGGAAAAGGTTGACCCGCGGATGATCGGTAGCGAGGATACCATGATCGTTCCGGTTGGTAAGCCGGGTAGCCGTGAACGTGTCGAGGAACTGACCAAGCAATACGGTGTTGTTGCTCATCTCGAAATCAGCCCGTTCAGCTTCAAGGGGGAAGAATGAACAACTGTATACTAGTGTACGACGTTACACTAGAGACTGAGCGTCTAGTAAAGAATACATATGTTCAGTTGTACCCTAAGCTATACCTCCCCATTTGGGTGGATGGTAAACGGGTGTACAGGCGCAAACTCAAAAACTTGTCGTAAACCCTTGCTGCTAAAGCACTTACGACGAATTTTGCGGGCCGAATTTGCTCTAAGTGCTTATGTGCCAACACTTTACGTCGAGTCTCTATAGCAAATGGTGTGCCAAACTTTCTCCGCGAACCTTACGGAATTGTAAGGAAACTTTTCGCTTGCAAGCTAAATATCCTTTGGTATAATGTCGATATAACAAGTAAGAGAAAAGGAAAAGGGTAGAACAATGAAAATCGGTGACTTTGTTTTTGCGGATTATGACAACGGTGAAATCGTCAATGGTGAAGTTGTCAATGTGCGTGGGTTTGGAGATCGTGTTCTCCTGACGGTCAAGGCCGAACAGGGGTATCGGTCGATCTATCTGGACAAGTGCATCACGTTTGAACACATGGAGTCTGTCAAGTAAGGACAGATAACTGTCCGAGCTAATCCTACGGATTTGGGTAGGGTGGGTATAGTCAGCCTAAAGTCGGGGCCCTTGACGGGTCGATAACAATAGTGTAGAATGGTGCAGAATAGGAGAGGGTTATGAGAATGATTCAATATCCGTTTGTGTGGGTTATGGGGATGATGCTCAAGTGTATGGAAACGATTTGTGAAGTCTGGCAGAGATTTGGTGAATATGAGAGGATGAAGTCTAGGGGCTTTACTCTTATGAAAGATGAAAATGGTGATGAGTTCTGGGTAGGATATGGGGATTGACCCAATAACACTGGAGATACAGGGATGTATCAATTTGATTTTATTAGCGTTGCTTTTGGTTATATTGTCGGTATCTTACTCTCTGCTAGTATGTCACATATCATGTATATGGAGGAAAATGATGAAAATTAGTGATTATATTCTATTAGGTACAGCTTTTGTTCTTGGGTGTGGCTTGACGTATCTCCTTAACTCATAAGGACTTACGTCGAGTTCGGCCGGCCCAGCGAGCCATAAGTGCTTATCCTGCAACACTTTACGAAAACCCCCCAACAGCAAATGCCGTGCCAAACGATAGCCGGCGAACCTTACAAAAATATAAGGAAAGAAATTTTATGGGGGGCTTGCAATATGTCGATGATAAGTGTATAATCGAAGCATCACAAGGAAACCCATAGGAAACAGAATCATGCTGAACTTCGACGAGATCAATGACATTCTGAACGACATGGCCGAAAAGGGGATTGTGGAACCGATGGTCGAGCCGATTGACGATCCCAGCGTGGAAGTGAATTTTTGGGATTGGGCAGAAGTGGTGGGTGCTGTTGACGATTTCATTCCAGAGGAGTATATTGATGCTTAGTGCGATTGCGTTCGTTGCGTCCTATGTTGGCCTGCTCTACATTACTACCATTGTGAAGGATTGACCATGAGCTACGAATACGACGATGTTGAAGATTTCTACGGTGAGTGCATGGACACTGACCTTTCCGATTATGAGGTTGAGGATGATTCGTTTGATGATAGTATGGATGGTGATGCTGAATCTGCGTTGGCTTCCGCAGGACATGGAATGGATGAGTCCTACGGCTATTACGGGGAAGATTTAGATTACCAGGAAGATTTCCACGCTGATGAAGCTGTCGGATTTGTTGATTATAATGATGATGGCCCATACGACGATTGAAAATTCGCCGTAAACCCTTTGTGCATAAGCACTTAGGGCCGGCGCGGCGGGCCGAATTTGACATAAGTCGTTATATGCCAACACTTTACGCCAACCTTACGATATTGTAAGAAAACTTTCTGTTTGACAGCTAAAGATTGTCTGCTATACTTGTCGATATAAGGTATTAGAGAAAGAAAAAGTGAATGATGAAAAGTGAAGAAGAAAAGCGTATCGAAGAGTATAACCGATTCATGGATGAATGGGAAAAGCGTCCTAAGAATCGTGATCTGTATGGCAACAATTGTTATCGTCCAGATGAGGTAGCATTGACTGATGAAGAATATGAGATGTTTGGTTAGGAGTATAAAATGGATTTACACTATGAATTTTTGTTGAAGGTTATGTACGAAAAGCCTAAAAAGAAAAAGACTCAACACGGTTCTGCTGGTCGTAATTACTATGGTGAGTTGAAAAGATTTAAAGGCTATCGTGGCCCATTAAAGAAAGATGAAGAGCAGAAATGACTAATGAAGAAAAATGGATTGAATATCGTAAGTCTGTAGGCTTGCCTGAAAAGTCTCCAGAAATTGAAGCTGGTTGGAATAAGGAATATAATTGTTCTAACCGAGTTGGTCGATTAATTTACATGAACGATTCTGATACTTACGGAGACTGAAATGAAAACGAAAAAGAAGGTATTGACAGCACACGAAAAAGCTGTTATACTCATGAATCGTGAAGCTGGTCGTGCAGTAAGTAGAGTTAAGTTGTTGGAACAGTTGTATTTTGAAACCATGAAAGCAAAGGAATTGGCAAAATGAAGTGTGTTGTGACTCATACGGATACGTTTGGTGGCGAAGCTAACTATGGCTGGGTGAATCGTTACGAGTTTATCCCCAAGAAGAATGCTAGCCAGCGTAGCGTTGTTCGTAAGGCTAAGGCTCTGGCTGGTATGACAGCGGTCAAGGCTGATACGTGCGATTACGGAGACGGATATACCGTCAAGCCTCGCGGTTATGCTCAAATTATCTTTGTTGATTTTGAGTAAACTATCACTCGTCGTAAACCCTTTGTGTTCAAGCACTTAGGGCCGACGCGGCGGGCCGGCTTCGTCGTAAGTACTTATGTATCAACGCTTTACGTCGATCCTTACAATCTTGTAAGATTCAAGTTTAGCCCTTGCATTAGACGATATTGTATAGTAGAATGACGTATACAAGAAAGAGAGAGTGAAGCATGAGTCCGGACGGAAGCTATAACGGTTACGCAAACTATCAAACGTGGAATGTTTGCTTGTGGATCAGTAATGATGAAATGTTGTACGGTATCGCTAAACAATGCGAATGTTTCAGTCATTTCAGAATTGTTCTTCGTGAAATGTTTGAAAAGACCAGAATCCGATATGAAACTTCGGATGGAGTTGCTTGGAACGATAGCGGTATCAACATGGCTGAAATGGCAGAATACTGGGAAGAAAATTTTTCTAAAGTTTCTGCTTGACAACGGTCGATATATAGTGTAGACTTGTGGCATGGATGTTAGATTGGTTTTCAATTTGAAAGGGTTTCTTATGAGTGATTTTGTTGTGTTGACTGGTATTCTGTTTGCGGTTACTTGTGCTGTTGTAGGGTTTGTCTTCTATTCCGTTTACGGTGGAAGCAAGGCCAGCTTGGCGAATGCTAAGGATGGTCAGGTTTACAACTTTGTTTATCAGCAGCCGTTGCATGGAACGCATGAGCGTTTTCTTGCTAAGGTTGTTGGCAAGCAGACGTTGACTGCTGACCAGATTGCGAGGTTGAATCGCAAGAGCCGATATCGTATCGGTGATCCTGAGTTCATTCGTACTGCGAATCTGGTGACTTGCCAGACTCCTGACGGTAAGATTCGTAACTTTTATGCAGAGCGTGTGAGCAACTGCCGAAAGCCTTTGCTTGCTAAGGTTCTGTTCAAGAGTGGAGTCGCTAGCCTGCTCTAAAAGATAGCAGGTACTGCCTAAAAGCTGACCAACCCCTAAGTCGTTGCTGCGAAAGCACTTAGGGCGAGGCCGGCGGGCCGCGTTTGATGTAAGTCCTTATTCATCAACACTTTACGTCACATAATTTTTCTCAAAGTTTTTCTCTTGACACGCCGATATTAGTAGTGTACAATACGAGGAACCTAAAGGAGAAAAAGATGCTGTTTACGCCATATGCTTTGACAAATCGGACAACGCGAACGATCAAGACTGTGGACGGTGTGGATATGATTGAGTTCAGTGGGTTGTCTACTGGCCTTCGTGAGTTTTCCATAGTCACTAAGCTTGAAGATGCCCAGCGTTGGGTCAATGGAGAGTTGATTCAAACTGCTTTCCCGTATCTCAATGCTGATGATCGTGAGATTCTCAAAACGGGAATTGATAGTGAGTCTTGGGATAGAATGTTTCCTGCACTAGTGGAGGACGAATGAGTACCGATACCTACATGGTAATGAAGGGCAGCAAGATTGTTGGGTATGTTCAAGCGTACAGTACCTACCATGCTTTGCGTCAGGCTGAGAAACTTTATGGAAATAATTTGCTCATTGAGCGAATCTCTAAAGTTTGTCCCGCCTAATCCTACGGATTTGGGCTGAGTGGGTATAGTCAGCCAGAACATGGGACCCTTGACATAAACCCTTATAGTTAAAGAACTTAGGGTAAGGCGGGGCGGCCGAATTTGACGTAAGTGCTTGTGTATCATAGGGTTACATCAACTCTAAAAAATTTTTGGAATTCCTATAGATAGCTCTTGACAAGTGACGATAATAGATGTATACTTAGCACATAAGCAGATAGCGGCCGCTGGCAGAATGATATCAAAGTAGCCACGGTTAAATGGCTGTCGAGTATGGCTCAACCCTATCTGCTTTACAATACAAAACTCGTGGGTCCATGCCTTGGACTAGGTTGGGATAGCCTACTACGATAAACCGGCTATGGATAATGTCTATAGTTGGTTGCCAACGGGGCTGTACGTTGGATAGTAGTACCAATCTATGGGGGATCGCGTCCTCACCACGTTTACAAACAGGGGTCGGATAGAAACCAAGTTTACTGGCTGGGTTGGATAATGCGTGATACCGGACATTATTCGTAAAACTATCGTCGGGCGTAACTCAATTGGTAGAGTTCCACACTATATGTGGCGGTGTTGCGGGTTCAAGTCCCGTCGCTTCGATAAGTCGATCCATTAACACCCGGTATACAATACAAAGGAGAAAGATAATGATTGCTACAAAAGAACTGATTGCTGAAGCAAAACAACTCGCCCAAGATAATTATACGAGTTGGGGCCAATACATAGTGGAATGCTATGAGGATAGTGAGTTGGCCGAAAGCCTTGAGAGTTTTGATACTCTAGAAGATTGGATAGAAGTTAGAATTGCAGTGGCAGAAGTATATGCAGAGAGGGAGGCTTTCTATGAGCAAGGATGAAGCGATTATTAAGATTCTGAAAGTTTTGAAAAGCGCCATGATGGTGATGTGTAAACCTAATAGGGATGAAGCATTGACTTTAGCAGAGGAGCATGGTATAACTGCTAAAGATTTGATCGAAGTGTGGGAAAAGATGACATTGAGGATATAATGATCTACTTAAATATTAATGAGATTGAGCGTTTGGCCGAAATTGTGGCTGAACTGGTTAAGTTGGGCATGAGTGTAACGGCTGAATTGAAGTATGATCGGTGGCAAATAGAGGTATATAAATAATGGAATGGATTAGTTTTTTTGAGAAGCAACCAAAAGATTATCAAGAGATATTCTATTACGGGCAACATATTGGTGTGTGGCTTGGTCATTATGAATATCATGCTGACGATCCTGTTAGTCCTCATATTTTAATTTGCCATGAATCTATTGGTCTTGTAGACCGTATGGATGCTCCGTGGTGGATGCCTTATGAGGAAGGTATTACTAAGAAGCCAGAAAAGCCTAGCCGACCAGTTCCACCCGATTATCCTAGTGGTTGACATAAGTCCTTGGTGCTAAAGAACTTAGCTCAAGGGCGGGCGGCCAAATCTGCCGTAAGTCCTTATCTCTAAAGACTTTACGATTAGCCATATTTTTTCAAGATTTCCTCTTGACTTGTCGATAATAGTAGTGTAAGATAGTGGTAACACGAAAGGGAATATGATGACTGTTGCTGAATTGATCGAAGAACTTAACAAGCTACCCCAAGATATGCTTGTACTGGTGCCGGGTTATGAGTGTGGATATGATAATGTTGAAATTAGACCTAATACTGCTGTTCGTCTAAATGATAATTGGGATGGACAAGAGAAGATTAGCTGGTATAATGGACGACATTCTATGTCTTTCGGTCCTACTGAAGATGAGATTACGCATTGTGTTGTTCTTTGGAGAGGTAAATGAAAACGGTAGAAAAACACGCCGAAGTACGATTTCATCTACTAAACGGGCCTAATTATAAAAAATGGCAGGTAAACGTGATGCAAGGTAAGAAAAGGGTTGACCAATTTTATGTAGACCCTACAGAATACCAGTTGGAGATGCGTGGTTGCAAACTGGTAAATAAGGTAGCTAGGGCAAAATGGGTCAATAAGAAACAGAAAAAGAATGTTAGTGGTTGGGTACAATGCGAGGAGGTTATGCTTCGCAAGGATTTTTATCCCTCTTTACCTATTGACAATCTTGAGAAGTTGTATTATAACCCAATCAAAGACGTACATTGGCGTAGGGAGAGTGATGGTGGTGAGTTTGTTTGGGATAACAGTGAGTATGATACCTTAGTTACCGATGGGCGACAGGTACATATTCTGGAAGAACGTGACGGAAATTTTGACGGTATTTACGAGATAGACCCTAAGTATACAGAAAGTTTTGGAATTTATGATCAAGATCGAACTGAGCGTCCGTGAGTCGTTGAACATGATTGCAAACGGTTGCAGTCTGGATATGTTCGACAAGATTGTGTGTGCGTTGGAGGTGGCACTGGGTGTGAACCAGCGACGTGTTGTGACGATCACGGGTGGTATGAATCTGGACAATCGCATCCCTTGCATCAAGGCTATTCGCCTCCACACCGGATGGGGTCTGAAGGAAGCCAAGGATTGGAGTGATTATCTGGTTGGTGGCTGGAAGTACGACAAGTGGCATCCAGCACCAGCAGGCGTTAAGCACAGCATGACTCTGAAAACGCCGGAAGCGGCAGAGGCACTGCTGCGTGAGTTGACCACCTTGGGTTGTGAGGGTTTTCTCTCATGACCTAAAGCCTTGTCCCTAAAGAACTTAGGGAGAGGCCGGCCCGCCGAATTTGATGTAAGTCCTTATCTGGAAAGAACTTAGGACAAAATCAAAAATCTTTGAGGCTCACTCAAGTTCCTGCTTGACAATGACGATACTATACTGTAGAATGGGAGTATCACGAGACAAGACTCCGCGATGATGCCAACACTAGAAACCATCACGACGGACTTGACAAGTGGGTAACAGTAACGTATACTGATACTAGAACGATTGGTAACTGTAACACTTTTTGGAGAACGTAAGATGAAGAAGTTTAGCTTTGCGGTTGATATTGTTGGCGACGAGATTGATTCGGCTGATGTTGTGGCTACGCTGACCAAGGCGTTGAATGATGAGCTTCCTGGTGATGTTCATGCGAATGTCAAGCCCGCTGGTATCAAGGCTTTTAGTGAGCAGGGGTATAAGGTGTGGCGAGCTAGGGTTACGGGTGTGACTGCGGAAGCTGCGGGTGATGCCCATGATGGTAAGGTAGAGAAGGAAGTCGAGACGGTTGCGTGATCGACTCTATGGAGTTATAATGACTGCGAGCCTCCACAGGACGCTGTGGGGGCTTGCGGTATTGACGGCCCCATAGTTAAATGGACATAACAATTCTCTTCTAAAGAATTATTAGAGGTTCGATTCCTCTTGGGGCTATTTGTCATAAACCCTTACTGCATAAGCACTTAGGACAAGTCCGGCCGCCCCGGTTCGTCGTAAGTCCTTATCTACCAACGACTTGCATCAAGAATAATTTTTCCAAGTTTTTCGCTTGACTATGCCGATACTATAGTGTAGAATCGGTAGACACAGGAGAAGAACATGAAAACTGCTGATGGTAATGATAAGTTGGGTAAGGGTTGTATTGTAGTTTCGCGTCCGGTTGGCGATACTTGTCCTCCCGATTGTGACTATCTTGGTAACGGCTGTTATGCCGAAGCGACCGAGAATCAGTATAAAAATGCTCGTACTGCCGGGTTTGCTAATGTTATCACGGAGAAGAATAAAATCCGTGCTATGATTCTGGAAGCAAAGCGTCGTGAGAAGTCTATTCGCTGGCATGAACGTGGCGACTGGTTTCTCAATGGAGAACTTGACCTAGACTATGTTGCGAATGTAACATGGGCTTGTGAGAGTATTCTGGCCGATGGTAATACTTTGCCCGATATGTGGTTTTATACTCATATCTACGATGCTCGGCTTGTGAGTCTGGAAAAGTATATGAATGTATATGCTAGTGTGCATGACGATAATGATATGGGCGAAGCATTGGCACAAGGTTTCAAGTTGTTTGCATGGTGCGATAGTGACATGAAAGTTGCTCCCAAGCGTCCTAAGAGCAAAGTCAAGGCCGAAGCATGGCGAAAAGCACTGCCCAAGCTGGTTGTTCTCAATGCTACAAAGTTTGTGGTATGCCCCGAAATCCGTCGTGGTCGTGCAGAAATCACTTGCACCGGAACCAAAGATAGTATATCATGTGACTTGTGTGTTCGTGGTTTAGCTAATGTCTTGTTTCCAGCCCATTGAAAGGAATAAAAATGAGCTACGTTGGATTGTATGATGATGCAGGAAGCAAGAACGCTTTCTATATTATCAAAGATAAAAAGATTGGCCGGAAGCGTGTGGGCTTCAAAGAGTTTGAGAATGAGCAGGAAGCTAAGTTTGCCCATCGGGTTCAAAAGCATCTGGCTCAGTTTGATTTGGCCCCTATGGTATATGGGGATGTTGGTTTTATTCGTAAACATGATGGCGAAATGACTTTTTATGGTTATTTGACCGAAGTTGCTCGGCCTATGCCAGAGTGTAATGATGAAGATTGTTCTGGTGATTGTTTTCAGTGGTCTGAATGTAAAAACGGTACTGCTATCTCTGAAGTAGTTCATGATTTGAGTGAACACGGATTAGACTATAATGATGCCCATAGTGGTAATTTTGGTTATATTCGACGCAAGGGAAAATGGGTAGCGGTTGTTATCGATCTTGGTATTGAGAGTTTTACTGAATGGGATGAAGATATTTATGGGAAGTTTGATTATGATGCTGATGATGCTGTCGAGTTTGATGATTACGGGGGATGTAATTGTGTTCTATGTCAAAAGTTCCGGGAGGAACAATAATGAGCAAATACTATATCAAGTGTGGAACTCTGGAACTAATTTACTCTTGTGATAAGGCTCCACGATATGCTGCTATGGATGCTATCTGGGAAACAAATGAAAATGATACACTAGATGAGTATATCTATCTTGATGAGCGTGGATATAGAGACTATAAAAATGCTGATGGTAAAACTTGTGTGTTGCATACTAGCCATATTCTAAAAGACGCAGGATGGAGTATTGAATAAGACTCGCCGCAAACCCTTGGTGCGTAAGCACTTAGGGCAAGCGGGGCCGCCCGGTTTTGACGTAAGTTGTTGCAGCATAAGGACTTAGAGAAATTCCAAAAAACTTCTAAAGTATTTGGTGGTGGTTGGTCGATAATATAGATATGAGAACGAGAAGGATATTGACAAGGACTGAGATTATGATACAATGGATCGGGATTCTGATTACGATTGTTGGTTTGGCGTATACTGGTGTAAAAGATTATCAAAAAGGTGATATTAAAATTCCGCCACTGCGTCATCCCTCTCAACAAAAACAGGTATTGACAAAACCAACTTATCCGGTACAATACTGTCTGATGGCTTACGACCCTAATATTGACAAAGTTTTTTACCTACACGAAAACGGACAATGGCATGATTACGCTCCACAACAACGACGATACCAGACCACGCCGCAACCATATCAAGATCAAGGTCAGGCCGCAGTGGCAAGTTCCTACGGGTCACAAGGAACACCGCAATACTATTATGGACAATCGCCCCAAGCGTCTGCGAACCCGATCCGCTGAAAAGCGTAGGGCTTGCGATTATGGAGACTATTGATTATAATACATAGACTGCCGACATAGCTCAATGGTAGAGCCACTGATTTGTAATCAGTAGGTTACAGGTTCAAGTCCTGTTGTCGGCTCTCCGGGATAGTGTAACGGTAGCACCAGAGATTTTGGTTCTCTTTGTCTGGGTTCGAATCCTAGTCCCGGAATTATTTGGTGTATTAAATGGTATAACAACCGGAGTTATACCATGGAAAAATATATAGAAAAACAGTGTAAAACACACGGCTCATGCAAGTATGTGCTTGAGGGTCGTGGTGCATATCGCTGTACAAAATGTCGCTCAGATGCCGTATCTAAAAGAAGAAGAAAAGTCAAATCATTATTAGTTGAATATAAAGGAGGTAAGTGTGAGAGGTGCGGATATAACAAATGTCTAGCCGCATTAGAGTTTCATCACTTAGACCCATCTAAGAAAGACTTTGGGATTGGAAGCACTGGCAATACATTAAAACTAGATAGAATGAAAGAAGAGGCAGACAAGTGCATTTTAGTATGCTCTAACTGTCATAAAGAAATACATGATGCCCTGTAGCACAACGGTTGTGCAAGATGCTGTTAACATCGAGGTTGTAGGTTCGAATCCTACCGGGGCAGTTTTGGCTGGATGGCAGAGCGGTCTAATGCACCGGTTTACTAAACCGACGAGGAGAAATCCTCCACAGGTTCGAATCCTGTTCCAGCCGCTTTTAAGAATCGGAGGCTGATGTTGAGTTGCGAGTGTGGCCCCATTGTATAACGGCTAGTACGCCACCCTTTCACGGTGGAGATCGGAGTTCGATTCTCCGTGGGGTCATTTGTTTCTGCTAATCCTGCGGATTTGGAAGCTGTGGGAATAGTCAGCGAGAATCCTAAAGTTTTGGGTGTTGACAGGACGATATTGGTATGGTAGACTGTTGGAACAAGAAAGGAAACTGTATGAAGAATCTTCGTATCTACGACATTGTGACCGAGGATGGTAAAACTCTGGCAGACATTCAACTATCCATGCAAGAGGATTTTGAATGGTCGGATGTATTCGATAAGCTCTATGATTTTACAACCGAGAGTGTCCAAAGTTATTCTTACGAGGAAATTACCGTAAACGAATAACTAGATGGGCCTTTAGCTCAATTGGCAGAGCAAGGAGCTTTTAACTCTTAGGTTCGGGGTTCAAATCCCCGAGGGCCCACTTGACAGTTGTTGATTGTTGGTGTAGAATAGAGGTAAGAAAGGGAATGATTATGAGATATGAAGATCACTACGATGGTTATAATTATGACTACGATGAATTGGTAGAAAATACCGAGGATCTTGGTCTGGACGAAGAACCTTGGATGGATGGTTATGAAGATTCTGAGGAAGATGATGAGGTTCCTTCATATGGTAGGAATTACTATCCTAGTATTGAAGATGAACAAGATTGATTTTTGTGTGTGCTTCTAGGTGGGACTAGACCCTATTCTTTATTCCTTTCTTCTTCTCGGGATTGTCGGTTCAAATCCGGCCACACACTTTTATGAACGCTTTCCAGCAAGAGCTTGATGATTTTCGTCGTACCCCAGATGGTAAGATCATTCAAGGTGCTGCTCATACTAGTAGAGTATTAAATCACAAATATAGAAATAGTGTGATTATCAAGGCTATCTGTTCTCTGCGTAAGATAGAAAAAGATTTTGATAGTATCGCCTGCTGTGGGGTGAGTGGTCTTATGGTAGTGCCACAGATTGCAGAGATTCTAAATAAGAATATTATTGTTGTTCGTAAAGGTGAGCGACGATATAGTGAATTTTTTATTGAAGGTGTTGCTCCATCTAATTATGTTATTTTAGATGATCTGATTTGTTCGGGCGGCACAATCAAACGCATTATGAATAATATTCATGATGATGTTCCACGAGCAAAGTGTATTGGTCCATATTTCTACATGGGTGAGGAGTGTGCCTACAATGCTTCCAATTCTAAACTTTTTGAGAAGCAGTTTGGGACAGTTATTCTAAACCCTTACGTAAACCCTTATCCTGATTAGACTTAGGGAAAGGTCGGCCGGCCGCGTTTGACGCAAGTGCTTACACACCAACGACTTACGGCAAAAAGAATTTTTCCAAAGTTTTCGCTTGACAGTGACGATAACATACTGTAGAATGAGTGGAGTAGAACGATTGAACAGTAACACGAAAGGGATGATTATGGCTCATGCAGTTGAACAGATGATGTTTGTTGGTGCGACCCCGTGGCACGGTTTGGGCAACAAGCTCGACGAGGCTCCCACGGTTTCGGAGGCGATGACTGCCGCCGGTTTGGATTGGGAAGTTGGTCTGCGAGATTTGATCACGCTGGAAACGAATCAACCCGTTCCGGCTCGTGCAACCTATCGCAAGACCGACGATAGTATTCTGGGCGTTGTCGGCCCACGATACACTCCGCTGCAAAACAGCGAAGCGTTCGATTGGTTCCAGCCGTTTCTGGACGCTGGCGAGTGTGCGTTGCATACTGCTGGTTCGCTCCACAGCGGTCAGAAGGTTTGGGTGCTGGCCCAACTGAACCGCGACAATAGCGAGATCGTGAAGGGTGACGAGGTTGGGAAGTTTATTCTTCTCAGCAACTCGCACGATGGCACGACTGCTATTCGGGTTGGCTATACGCCGATCCGCGTTGTGTGTGCTAATACTATGGCAATGGCCCATAGCAAGAGCAGTGGTTCCAAGCTGATTCGTATTCGTCACACCCGTTCCAGCAAGACCAATCTGGAAAATGTGCGAGATATTATGGACAACATCAACATGGAGTTTGAAGCGACTGCGGAGCAGTTCAAATTCCTTGCGTCCAAGAATTTCAATCAGGCCGACGTTCGTCGCTATGTCAAGGCGATGCTCGACATTGACGGTACGCCGGACGATCAGATCAAGACTCGTACCCGTAATATTATGGACGAGATTCTGAATCTGGTCGAAGGCCCGAAGCAGAGTGCGACGGGTGTTCGTGGAACTTGGTGGGCCGCGTACAACGGCTACAACGAGTATCTGAATTACAACAAGGGTCGAACGGAAGATAACCGTCTCGACAGCCTGTGGTTCGGACTCAACGCCAACGACAACACGAAAGCGTTGGAGAAGGCTATGGAGTTCGCTCAGGCACTCTAATCCCTCGCAATGGGGGTTGACTTGGGAGCCGCCACTCAGCAATGGGTGGCGGTTCTTTTTTTGTACCTAGACCACTTGACGTAAACCCTTATCAATAAAGCACTTAGGGAAAACCCGGCCCGCCGCGATTTTTGTAAGTTATTTGGTACCAACGACTTACGGAAAGTTTGTCAAAGAATCTCGTACTTAGGGTGTAGACACTTGACGTAAGTGACGATACAATGAGACGTAAGTGGTGTGCTGGTAAGGACTTACGTTAAAATCATATTTGACTTATGAACAGCCAGATTGATATAAGTGGTGATAAAGAGATTAATCATCAGTTTATTTGTGACCTATCTTCTGTACCAGCTTATCCTTCAGAATTGCGGTCGTGGCGATAGTCAGCGAGAATTCCAGACCCCTTTGGGCAGGAGATATTTATGCAGAAAGAAAAAATTAAGGTAGATAATAATACCAGGAATTTTCTCATATCAAAACATGCTGAATCTGTTGTGGATCAGATGGATATGGGTACTCTTAGGAGTATTGTTAGGGAGGGTATTGAGAATAAATTATCTAGTATGACTAATAAAGAGTTGAAAAAGTTATTTAGTGAATATAACCCACAAGTATTGGAGACTAATAATGAGTTGCTCTAAGATTACTGATGAGAATAGGGGTGATATTACAACAGTCTATTGCCATAGGCTTTTAGATGATATGGACTTTAATACTCTGTATACTTTTGCTTATCAGATGCTTGTGGATAATAAGAGTGGGTTGACTAATAAGATGTTGGAAGAACAGATTGTTGATTATTATCCTGACCTTCTGGAGAACTAAAGATGAACATTGATAAGATCATGCGGAAGTTTAAGAAGCTAGGTTTTACTATCGAACATGGTGATGGTAGTATTGCTAAACTATATCCATCAGATAAGAGTAAGCCATTTTATTCACTACATATTGGTGAAAAGGCTATTCATCCTCTTAGACGATTTGCTAAGAGTAATTGGGATATTGATATTAGGAATTTTTAAGGAGACTATTAATGCAAATAGATATTACAAAACAAGAAGCATGGAAACTAATGGATGCTATCAAAGCTTATATGAGTGACTATACTGTTACTGGGCCTGTTCATAAAACTTTCGATACTATTACTAAAAAATTAAAGGAGGTAGTCAAAGAATAGTAACTGGCGGTGAGAGATCAGTTAGTATTGTAAGTTGTTTGGTCTCAAGGATTTGCGTCGAATGTGACGATATGGTATACTAAGGTCGATGGCGCGAGCGGTCAACTTCCTCTTCTTAGGATTAACATTATGATTGGAATCTTCTTTTGTGCCGCTATTTTCTTTGGAGTAACTCAGGGGTTTAGTAACTAAATATCTATGAATAAAAATCAGAATATCCGGGTTGTTACCATACAAATGGAATTGGCCATACCAAATGATGATTGTGAATGCTTGAGCAGAAATGAGATTTGCAATTATCTAAATATTAAAATGTATGAAGACCCTGAGTTTTTTGGTGAGATAGGTCCTGAGAATATTGTTAAGGTAGATACTCTAGAATCATAGAAGCTACTACTTGTAGTATACTCTTCTCTAACTTCTTAACTCTATTAATCATACGCACCTGCATAATATATACCATTTCCAAGGGGGTCTGTCAAGAAAGAAAAATCTTATGGAAGGTTATTACATACTAGTTGGCATCTTATTCTTATTTCTTATTGGTATTGGAAGTATAGTTTGTGATATTATTTTTAATACCGAAGAAGAAATAGTTTTTATTAAGAAACCAATTCAGCAAGAAAATTTTACTAATTTCATAGCAGATAATTATATGGATGATGAAGATACAGGACTTGGCTTTTAGTCTCACCTAATACTATAGATTTGGCGAAGGTGGCTATAGTCAGCGAGTTTATGCGGCCCAAATAAGAAATAGTATTTGTCTCCACCACCTCTCTCTGGTATAATACAATAGTCAACGAAGCCAGTAGCCAAGCATGTGGTGAGACAGATGCAGGACTAGTGGAATCATGGGCAAAGAGTTGTTTTTAACTTTTAACCATGAGGTGTAATATGCGTACTAGATATGTTAGTGAGAACAATCGTAAGGAAGTTCAAAGAAAGTATATTGATCAGATTCTGGGTGAATTAGACTTCATGCAAATCAAAGATAGATTAAGAGACTATCTTGAACATGAAAAAGATAAAGAATCTAATTATGCCTTAGAAGCAGAGATACGAAAAGAAGCACCAGAAGTGCTAGTGGAAAATTGGGAAGATTTTAATGGGCCTGCTACTCTCACAGAAGAGGAGCATTATCATGCCTAAAAAATTCCATAGAATAATTTCTTTTGAGGTAGAAGGTGAACTTTATGACCATTCTACATCTCCAGAAGATATTCTAAGAAGCTATGAGTGGCACTTTAAAGGATTTCATGACAATCATGAGGATAAATGTTTCCTAGAATCATCTCATGATGACAGTCGTGGACGCATTACTAAAATAGTGCGAAAGAATAAAATCGGAAAAACCGATAAAGCAGACACAGAAACTTTTACAATTAACCAATGAGGTGATTTATGAATTATCAATTATTGTATTGGGGTCTTGGTGGAGTTATAGCATTGATAGCGTTAGTATCATTATATTACTACTCATGTCATTGTTCTCCTCCAACTATTAAATAATTACTAATTAAGTCCGGTAGGTTAGTATCAGCTAATCTGCGGGATTTGGTTTTTGTGGTTATAGTCAGCGAGTTTTCGGGAGTCAGTGAGATTGTAAGAAGTGGCAACTTGACCGCAAATCCTCCAAAACTATTATAGGTTAAACGACAGTCGCAGGGATGCGACATTACTTTAACAGGAGAGATTTTATGATTAAGTATGCTCTAGTGGTAGCTCTAATGATTGTTGGTTCAACTTCTTTTGCTGGTGAATGTGCTAATGGCACCTGTTCTCTACGCAGTCGTGCTGTAAATGTAACACGCGAAGTTATTAATGTTCCAGTTATGGTAACTCGCCGAACTGTTGAGGCTACACGAAATGTGGGCCGTAGAACTGTTGCTCGCGTTCGTAGTGTTGTTCGTTAAATATTATTGATTGATAATCTGAAGGATCATAAAGATTTGTTAGATTATAGGTCTCAAGGAAACTCCCCCGAATAAACTCGGGGGTTTTTCTAATAGGATTTACTTTACTCAAGGAGGAACTTATGAAGAATTTTATGATTGCAGTTGCCCTAATTTTTGTGACTACTTTTGCCGCACACGCTGCTGGGCCAAAAATGGTACAGAGTTATACTAACAGTTATAGTTCAAGCAGTGATCAAGATCGTTGTCAGGCTGAAGCAAATTATATGGCAGCTAATAACATTACTGGTCATGTGTGGAGTTGTATTGGTAGTTTTGAAGGTGTAGGTTATGGTTCTAGTCCCAATTGTAACACTTGTACTCCAAGAAACAATATGAGACTAACAGGAGATGCGTCAGCACAAGGTCGTAATGGTAAGTGGTATCGAGTAAGGTCGTGGAGGTAAGTCCTTCAGGCAAGAGTAGCTCAATGGTAGAGCGTTAGGTTTCCAACCTGAATGTTGAGAGTTCGAGTCTCTTCTCTTGCTTTTTATAAGTAAATTATGATGATTGTTAAGATTTTGTTTCAGCTAATATGGTCGGGTCGGTTTTTATGGTAACAGTCAGTGAGAACTTATTATGATAACTACCATTAAAATAGAATCCCAAATGGACTGCGCATATATCTGCAAAAGAGTTCATGATGCAATTGTGAAGTATCAGTTGGATAATCAAATACAGTCAGAAGATATGACCGATACTATGGTAGTAATAGATATTAGGAAACCTAGTAGCGATATTGATCTTATTCCAAAATTAACCTTTAATACCAATTAAATCTTGTTAGAGTAGTCCGGCCATTTTACTATACCAATGAGATAGTAGTGTATTTTTGTCTCACCTAAAATTCCGGGTTTGGAATTTATGGAAACAGTCAGCGAGGATATTATGGCAAAAAAGAAGCCGATCAAAAAAGTTACTAAAAAGAGTGTTGCAAAGAAAGAGGTTGAGGCTCCAATAGAAGAGATTAAACCACTATCTAAAACTGCTCTACTTTTTACTATGATCAAGAAGGCATTTGGTTATGAGTAATGGTTTTGATTTCATTGGGTTTTTTATAATATGTTTTATTTTTGTGGAAATTTTAATTCCCCTATTATCATATTACTGGACTAGTTATGTTAATCAATCAGATTCTAATAAGCATAGCGACTAAGTTTCCAGTTCCAGTATTGGTACATGATGACTTTACAAGAATATTCATTTGTCTCACCGGACTATTACTTCTATCTGCCACCCTATATAGGGTAATTAGGTATTATAATAATGGAAAATAATAACCTGATTATATATGGCCCACATATCATTTTCTCCTGCATCATCATTCGATCAGCTTTGATCTGGTATTTAGAGCGTTTTTTATATGAGGACTATAATGAGTAGACTTTCAAAAAATAAGGATTTTCATATCCCTTTTATCAAGGAACTAGCATTTGTGGGGCTAGTTACTATAGTTTCTATGATTTCTGTGCGTATATTTCTCACAAACTTCTTACCAGAGTCATTAAAATCATATACTTTTCCGCCTGCCCAATCCTACTCTGAGATGAAACCATAGGTTTTTCAGTGTTTATGAAGGTTTTGATAAGTTAATTGATCACTTATTCACTTATTAAATGCGCCCGTGGTGAAATATAGGGTTCTCATAGGGGAAATTATACCAGATATGACTCAAGTTGTCAAGCCAGTTTATCCGATACTTGACACAGTGGTTTCTCTGATGTATACTGCTATTGGTAGTAGGGAGAGAAAGTTTAATTTTAGGCTGAAAAAGTGAGATTTTGAATGTACAAGACGATTCAACTAACCGATAAGGAACTAGAACTTTTAGCGTCCATGATTCGATATTATATTGGTGAAAAATCGGACAAACCCGGTTTTGAAATCAATAATGCTCATATCATGCTACGTCATATTAGTGGGATTAACTCCCGCAAAGGCTCAAATCAAATAGTGTTTAGTGGGCGATAAGCCCAAATGAAAAACAAATCAAATGAAATCAGAATATCTGAACTTAACCATAGATTTGGTCGAATTGTTATACAATCCTAACTTGTCAAAGCGTAACTATATGCTCAGGATTAAGAATGATATTTATCAAAAGTATGAGACAGTCTTGAAAAGGGATGAACTAAAAGATTTGGCCGATTTCATCTATAAATTTTTATACGAAACTAACGACAATAATTATTTGGAACTTTTTGAAGGAGATGGTTATGAGCATTGTGACTAAAGATACTTATAAGGCCGATATTTTTACTTTTGAAATGGAGAAGTTTGGGTCTATTCTGAACCTCACAATTAATAATGTGATTAGTTGGGATTGGCAAAAACTTAAACTAACCAAAGAAGAAGTTAAGGGGCTGGCTAATTTTCTTAATAAGTTTGTGGAGGAAAACTAATGGTAATTCAAAAAACTTGGACAGACCTTTTGGGCAAGCCTCAAGGTAATGAGAGTGTTGATGGGAAAGATATTGTGAGGGAAGTTAGTCCTCATCAATTTAGAATATTGTGGTCATTTAACAGTAATCAAGAAGCTAATTGGATTTATACTTATTGGACAACTATGGAGAATAACTAATGAAATTTCTTGTTGAAATTACAACAGACCTTGATCTGGATAAAGATCAAATTGATGATTTTATGATTGGTTTGAATAATGGTATGGAAGAAAAGATTGATGTTGGGTCAAATTGGGTAAGTCAAACTTTTAGCTGTGATCATGAAACTAGTGCTAAATTTGTGAGGAAAATTAATGACTAGATTAAATTTGGATTTGACAACTAGACAGATTAATATTTTATTTGAGGCTTTGGAAAGTCTTGAGAAAAATAGCGTGAGTGGTACTGAGCTTAATGCAGATATTATTAAGTTAACGAGATATTTGGATAGTGTAGTATTTGTTGAGAAATGGTATGTGGAGAATAAATAATGAGAATAAGAGTCACTACTAAAGGTGGTAGACCAGCCAGAGAACATATTCTTGAAAGGAATATTGAGCAAGAAAATGCAAGGAAAAATCGTCCAATAACAGATGAGGTTAAAAAGATAACATTTGGCAAGTATAAAGGTATTTCTATTACAGATATAGAATCTGATTACCTGTTGTGGTGTTGTAATAATCTTGATAAATGCCCATCATATATTACTGATGAGCTAAAATATCGGGGACATAATCCACCAGAAGATCCACCGTGGGAAGATCGTATACATTAATATCTTTCAAAGGAGAATAAATAATGGCCGGTTTAGTATTATTTGGTATACTAGGATATATGGCTTGTATACGAATTTATGATTGGTGGAATGGATATGGAGATTTATTTTAATGGCAATCAACATCAAAATAGAACTACAAAATCTTGACCGTAATGATTTTATGGCAGTCAGTAATCTGGTTGATAGAATCATAAAAGATATTTGGGATACAGCAACAGACGATGACTGTCTTGATGATTTGATGAAGGACTATATGATTGATCTTATTAATCCTGACCTATTGGATATGGACAATAAATAATGAGTATACCATATAAAGGAAACTGTGAACATCTTAAAGAAGGATATTGTATAGCTTGCATATCCAAGATTAGAGAAAATTGGACTACTTGTATGAGTTTCTCTAAAAATTCAGACTGTTATATTAATGTGTGGGATAGTAATTATCCAAAATGGAGCGAAGTAAGGGAGAAATATACATGAGAAAAGAAGAATTAGCCGTTGACAACATCATGTTGTTTGGGGGATTAGTTGTAGTTACAGCAGTATTATGTACCCTTTTTCTTAATCCTATCCATAAGAAAAATATAGAAAAGCTAAAATCAAACAAACCAACAGATAGACAGAAAATTATCATCGACAATATTATTGGTACTGTAGAAAGTATTCATCCTTGGGGACGTACAGAAGTTGTTCCCATAAAAGGTATAGAATTGGAATATTTTGAATATTGTGATGAGTGGGTTATGTACGGAGATATAGTTCAGCCTGTTGGTCGTAAAGATTATTTTATGCCGGTCATGAAGGGCAGACTAAATCTTGACGTTAAAGATTTAACTCAAACATGGATTGAATATTGCGGTTACGAAACTGGTTCCTTAGAAAAACCAGAAACCTATGAGGATTTTAGATTAGCTCACATAAAAGTGAAATTAGGAGAAATTGTCAATATAAAATATACTCACTATAGACTATTACTAAATAATACTTGGAGTATAATATCTTCATGGGAGTCAAAATCTAATGAAACCAATTGAGGTTGGATTTGATGGAAGTTTTTATATGAATAATGGTGGTTCTTATAGATCAATGAAAATAAGACTAACTAGAACAGCCTCAAGTCCCAAAGATTGGAAAAGTCCACCTATTGACAACACATTCGTCTGGTTGTATACTGATCCAGACAACCCTCAGTTGTTATACAAGAATAAAGAGGGTAAGCTTTATAGTGTGAATTTTGAACCTTTTGAGGCGTAGTTTGTGACTGGTTTAAATATTCAAGCCCCGTGGTCTACCCTTTTAATTAATGGTCAGAAAACGGTCGAAACTCGCTCCTATACACTCCCACAAAGATTAGAGGGAGTTGAGTTGGCACTTATTGAAACTCCGGGGAAATCGGCTAAGTTTAAGAGTAGAATTATTGGAACAATTACTTTTAGTAGTTGTATTCAATATTCCTCAAAAGAACAATGGCAATCTGATGAGACTAGGCATAAAGTAGATACTAATAATAAGCTGTATTGTTGGAATAATAAGCCTAAGTTTGGATGGATCGTACAATCAGTCAAAAAATTTAAAAATCCCATTGACCCTCCTGCCAAACGTGGTATAATTTACGCTAAGAACTGTCTTATGGAGAAACAAAAATGAATTGGGTTTTTATTGTAGCAAGAAATAGCACTATAGAGAGAGTTAAAGTCTTTAATGATTATTTTGCAGGAGAGGCTTATACTAATGAATATCTTAGGATAGAATTTGGGGTCAATGAAGTTGATTTCCCAGAATATCGTAAGGGAGAATATTATCAAAATGCTGATTCTGGAATAAGTGTGGGTCTTTATAAGGATAACTCCTAAAATGGAAAAGTTAATTAATCTGTTCCCTCTATTTCTTATTATTTTTGTTGTAACTGTTTTATCTTATCAGTCTGAATACAAGCCAGAACAATGCGAAGTAAGAATTAGACAGGATAAGTCGGTATGTTTTTGTAATGGATTAAGCGTTCAATCAGAGAAACAATGTCCAAACATGAATGATTTGTAAAGTGGCTGTTGACAAACGCCGATAACGTAGTATACTGAGGGCATCCTTTGGAGAAACTTTATGAGTCCAACAGTTCAACAAAAAGTTCAAGATTTGATTGACAAGTATTTTATTGGTCAGAATAACTATGAGCTATCTATCAAACAAGATAACCTAGACAAATTCTTGTCAGAATACAATAAGATTATTATTACTCGTACTGTGGAAGTTTGTGGCCTACACTAATTAATTGGAGAAAATATGACAGTTCAAGAATTGCGTAATTGCGGATATAAAGTGAGGGTTCTTCACAATCGCCTTTACAATGGCTATTATAAATGGCAAGTAGGAAGCAAACCTGTGGAGGGTTATGGCTATGGGCCTATTGATCCAGATACTAAAGGTGGTTCAACCCAAATTATAATTGATAGTCCACATGGCAGTCACTATGAAGGATTAGCTATTTGTAGTAAGAAAGAGAACTATAATAAGAAATTGGGTGTTAGAATTGCTCTTGGGCGATGTAATGTCAACCAAACTTTTTACACCCAATATTCTCAAACGAAGGCAACAAATTGTGCAACGCCACTCCCGGCCGACTGGAGTGCTGCCGGGATTGCATACCGTGATGAGTAATGAAGAAAAGTTAGAAGAAATTAAAAGACTATGCTCTGGCATCATGGAAACATGGGGCCAAAAATCTTCATATAATGAACCTTTTTACGACAGACCTTATGAGGATGGGCAAGTTATGGGACGTTCAACACTAGCAGAAACTATTCTGGAGATTATTAATAATGGCTAAGAGTTTTGAAGATTTACTGAAGAAAACTTGTTCTAAAGATGTTATTATTGCAGGATACAGGAAAACTATGGATTATTGGGCAGAATATATTGGTATGCCTGATCTCTTTAAAAGTAGCGATGTAATTCTTCCTGCTGGTTTTAAACCAAAACAAACCATTAAATTTTTCCAACCTTGTACTACTATTACAAAAACAACTACACATTTTAGTCCACCAAAAAGGCGTGATCCTTCACGACGTTGGAAATGAGAACATTTAAAGAAGAAATAAGAAAAGTTGTCGATGACATAAATTGCGATGTCTGTGGTAAAAGTACAACCAACTATAAAGAAGTTGGGCCAGACTTTGCTACTCTTGAATCATATTGGGGATATGGTTCAACTAATGATGGATCAAAATACGAGATTCATATATGTGAAAGCTGTTTTGACGATACACTAGATTTCCTAAAACAAAAAAGAAAGAGTGTTCTAGGGCCATTTAGTTATCCTTTTTCTATAGACCCTCTTAATGGAGAATAGGATAAACTGCAACCTTTAGTACGATTATCTTTTTTCCATAATGGCTGTAAATTAGTATAATGACAAAGTTTTTCGCTTTCTTCTATTGTTATTGCTAAGGACAAAGGAACAATATGATCTATTTCCCATTTACCATAATTATTTCTAGTCATACCTTTTGTAAACTGGTTTTCAAGATGTATCATAAGTTCCTCCCAAGTGCATCCTAATAATTCGTCTGTTCTTTTACTTTTACCAATCCCTCTATAAAATTGATTAATTCTTCTTCTACAATTATCCTTTGCTCTAAATACTGGATCTGATTTACGTTTTTTCGTTAAATATTTAATTTGACTTTTTCTTATCCTTGATTTGTTATTTGAGCGATATTGTTTTGCTTTTTCTTTCATTAGGTCTATATTATCTCTATATTTCGATCTATTGGACGTATTTCTACATTCTTTACAATGAGAAGCCCTACCTGATAAAGCTGTTGCCTTTTTATGAAATGCAGATAAAGGTTTTTTGTTTTTGCATTTAGCACAAATTTTCTTTTTCATATTAACACCTATAACACAGAAAGCCCAAATGTTGTCAAGTTGCAGTTGACAAACACTCAGGCTTCTGGTATAATTTATTGTACGGTTTTGTAAGATGGCTGCAACACATTCTCACAATACAATATACACCAAAAATGACCAACTCAATTACTCTCATTGGTGATGTTCATGGTAAGTATAAAAACTATCATGAAATTATCAGAGAAAAAGATCGTCACCCATATACCTTGCAGCTAGGAGATTTTGGATTTAAGTATGATACATTAAATAATATTGACTCTACCAGACATTTAATATTGCCTGGCAATCACGACAACTACAATGACTGATATAACCATTCTCATTTTCTAGGAGATTATGGATATACTTCTCTAAATAGAGTAAAATTTTTCTATTATAGGGGAGCATATAGTATTGATCGTCAAGATAGAACAGTAGGAATTGATTGGTGGGAAGATGAACAGGTTACTATAGATCAATTTATGAAAGCTAGAGAGCTTTATAGAATAGTTAAGCCAGATATTGTAATCACACACGATTGCCCAGACGAGGTTGGTTTTCGGTTATTGAAACCTTTTCAAAGGAAATATGAGAATTTAACAGGATGGGCTTTGCAGGAGCTATTTAATATTCACCAACCAAAGATTTGGCGTTTTGGTCATTGGCATCAAAGTTGGAATATGAATATAAGCGGTACAGACTTTAGGTGTTTAAACGAATTGGAAACGGAACTATTGACAGTTTAGTTCTGACGAGGTACAATAACAATGTTGATGCCACAATGGTAGGGATCGCGGGTATTCCCACAATCAACTTCCGTAGACTCTTAGCGGGATTCTGTGTAATACTGAGAAATTCCGCTTTAATATAAAGAAATTATTTGTATGAGCCAAATATTACCAGATAGCAAAATTCCTTGGTGGGATAATCATTATGAAGATACTTATAGTGAAGAAGTAGAAGATGGTTATCCATATGATGTTGGTACTAAAGTACAGGAGTAATAAATGACTAAGGATGAAAAATTTGTTATATTTTGGCTATACAACAGAGTAGCTAAAACGATGCCTTCTAATCCTATCAAGGGTGGAGACAACGATATTATTGTTGATGGAATTAATGTAACAGAAACCGTTAGAAAGCTATTACAAGATAGACTATTTGTATGAACGAAATAGAAAAAGCTAATATACTTGAAATTATCAAATTGTGTAATCGAAAGATTAAAGAACAAAAAGATCATGAGTCTACTTCTGGATATGGTGAAGATTATAATGATGGTAGGATTGTTGGTGGGGCTGCGTTGGCACGAAGAATCCTAACTATACTAAAATATGTTCAACTTTAACGAATTACCAGATACTAAAATTCCTTGGTGGGATAATCACTACGAAGATACTTATAGTGAAGAAATAGAAGATGGATATCCTTATGATATGGGAACTAAAGTACAGGAATAAATTATGAACGAGTCAGTTAATCAAGCTATTTGTGATTTCTATAATAGTGTGTGGAATTATATGAAGATGGAATACAAGCCAAAGTGGGCGAGAATGTATAATGCTCAAAAGACTTTGGATGAAATGATTCAGATTACTGGACAATATTATCTTGGTGGTAATACTGTTCCTAATACTGCTGGGGATATTGTTTCCTTTTTGAAAAAGAAAAAACCATGAGTTACTCTGAGTTTAGGAATAAAATTGATAATGATCTTAAAAAATATCAGTTAAGATATGGTCAAACAGTAATGAATTGCTTGGCAGAGGTTTGGCCTAAAAAACATAAAGAATTTGTTGCCACAGACCTAGACTGCTTTTATAATGATACCAAAGCAGATAGGTTGCTAAATCATCTGGAGAGGATATGGGAACATGAATCAGACTGATAAAGCTAATCCATTTTTCGATATTGATACCTATATTAATCATCTAGAAAAAATAATAGAAGAACAAAAAGATGAGATAGAATCTCTTAAAAGCGAAATTATTTCTCTGAATGAACAGATGGAACCATAACAGTGAATTTTTTATTGAGTATTTTTAAAGCTCTTGGTTCATCTATTAACTTTTCTTTAAAGTCTTTTCTTGTTTATATGATGACTGGTTGTTTTGTGAGCTTAGTTCTTGGACTTTTAAATAATCCCAATAACTACTCAATTCATATTTTAGGAACAATAGTTTGTTTAACTCTTTTTACATGGTGTTGTAGTTTCAGTTACTTTTTAGGGAGAATCAAATGAAGGATAAGACAGAAGTTTTTGCTATTGGTACTGATGTTAAGTTAGCCGAAGATGTATTCGGCAAAGTAACAGGAATCAATATTCGTGGAAATAATTCTATTAGTTATGAAATTGGTTGGTGGAACGGGCGAAGTTATGATTGCAAGTCTTTTGCCGACTATGAGATTGAGAGTACATTATCTACGACAAAGCAAAGAATTGGTTTTGCTTGAAGTCTTGACAAAGGGTAGTCGATAAGATATAATGGAGACACTGTATGAAATGGGATTTAGCTTTACTAATTGAGCTTGTTTTAAGTATTACTATGTTTTTTAGTCTAGGTTATCTATTAGGATTACTCTGGTGAATATTACTACAAATAAAACTCAACTTAATTTTTATGATCGTATACATATTTGGCTAGATGTTTTAGAAGAAAAAGCCAAGAAACAAACGTATGGTGATGAACAAACGGTTTATTATTTTTTCAAGGAAAATAACAAATATTACAAGATTACTCAGGTATGGGAGGGTGTTGAAACTACCCATGCTTTTGTGAATAAGATTACTGGAGACATATATAAGCCAGCAAGTTACTCTGCTCCATATAAAGATGTTAGATATAATTTGTTTGCTGATTTTGATAAACTATTGGAAGAATGTGATTGGGCAGGAAGTTATTTGTATAAGAGGTAAAAAATGACCAACAAAGATCAAATTAAAAAAGCACTAGAAACAATAGGAACAGAAAAAGCACTTCAATGTTTGATTGAAAGTATTGATGAAAGTACAGAGTGGGCAGATGCTCCTATCTGGAAATTTAAGCTTATTGAAAACTTAGAAGATGCTTACAATTCTTATATGGATCAATTTACTAAGGAGACTAGTGATGCGTCTTGATTTGGCTATGGGATTAAAGGTTGGAGACAAGATTGTTAATGTATTCATGGATGAACTTGTTATATCTCAAATAGAACATAATTATGATCCAAAACCACCAGTATTTATAGCATTGGATACTATGCTACAAAAACACTATTTGTGGTTTGATGAAATTTATTATCCAGATTTGTCCGATATTTGTGACGAAGAAAAGAGTTTTGTTCTTTGGGCGAAAGACAACAGACAATTTATTGGAGAAAATTCTCGTCTACTCAAGACTGTTTATATGCAAGGATTTTCTATGGGTTTTGAACATAAGAAAAGAATATCTTATGAGGAGCAAATGCAAAAATGATGATTTCAGAAATCAAAAAGTGGGCTAAAGAAAAAGGCTATGAAATCATTAAAGACAAGGAGGATGGTCTTTATTATTGGGCTAAATTAAACGATGGGCCTGACGCTAGTGGAGTAGCAAAAAGTGTTAGTAGAGTAGCTACTGCAATTTTCAACCATATTACACAAGATAAGTTTGTTGAATATCAACTTAAGTTCAAAGAAGAAAAAGAATATGCTAAATTTACAGTGAGTGATTATGGCTACTAAAAGCTTATATATTGATAGAGAATGGGAAACTAAATGCATAGATAAAATATGTCAAGAAATTCGTGAGAATAGTCTTATTAACTTAGCTAGTAAAATAGCAATATTGCAGTTAAGCTATGAATATTCTGGATTGATGGCACAGTTAATGGCTCATAAACTATCTAACAAAGATGAGCCAATAGACGTAGAGCCAGTTAATATTCCTTACAAAAATGAATTTGAAGCCTTTATTCATCCAGATCAATTAGACCCATATTATTCATTAATAGTAATAGATAGTGGATGTCTTAGTGGAAACAACTTTAGAAAAATAGAGAAAAAGCTTTTAGATTATGGCTATCCAAGATCACAATTATTTTTTACTTGTGTAGCTTGTGATCTTAATAGTATTTTTCGTCCAGATTTTTGTCCAGTATATTTTAATGGAGATGAGCATATGGTTTCGTTTTGGTGGGAGACTAAAACAAAGAGGTTTGATAGATTATGATAGTAGTAAAAACTAAGTTAGATAGAAGCTTAATATCTGGAATAGGCTTATTTGCAGATCAAGATATTCTAAAGGGTGATTCAATATGGAAAATGACCAGTATTTCATCATTTAAAATTAGTCCTAACCAATATAAAGAATTATCACAGATAGAAAAAGATTTTATAATACAGAAAGATTATTATTGGCTAGATGACGATGGAAACTATTTAATTCCTATAGACGATAGTAGGTTTGTGAATCATTCAAACGATCCTAATATCATAGAACAAGATGAAAATTCTTGTGTTGCATCTAGGGATATCAAACAAAATGAAGAACTAACTATTGACTATAAAATATTGATCCCAAAAGAGCTTTGGGAATCATACATGATGTAAGGGAATAAAGATGGAAAATAAAGACGAAACTAAAACTCAAATGATACCAGTAATTCCAGCACTAACTATGTCTGGAATTATTAATGCTTCTGTGAGTGGTATTGTTAGTTTTATTGCAGTATACTTTTTTACTCCGATATGGAATAAGATTACTAATTATTGGAAGAATAATGAAATACATTAAGTTTGTTTCTAAGACAGATGAATGGTTTGATGCTGGTACAGAAGTTTTTGACGCTACAATATGCGATTGGGGAAGAACCATAAAGAGAATGACTATTGATGACTATAATAGTATCTGGCTAAAAGCTGGAAATATTCTTGGTCGCGGACTAAAAAATGGGTTTTGGGATGAAGAACTTTGCCCACTAGAAGAATTTGAAATATCATATACAGAGGATCAAATATGAATGTAAAACTAATTAGCGTCACTCCCGACGCAGAAAAACTTATGAGCTATTGTGCGAGGGTCAGCAACCCGAACAATCAAGATTCAGATAATTATGCAAAGCTATTGGCATACTGTATAAAAAATAAACATTGGTCAATATTTGAAATGGCTAACATGAGTCTTGAACTAAATACAACAAGAGGAATAGCCGCTCAAATTCTTAGACATAGAAGTTTTAATTTTCAAGAGTTCTCACAAAGATATGCCGATACAACATTATTGGCAGAAGATATTCCATTGTTTGAACTTAGGAGACAAGATACTAAGAATCGTCAAAATAGTATTGATGACATATCCGATGAGATTAAAGTTAAATGGAATAGTAGAATTCGTGAGCATTTTTCTAAAGCTAAGGCTATTTATGATGGTATGATATCGGATGGTATCGCTAAAGAATGTGCTAGATTTGTATTGCCATTATCTACTCCAACTAGGCTTTATATTAATGGATCAGTCCGCTCATGGATTCATTATATTGAACTTCGTTCTGGTCATGGTACTCAAAAAGAACATATGATTATTGCGAATGAAGCTAAAGAAATTTTTTGTCAACAATTCCCAATAGTATCAGAAGCATTAGGATGGAGAAATGAAAATGTATAATATCACAGCACAAGTTTATGAGTTACATGATCATTCAAGACAACATCTTTTAATTAATCAAGTCATGGATGCAGCGTCAGAAGAAGATGCTATTTTTCAATTTAAAGATCAACATCGTATTAAATTTCAAGTAGTTAAGATACATTCTGTAGAGCAATTTGAATATGGAAACTAAATCTAATCTAACAATCAAAATTGTCAGAGAATTATTAGACTATGGATTCTCTGTGCTATTATATAACAAAGAGCAGCTACCAGATTCTTGTGGTGGTTGGTGTTCTATAGATGAACATGAAAGAGAATTTGCTGTTGCTATGAAGCACCATATGGGTTTTGAAATCCTTATCCATGAATATTGTCATTTTTTACAATGGAAAGAAGATCGTAAACTATGGGATAGAAGTATGTCCACCTATGATATTCTTTTTGACTGGATCAGTTTCCCATCATTGGTTCATAATGCTTTTATTAAAGATTGTAAGATTACTAATGAACAATTAGATCAAAGCTTACATGATATTCTAGAAATAGAACATGACTGTGAAAAAAGAGTTTTGAAATTAGTTAAGAATTGTCCTATAGAAGATTTCGATGTCGATAAATACATTAGAGCGTCTAATGCTTATTTATGGTCTTATCATTTAAATAGAGAATTGAGGATTAGACCTAAAAATCCTATCTATTCACAAAGAGTATTAGAGCATATGCCAAATACTTTTAATCCTAATTTATCTTTCTATCTAGATAGAAATAATTTAACCGATCCTATTCGACAAGCATTACTCGCTGAGTACGAATAATTCTCAAGTCACAGTTGACAATTTGACGATACTGTGATATAATCTTGCAAACGGAGGAACTATGAGATTCGGATTGTGTTGTATTTCGCTCAAACTTAAAGATCAAGGTTTTGGTCATCAGACTATGACCTATAAGCGTTTTAATTCTCTACCAAGAGAAGAAGCATTAGAAATTCTTGGATCAAGAATCCAAAATAATCTGATGGTTACTGACAAGACTATCCAATTTTGTGCAGAAAATAACTATGTTTATCGTGTTAGTAGTGATATTTTCCCACTAATTACTTATGACGAAGCTAATGTAAATCTTGAAGATTTGCCTAATTATGATTCTATTCAAGACGAGTTTGATAATATTGCACAGAGTATATCCTCTACCAGTGTACGGGTTTCTGCTCATCCTAGTGAGTTTAATAGTTTGTCAAGTCTAAATGAAAAGGTTGTAGAAAAAACTATCACAGAACTCAACTTCTACAGTAGTTTCTTTGACAGAATTGGATTGCCAGCAGACCGTAGATCACCCATGAATTTTCATATCCATAATAATAATGGTACTAGGGAAGAAATCTCCCATAGGTTTTATAATAACTTCAAAAAACTTGACGAAAATTGTCAGGCTCGTATTACTATAGAGAACGATGATAAGTTAAATTGTTGGAGCGTCAAAGAGTTGGTAGATATTTTTCATCCAATCACACGAATCCCCATCTGTTTCGATTATCTGCATCACAAATGTCATCCTAATAATTTATCAGAAAATGATGCTATTAATATGTGTTGGGAAACTTGGCAAACTAAACCTCTTTTTCATTATAGTGAATCCTCACTAGGAAATAATCCTCGTAAACACGCAGATTATGCAGTAAAACCCCTAAATACTTATGGATTAGAATTTGATCTTGATATGGAGTTGAAAGCTAAAGACTTGGCTATTGCAGAGTATAGTGAACTTTTAACAAGAGAGATTTCAAATGTCAGCTAATCTTATTCTTATTACTGGCGTAATTTATCTTTACATAGCTATAGAGCAAGGTTATCTACATAATAATTATGGTATGTTTATTGCGTATATGGGATATGCAGCAGCAAATGTCGGGTTATATATGTTGGCTTCTAAATAAGAGAGACTAATATGAGAGAACCAAAAAGAATCAAATTAAATCCAGAAACGCCAGTACCAAAAGAACCACCCAGATATAGACTACTACCAATTGATAAAACAGAATTGGAAGTTACTGGTCAAAATAATGATGACATATATACTCCGTTAGTTTTTGATAAAAAAAATCATGAAGATAATTCAAAAAACAATTAAGAAATCATACGAAAATTGGCAACCTAACTCTCTTGTACGTTGTTATCATTATGCTGCTGCTTTTGATGGAACCAAAATGATTGAGTTTGCACAAAATAATCCCATTAAAATGAGTACCAAAGCATTTAGGATTGGGAAAAGATTTAATATCCCCAAATATCTGGAGTATCCTTATGTTCACAGTGAATCTCATCTTATATCTAAACTACTTGATCGCTATAATACCATTGATCCTAATTGGGCAATTTGTGTACTGCGTATTAACAGACAAGGACTGATTCTAGGAAGTAAGCCGTGTATTAATTGTTCTAAACTATTAAATGCTGTGGGTCTTAATGAAATATATTATAGTGACGATAATGGAAACTTTGTCTGTCCCACCAAAACTATTAAGATTGAACCATTGACAACGCCGATAGCTATGATATAAAAGAGAGCGTTCACCGATCTTTTCTATTGGAGGCTTAATGAACTGTATTTATTGCAAGAATTGTGTTGGTGTTGAAAGATACGAGTTTTTGATTGAGACTAATCGGAATATCGTTTGTAAGGAATGTTCAGCAGAAAAGAAGGCTGTTGGATTCATGGATTGGGGACACAAAACTGCACCAAGTTTAGTTATGGTGCCAAGTAATGCCAAAGAAACTATTAGGATTTTAGATAGAGCAAACAGGAGAGCTAGATGACAAATAGAGCATTTAATGAGTATGAGATTGAAAACCTTTTGTTTCTACAGGTAGAAAAGCCCAAGAATCATTTAATGACTAAGTTTGTTAATGTTTTTCATGACTATTTTAGAATTAATGTTTATACTCAAATTGAAGAAGAAGGTTTAGTAAAAAGAAAAATTTCTCAAAGCTATATGACAACTTTTAGAAATGATATTCTAACAATTATCCCAGATCCAGATAAAAAATCAGAAGATAAAAAAAGGAAATTTTAATATGCCACTATTTGAAGTTAATACTGTTTCTCTATTTCGTCATAAGTATGTTATTGAGGCTAAGAGTCTTGAACACGCTTATGATACAGTTTACTGTGATAAGCCAGAAGAATTAACACAGAAACATCTTGAAGAAACTATTGTTGACGGTCGAAAGATTGACCGAAAAGAATTTGAAAGACTTTGTAAAGAAGCCATAAATAATGAAGGAGAACTTAGTAATGCTCATTTAGGGACAAAAATTATTCATAAGGTAGATTATGAATCTTGATCTTCAAAATAAACTAATAGAAAAATATCCAGAACAATTCAAGAATCTTAAATGGATTGAGTGTGATGATGGTTGGTATGATATTTTGGATAAACTTTGCTATATAGTGAATAATCACCTAGACTATAAAAAAAGAATTAATGATTCGCTAGATTTTTTTTGGTGGAGTCAAATTAAAGAAAAGTTTGGTGGATTACGAGCTTACTATTATGGTGGTGATGAATTTATCCGTGGAGCTACATGGATGACAGAAAGTATGAGTTATAGCATTTGCGAACATACTGGAGAAAAAGGCAAATTAAGAAAGCAAAAGAAAGACGAGGTAACAGGAGACATTATTCCAGCTTGGATGAAAACTTTTTCAGATAAAGAAGCAGAAAGACAAGGATACATACTATGACTTTTGATGCTATAGTTATTAGCGATATTCATTTGGGAAGCAATGTTTGTCAAGCTAAAACTCTGGCATCTTTTCTGTCTAGGATTGAACTTGGAGAAACCGATACTGATACTTTGATAATTAATGGTGATTTGTTTGATAGTTGGGATTTTCGTAAACTGAAAAAGGATCACTGGAAAATACTTTCTCAAATCCGTAAAATATCTGACACTATTAAAGTTATCTGGATTAGTGGTAATCACGATGGGCCTGCCGATATGGTGAGTCATTTGATTGGCGTTGATTTCATGAATGAGTATAGTTTTATTAGTGGAGATGAAAAGATATTGATCCTGCATGGAGATATTTTCGATAATGTTATTTCTAAATATCCTAGACTAACGAAAATAGCTGACTATATTTATAGGTGGCTACAGATATATGCCGGGCTATACTATTCTAATCTTGCTAAACGTAGCAGCAAAACCTTTTTAAGATGTTCTCAGGAAGTTTGTGAAAGAGCTAAATTATACTGTTCGTTAAAAAAGTGTGATTCAATCATTTGTGGACATACACATTTAGCAACAACAGATGTCTCTGAATCAACGAACTACTATAATAGCGGGTGTTGGACAGATCATCCATGTTCATATATATCAATTAAAGATGGTCACATTAAAATAAATTATGTAGATGTTCTGTAAGTTTTTGAAAAATTCTCAGAACCACTAAAGAATCCCACTTGACACTGCCGATAACTGTGCTATACTTAGAACATAACGTCAACAAACACAGGAGAAACTAAGATGGGTAAGGGTCAAAAAGCTTGTGATAAATGTGGAGCTACCACAGGCCCGCGAGCTTATATGTGTCCCAAATGCAATGCTCCATTTGTTTTTAAGGCAAAGAGCAAAGAAGCAAAGAATACCAAGATTATTCGTGACTTTAATTGGAAAGAGCTGGTAAAGGGAGATCGTATCAGAGTTGGTGGAGGCCCATACTTTGTATCCAAGGGAGACTTTGTTCCTATGGGTTATAGGGGTCGTTTTGTTGTTGAGGGTCTTGACCACGATGGAATTAAAGCTTGGGGTCTAGACAAGCACCAAGGCTTTTGTCATATCTATATGGGGCCGGATGCTCAGAACAAAGAAACTGGAGTATGGAAGATTAAGCACAAACTTATGAAACTCAAACAAAAAGTGGAGGCATAAATGTCTCTTACACAGGAACAACGAGATCAAATTAATAGGCTCGTAGACTATCGTGATGAGATGGTAAATAGTTTGTTTCATATTGAACGTATTTTGAAAACATATTTTCCAGAAGAATTTGAACGAGCAATTCAATTCTATCTGCCACAAATTACCACTGCTCTTTATGAAGATAAAAAATGGCTAAACAGAGGAGAGTATAGTTTGCAGAATACGATTGACAATCTGCTGGAATGTGCTAAAATGACAGAAGTAGACAAGAGTATTCAGAAATATCTCTAATTGAGGAAAATATGGAAACCTACAGTATTATTGATCTTGAGGGGTATGCTAAAGCTATGAGGGAAGGTGCTGCATCTTCTTTTGAAAAAGACTATACAGAAAATCTTGATGATTTTATCTCTATTCAACAGGTAATTAATCTTATCAAGAAGAATAATCTTGGCAAGGATGAAGAAGATAATTATGTTATCAACTCTGATATGTTTGACGAAGTTTTTGGAGAGATCAGAGATTGGCTTTATGGTGTTGGACTTTCAAAGCTGGCAGCAAAAGGTTTTGTAAATTGTGCATGGGATGATGAGGCTAATGAGATGGTATTTTGGTTAGCCAATAAAGACAAGACAGATATTCCTACTAAGCCTTCAGAGGTAAATGATGAGTAATTACATTAAGATTAGAAACATCAAGCTCTTTACCAAAAGCGTTAGAAAAAATGTGGTTATGATTTTTCCTAGATCGTATTACTATTTAGTAGATACTTTTATTTCTCTAGATCAAGCTGAAAGCTTGGTTAGAAAATATATTGAGCCATCATATAATGATGATTTTATAATCTCTGAAGATAATTATGAAATTCTTTGCAATGAGATTAAAATCTGGATCTACAATAGTAGTCTAAGCCAAGCAGCATCATCTGGAAAGATAGAGTGTTCATGGGATGAAGATATTAATGAAATGGTATTTTGGCATCCAGAGTCAAAAGAAATATTTAGCTCCATAAGGTAATCATGTCTCAAAAAGAAATACAAGAAATTAAAGAACAAATTCATGATCTAAGAGAATATTTGTATTCTGATTTATGTAAATCTTGTGGAGAAGCGGCATTGGAATTGGAAAAAATTATCCAAAAACTAGATCAACTAGAGTCTCAACAAAATTCCTAAAGGTCTTGACAATGGTTGGTCGATAGGATACAATAGGAAAACAACATGGGGCGGAAGGTAAGCCGGTTGCATCCGACACTCTTATAAGGTGTTCATAGGTTGGTTCGACTCCAACTCGCCCTACTTTAATAAATGGACTTATTATGAAACTTCAGCCACTAACAGTAATTTTTGCAGGATTATTTCTAACATCATTAGGATTTAATATACTTTTGAGTATTGAGATACAAAAACTAAAGGTATTGGCAAACAAGCCAGCTAAAATTATTATTATAGAACAACCACCAGAATTTAACATCAAACCAAAAGTTTGGGGGTATACTAAAGAACGGGCGATTACTGGTATCGACAGATAAAAAGAAATATAAACGGCATTGACTGGTTGAATAACAGGCCAGTATAAAAGTTATTCAAAAAATGTTAATTGGCGAAAGAACTTTCGCTCTCGCTGCCTAATTAGTTAGGTACGAGTGGGGTGGCATGAACCTTATTACCAAATCATGATGACTCCGATAATCGGATATGGAAGTTTAACCAGACATAAATATCACTGATGATTGTACTCAATCTGACGCAGATAATTCTGATAGCTTTGTTGGTAGTGTGATAACAATCAACTAACAATGTAGAAGTTTATATAGACGTTTATTCTGGACGGGGTTCGACTCCCCAATCGTCCACTTAATATTATGAGAAAAATCTGCATATACTGTAATAAAAGGAAAAATCCTAAATCTTTTCCTAAACATAAACTTAGACCAGATAAGCTGGATACTAGATGTAGGAAATGTCTTAGAACTCAGGCTAAGGTAAGAACAAAGCTACACAAACAAGCCCCACCAAAACCAGATAAATGCGAATGTTGTTTATTGCCAGTAATTCTAAAGAAAAAATGGCGACTAGATCATGATCATAATGATCACACATTTCGTGGTTGGGTTTGTGAAAATTGTAATTTTGGTATTGGACAATTAGGAGACGATATTGAAGGAGTAGTAAAAGCTTTAAATTATCTGCTTAGAGCTAGAGCTAGAAAAAATGCTTGACAGACCAGATACCGTATGCTATACTTGGAAAAACACAGGAGAAATTGGAAATGTCGTTTGAGCATCTTAATGGTTTTGTTCGTGATCTGAAAGCAACTAGTAGTACACTTGATAAGGTAGGCATTATTGAAGATTATACCTCCTCTAATCAGAGTGGAGCAGACTTTATTAGAAAGATTCTACTCTATACCTACCATCCTCTTTGGCAATATAATGTGACTAGTGATAATCTTAAAAAGAAATCTTCCCTCAGAGGAAAGTCTTTTAAGACTATTTTTGATTTGCTAGATTCTTTGAAAAATAGAGACATTACAGGACATGATGCTATTGGTGCGGTTAACACCTTTATTGATAATCATTCAGAATTTGAGGAGCTTGTTCACTGTATTATTGATAAGGACTTGAAAACCCGTGCTGGGGATAAACTGATTAATAAGGCTATTCCAGATCATATTCCAACATTCAGCGTTGCTCTTGCTGATAAATATGTTCCCAAAATTGTAGACTGGAAGGATGGATGGTATGTTAGTAGGAAGATCGACGGTGCTAGATGTATTGCTATTATTGATAATAATGGTAACTCTACCTTTTATTCCCGCACGGGAAAAAACTTTGATACTCTTGATATTGTTAGCGGTGGGATTAAAGCTTTGGGACTTACTAATGTAGTTCTTGATGGAGAGCTTTGTCTGGTTGATGAAGATGGTAATGAGGATTTTCAAGGAGTAATGAAAGAACTTCGTAAGAAAGATCATACTATTCCTAATCCTTCCTATAAGATTTTTGATATGATTACTCATGATGAGTTTTATAGTCAGAAGGGAGAAAAGAATAGACCCTTTAGTATCAGACTCAAGAATCTTACAGAGATTATGAAGAAGAACGAGTGTCCATGCTTGACACTGTTGGAGCAATCTCTAATTAAGAATGAAAGTCATTTCCAAGAGTTTGTTGAACAATCTACTCAGAATGGCTGGGAGGGGCTTATGCTTCGATCTGACGCTCCATATAAAGGCAAGCGATCCAAAGACCTATTGAAGTATAAATCGTTCTTTGATGACGAATACGAAGTTTTGGATACAGAAATGGGGCCATTCCGTTATGTTAAGGATGGTGCAGAATGTGAGGAGACTATGTTGAGCTGCGTTATGATTCAGCATAAGGGTCATACAGTAAGGGTAGGCTCTGGTTTTAGTATCGAACAAAGACAAGAGTTTTATAAGAGTCCCAAGAAGATTCTTGGGAAAATTATTACTGTCCAATATTTTGAAGAGACAGAGAACGAAAAGGGTGGTATTAGTCTGAGGTTTCCTACATTTAAAATTCTACACGGAGATGATAGATCAATATGATAGTTCTTGATTGCGGTAAAAACACTGCCACTATTTATAATTCAGAAACAGATACTTGTAAAGTCATTAGTCATTTAGATGTATTAAAACTTCCAGAGGAATTAGATTCTGGAACAACTGTGATTGGAGAATATGCTCATCTTGGTTGTCCAAGACAAAAGTATTCTTTGTCTCAACCATTTACTGAAAATCTTTTAATTGATTTGTACGATAGGTTTAAGTCAAAGAATATCAACTTTAAACTATTTCCTCAAAAGTCTACTCCTAGAGCAAGAAGCTTTGCTGGATTAACAAAATCTGATTTTAATGATCCAAAGGCTATCTACTTGCTACTACATAACTTCCCTAATATTGCATTAATGAATCCTCCAACTTCATTTGAGGTAGAGGATATTGTCCAAGAAGGGTGGGACTGGAAAGAGACAACTAATAAAATACTAAATGTTGCTAGACGATATTCTTATGAATCTGACGAGGACAAAAACTCGGTATTCATTAAAGAGAATATTCAACATATTTATGATAATCTTTCTACTGTAGCTAGAGATGTTTTTGGATTTCAGTTGTATAAGAAAACATCTAAACACGGAAAAGAAGGAGACATCATTCTAAATAAGATTAATATGTGTCAGATATATTCTATTTTGGCTATATTAAGAGATTTTGATGGTCAGTTAAGGCTGTATAAAGATACTAATAATTTTCCTAGCAATTATTTTATTAAGAGATACGTCCTTTGCATGACTCCGTTTCATTGGAGGGGAGGAGTAGCAAGAAGTAATCTATATTACCATGGAGCTATGAATTGGATTATTAGAAAGGCTGATCAAGAGTATGGGCTTGATCTTAAAAGAAAAACATCCATAATAGATGAAGATGGAAAAAAGTCTGAAAAAGTAATTCGCAGAGGACATTTTACTCTACAAGAAGATGCTGTTTTCCTTAATTATAGAAAGCAATACAATAGATCAATTTTTGAACTTGTTAACTTTTTCAAACAACATTTAATCTCTTAAATAATTCAGAGAATCATTACTAAAAATATTTACCCTTTCATTATTTTTGAGATTATATTTATCAGAATTTAGAATGTCATTCCACAAGAATTTAGGTCATTATTCTGATAAAATAAACTTAGTATTTAAATCATTATTCCAAAAGAATTCACAGTGCTATAACTAAGTTAAAGTATTTTCGTTTTTGTTAGTAATAGCAGAAGAATTCAGGCTGTTATTCCAAAAGAATTCACACCATTATTTCAACTCTTTTACTAACAAAGGCGAGAATATATTCTGGTGTATGGTATAGTCCCGCCTAAATGGAGCCTACCCATGCACAAGATTGTTATCCGGTCAATTTTTTATCACTGGCTATTCTTATTTGTCGGTGTTGCTATAGGATTTATCTGTAACTCAGAATATGTTGGAGAAAAAGCTGTTGTTATAGAAAGATCAATTAATAATATCTTTTTTCCAATTGCATATGATGAAAATATCGAAAATTATGTTAAATGGATGGGTAAAAATAGAATACATTCTGAATTAGGTTATCCACATGATTTTGAAATTCTTGAAGATGTTGTTAAAGGACATGAGTATTATTGGGCAATAGCTAAATATACTGATGTAAAAACTGGACAACAAATTAAAACTATAGTTAGTACAAAAGTAAGATGGAAACCTTGGGAATATAATTATCACACTAAAGAGTTTGATAAAATAATAGCAGAAAAAAAAGAGAAGATGCTACAAGCTCAGTTGGATAAGAAAAACTAAAGAGCAGCGACTTGACAAGACGATAGGACTAGTGTAGAATCGCAGCATACACTTTGGAACCAACTCTTTGAGGACACTATGACAGAGACAGTTGTTGAGAAAAAGCCGGTGGTGATGAGTACCAGTAAAGCCGACGAGTTTTTTAAGAATTTTCCCAAGGACAAGGTAGCTGCTTATAAAGACTATTGGGAGAGTGTTCGTCCTAAGAATGATGAAGATATTTTTCGTCGCTATCTCTTTGCTTTTTGCAGCGTTCACACCACTTGGCAGGGTAATGTCAAAGGATATAATGCTATCAAGAATTTTAGCGAATGGGTGGATAGTAGAGAGATTCTTTTAGAAAAACTCCACAAGAGCGGCGTTGGTCTGCACAATAATCGTACCACTTATATTTGGGATTTTAGTACCAAGTTTTGGTCTAGTCCTAAAGATTTTTATCTTACCACTAAGAAGTATCATGTTAAGAAGCGTGATAGTATTCTGAATAAGATTAGTGGTATTGGACTGGCTAAGATTAGCTTTGCTCTTGAGATGATCCATCCTAATGAGGCAAGGGTACTCTGTGGAGATATTCATCAACTTAGGCTTTACGATGTTGAGGCTCTCAAGTATAATAAGAGTAAGTCTGGCTCAGAGATTTATAAAAAGATGGAGCGTCACTGGATGGTGAATTGTGGAAAGCTTAAAGTTCCATCGTATGTTGCCCGATCAATCTATTGGGATGATCTGCAAAAGAAGGAAGATAGTCGTTACTGGAGTTATGTTCTGGAGAGCTAATTATGCAGAATGGTAAGGGTTCTAAAAGACGAGTTAGTATGGTTTCTCAAGAGACTTGGGACAAAAACTACGAAAGAATTTTTAGAAAGAAAAAAGATGGGAAGCGTAACGAATCTAAAAGAAAATAAAACAATTTTCATTCCTTGTTCATGCAAGAGTGAAATCTTGGTGATTGAATATGATCATGAAATAGATATGGCTGATCTGGCAATATTTGAACATTATACAAATTATAGCAATAAGATGTCATTATGGCAGAGACTACGATATTGTTTTCAGGTTTTGGTATATAAAAAACCCTATTCTGATCAGATGGTGCTAGACAAAAAACAATTAAAAGATTTACAAAAATTCCTGAGTGGACTTAGCCTTTAAGGTGTATATTATAAGGTTTCCTAACTTATAACAGGGAGGCTAATTATGGTCGTCAGAACAACAGTAGAATATATGAATGATCAATTAGCTGATAGAGTGAAGGTCTTACAAAAAGCTTTAAATCAAGCTGAAAAAATTATTACCACTCTAGAAAAAGAAAACAATAATCTAAAAGACGTTCTTAATAGCCTAACGTCAGAAAACAACGAAGGTTATGTTCTTGACAGTGAGGCTTTTAATGAGCCAATGTTTACGAGCTAAAGAAAAAAATAAAAGAATAATTACACAAATTGGTGAATACGAATATTTGATTGAGGGAGAAAGTGATTGGGCAAGATTTGGTTGTCAATCAGATATTTCAATCATAACTTCTGCTAATTTAGATGGTGGCCCATTTTTATTAGTTGGAGATTCATTCTTGGGTAAGGGTAGAATATCAGCAATACAAAATATTGACAGTGGACGAGACGGATATATAATAATTAAGGTTACTCTATACTCTCCAAAGGAAAAAGAATGATAGAAGAATTGATTCCTGTAATCGGATTTAATAAAGCCATGTTGATCTCTGGCTATAATGAATATCAAATTCAAAAAATAATTAAAGGGTCTACCTATGAGCCAACTTCACAAAAGTAATAAGAACAGAGTTTTATTCGGTGTTTGTGGAGGACTAGCAGAAAATCTAGGAGTAGATGCTGCCATATTAAGAATGGGATTTGTTCTTGGAGCAATTTTTACCGGAAGTATTTTGTTTTGGGTTTATTTACTTTTTGCTTTAGTGTTGCCTACAGAGGACTGATATAATGGATAAGATAGTTGGTCAGAAAGTATTCTTTACTGCTGATCTTCATCTTGGACATAGGAATATAATAGGATATTGTGATCGTCCATTCTCTAACGGGAAAGAAATGGATGAGAAAATTATTTCTTCTATAAATGAAACAGTTGGACAAAAGGATATTCTTTACGTTATAGGAGATTTCTGCCATAAAGGCGGGACTGCTCTAGCTTATAGAGAAAGAATAGTTTGTGAAAATATTCACATTATTCTTGGTAATCATGATGAGCCGACTAAGTTCACTAGTGGATTCTCTAGTGTTTCTGATCAAAAAATGATTCTGTATATTAATCAAAAAATATTCATGTGTCATTATCCTATGAGGAGTTGGGCTGGTAGTTATAGGAAAAGCTGGATGCTATATGGTCATGTTCATGGTAGACTACATCGTGAGGACGTTGCTTCTGGCAGTCTCACGCTTGATGTAGGAGTCGATAATAAAAGAGATGGGGTAGCGTTTGGTACTCCTTGGAGTTTTAAAGACGTTCAACAGCAATTTCTGGCGAGAACGAAAAAAATTTCAAGTTCGCCCATTGACATAGACGATACCATACTGTATAATCGAAGGAACAACGCGAGGTAAGATCAGTCGCTCGACTGAGCCTAGCTTGTAAGATTGGTTAATAATTTGGAGGATTTTATTATGGCTGAAGTTACTACTACTGAGAAGCAGAGTCGTGTTCGTTGCAGTGATGACCAGTTTCTTGAGGCAGTTTTTTCCAGCAAGACTTATGCTGAGATTGCTACTAAGACTGGTCAGAAGATTGCTAGTACGATGGCTCGTTATGCTCGTACAAAGGCTTCTCTGGCTAAGAAGGGTGAGGAACTGCCCGCTATGGAACGTGCAAAGCCCATTAAGACTGTGGATAATGTCGAAGCTATGGCTGAGACTGTTCGCCGCCTAAAGGCCGCTCATTCTAACGGCTGATGTTAACCCAAAACTTCCAACTACATCCCTCATAAAAATTAGTAGAGACAACATAGACACAATCTAACTAATCGTTATGATATGTAGCTTGGAAGTATATGGGAGCGTAGTCCAACGGCAGAGACAATGGACTTATACAATTTGAGTGCTTAGAGAGAAATCTTTAATGTAGAACTTGTCAAATTCGGTGAAAGCTTAACTGCTAATACCGAGCCAAGCTTAATAGAAATATTATGAAGGTGTAGAGACTTGACGGCAGGAACCTAAAACGAAAGTTATGGTTAAGATAAAGTCCAGACCACAAACAGAAATGGTAGTGAAAACTATAGTGGTAAGAAAATCCATCCAGTGTGAGTTCGATTCTCACCGCTCCTACTAATTTGAAGGAACTATTATGAAGATCCACAATAGAACGCACATAACTTTAACTCCTGACGATATCGGAAAAGCTATTGAAAGATATATTGATAGTGAGATTATCAAAGCACCCAATGGTTTAGATGTTAAATTTATGGTTCATGATGTTTATCAAAAAGATAGTTTGACTGGCTATTATAAGCCTGAGTTTGTTGGTGCTGAAGTTGTTATAAAGAAAGATTCTTAATGAAACAAAATTCTAATCCTATTGAGTATCTGATTGAGTTTGCTTGGGCAAATGGTGCTGATCGTTTTGTGGTAAATAATGCTAAAGACGAATTAAAAAAATTTCAAGAAAATAATCTTGCTAATCCTGTTGCTTGGGCTAGAATAAATGATCGTGGAGATTTGTTCGATCTTCGCTTATGTAATAATATTCATGTTGATCAAAGTTCTGTGGTTCCACTATACAGGAAGTAAAAATGAGATCTAGAGGAAATAGATTATGTATGGCATCAATTAAAAATCATAATCCCAAATCTCCGATAGACACTTTTGTTCTAGTTACAGTAAGAGAGTTCCATGATGATGAAGGTGGGACTTATATAGATCAGATAAATACTGCTGCCGAATTTCTCTCAACTGAGAGAGATGCTTATGATGAGCCATTCTACCAAGTTTACGGCAAGAGATATATGGATGATGTAATGTCTGGCCCAATGTTTCTTGGAGAGTTTTATGATCTAGATAAAGCTCTTAATTTTCTATATTATTTAACTGGTGAAGAAGCGCAGGTTGTTTCTTATTGAGATGATAAACACCAAATATAAGATTGATCTACACTCATATAGTGATCAAGGAGGATATTGTACATTTTATTGTATCCTCAATCATAAGAACTTAGCCTTTAAGGAATTTATCTCTAAATCTAGGGCTGAATATGCTAGGAAAGTTCAGCTTAAATTAAGCAAACATAATCTTGCACCGAAAGTATATTCTAAACTATGTAAGATGAAATATGATGTATTGTTTCCCGGTCAAAGAAGTGGTTGGGGATATATTACAGAGATAGCTAAAACACTGAATAAAAATTCTATACCATTAACTAGAATACAAAAATTAGTTGATGAGATTTACATAAAAACCAAACTTAAATTTTGGGATTGTCATTGGGAAAACATTGGCTATATTAGAGTAGAAGGTAAAAAGAAATTGGTATGTATTGATACTGGTAAAGAAACTTGGGAAGGAAACTCTAATTATTTTGGAAATACTGATCCTGGCCCTAAGTGTTCTTATTGTTTAAGATACAAATGTAAATGTACTGGAGATTAAAGTGCCATATATTAAAGAAGATTTAAGAAAACAACTAGATGTTTGTATAGATAAACTAGTGGACTGCATAAATACCCCAAAGGGATTGCAAGGCCACATGGATAACAATGAGTTTGTTACTCTGTTAGGAGATATAAACTATTGTTTTTCTCGTATTGTAAGTTCTCTAATGGGCGATCCTTCCTATCCTAAAATCGCTATGGTTACTGGTGTATTAGAGAATATAAAGCAAGAATTTTATCGTAGGGTAGCGGAACCATACGAAGATAAAAAGATTGTAGAAAATGGCGATATTAAAGAATATAAACGCCTGAAATAAAGAGGCCAAAATGTCCAAGAATATTGATGATGTGATTAAGGAAGTGATGAAAAGCAATAAAGATATTCATAATATGGATACTCACATATCTAAAGACATTAATGAGCTTAAGAAAAGTGTTAAGAATATCGAAACTAAAATAAAAAAGATAGATGATACCTTAGAAAAAGTATTTGAGATTCTACAAGAAATAACTATGGTTATGGACGAAGTAGAGATGGCAGATTCAGAAGCAGATTATGACGAAGAAAATGAAGAAGAAGATTGGACTCCTTATGATGAGAGAAACTTTTCTTACGATAAAGACGAAGAAGAAGATGAAGAAAACTGATGGCTAGTTTAGCACTATTAGTAACTATAATATTTTTATCTGTGCTGATTATAGGACCAATGAGTTACTTGCTATCATTATTTGATTGGATGCCAAAATTTGTCGTATGGATTATGGGATTGCTGTGCATATTAGTTGGAGGTATGACATTTACCTTGCCTGTGGTATTTTTAAAAGTTTTGGGTCTGATAGATATAGCCATAGGCTTTAAAATAATCTCCGACAGACAACAAAAGAAAAGTTGTGCTTGACAAGACGATTTGCCGATGGTATACTTGAGCCATAACAGGAACGATAACACTTTTGGAGAATAAAGATGAAGTTGGCAGATAGGACGATTGAGACTCACAGCGTTGGTGTTGCAAGCAGGAATCAGTTTAACATTGCTCAGACGAGCAAGATGTTTAAAATCCTTTCAGACTCTCTCTATTCTGATAAGGTTATGGCTGCAATTCGTGAGCTTTCTACTAATGCTTATGATAGTCATATCTCTGCCGGTAATAAGAATCCCTTTAAGGTTACTTTGCCCACCGCTGCTAATCCTACCTTTATGGTGAGAGATTATGGTACTGGTCTTAGTCAGGCCGATATGGAGGACTTGTATACAACCTACGGAGCATCCAACAAGAATGATAGCAATGATTTTGTTGGTTGTCTTGGTCTAGGGTCTAAGAGTCCGTTTGCTTATACCAAGAGCTTCACCACTGCATCATATTACAATGGTAAGAAGTACACCTATATTGCAGCAATTGACGAGAGTGGTGTTCCTACTCTGAATCTTTTTAATACTTCCGAAACATCTGAGCTTAATGGTCTTGAGATTAGTTTTGCTGTTAAGCAGCATGACTTTCAAGAGTTCACCGATAAGGCTAAGAGAATTTTCCACTACTTCCGAATGAAACCCATCATTGAGGGTGGTGTTGGTGGTAATCTTATGGATCATAAGTATAGCAATACCAATATCGTTATTAGTGGTGAGGGTTGGAGAGTTTGCCGACTCAATAATGATAACAGTTATTTTCCCAGCAATTATCATCGAATTGATAGTGGTATCATCGCTATCATGGGGAATATCGCGTATCCTGTTCAAACCGCACAGATTGTTGGTCAAGAAAAGGAAGAAATGCCCGACCATATTCAGAAGTGGAATAGGGCTTTCCAGAAAGCAGACATTGATTCTTGGAAGAGTTTTGTGGGAGAGATTCTTAACTCTGGCCTTTATCTTGAACTTGATTTTGGTATCGGTGAACTTGAGATGGATGTTAGCCGCGAAGGTTTGCAGTATACTAAGGATGTAATTAAGGCACTGCGTAAAAAGACCCAAGAAATTTACATGGAGATGAAGGAAGAATTCTCCAAGAAAATTAAAGAATCCAAGACCAAGGTAGAAGCAATTAGTTCATATTATACTATGAATGAATTGGCTGGAGGTTGGGGTGTTGGTGCAACTTGGACTGATGCTAATGGTAAGGATCATGATATTAATTCTGGGAAAGATTTGGAATATAAAATTCCTGCTGGAAAGAGTCTGTACGTCTTTAACTATACAAGTTCTGGTTATCGTTCTCGTCGATTGGTTGCTCTTACAGAAAAAATTCATCATGGAACTTTGACGGGTAAGGGTTCTTATTATTGGAATAATGTCAAGAAGCGAGGAAATATAGCTTTCTTTGTGTGTGATGTTAAGAGTGAAGAAACAGCAAAGAAGATTATCACTAGGTATTGCAATCAAAATGATTGCTTTGCTTATATGCTTCTTGATACTAAAGACTATACTAATAGTCAAAAAGGTTTTGATAAGCTGATCGAAGATGTTGGTTCCGAAAATCTGCTCAAGGTTTCAGACTACAAACATCTTACTCAAAGTTCTGGCCCAAGAAAGTCTTATAATAGAAACTCTAATGGTAGCGTAAGCGATCAAGATGTATTCTTTATTCATGGCTATGACAAGGATAGTAAGCAGATCACTAATCCTTATAATGATGCTACTTGTCTTAGAGTTCTTTCAGAAGAACAACTGGAAGATTTTCTAGAGCAGGATGAGATAGTGTACGTTCCCATGCTTCGATATAAGACTGAGGCTGAATCCGGTCATCCTGAGATTAATGATATTACCACGACTCTTGGTGATGATAGCTTGAAGTTTATAGTCAAGGATTTGCTGGGAGATAGTAAGATTTATGCTATCAAAAACGCTTTTGTTAAAAAGCTTCAAAATGATGGGTATAATCTTGTCAGTTTTAATGAGTTCTTTAAGCGTCAGTTGAAGATTGTTACTCAGAAACATTTTTCAAGTTTGGCTTCTTTCAATGATCTTGTTGACTTCTGTAAGAAAGAATATGCAAGTGAAGAGCATAAGAATAACCATTATAGATATTATAATCACGGAACTATGGACAAGCAGTTCATGTTTCATATGCTGAATATCTTTGGGTTGAATTATGAAAAGTTTATTGGTAGCAAGACTCTAGTTGAGTGCATAGATACTACTATGCTTATGGAATTCTTTGCTAATACTGTTCATGATAGTAACTTTAGGATTGAAAGATTTTCTCAATCAGATTATTTCTCTCATATCTCAAAGTTAATGGACAAAGCCAATATCCGATCAGTAGATAGTAAGGATATTCGTAAGGCTAGTTTGGCCTACAATGTCTTGACCAGTTTGATTAGTCGATCACTTTATACTGGATCTAATTCTGATAAAGCCGAAACTTATCTGAAAATTATTAAGGGCGAGTCTAAGGAAAGTTTTAAACTGCCAGCAATCTCTAAGATTAGAGAGAGCGTCAGGACTGAACTTGATAAGAATCCTATGCTAAAGTATATTCTTGGTAGTCATCAAGTTACTGGAGTTCTTGCTGATCTAAGAGCCAAGAAAAATCCTATTAATCAACTTGATGAACGTCACTCGTATTATAATAATGATGGTAAGGATTGGATAATGCAGATGAGCCAAGATAATATTGACCTATTTAGAATTCAGTTGAGTAGTTTAGTCAAGTAGTCAGAAATTTCTCAAGACCCCTTGACAAGCTTGCCGATTAGTGTAAAATGACAGTATCACAGGTATCGTAACTAAAAACTAGGAGTTTGGATTATGGCTGTTCCGTTTATGTTTGTGGATGGTAATTTGACACTGGTTCTTAATAATCAGAGTTATCAGGTGTTGCCAGATCATATCAACTATAAGTTGATTCTGGAAAGACTTCCCTCTGCTACGGCAGATGAACTACTGGAAGTTGTTGATGTTCAGAAAGCTGTTGCTACTTTTAGCGATGGTCTTGTGGAGATCAAGAATGGACAGGTTCTCTACGAGGGTGAGGAAGTTCATGGTAGTATTAGTAAGCGTATTCTGGAGTTTATGAGCAAGGGATTGCCTTTTCAGCCCCTTGTTAATTTCCTGAATAATATCATGGAAAATCCAAGTATGCAGAGTCAGAAAGAACTTTATGATTTCTTGGAGCATGAGCATCTTCCTATTACTGAGGATGGTTTCTTTCTCGCCTATAAGGCTGTTCGTTCAGACTTTAAGGATAAGTATAGAGGAGTTTTTGACAACAGTGTTGGTCAGGTCTGCGAAATGCAAAGAGCAAAAGTTGACGATGATCGTGGTCGTGGTTGCTCTAATGGACTTCATGCTGGAGCATTAAATTATGTCGCTAATTATGGTAGCCTGGAGGCTGGCGACCGTATTGTGATCGTTAAGATTAACCCCAAAGATGTAGTTAGTGTTCCAAGTGATTCTAATTGTGAAAAGCTTCGTACTTGTCGCTATGAAGTGGTTGGACAGTATGAGGGTGAGCTTCTCAAGCCTCTTTATAAGGCCAATTTCAGTGAAGATGATTACGAAGATGATGAGGATGATTATCTGAATGATTATGATGAGAACTATTGGGATCAGTTTGATGACGAAGATGAAGATGAGGACGATCTTGATAGTGACGAAGAAGATGAGATGGATGATGAAGATGGGAGCAACGGTTTCTATAAGTAAAAAGCCAAGGTGGTGTTTGGAACTTGTAAGATAGTACCTATATAGTTTCTACTATCATACAATAACGGTTCGATTCCGTTACCATCTTTTTTAGATATTGCTTTTGATGGTAGTGTTTACTGTCCCAATATCAAAATTGTAGATAGGAAGTTGGAAAAAGGAAAACAAATGTTTAGCGACAATATTGGTTTCAACCCGTTTGATAAAGACAACAATGTTCATGCTAATGGTTATGCTCAGAATAGACAAAGATTTTTGAATTCATTCAATCAGAACCATATCTTTATCTATAATGGTAATCCTCGTAAGAAGATTAGCAGCATGAGTCATACTAATGATATTAATGAGATGCTTGAAGCAAACATTAATAATCATTCGGATTCATATTTTTATGTGAATGGTGGTCGTAAGGTTTATGCTATCAAACAGTTTACCAGTTGTTTCTGTGATATGGATGCTGGTAGAGATGATCAAGGTAGTTACTTTAAGCCCAGTATTGTAATGCAAAAGAAGAAGGAGTTTCTAAATAAGATCAACGGTTTCCCTGTTCAGCCAAGTTGGGTTGTTGATACTCGCAATGGCTATCAGTGCTACTGGATTTTTGATGATGCTTCAAGAAACATTGTTGGTTCTAACCAGACTTTCTGGAATGGACTACAGAAGAAACTGGTAAATTACTTTGGTGGTGATCCAAGAGCTATCAAGGCTAATCAAATTTATCGTGTTCCTTACACTTGGTGGCGTAAAGAGTGGGAAAAGAAAGCCCCATACTTCACAAGTCTGCTTAACGGCAGCACTGGTCAACCGATTAATGTTGCTGATCTAAAGTCTGCTCTTACTGGTCAACCAGCTACCTTGCAGATCATTGCTGATAAGTGCAGTGATGAATGGTATAAGGGTTATGCCAAGGCATACAAGCAGTCTGATATTACTGGAGTTCCAGTATCAGTTAATGTTGCCACAGAAATTCTCAATAAAATGCGAGTTTCAAATTCTGAGAACTATAATAATAGTAGTCCAGATTATTGTAAGGCTGTTTATGATCATGCTAAGAGTACAGTTTTTCAAAAGGCTTATGGTGATCCAATGCCAGTTCAACCCATCCAAGATGAGGATGCTCTGGTAGACGATAGGATGCCCGTAGAGGACGAAGATATGAGTCTGGACGGTCAGCAGACCAAGCTTTTAAAGACGGTCGTAGAGTTCCTTAATCAAGTCTCAACGCCGCTCTACTTTAGCAACAATAGATTCCTATCTAACTCTGCTAAAGACCTTGCTTCTCAAATTAGTGACAAGTTTTGTATCGGGTGAGGGTTTAGTGTCAGGGGTATTGGAGACTCCATACCCTTTGACACAACCACATAAGGAGAAAACAAATGGGCAGACATACTAATAAATTAACACAGATGTTGCTTGATGACGAATCAGCAAAACAAGAATTTATTGAACTGATGGAAAAATATAATTGCTCTTTCGATGTATATGAACACATTAAAAAGAATGGTTTTAGGGGTGTCAGTTTCTATGCCGGATACCAAAGTATGTGTCATGTTATACGTCGAATAGGTTTTCGTGCTATGCGTGGAAGAAAACCAACAAGACCATATGTAATTGCTAATACTGGATCAAGATACTCTGCTAAAATCTAAAAGGTAAATCAAATGCACCAAGAAGATGATAACTATGAAGATGACTATGATGATAGTAGTCAGGATAATTTAGAGAGTCAGCATAAAAATTATTTCAAGTTTGATCCCGATGCTTGGGATGCTTGGGGTAAAATGCTATACGAAGCTCTAAATGACATAGTTGAATATCCTTCTAACGTATGGTATATTGGGCCTGGATTTGATAAGTCGTTACCTGTGAATGATTACTTCTCCAATGCAGGGAGCTTCAAAAACTCCCTGTATTTGGGGAACAATCATTACAAAGAACCAGTTTATAAAACCAAATACTTTGTACATGACAAGTTGGAGACTCAGTACAAAAATCATTTAGTGGCAAATGCCGTTCACTTTTTGAAACAGCCCAATTACTATATGGGACTGTTCGATATTCTAAATTAGAGGACAAGGATGTTACCAGCAGCACTACTATATTTAGCAATGTTTTTCAGTTCATTAACTGAAACTCCATATGTTGCTTATGATTTAGCTACTCATATGAGCAAAGCACAAAGAGTAGAATGGACAAAAATGACAGACGATGAGAATAATGTAAGATTTACTATTACATTTCATAAGATGCCAATACTGGCAGAGCTAGGTTTTGAAAGAACTTTTGTAGACAAACACAATAACTGTCAAACAGAGCTTAATAAGAAAAAATGACAACATATTTTGAAATATACTTTAACGAAAAAATAGTCAGTAAGATTTGCAATACTATGTCTGATAGTATTTCTTTCATAGAAAACTCAATTAATGAGGACAAGCGAATTCCCTTCAAGGTAGTAGAGAAAGATAAAAAAACAGACAGAACTGTTGTTGTGTACAAAACAGCTTTTTCTGCTAAACTACAATGGACAAGCATCCCCAAGTATGAGGGAGAAACACTAGTATAATGAAAAATGAAAACTGGTTTGTTATAAATGATTTCAATGAATTTGTTGACCATGCTAGGTCTTTAGTCTTTAAATTTTTTGGACAAACAAATGAGATAGCTGGTGATTCTTTAACTGCTACTTTATCTAATATGACAAAGACAGAAATAGAAGAAATGAACGCAACCTTAACTCATGAAGAAGCATCTATCATAATCAAGAATCATGCAAAAAAGCAAATCAATAAGAAGAACAAAGAAATTAGATACTGTCTTAATGATAAGATTTTAGGTGAGATTATAGAAGATTTAAATGGTAGGATGGTTAGTAATATACTAAATGTTTTGGTGAATAAAGGTGTTTTGGAGAGTGCTTATGATAGTGAACAAAATGATTTTATCTTTTGGGTAAAAGAAGAGATTAATCAAAAAGATCAAAAGCCTGAGACCGATTGATATTTATTTTGGATATACGTTTTTAATTAGTTAAACTTTGGAGAAAAAATGGCTAATACAATTCGACCTACTCGTTTTAGTGAAATTATTGGTCAGTCAGAGGTTGTCACGCGACTAGGCATCATTGTAGCCGGTTGTAAAAACTCTGCTGGTGTGATGCCTCATGTTTTAATAGACGGCCCACCGGGGCTAGGAAAGACCACTATAGCGAGTGCTATTGCAACCGAAATGGGCGTTAACCTATATACTGTAAACGCAGCAACTATTCGTAGCATTAAGAATCTTTTACCATACATTATGGGTATGGAGAAAAGGTCTGTTCTATTTATTGATGAGATCCATAGACTACCAAAGATTGTCGAAGAATTTCTTTATCCTGTGATGGAAGATTTTGTTCTTAATATTACTGTTAAGGGAGATGACGATAAAGAAAAGCCAGAAACTATTGAGTTGCCAACATTTACTTTGGTAGGAGCAACCACTAGTGGTGGATCATTAAGTCAGCCTTTTTATGATAGGTTTCAAATTAAGGAACATTTGTGCTTTTATAGTAATGATGACCTAGCTAAACTAGCAAGGTTAAACGCTGAAAAGCTCGGACTAATGATAGACGATAATGATCTACTGGAAATTGCACGAAGAAGCAAGGGTACTCCACGTATTCTAAATGGTAGACTTCAATGGTATAAGAATTGTGTCTCTTATTATGCAGATAAAGAGATGACAGTTGATGATATTTTTGTTAACCAAGGTGTTGATCGTGATGGTTTGGATGTGTATGATAAGATGTATTTGAAGGTGTTACTGGAATCTAAAGGAACAGCTTTGGGTCTAAAGAGCATTTCTTCCTTGACTGGAATTGCTATTGAGACTATTGAAAATAGCATTGAACCATACTTGGTAAGAAAAGGCTTTGTTGTTAGAACCCAAAAGGGAAGAGTGATAGGCTCATATAAAAATGAATGAAATATCAATATCAATAAATTTACCAACCATTATTTTTTTCACAGGCACACTCCTAGTTTTAGGGGTGTGTTTGTTTTTAATAGGCTATTTTATGGGAAAACAGTCAAACACTGGTGTATTTAATCATATGACTAACACAAGACCTACTAGTTTTTTTGAAGAATCAAAGAAGGATAAAAAGACCTTAACTATTGACGATACAAAATATGTTGTCGATATCAAAACAGAAGGAATGGAAAAGAAGTATGAGTCTTTAGGAGATATTAAAAAATCTGAAGAAAATATAAGCGACTCTATAAATAAACTTAAGAATATGAAGAGGTGAAAAATGGCAGCAGGATTAGACGTTGGTACAAGCTATATCGTTCTTTCAAAAGAAGATGGAGAAAATATTGTCTATAAAGACTTTAGAGATGCTTTCTATGTTATCAAGCCAAGCACACCAGTTGCCACAAAGATGATAGAAAAAGGATTAGCCGGTAAAGTATTTATCAAAGATAGCGATGGGGCTTTCATACTTTTAGGAAAAGACGCTATAGAAAAAGCAATTGAAAGAAATGATACCGCAAAAAGACCAATGTATAAAGGTGTTGTTTCCGCTAAAGAAAAAGATGCCAAGAAAGTATTGGCTTTTATTCTTAAAGAAGTAGCTGGACAAGCTTCAAAGAAAAATGAAAAACTTGTTTTCTGCGTCCCTGCTCAACCAGTTGATCAAGAAGATGAAGATTTTGATGTTGGGTATCATGAAGATGTAGTAAAAACAATACTAAGTGAATGTGGCTATAATGCAAAAGCTATTAATGAAGCGGAAGCTCTTTGCTATGCAGAATTAGATACAGAAGATTATACTGGTATTGCAGTTAGCTGTGGTGCTGGGATGACAAATGTTTGTGTAATGTTAAATGGTGAACCTACTGTTGTATTCAGCACAACTAAAAGTGGAGACTGGATTGATCGTATGAGTGCTGTTGCCACAGGAGAACCAGATAGTGTTGTACAAGCAGAGAAAGAGGCTGGGGGTTTCACGATTGGTGAACCTAATGATAATCCTGTTTTGGGTGCCGTGTCTGCATACTATGATAGATTAATAGATTATACAACAAAGCAATTATCACACGCTTTATCAAACCACAAGTCATTACCGAAATTTAAAAATCCTTTGACTATAGTAGTTGCTGGAGGAACTTCTCAAGCTAAGGGATACATAGAACTATTTGCTAAAAAATTAGAAGCAAATGGTTTTCCTCTACAAATTAAAGAAGTAAAACATGCAGCAGATCCATTACACGCTGTTGCTAAAGGCTGTTTAATAGCAGCTAAAGTATTATAATGTTTGGCTTTCTGAATAAACTAAGATATGCAACAAGATCATCTAAGTGGACTGAAGTAAGAAAACAACATCTAAAAGAAAATCCTTGTTGTATAGCTTGTGGTAGAGATAAAAAATTAGAAGTTCATCATAAAACTCCAGTACATATTAGTCCAGAACTTGAATTGGACCCTTCAAATCTGGTTACTTTGTGTGCTGATCCTTGTCATCTATTATTTGGTCATTTACTGAACTTCAAAAGTTATAATAAATCGGTCATCGAAGATTGTTCGGTGTATTTAAGTAAGGTAAAAAATAGACCTTAGTTATATAGTTCAAAGGAATGACTCATGAAAGCATTCACTTTTCTTCTGGGGATTTTTCTCTTTTCTTCTTCTTTCGCTGGAACTATTGATCCAAATACTCCAGACTCTAAATATCTAGAGTACGGAGAAAAGTTTAGACATACAGTATCTATTTCTTGTTTTGATGGTAAGGGTAATTCTTCCGGATCTGCTGTTGTTATAGATCGTCATTGGATTATTACTGCTGCTCATGTTGTAGAGAATTGCCAAACTTGGACAGTAATTATTGATGGCGAAGAATATCCTTTGTCTAAAGTTATTTTAAATCCTAATTATCAAACTGAACTTTTTGGATATGATGATATTGCTTTAGGTTACAGCGAAAAAGAATTAGTATTTAATAGCTATCCATTATTGTATGAATCTGATGATGAAGTGGGTAAAGTATGTTCTCTTTCTGGTTGGGGTCTTACTGGGACTTTTGATAGTGGAGCAAATATATCTGATCGTAAGCGTAGGGCTGGTTCTAATTTTGTTGATGGAACTGAGCGACGAGTATTACTCTGTTCTCCTTCTAGGAAGCATGAGAAAGCCACAGAGCTTGAGTATTTAATTGCTAGTGGTGACAGTGGGGGTGGTCTTTTTATAGACGGCAAACTCGCTGGAATCCATTCTTCAATAATAGCAAAAGATGGAAAACCAAATGGAACATATACAGATCAAAGTTGTCATACTAGAGTTAGTCTATATTCTAAATGGATTAAAGAAACAATGGAGGCTTGTAAGTGATAAGAAACAATAAAAATAAATGTGGTCTATTGCCTTATATCAGAGAGAATATCTATGGACTATCAACTAACTCTGGTCAGTTTATTGGTTGGGAAATTAAAAAATTCAATATAGAAAATCAATGGAAACATTCTACTGGAAAAGGAGTTACTGTTGCAGTGATAGATACTGGGTGTGATATTGATCATCCTGATATCAAGAATAATATAATCCAAGGTAAAAATTTTGTAGAAAAAAATAAAGATCCTATTGATAGAAATGGTCATGGAACACACGTTGCAGGAACGATAGCTGCTGAAAATAATGGAGTAGGAATGGTAGGAGTAGCTCCAGACGCAAAAATAATGCCAGTAAAGGCTTTAAAAGATGATGGGTCAGGAGACATACAAACAGTAGTCAGCGCAATTTTGTGGTCCGTTGACAATAATGCCGATTTAATAACTATGTCTTTAGGATCTCCTAATCCTCACCCAGATTTAGAGAGTGCTATAAATTATGCTGCATCTAAAGGAGTTATTATTTTTTGTGCCGCAGGAAACTCGGGAGAGCAAGCAGATATTATGTATCCCGCAAAATTTAATCATACCATAGCAATAGGGGCTATAGATAAAGATTTAAATAGAACAAATTTTACTTGTAGCGGAGAAACCTTAGACTTTTTAGCTCCTGGACATGAAATAATAAGTTGTGTTCCTGGAGGTAATTATGCTATGATGAGTGGTACAAGTATGAGCAATCCATTTGCGGTTGGTTGTGCTGCTTTATTTTTATCCTATGCTAGACAAATAAAATATTCAGCACAAAGCGAAATGTTAAACTCAACAGAAGACTATGTAAATGTATTTAAGAATAAAGCTAAACATCTAACTGATCCTAAATATTCTGGTATTAAAAAATACGAAGGTTATGGAATATTATATCCTGTACTTTAACTATCTTCTAATTCCATAAAGTTTTTCGATATTTTCTCTGTCATAAATACCATATCTTTTTAGATATTGTTTCTCTTGATATTGCCAAGCTTCTAAGTCTCTGTAATATCTATTGATTTGTCTCATTTCAAAATATGTTTGAGCATACCTTATTCTATTTTGCATATGCAGGGTGCTGGCTTCTTCGACATTAATAAGAGCTTGAGAATGTTTTAATTCATAATTTCCTTGAGCATTAATTATAGCAGCTTGTCCATTGGATGCTCCTTGATTCGCAGTAGATGCTATATTTAGTATTGCCTGCAAGCTGTTCCCTATAGAATCATAAGGATTTTGAGAGTATGAGATATTAGCAATACTCAATAAGAATAAAAACAAAAAAACCCTAAACATAATGAATACCTTTCCAATATTTTTTAATACCCTATCTACATACACAGACTCATTGTAAACGAAAATCTACTCTGGGCCAATGTTTACGTTTTATATTTTTATTAATACTCCGAGTTCGTGGAAAATTTTAAATTGTAGATATGAGTTGGTTGGTATATTTTTTTCTTTTAAGAAATTATCTACAGCAGCTTTTACTCCAGGCAAATCTGTTCTTTCATAATCATGAAATGCTATTATTCCTCCAGCAGAAACTTTGTCAAATACCTTAGACAAACTATCGTAAATACTATCGTAAAAATCTCCATCTAAGAAAGCAAAAGAAATAATTTCAGGAATTTTATTATCTGGAACATCTTTGAACCATGACTTGAAAGATATTGGAGGTCTAAGTCCATTATTTAAAAAGTTTTGTTCTAATACTTCTTGACTAGTTTTAAGAGTTCCTTCTCTCCACCCTGTATTCTCTTCATATTTGCTTAAAGCAGGAAGTCCTTCAAATGAATCGTACACGTATAGTTCTTTTTGGGACCTATAATAGTCTAGCATCATTCGTATGTATTTTGATGATTCTCCTATATAACAACCGAATTCTGTAATGTCTCCTGGAATTTTATTTACAAGAGTATTTTCAAGTAAAGATATTAATATTCTAACTTGATCTAGAGAAATAATACTAGAATCTACAAAATTATTAGGTCTATTGAGTAGAAGATTTGCTATCTTTGAATTTATCATAAAGTTTTTTCTTTCATAAAACAACACCAAACAATTGGATCAAATTTTTCCTTCATGAATGGTGATAGGTTATTCTTTTCACATGCTTCTTTGATATGACTATATTCTATTTCGTGCCAATTCCATCTCTTTCCTCTTATTTCAGAATTAAAATACTCTATAGAAGATGCATAGTCATGGGCCATGATAATATCATTTTCCTTCAAAAACTTGCTTAATATATTGAATTCTCCAATTTTGTTCCCTCCATCACACAAAACTAAAGTCAGTCCATCATTTTTAATAAAATCTATAGCTTCTTGTTTTACTTCTGTATAGTCATTAAAAAAAATATTTTCAACTTTGATAGTTGCTCCTTTTTGTTCTATCTCATTATACCAAGAATGATTATTTATGTCATATGATAATATTTTACAATCAATATTTAAATCTTTACAAGCCAAACATAAAAATTCAGTAAAACCACCTAAGGCTGTTCCTATTTCAAGAATATTAGATGGTCGTATCATTTTTAATACATCATAAAAAACAAAGAAAGCTTCGTGATGCTGTTGAGCAGCTAGTCCCATTACTTGAGATAATCCATCATTATTATCTAAATCTATTTTTTTATTTATACTATTAGTATTAATCATAATTTAAAACCTTGTATAGTGATTACCACATACATCGTAAAATTCAAAACAATTTTCAATGATACGAAAACAACTCCAGTCAGATTTCATATCTGCATCCATCGCACTCATCCCTATCTCCACACCTTCTGCAAAAGTCCAGACATTTTTATCTATACAAAATTGGTTTCTAGATGACCAAAAATTAACAAAGTTTTTAAGTTTATCATTATTTTTGAAAATCATAAATTGCTCATTACAAACATGTGCTTTATCATAGTCATGAATATCTGCTAGTCCATATGGTTCTATCTTATGTCTCCAAAAACAATTGTTCAAATCTCTTTTGGAGTCTCCTATGGCGTGCGGTCTTTCAAAGAAAAAATCTATTTCTGGACTACTATCTTCTAAAAATTTAATAATTTTAGCTTTGTCGTACTCATTAGAGATTATCCAATCTGCATCCGTAAATATAATATATTCACTGGCAAAGTTAATAGCTTCTTTGATAGCTAAATATTTTAAATTGTAATTAAATGTATTACGTACTGTAAATTGAGTATTGTTTTCAACTTTTATTATTTTTGTATTAGAAGGATGTTCTGTTTCTATATCTGACACTATAACTCTAAGAATATTTGGATCTAAATCCATAAGCTTATTACTAAAGTTTATAGCAGAGTCGTAATATTTTTGACCTATTGCAAGTGTAGTAAAAAAATATTTCATTTATGCCTCAACTATTTTTTCTAAGAAATTAAGAGTATAATCAAAATCATAATATTCTGGCAGTTTATTATCTAAAAAGATTGGGGCTTCTATATATTTTCTATATAGACTATGATCAGAATCTATTTTTTTGACAAGCTCTAAAAAACTATTTAAATCATCAAAATTATGCAGATTGATGAAGCTATCCGGATTAAATCCTTCTTCTAGTATGAGCTTATTCCCAAAGAAAATAGGAATAGCACCAGAAAAAAAAGCGTGTATAATTTTTTCTTGTACGATATAATCAGTATTTGTATAATGTATAGCTATATTGAATTTATATTTTTGGAAAAATTCAATCTTCTCTCTATAAGTAAGTCCATCATTTCTTCCAATGTATTCAGCAGCTAACCATCTATACTTATTCAATTCTTCTTTTTGATCAATATTTTGTTTCCAAGGACCAGAAGAAGTTACTGTTTTATATTCGCAAAGTTTATTGAAAATTATTTCTCTAAAGTCATTATGAGAAGCTTGAGTTATTGAGCAAAATCTTGTATTTCTCTTTGAGATTTTATCAAAATTTCTTGTTTCTGTGAGCCAGTTTAATGGAGAATCAACTAGTCTTGATTCATCAAATAATGTCCAAATATCAAAAACACAAGATGGCTGTCTCAAATATCTTTGATGATCAAATTTACTATATCCAATAGACCACCTGTTTGGACTAGATTCTACGATGCTATGAAAATCTGAAACTTCTCCTGATACATATAAAAATTTAATATTTTTTTCTTCTTCTAAAGAAAATTTGGGAGGCATTTGATTAGTATATGAATCTATCTCATTTTCATTATAACCAAGATTTGTCTGTATCACAATATCTGGATTTTTTGAGTCAATTAGTACATTATATCTTTTAGACAAGATAAACTTGAAATAATTAATCCAGCTATGTTGTCCGTGATTAGGAAATCCTTGTCTTGTTATTCTGATAGTTTTCATCTGAAGTACTCCATTAGTTTAATAGTATCTTCATTATAGCCCCCATTGTCATGAACAAAAATTGGTATAGAATTTAAAAATTCAATTTTACTATTATCAACTATAATATCTGGTTTGGCTAAGAAAGTATTTAATACCAATTGATTTTTATAATCTATTTGAATATCTGAATTTAGTAAATATTCAATTTGCCAGTTTCCTTGATCACACAAATGAATAAGTCCTCTTTTTAAGATATTATCTATATGCTCTAGAAATGAATCTGTTTTAGCACAGAAAGCACCGGCATTTAGAAATTTATAAGGACTCTGCACATTCTTACTGGGATAAAGATGACTGTACTGAGTATCAGGCCAAAGATTTCTTTCTGCTCCAAACAGAATATTGCAATCGTAGTTCTTCATAATCTCAGGAACATTATTTATCCCTCCAACATAGCCTACATCTGTAGCATCTAATAGAATAAAATATTTGTATTGATTTAAAATATTCTCTTTTATAAATTTCACTATCTCTTTGATTCTGTAAAATGTAAATTTGAAATAATAACTTTCATTAGATATTCCATAATCATCACTTCTATATCTAATAATATAGTAGTCTTTAGAATCTATATCTTTTAAAAGCTTATCTTCAAATGTTGGTTTAAAATGCTCAGGATAATCAAATAATACTGTAATAATTGCTAATTTATTCATAATTTTTAAGTATTCCACCAGTTAAGAGTTAAATCAGGATTGCTTATGCAATTAGGAAAATCTAAGTTTTGAAGTGGGTATGTAGAGGTCTCTTTTTCTGGTATGTAATCTATATAATTTTTATTTAAGTATGTACATTCTATAACGTCTGGAACTGGAGGATATCTAGATATCGTTTCACAATTATTACCATGAATATGAATAAGATAAAAATATCTATTAAGTTTTTCAAAAATATTTTTCCAAATACTTATATCGTCTTTCCAGAATAAATGAAATTCTACTACAAACTGTTTTATATTTTTAAAATTTCCAGTATATTCATTAAGTATATTATATTCATCTCCCTCAATATCCATTTGAATAATACATTCTTCAGAAATATTTAATTCGTTCAAATCTATAACTTTTCTATTATAGAAATTAACACAGTTATTAGTTTGTGCTAAATCGCATTTGTCATTAATATCATATATATCTATATGACTATTTGGATTATATCTTAAAAAATCTTCTTCAAAAGAGGTTTGATTATCACACCCGCAGGAAATAAGTTTTTTTGCATATATATGCTCTAAAGATAGTACGTATCCTCCATCTTTTGGGACTCCAAATCTTATTTTATTTTTTATTTGTTTTGGTATCAAATAGTTATGCAACATTTTCTATATTTTTCCAGTATTCTAATTTAATGTTTTCGTTTTCAAAATATGTTTCATAATATGGCGAGTCATCTCCATAAAAAGTTATTGATAGATTTTCTTGATCTTCTCTTGAAAACCAAACAATAGTAAAATTTATATCGTTAAAAAACTGCAATAATACAGGAAATCCTGTTAGACAACAGAATATCTTTTGTTTTGTTTTTCTACAGATATTAATATTGTATATGATATCATGATTATCAAAATTTAAATAAGTACACTCATTTTCAGGAAATAGACCAGAGCGTTTCATTATTGGCCTATTTCTATCTGGAGTATTTTTATCTATAATTAAAGGTTTTTGTAGATATTCATCAGAAACGGATATGTCTGGACAAAACAATGATAATTTGGTATTTATATCAAATCCTAATTTTTTAGACATGTATCTTGCTCTACATGGTCTTGGTTCATTGCATATATGTGCTTGTATATCTATATCTCCAATTAAATCTAAAAAATCTATTTCATCAATAAATTCTTGATATAATAAAAAATTTTTTAATCCATTAAATTTTTCATATGCTTTTGGCAATGATAAGTGGATATACTCTCCTCTTTGTTTTAAAGAAGATAATAGTGGTAATTGTGTTGAAAAATCCCCAAGAGTCCCAGTATCTTTATGGGTAATAATCATTATAGATTGCCCGTGAGTCTTTCACACCAACCCTTAGATTTACTAAAAGGCCAAACTACCCAGTATTTAGGCTTATTTGCTGTTGGAAATTCTCTCCAAACCTTACAATATCCATCAGGATCATTTTTCATACTATTGATCTCTGTTGGGTCTGCATCTTTTCTGAAAAGAGTATTGTCTTGCTCATCATGAAATGCAACAACCCAATATTCATAATCTGTTTCTGGTACACTTGAGTAGGCAACATCTATACAATGTTTGAATATGCTAGAAAAACTATTTAACCACTCGTCTTCAGATGAATAGTTATATGGGTTGGGAGGATATTTTTTATCTAATGTGTGTTGTTGTACTGCTCTTTTAGAAAACAACAAACCAGCATATCTTTCGTAGTCTCTTAAAGTTCGTTCTGTTCCAAAGCCATATTTGCCCTCATGACCTTCCTGTGTTTCTCCATCCATACCGAATAGTTTCCTATTAGTAAGATGTGAATGACTATTTTTTTGACCCCAAGTAATATCATCATCCCATTGCTTGGTTCTTCCTTTTCTGGTATATTCATGCCAGATTAAAGTCTTATGAGGATGGAAGAGATCGTATCCATGAGTAAATGCTCTTACCCCAACACTTATTTCTTCTCCATGAAAATAGTATTCTGGATTATGTTGTACCTCTTTGGAGAATTCTCCTAAAGTAAAACAAAAATGTGCTGAATAAAATCTTGCAGGAACTGGGGAGGATAATTGCTGATATTCATCAATAGTCTCTGGCAAGAAGAAAACAGCACCTTCTGGAATAAATCTATCAAAACCCATTCTCCAAGGTTCTTTTGTTCTTCCAGCAGGATCATTTTCTGGATCAAAAGATGAGACATATCCTGTTAAAAGAGGTTTCTTAAATCCTTTACTCTGTAAATCTAATATCATTTCGATAAATCCAACATCCCAATCTTTTTCGAATCTCATGTGAGAATCTATTTGTAGAGTATATGTTTCTCCATCATATAGTTGTTGAACTTGATTTCTTGCCCAACAAACTCCTTTAGATTCCTTGTATGGAATGTCTAGAATTCTAAATCTTGTATCTTCTTTATATTTTGATAGATCATCAAATTTATCATCTGGACTATATTGTCTAGCAATACCTATTCTTAAATTCTCAGGGAATTTAGCATTCTCTATCATATTTTCAATAGTAGGGACTAATTGAGGGTCCCTATAAGAAGCTATTTGTACAAATATTGTATTAATTTTCTCTTCGTTCTTCTGCGTCATAAAAATGTACTCTGTTATGAGTTATGGGGCTGGATAGTAAAATTGCTGGCTTAACTTTATTCTGTTTTGTTAATGTGTAGATATGACTCATCCATGTCTGCTCATAGGGATGAGCCCATTTTGTATCTAAAAATAACTTGGTATTACCTTCTTGACTTATTATATGGGGCCAGTTAGAGTAGTAAACCTCCCCTTCTGCAAAGGGTATGTTATTAAAAGTTTTTATGCAAGAGTACTTTGTAGGTGGTTTTTTATTGATATCTCCAAAATATTCTATCCTTTGATGTTGAGGAACATTATGCCATGCCCATTGCTCCCCATTGTGTCCAAAGAATTCACTAAAACTTAATTTTAGAAAATCATAATTTTCATTATCCATAATTTTAACAATATTATCAAATAGATTATTGACCTTTTTCAAAAAACCAAATTGACAAGTATCTACACGAAGATCTAGCAACATATCATCTTCAAAAAATAACATATACTTAGAACCAGACTCTGCAAAATGTTCTGCTGCTAATTGTCTTGCTCTACAGATTCCAAGATTTCCTTTTCTTATTTCTTCGAAATTATATTTTTGAGAAATAGCGTCATATTTTTCGAATAGTTCTGTTTTTGTTGTGTTATTGATTAGGATTTTTCTAGTTTTGCTTAGAAATTTAGAATCAAATTGCTCAAAAGAATCAAGCACCATTTGTAATTGTTCTGGAGAATTAAAAGCATTTATGTATAAAATAATATCATCATTTGAATTTTTGTATAGATTTTGATTCGCTTGTTCAATTTTTGTAGTATTATTTTTTACATTTTCAAAGAAAGTATTAATCAGTCCATCTGAATTGATTGGCTCATATGAGTATATGTCTTCGTCAAGATATGTCATTAATGTAAAAATACTCTCTTCAGTACCCATAAAGCCTGAATTTAAAGTTTCATTTAATAGAGAATAATACAAAGTATTAGCTTCGGCTATATATTCTTTTCTACCTCCAAAAAATCCACCTCTAGCTACTCTATTAACAGAAGGAGAATTTGCAAATTTTCTCATTCCATTTATATCAAAGCCATGAATTTCTGAAGATGTTTCGTAAGGAAAAGTAACAAAAAGAAATTTTTTAGTAAATTTTTCTATTTTATCTATTACTTTATCATGACTAAGATATCCAGTGTGAACAGTATTAGATATTCCACCATCAATCCAGAAAAAATAGTCACTATCAAATGGATTAAAAATACTAGCATTATTAAGAAGGAACATTTTGCTCATAACCATAGGATTGTACCATTCCATTTTTGCTTGGGTACTATCCTTTAACCATCCTGTTTGATTAAGCCAATTCTCATTTGTCCTTATTTTTTGTATTTTGTCAAAAAAAGGAAAGAAATCACCAGCAAAATTCTCTTTTCTGTGGTGATAAACAGCAGTATTACTTTTATCTCTATATTCCCATACTAAATTTTCTAAGCTTGGGTCTATAAAAATAGCAAGATTAATATCTTTAACAGAGAGGAGGGCTTTAAATTTATCTATATAATGCTCAAAACTCCTACTCCAACCTTCCGATAAATCGGATCTACCCAAATCCCAGATGCCCGTGACCAGTGTTGTTTTATTCATTAGAATTATTGAGTAATTGGAGTAGTAAGTATAAGTAATATCCACCGACCTGCATCAATATTAAATCGTTCCTGTTGGTAGGCAACTTAGGGAAATTTTAGAACATATGGGCTATCTTGACAAAATGGAAGTTATGACATATACTAATTTGTAAGTATCTAATTCCCTTTTTCGTTGAGGTTTAATTTCGATATAAAATGGCTAAAAATTTTCAAGAGGATTCTGGAGATAGGAAGGATTTTAGAAGGAAACAGCTTAAAAATAAATTCTTGGACAAGAAAGACAAATCTTTCGATGATAGAGGTGTTCCTAAGTTCAATAAAGAACTTAAAAGAAAAAAGGAGCATATGAAAGAAGAAGAAATTTGGGAAGATTGGAAGGAGAACTATAAGTATGACTAAATATATAGAAGAGCTTAGTAATGGGGATGCTTTTATATTGAACAATAATACTTATATTCTATCTTCAGATTTTAAGAAGAATGGAGATAGACTTAGCGTGAGTCTTACTGACGGTAATTCAAGATGGGTTAAGCCAAACGAAATGATAGAAGCTGTACAATTATTTATAATGGATAAAGATAATAATATTATAGCTATTAAAGAGAGCAAAAAAGAACATGTGGATAATCAAGCTTAAAACATTCTTCAAGTCTTTGATGTTTCATATTTGGGCAGGGTCGCCTAAGAGTTCTCAGTCAGAAATAGATTCTAGATATCTAATATGTTTAAGTTGTGAAAAATTCAGAGTAGCAAAGTCTGAGTGCGGTATTTGTGGATGTTCTGTTAATAATAGAAAAATTTTCATGAATAAATTAGCTTGGGCAGACCAAGAGTGTCCCATAAATAAGTGGTCAAAAATAAACAAGGAAAAATAATTATGGCTACTAGAACGCAAAATAGTAATCAATACATAATCAATAACCAAGATATATTTGAATCTGTAAGAAAAAGAGTTTCAGCAGGCAATGGGGGTTGTACTGTTTTTGTTCCTCATGTTTGTAATAATATAGACCTATTCGGTGCGGGATTTGCTGGTCAAGTAGCAAATGAGTACCCAAGTGTAAAAGCTAATTATCATATGCTAGGAAAAACATTTCTCAAAGGAAATAGGGGACTTGGATATTCTCAAATACTAAACACCTATGAAGATCCAAAATATAAGCATAAACTTTATTTTGTAAATATGATTGCTCAGAACGGTGTTCGTGGCAGCAATAATACAAGACCGTTAAATTATGCAGCACTGGTGAAGTGTATGGTCGAAATTAAGCAATACATTCATCAGAATACAGGGTTCCTAAACAAGAATGAACAGATTGAAATTCATGCCCCTAAATTCGGTAGTGGATTAGCTGGTGGAAACTGGAATTTTATCAGTGATCTTATAGATGATATCTGGGGAAACCATACAGTATATATCTATAATTATAAGAAATAGTCTCCATCGATATGAATAAAGTTATATCATTTAGTCTTTGGGGCAATAATCCTAAATATACTATTGGGGCTATAAAAAATGCAGAATTAGCATTATCTATTTATCCAGAATGGAAGTGTCTATTCTTTGTGGGGGAAGACACAAGCCAAGAGATTATTGCTCAACTCAAAAAATTTCCAAATACTAGTATTATCCACAAAACAGAAGCTTGTGATTGGACTGGTATGTTCTGGAGATTTGAAACCTCTTATGATCCGGATATAGATATTTCTATTTTTAGAGATACTGACTCTCGTCTTAATTATAGAGAAAAATATGCTGTAGATGACTGGCTCAATTCTGATAAAACTTTTCATATAATGAGAGATCATCCTCATCATGGATTTCCAATTCTTGGAGGTATGTGGGGATATAAGAAAAATACAAAGTATGATCTAAAAAAATTATTTGATACTTTTACTCCAAATAATTCTTATGGTACTGATTATAATTTCTTAGGAAACATTCTATATCCTAGAATTGCAGAAGATAAAGTTGTTCATGATCCTTTTTTTGATAGACTACCTTTTCCAAAACCAAGAATAAATAAAGAATTTGTTGGAGATGTTTTTGATCAATTTAATAATAGAAATCCTGAATACTGGAAATTTATAAATGACTAAGAACTATGGATTCACTACTTTCACGACTCTGAGTCACCTCCCATTAGCACAAGTTCTTGTTGAGTCTATTTTACAATTTAGTAAATATAAGATAACAATTAATTGTATTAATTTTGCTCATGACTTTAAACAGGAGAGAGTTGCAAGCAATACTATAGAAGTCAATCCAATATCCTTCAACGCTATTTGTATGGTTAAATGGCTATCTCTCTTAAACAATCCGTATGATATTTGTGCAATATTAGATTCTGATATGATAGCAACAAAAGAAATAGATCAACTTTTTGAAACCAATGAAGAAAAAATCACAAAATCAAAATACCCATTATTTGCAAAGCATCCACATAATCCCTTCACTAATCCTATACACGAGGAAGCTCTTAGGAATTTAAATAAATATTTTTCCGATAATACCCCTAAAATGAAATGGGTTTATGCTTGTGGTATAGTAGCTCCACATCATAAAGAGTTTATTTCAGAAATGGTATCTAATCTTTCTTTTTTCTATCAACAAGGAATAAAATCTCATATTGAAGATGAAGGAACTCTTAATGCTCTCTTAACAAAATATCAAGTTTGTGAAGATATTGGATATAATTACTTACCAGATTACAAATTCTTCAAAGCTTACCTAAATAATAATCTAGAAGATAAAGATCTACAGGAACAATATTTAAAAAATGATTGTCCAGTAAGATTCTATCTACTTCATGGATGTAAAAATTTAAAGGAAGCAGAAAATATTTACTCTCAAATAAGAAACAAATAAGAAATGATCACAACCTCTTTATGTATAACTTGCTATGATGAGGATTATCAACTACTATCAAATTTATTAAACTTATTAGAAAATCATCAGACAGAACATCCAAATGAAATCATAATAGTTTGTAGCGGAAAAGACTATTTAGATATCCCTAAAATAATCAAGATAAACAAAGAAGAAATACCTATAACGACATGTTGCATATCGAATAGAATAATTCAATCCAAAGCAAGAAATATAGGGTCTTCTATTTCGAAATATGATTTTATTATTTTCTTTGATGTTGACGATTATCCCCATAAACAAAAAATCGAAATTACTAGAAAAATAATAAAAGATACAGAATGTGATTTTTTCGTACATAACTACTATAGTTCTACTGATGATTTTTCTAAAATACTTTTGACAGAGGACTTAGAAAATATTGAAATACATAAAATTAAAGATATAAACAGATCGTGTACTAATATTATAGTAGAGGACTATCCTATTCATCAATCTCATATTTGTGTTAAGAAATCTATTTTTAGCAAATTAAAATTCAATGAATCATGGGAATTTTATAGAACAGAAGATGGGAAATTTTGCCAAGACCTAGTTACTAATGGATACCAAGGAATCTATTGTCCTATAAAACTAGTACAATACAACTAAATAACTATGATTATTCATCATCATCTCGGACTAGGAGATCATTTTGTATGTAATGGTCTTGTAAATTATATTTGTAAAATTTCAAAAGAGCCTATTCATTTGATTTGCAAAAAAAAGAACATAGATACTGTCAAATACTTATATTCAGAAAATGACAAAGTAATAGTTATTCCTATTGATGGATTCGATGAGATATCAGAAGTTAATAATTATGCTTCAAAAACCAATAATAAGGTTTTACGAATTGGATTTGATTATTGTGATCTTAAAAATTGGGATATTTCATTCTATAACCAGCTGAATATAGATTTTATAGAAAGATATAGATTCTTTAAGCTACCCAAACAAAAACCTAAGAACCTAATAGAAGCTCCACACTACCCATATATACTAGTCCATAACGAAAGCAGCGAACAAAAATACAAACTTTCTATAAATACAAATCTAGAAATATTTTGTATGGATAAACAAGAGGGATATCACCTTCTTTCTTATATAGATATAATTACAAACGCTGAAGAAATACATTGTATTGACAGTTCTATTTTTCATCTTATAGATAGTATCCCCAACACTACAAATAAATTATATTTCCATGATATAAGAAAACCTCCGACACACTTCAATAAGCCAATAAAATGGGAGATTGTTTCATATGAGTATTAAAGGACAAATTTTAGAAAATTCATTATTTGCAGATTTTATCGATCAAATAATACAAAAATATTCTCCCAAAAACATTGTAGAAATTGGAACGTGGAAAGGTCTTGGTTCCACAAAAAGAATAATTGATGCTCTTATTAAGAATAATATCAATTCTAATTTTATAAGCTTAGAAACTAATAAGATATTCTATGATGAAGCAAAACAAAACCTAAATGAATATACAAACTATGTTAATTTAATTTATGGAAGAATAGTAGAAATTATTGATGTTGAAAACTTTGTCTTATCTCATCAATTAACTTATCAAGAACAAGGCTGGTTTAATGAGGATATTTCTAATCTAATATTAGCCCCTAATGTAATAACCTCTATTCCAGAAGAAATAGATTTTCTATTACTAGATGGTGGCGAGTTCTCTACATATTCTGAGTGGTTAAAATTAAAAAACAGATCTAAAATTATTGCATTAGATGATACTAATACTACAAAATGTAAAAAGATTAAACAAGAAATTATATCAGGAAAATATCCTTATTATGAAATAATTATAGATTCTAATGATAGAAATGGCTTTATGTTCCTAAAAAAGAAATAATTTTATGAGTCAACAAATTTTAATTTCTAATGGTGAAATACTTGATAAATTTTCAATACTAATCATTAAGCAATCAAATATATCCGATAAAATAAAATTGACTAACATAGAGAATGAGATTGATCATTTGAGACCTATCTTCTTAGATATACTTAGTAGAGATTCAGAAATTGAGACACTATATAATAGTCTTAAAGATATTAACAAAAAACTTTGGATTATAGAAGATAATATTAGAGAAAAAGAAAAGCTGCAACAGTTTGATTCTGAATTTATTGATCTTGCCAGATCAGTATATATTACCAATGATGAACGAGCAAAAGTTAAAAAACAAATAAATCTTAAATCAAAATCATATTTGATTGAAGAGAAATCATATGAATCATAAATATATAGAGATCAATAAACTGTCACACCTTCATAATGGGTTTTCAATCTATTTCTGTAAAACAGACTATCTACTTTCTGAATTTGAAAATATTAAAAAACAGAACAATAATGTTATTTTAATTACTGGAAATTCTGATTATGCTATTACTGACGAGATTATAAGTCTTGCCCCCAGAAATATTAAAAAGTGGTACGCTCAAAATGCCCTGTCTAATAATTCTATTTTAGAACCTCTACCAATAGGACTAGAGAACAAACTCCCGTCAGTGAGAGAAGGTCACGGTATTGGTTATTTTGATAGGGCAACTCTAAAGGAATCTTTATTAGAGAAAACTAATTCAAATAATAAACAGCCAACAAAATTTGTATATGCTAACTTTAATACTAATACCAATCCTAATTATAGAAATCTAATCAAGGAAATGTGTCAAAATGCAACTTTTATTGATTGGGAAGAACCAAATCTTTCATTAGACTCTTTTTTTGACAAAGTATTAGATTACAAAATGATAGTATGTCCAGCAGGAAATGGCTTGGATACTCATAGATTATGGGAAATATTATATTGCAATAGAATACCTATTACTTTTAAAGTTGCCAACTATAAACTTTATGAGGTGTATAATAAATTGCCTGTAATATTATTAGAAAATCAAAAAGATCTTATGGACCAAGAGCTTCTGGAACAAAAATATTTAGAATGTATTAATAAAAAATATGACTTATCCATATTAAATATTAATTATTGGATATCTAAAATAGAAAAGGAATAAATAAGGAAAAACGTATGAAAATAGCAATAAATACTAGTGCTAGTCAAAATACTCCATGGATTAAAACAACCATATCAAATCGTTTAGAGTATTGTCTTCGACATAACTACTCAATGGTTCTTAATTGTGAATCATACGAGCAGGCACTTAACGGATTTGGAAAATTGAATTATTTGCTAGATCAATATGATTTAGTATGGACACTAGATGCTGATTGCTTAATTACTGATTTAACTAAAAAAATTGAAGAAATACCTGAACTTGGACCCCATGTAAGCATTTGCGAAGAAGGACTTGGTCCACATTCTATCATTAATGGTGGTTCTATGGTATGGAAATCGACCAAACAATCTCATGAACTCATAAATGAAATTGTAGAGAGTAAACCTGAATGGGAATCTCTAATGTTTAATATGCAAGATTGGTTTACGAAACATAGAGATAGGCTTTCAGACCGATTAACTATATGTCCAAAGCGTACATTTAATTCTAGCGATTCTCCATATATATGTTTATGGGAGCCTGGAGATTTTGTATATCATCCTTGCGGCTTTCCAACAAAAGAGAGATGTAAAATATTAGAAATAATGAATGAAAGAGTTATTAAATAATTTTTAATCAATAAAATTCAAAAGGGAAATTATGAATAATAAAAAGATATATATAGAAGCTGGAGCTCATGATGGAATTTTTCAATCTAGAACTTTAGATCTTATTGATAATAATGAATATTTTGGAATATTAGTAGAACCAGTACCATCTTCGTATGAAAGATGTTTACAAAATAGACCAAATAACACAAAAATATACAACTGTGCTTTAGTAGACTTTGATCATGTAGGATCAACGATAGAAATTCATCCTCACTTTCTACATAGTGCTATGACAACCCTTATCAAGTCTAACAGCCAATTGTATAATGACAAAAAAAAAGTTTCGGCTAGAACTCTAGAATCTATTCTCGAAGAAAATAACATTAATAATATTGAAGAATTTTATCTTGATGTAGAAGGATATGAATTAAATGTTTTAAAAGGGATAGACTTTTCTAAGAGAAAATTTAACTTAATAGAAATTGAATGTCATGCTGGTCTAATTGATATTTCATTAGAAGAAGAAATAAACAATCATAAAAAGTTCCTATCCTCATATGGGTATTTCTTATTTAGTCAAAAGGATGAAGATGGCGGTAATCCTAAAATAGTCTTTAAGCATAAATAAAATGATGTTATGGTGGCAAAAAAACTTAAATGACGGATATTCTTGGAGTGAATTTGCTACATGGCTTACAACATCTGATAAGTCTAGTAGAAAATTTTTATTTCGTTTTATCAAAGACAAGCCAGAAATTATTAAATCTGTGCTAGAAATAGGTCCAGGAATTTTTTTTGATTATGATGTCTTTTTTTCTAAATTTCCACAAATAGACTACTATTCAATTGACATTACTCCTCAGGTTGTAAATTTTGGAATTAACAAAGGAATTAAATCTAATCTTGGTTCTATAGATAATATCTTATATAGTAATTATAAATTTGATTTAGTCTATTGTAGACATGTTTTTGAGCATATACCATATTATATAGAAGCTCTAAATCAGATGATTAGAGTATCAGATAAATACGTGGTTTGTATATTTTTTCTTTTAGACACAGATTCTGAATCTGATACTATTAGTGTAGAGGAAAAAACTGGATTACATCACAATATTTATTCCAAAAAGAAAATTTCTAAATTTCTTGATACTTTAGACTTCAAATACGAATGGCATAAAACTGCCAATGACTATATACTTATCATAGATAAACATTATGACATTACATACTAAATATAAATGCTCTTCTTTTTGTTCTTTTTTTAAAGGGCAAAAATTTATTCAATCATATCTAGACAATGTTTTAGAACAAAATCTTTTTAATAAGATAGAATTTATCTTTCTAGATTGTGCTTCTCCAGAAAATGAAAAAGAGTACATTCTTCCATTAACAGAAAAATTTGAAAACATTAAATATTTCAAACTAAATAAAGACCCAGGATTATATGCTGGATGGAATGAGGCAGTAAAGTTGTGTACTTCTCCAATTATAGGAAATTGGAATATTGATGATAAAAAATCAATAAATAGTTTTGAAATATTACTAAAAGCTTTTGAAAGAGATCCAGAAGTGGATATTGTTTATGGTCTTACATATGTTTCCCGCATAGCTAATGAAAATTATAGAGACAATGATTATCAAGAAATATACCCATGTCTACCTCATTCATTTGAAAACCTGATAAGAAACAATTCTCCACACTGTATGCCTTTATGGAAGGCTAGTATTCACGATAGGTTTGGATACTTTGACGAATTTTATAAAACAGCATCCGATGCAGATTTATGGTTGCGTTCATGCGTCGGAGGAGCTAGAATACAAATGGTGAATCATCCTGTCGGCCTGTATTACGAAAACCCAACAGGTAGATCGTCAAATCCTGAGACTTTGCAGGAAATGATTAGAGAAGTATATAGCATGAGAAGCAAGTATATTAAATAATTTGGAGAAACAATGACTGCATTAGGAGTATTATTTACTTTGGCATTAGTTCTAGGCTGTTTCCATGGAATAGCTATGATGTTTTTGGTTGCTATCAATCCCTCTCTAGGAGTTAAGCAGTCTAAGGGTTTATTATCTTTTCTCTTTCTAGACTAATATCAATGAATAGACTTAAAAATCAAAGAGTATATTTGGCCGGGGCAATGGATAGAGTTCCAGATAGAGGAGCTACTTGGAGAGATAATATAACTCCATTTCTACAAGATTTAGGAATAGAAGTATTTAATCCTATAAGTAAACCATCTAATATTGGTTTAGAAGATAAGGATGTTCATACTATCAAAACTAAACTCAAAGATAAAGAAAATTATGATGAATTAGCATCCATGATGAAAACAATACGAGCCGTTGATCTTAGGCTAGTTGATATTAGTGATTTTTTAGTTGTTAATATGAATTTAGATATTCATCCTTGTGGAACATATGAAGAGATCTTTTGGGCTAATAGGCAAAAAAAACCAATTATTATTCACATGGAGCAAGGCAAGAAGCATTCTCCCGACTGGTTATTTGGCACTATTCCTCACCAAATGATTTTTTCTACATGGGATGAGATTAAAGCATATCTTATACATATAGATTCATCAGAAAATATAGATACTCATAGACGCTGGTATTTTTTTTCTACATAGGCTAACAATGCCAAAATACTATGTTAAGTCTGGTCAAATCAAATTTATTATAGATTCAAAAGATCATATAACTGCTATTTTAGCAACTCTTAAGCATTATGAAGGAAAAGGGGTCATGACAGGACTTAAAATATGTATTTCTGAGAATGGATTTGATGATTTTCATAAATGGACATGCTATGATACAGACAAGTATATAAAGGAAATATAATGCAAAAAATCATAAACGAAATAAAACTAGATTTTGACGACGTATTAATCAGACCTAAACGATCAATATTATCCAGTAGATCTGAGGTTTGTTTAGTCAGGGACTTTCATTTCAAGAATTCTCCACGTAAATTTTCTGCTATTCCTGTTATTGTAGCGAATATGGATACTACAGGAACTTTTGATATGGCCAATACTGTTTGTAAGCAACAAGCTATGGTAGCACTACATAAGCACTACAAGCCTGACCAGCTCATAGAATACTATTGTGAGCAGAGTAATGACAATAAAGACCTTACATTTTATTCTACCGGAACATCTTCTTCTGATATAGAAAAACTAACATATGTTTTTAACGCCATAAAAACAAGAGGATGTTCATTACCAAATATTTGTGTTGATGTTGCTAATGGATATAGCGAAAAGTTTGTAAAGACAGTATCTCATATACGAAAACTATACGAAGAAATAGTAATAATGGCCGGTAATGTTGTTACTCCAGAAATGGTAGAAGAACTCATCCTTCACGGAAAAGTAGATATAGTTAAGGTTGGTATAGGTCCGGGGTCTGTTTGTACTACACGATTAAAAACGGGCGTAGGATACGCACAGATATCAGCCTGTTTGGAATGTTCTGATGCTGCTCACGGTCTTGGTGGACATATTTGTGGAGACGGCGGATGCAAGCATGTTGGAGATATATGTAAAGTGTTTGGTAGTAATGCTGACTTTGTAATGTGTGGAAATTTCTTTGCAGGATGTGAAGAATGTGAAGGAGAATGGGAGTATGAATTTAAATCTAAAAGAGCTGGTTTAACATCTGAATTTTGGCAACCATTTAATCCTGGATATGAAACAGAAAAAAGAAAAACTAAACTTAAATTCTATGGGATGAGCAGTAAAGAAGCCATGGAAAAACATAGTAATGGGGTTGCTAACTATAGAACTAGTGAAGGAAGATGTGTAACCGTCCCATACAAAGGCCCAGTACAAGATGTTTTATTAGATATATTTGGAGGATTAAGAAGTGCTTGTACATATATTGGAGCGTCAAGAATGAAAGACTTTGGTAAAAAAACTACTTTCATAATGGTCAACAATACTCATACAAAAACATACGATAAATGAATATAAACTACGCAGCACCATTGAACCAAACAGGATACGGAGTTGCAGGATACAATATCCTAAAAGCTCTACATTCTCTAAATCATAATTTAACTTATTTTCCTATAGGAACCCCCTCTGTAGATAGTAGAGAAGATTATGATATTTTAATGCAGATGATACAAAATCAAAATACTTGGGATATTTATGCTCCGTATATTAAAATATGGCATCAGTTTGATTTGGCTGATCATGTCGGTAGAGGGAAATATTATGCTTATCCCTTTTTTGAATTAGATAATTTTAGCGAAAGAGAAAAAACACATTTGTCTATTCCAGACGGAATTTTTGCTTCTTGTAATTGGGCTAAAGAAGTTATAGAAAATAATGGAGTTAAAACTCCAGTATCTATAGTTCCATTGGGAGTTAATAGAGAAATTTTTAATGAGAATATATTAAGAACAAGAACTGATAATAAATATGTTTTTCTCACAATAGGGAAATGGGAAATTAGAAAAGCTCATGATTTACTACCCTCTGTCTTTAAAAAAGCTTTTGCTAATAATGAAGAAGTAGAACTTTGGATTTTAGCTGCTGAACATCAATATTCTAGTGAAGAAGAAATTGCTAAGTGGAAAGAATTCTATAAAGCAGATAATATTAAAGTTATTCCTGGTCTCAAATCTAAGAATGAAGTAGCACAACTGATTGCTAATAGTGATTGTGGGCTATATATCAGTAGAGCAGAAGGCTGGAATCTTGAACTCTTAGAAAGTATGAGTATGAATAAGCCAGTTATAGCTACAAACTATTCTGCTCATACAGAATATTGTAATTCTGAAAATTCCTTCTTGGTAGAAATAAATAATACCGAGCTTGCTTTTGATGGTAAGGCTTTTCAAAAACAAGGAAGATGGGCAAAAATAGACCAAAAACAAATAGATCAAACTATAGAATATATGAGACATGTTTATAATAATAGAATTATAACAAATATTAATGGAATAAAAACGGCTGAAAAATTATCATGGAAGAATTCAGCCAGTATAATTTCTAGGTGTATATCAAGTTAAAGGAGTTTTAATTATGCCTATTCCACAACCAAATGATAATGAAAATAATGAGAAGTTTGTTTCTCGTTGTATGAGTAATCCTACAATGAAAAAAGACTATACAGACACCAAGCAAAGGGTAGCAGTTTGTCTAGGACAAACCAAAAAATCTAGCTCTTTATTACAAGAAATAGATGATCAAGTCTTTGCTTCCGTAGCAATATGGGATGATGAGTGGGATGAATTTACTAGAGACATTGATATAGATGATATCTATGATGAAGATGGTATGCCTCTAATAACAGCAGCAGAAAAGAAAAAACAAAAAGTTACTCTGAATAAACCATCTAGAACTCCTGGAGGTCCAAAAAAGTTCACAGTATATGTGAAAAATGATAAAGGAAATGTAGTTAAAGTTAATTTTGGTGATCCAAATATGGAAATCAAAAGAGACGATCCAGAAAGAAGAAAATCTTACAGAGCAAGACATAACTGCGACAATCCTGGACCAAAATGGAAAGCCAACTACTGGTCTTGCAAAATGTGGTCAAAAACCAATGTTTCAGATCTAACATAAGGAATTTATTATGTCAAAAGACTATCGTACTATTTCAGAATTACTTTCATCACAAGAACAAAGCCCAGAACAAGAAAAAAAGGAAACAACTGTGGAAGAGAATACTTCAGATCAAACACAAGCAGAGAACGACAATGTAGTAGAACTATTAAAGAAATCTTTGAATATTCATTGGCAGCAAACCACAGTATTGTCTGGACAAGCTGTTCATCTTGCAAGATGGGGTTATTCAAAACTAGCAGCAGTAATTAAAGCAGATGCTTTACAAGAACATGAGCATGCTATGATTAACTTAACAAGACTAGAATTTTTTGATGCAGATTATCAGCCTTTGGTAGTACAGCCCCCAGTATGGAAACGACATGATATGGTTGCCATGATCCAATATAATCTAGATTCTGTTCAAGAAGCAGCTAGAGCAGAAAGAGCAACAATATCCGCTGCCAGAGCAGTAGGAGATGAAATGACAGCAAATGTTATGATTCCTCTACTACAAGGTAGTGAAGACGGTATTGTTCTATATACAGGATTTCTTAAGATTATCGAAGAAATGGGTCTAGATAACTTCCTATCAATTCAAGCATAAAGGCAAGATTAACAATGAATAACTTTCATAGATTATTAACAGACATAGAGCAATCAATATCGGAACAAAAAATAGTAATTAATAATCAGACTAATGCTGATGATGTTTTTGATTTAGTAGTATCTCCATCTAAAGATCCTCTCGATAATGAAGAAGATTCTTCTGTTGTAGAAAATGAACAAACTATACAAGAACTTTATGGTATGTCTTTATCTTCTTTAGAAGCTATTAGCGCTCATGTTAATGCTATTTTAAGTGCTGTTGATAATAACAACATGTCAGTAAAAGATAACTTGACAGAATCCTGGCTTCAAGGTAAAATCGCCATAACTGAGGACTATGTGAGGACTATCCATGATTTCCTCATGTTCTCTAAGAAGGTTGACGATAGTATAGATGCTGGTTCTAGACCGGGTTTGTGGGATAATATTCGTAAGAAGAAAGAAAAAGAAGGTAAGAAATATAGACCAGCAAAACCCGGAGATAAAGATAGACCAGATCCTGATACATGGAATAAGTTGACTAAGGACGATAAGAAGTAATATTGGTATTTAATAATTAAAAGGAAACTCTAAGGAACTAAAATGGAAAAAAGTTTTGATTCATTGTCTACATATATATCTCTAGCTAAAAAAACCATCTCTAAATTTGGACCAAAATTTTACAATGGTCTTTCTACAGAGATGTTAAAAAATGAAGAAGCAATCTCAGATGTTGCCACGGCTTTGATGTATGCCGATTGGAGATTTGATGAGAATAGAAAGGGTAAAACCGGTTTACAGAAAACACTTTATTCTTATCGTAATCAGTGTGCTATTTGGGCTATAAAGACTTATGTTACTACCAAATATAAGCAGAGAAAAAACTATAGCATAGATCAAGATAATGATAATGATCAGAAGTTGGACGCTCTATTACCTGATCTTAAAGCTCAAAATCCATTAGATATTCTAATAGACAATGAATATAAGAAAGATCTTTCGATTAATATCAAAGAACTTCTGAATAATAATATTCTAAGCGATAAACAGAAACAACAAATAGAGATGTATTATTTTGATGACGAAACTCTTTCATCAATAGGAGATAAGTTTGGAGTCTCTAGGGAAGCAGTAAGACAGAATATCAAACGTGGACTGGAACTAATAAGAGCTTGCGATGAAACTTATGCATAATATCTTAAAAGTTTATAGTTATATCAAAAATCTATTTTTAAAACCAAAATCTAAGGAGACTCCTTTGGATTTAAAAAATAATATTGAAAATTCTTTAGAAGAAGAATATATTGGAGGTCTTTCTTTTAAAGTAACTCTGGATGGAGAGATAGATATTAGCTGTTCTTTGCCTGATATCTCTACAAAACCTGTCGAACAAATAACTCTTATTGCAGAGAAATATTCTGAATTTTTGTTATTCATTAACGAGGGATATGCTAAAGATGATATTATGAAAATTCTTAAGAAAAATGTTAAAGTTTCTGACGACCCTAACGATCATTTATTTTTAGAGAATTTTTTGGTTTTTTATACTATGTTAAGTACAGAATATAAAAAGACAAAAGCTCTTAAAGAGAAATATGATCAACCTATGGTTAGGCCGACTTCTGTCTTTAGAACAGTCTGATTGCAATAGAGACTGATTGTATTATTATAAGTGGGTGTTTCTGCCTATACTTCTAACAAAAAATATCTACTATGAGTTACACAGAAAATACAATTATTTGGCAGAAGTGGGTTGATCCATTTGGAGAAGACGAAATGATAGAGGTAGCTCCTGTATATGAAGATGAAGAAGAGTTTCTTGAAGAAGGAGATTCTTCTATAAGTGAAAAAGTAGAATCTATATTAAAAGATGAACTTTTTAACAAAAAAACAAAGAATATAAAAGTTATGTCAACTCCAATGGGGATTATTCCTATAACTGAGAATACAGCTAGTGGGAAAATTTTCAATTTTTGGGTCGGTCATACTAACTTTAATATTACAAAGAAGGTTGCTTCTTTAATTGAAGATACCGAAGGAGTAGAGTGTCTAGATATTTATACTAGATATCGTTTTAGAGTGGCTATAGGAAAAGCTTTTGATGATTCTAAAGTAATGAGACATATAAACAATAATGTTTATGAATATTTGAGATAAATATATGGTAATCAATAATCACGATCCAGACTTAGCAAATATACATTCTAATAATATAGATGTTCAAAACAGAGAAATCTATTTACATTCTTATTTTAGTGATTCAGATCAAGAGCCTGGGGTTGATTATAGGTGTTCTGTTACTTTTGAAAAAAATCTAAGATATCTTAATCTATTATCTCTAGAGCCTATACTAGTACACATGCATTTGCCAGGAGGAGAATGGCAAGATTGTCTAGGTATGTACGACGCTATCAGACATTCTAAAGCACAAATTATTATTCTGGCTTATGCAAAAGCAGAATCTTCAAGTAGTGTTTTATTGCAAGCTGGTCATTTAAGAGTATTGATGCCCAACACTAATGTTTTGATTCATTATGGCTCTTTTAGTCTTGATGGAGAACACTCAAAAGCTGCCGCTAGTTCAATAAAATGGAATGAAGAAGAGTGCGATAAGATGGTTGAGATATTTACTGATAGGTGTATAAATAGTAGCATATATAAGCAAAAAAATTGGAAAAGAATGATGGCCAGAAAACACATTGTTTCTCAATTAGCCAATAAGTGCGATTGGATATTAACAGCAGAAGAAGCGGTAGAATATGGTTTTGCAGATGGCGTACTTGGTAGCAAAAAATTTCCAAATATAGACTATTTAAAAACACATATAAAAAGAAAATAAATGTATATAGAATATGCTTGCTATGACTATACTCTATCTGATGAACAAATCAAAACAAATGTAACAACAGCTGTTAAATTTGGAATTAAAAATATAGCTACATATTCTAACAATCTTCCTCTAATCAAAAACCTTTTTCCTGATTTATCTACTCTCTCATTCTCTTGTCCGGTTGACTTCCCATGTGGAATGTCTGATCTAAAGAGTCGTAATCTGATGGTGTCACAAGCGATAAAAGCTGGGGCAAACACTATTGATCTTGTTATTCCTTCTAAATATATAGTCAATCGTAAATATGATAAATTAAGGGAAGATATTAAAAGCAACTTAGCAATCTGCAATGAAGCAGGGGTTGAGCTTCGATATATATTAGAGTATAGAGTCTTTAATCATGAAACCCTAGCTAAAACTTGCCAAATACTCAAAACTCTTCAGGTTCAATCCATATTTCCATCAACAGGTAATATGATTGACGATATTAATGACAATATCATTGCTGCTAAATATCTTTCTTCTAAATCAGAAATTCAGGCTATTATTAATGGTAATGTTTGGACTTCTAAACAGGCTGAAACTATTAAGAGTTCTGGATCTCATGGAGTAAGACTTCATCATTTAGCCTCTTTAGGATTATTCATTAAAAATAACGCCTCTTGACAAATTTTGGGGTATAGTTAGGTGGTAAACTCACCACATACAATTGCAGGAGATAAAAATGGCCACAGCACAAGTAAATGGGTCAGCTTCAACAGGTACCTATAATAGTGGTACAACAAAAAATAATGGTGGTGCAGCAATCAAGGCTGGATCATCAACAAAACTAACCAACCGTTCAGTAAAGGGTGTTGATGTTGGTTTTGTAGGTTCTAAGGTTGTTAATTCAACAGCAGTAGGTAGTGTCCCAGCATTATCAAGTGGTACTTTTGCCTATAACAATAAGAGACCAGTAGCAGAAAGACTAACAACATCTTTGGCTACAGTAGCTAACAATGCTTTATTAAGAGGAGCTGATGTTCCAGGCTTAATAAGAAGTATCAATAAAATTGAATCAGTAAATACAAACCTAACATCTACAGCTTTTAGAGCAGGATTTAACTTGTACACTGGTCGCTATATCAATACAGTAACTTCACAAACAGATGCTCTTGGCAATGACGTTGCTGCTAGTCCAACCCGCAGTGTTCCAGGTCACCTTATCTACAAGAGTGGAAAAGGTCAACCAGTTGTTAATTACAAAGCAAAGACCGCCTAATATTTATTTGTCGATAAACGATACAACTAAAGCCAATGATGCGTTAAGTATCGTTGGCTTTTAGTTTTTTAAATGGAGAGTCAATTATGGCAGATGAATCATTAACTCACTTCTGGCAAATAGTCTCTACTACATCCATAACCATAATAGTTACAATGGTTGGATTCTGGGTAGGTCTTGTTAAGAATATGGTTACAAAACACGACGTTACACATATGATAGAAACTCAATCTCCATATATAAATGATAGACAATTTATTATGGATAAACTAGCAAGTAATAAAGAGGTTCAAGCTTCATTTGCTAATGCTTTACAAAGAAATAGCGAAGTAATGAATGAACTGAAGATTCAAATCATGGTTTTAAGCAAAACTCTTGAGGCTTTAGAAGACCGAATTGAAAAATGATAATCGGCTAAATTAGATTGGTGTATATTATATAACATAACAACATTTTCTTATTGGAGAAAAACATGCCAAGACCATTCACAGATATAACAAATGCAACAGCCTCTACAACCATTAAAAATGGAACAATTGTAGTAACAACAACCTTCAGAGGAAAATACTCAACTCTGAATACTTTTGTAAAAAATACTCCAACAATCTCTGCAATAGCTAGTGTGTACGGTAATAGATTCTACAACGGCATCTTTGTAAAAACATTATCTTAATTTGATTATTCACAATTAATATAAAGGGTATTAATTATGGTTAAACCCGGCTATAAGACTAGTGAATTTTGGTTTACTATGGTAAGTTTTGTATTTAGTGGTTTATATTTAATGGGTATTATTGGAGAAAATTCTCAAAAAGAAGATTTGATTCAAGAAACAAGCAGGGGCTTAGAAGCTACAATTCTTATTGCAGGACAACTTACTGTTTTATTTAAGTATATCAATAGTAGATCTGAACTTAAAAAAACTTGGTGGAGTACAGCTAATCCAGAAGAAAGAAAAATAGCGAATAAGGCAAACAGAAGAAAAAAGAAACCTAAGAGTACAGGAAAAACAAATGTCAAACCAGACAGTATCATTACAGATAAATAATATAGTAGAACAAGCTAAAGCAATATTAAAAACAGCAAAATCAGTAGCTGCCCCGCAAGCTTGGAATTTATTGCAACTCGCTATAGCCGATGTTATTCAACAGATTCAAATAATTCATCCAGAACTAAAAGGTTCTGATAAAAAAGAAATAGCAATGAATGCTGTTTCTAGGTTTTATGATCAGGTTTTTTTAGTAGTAGAATTTCCCTTTGTTCCACAGCTACTCCAGCCTATTATACAGAGATACGTTAAACAGCTGTTGATGATTCTAGTTGGAGCTTCTATTGATGCTATGGTTACTACTTTTAGAAATACTGGAGTTTTTTCTAGCGTAACAGTTGATAAGAATGTTGATACCAACCCTAAAGTTTCAGATAAATGAGAAAGAAGGATTCCAATGAATTTTACAGAGAGCTTTCAAGAATTTAGTAGTAGATTGAGCACAACGGATTTAGCTCTTTATGCCGGTGCTGGTTTAGTATTATGGGTTTTGTTTAAGGATAAACTAAGTCCTGTACAGGAATTTCTTGGTGGACTATTATCAAAAGTAAAGGGACCAACCCCAACTTCTATAGCCCCTATTGTTGTTCCATCAGTTGATACCGTAGTTGTTCCAAAGTCTGTAGTAGGGAATAAGCCAGACGATACTTTCTTTAAGCTAGTCGTTTCTTGGAAACAAACAAGAGACTTGGCTGTTCAAAGTGGTTGTGGTGAAGCAGTTAAGGTTGCCGACCAAATGTTTCCATTCCTAAGTCCTAATGTTTGCAAAAAAGAGGATAAAGTATCATGAGTATAGATAAAAAAGTATTACTAGGACTAGGTGGTTTACTAATCTTAGTAGGACTACTTAAGCCAGAGTTTTCTGATATTCTAAAGCCTAAACCATCTGTAGTGGATGTTTTAGAATTATCAGTACCAACAGATGAAGCTGTCAAAAAAGAAGCTGATGATGTTGTTACTGTTCTAAAAGAAGCTGGTATCAAGTCAGAAGCAAAAAGACTAAGAGACCTATATATTGATTTAGCAAAGCTAGTCGAACTTGATGGTGAAGATGAAGTAATCAAAAGCACTGAAGAAATTCGTCAAGCTAATAGTCTGGCTGGTATTATGCTCAGATTGGATATGAAAGGTAAGTATCCAAATTTAGCTAAAGAAGCAAAAGAAGTAGTAGTAGCTTCTATCGGTGATGATCAAATTCTTTTATCCAAAGAGCTAAGAGTTAAAGCTGTAGAAGGTCTTGATGCTTTAGCTTGGGCTTGCAACGAAGGATCAAAATAATGCCACGTTATTCTCCAAAAGAACTTTACGACAACTATCGTCAAGGATTTAGTGGTTGCATATGGGAGCAACACGTATACGATCATTTTATGGAGAATGCAAAATATCCATTGTTTGGTGATGCTAGTAAAAAAATTAAGAATTCTGGTAAAGGTAAACTTTCAACACCATACAAGAGCGTGTTGAGATTTGAGAAGAATCCTTATAATGAACGACAAACTGTCGGAGATTGTGTGAGTCATGGAACACGAAATGCTTGTGATGTTACTAGAGCGGTAGAAATAGATATACATAACGAAAGAGAAGATTGGGTAACTAAAGGAGCAACAGAAGCTATCTATGGAGCAAGAGGATTTTCTGGGGAAGGTATGAGTTGTGCTAGGGCTGCTGAGTTTGTTAGTAAGTTTGGTGGAATAGTTCTTAGAAAGAATTATCCCGGAATTGCAGACTTTAGTAAATACAATGGTAATCTAGGTGCTGGTTGGGGAGGTCGAGGACTCCCAGATAAAGTATTAGATTTAGCCAACGACCATCAAATTAAGACTGCTTCATTAATTAGAACAGTAGAAGAAGCTCGTGATGCTCTTGCTAATGGTTATGGAATAGCAGTATGTTCTAATTATGGCTTTAGTAATACAAGAGATAAAAATGGATTTGCTAGACAGTCTGGCAGCTGGGGACATTGCATGGCTTGGATAGCTTGTGACGATACTGGTAGTGAGCCAGCCTTTTTAGTGCAAAATAGCTGGGGTAAATGGAATGACGGAGGACATCCGGCATGGGGTCCAATCCCAGATGGTTCTTTTTTAATTCATGCTGATGTGGCTGCTGGAATGTTAGCCATGAATGGATCATATACATTTAGTGGTTTTGATGGTTTTCCTCTCCAAAAGCTACCAAGCTATGGATTTGAGGATTATCTCTAAAATTCCGAATTGGCTATTTTTAAATGATCATCTCTATTAGGTGTATATATTTATATATCTAAATTCCTAGGAATATTTTATGAACCTAAGAGAAAGATTAGAACTACGCGCTGTTATAAACATGATCATTAATATGATCGAAACTTTGGCAACACTATTTACCAAAGCTAAAGAAAAGTTCGGACCTAAACCTAAAGTTGATATCCCAGACTCTCCAGTTAAACCCAATAGACCACGACCCCTTAAGAGGGTTATAGATAGTATTGATAATATCATACCTCTTCCATGGAGAGATAAGAAATGAATAAATTATTTGTTGGTTTATTTTGTGTAAGTCTGCTATTTACTCAATCTCATTACTATGGTTCAACAACGGCCCCAGTAACTCTTGCTGGAGGCATTATTAAAGCCAAGCATGTGCAGGAAGTCACTCAAAAGTATAAAAGAAAAGACTGTCCAGTTTGCAAGGGTAAAGGTTGGTATATGAGTGGCGATGGTATTCTTAAAATTGATTGCACATACTGCGAACCAGATAAAGGATCTATTTCAATAGGACCTATTAAATCAGTAACACCAACAGTACCAACTACAAAAACATATTCGACCCCATCAGATTGCCCAGATGGTAATTGCCCTATTAATAAAACACCAAGGAGATAACTATGGCTGATAATGACAAACTTAAAGCTATAGCTATTAAAATTTTAGAAAAATCATCTGTACAAAAAGATGAAGTATATGGATTTGCTATTGTCACTATCTTAATGATCATCAGCATAATCCTGACTTGTGTAAGAATACTACAAGAATGCAATAAAAACAAATTAACTGCTCAATCTACAGCAGCAGATAAATATGCAATGTATGGCGAACAGTTGCATACTTTTAGTGAGCGCAGAGGCTGGTTTACTAAAATGAGAATTAAGAAAATTTTACGCAGAGAAATGAAAAAAGAAGATTATGAGAAGTATTCATTAAGTATTTTGAATGCTTTATTAGAAACAGGAGAAGTTCTCACGGAGGATGAGGTTCAAACACTAGTGGAGAATGCAAATGTTTAGTATATTAGTATGGTGTGTTTATGGTCTATTTGTGGGATCAATAGCTAAAAGCTTAGTCCCCGGAGAAGAGAACTTCAATTTTGTTAAAACAGTAGCTCTTGGAGTTGCTGGATCTTATATGGGTGGAGCTATTATGTATATGCTTGGCAAGTACGATAGTCTAAGCCCAGCCGGTATTTTTATGGGTGTCGCCGGTGCGGTATTAGCCCTTGTACTGTACAATAAACTCAATACCGTCAAATAATATTTCTTGACTCTAGGATGGTCTTGTGGTACTATAACCTACTATGAGACCACAATGGACTGATTACTTTTTAGGAATGGCTAAGGTTGTATCACAACGTAGTCATGATATACACACAAAGCATGGGTGTATAATCACAGATAAAAATAATAGGATTCTGGGAGTAGGATATAATGGCTTTCCCAGAGGATTAAAAGATTCTGAATTACCAATTTCAAGGCCAGAAAAATATCCTTGGATGGTTCATTCTGAAAGAAATGCTCTTTCTAATTGTGTTGTTCGCCCAGATAACGGAATAGCATATGTTACAGGACAGTGTTGTAATGACTGTATTATCGCCTTATGGCAAGAAGGTATTCAAACAGTTTATATGATAGATGATCATGGAACTCATTTATTTGACGAAGAAGCACAAAAAAGATTTGATACCTTTATTGAAATGAGTGGTATGAAGATAGAGAGAATTTCACCTGATCTTTCATGGTTGAAAAATTTATGCGGTGTAATATGATGTACTATGTTTTTATTTTTTCATTATTTATTTTGCTCTGTTTCAGATATTATGGTAATAATGACCAAGTAAGAGATCAGTTTATGATTACCGTAATTCTTGGCTTATTAGCCAATCTACAAAACAAAAAATAATACCCATTAATCCAATAGGCCAAAAATGATATTTAATGAACAAATTACACGCAAACCAGACAATTATCCTTGGACGCAAGACTTTATTGAAGCTATGCATAATGGCTTTTGGACACATAAAGAATTTAATTTCCAAAGCGACATACAAGACTTTAAAGTTAATTTAACAGATCAAGAAAGAGAGATTATAACTAGGGCTCTTTCAACAGTGGGTCAATTAGAAATATCTGTTAAAAAGTTTTGGGCCAAGTTAGGAGATAATCTTCCTCACCCATCCATTAATGATATGGGATATGTGATGGCTAATACAGAAGTTATTCATGGAGATGCCTACGAAAGACTTTTAGAAGTTCTAGGTATTGATGACTCTTTTGAAGAGATTTTAAAACTAGATATGATAAAGGGAAGAGTAAACTATCTACGTAAACATTTACATAAATTTCATCTAGACAATAAAAAGCAATTTGTTTATTCATTAATTCTATTTACATTGTTTGTAGAAAATATAGCTCTATTTTCTCAATTTTATACTATAGGATTTTTTGGCAGATATAAGAATCTATTAAAAGATACCAATAAGCAAGTAGAGTATACTTCAAGAGAAGAGAATCTTCACGCTATTATTGGAATAAAAATTATTAATGTCATTAAGTCTGAATATCCAGAGATTTTTGATGAAGAGCTAAAAAATAAAATCATGCATGAGGCTCAGGAAGCAGTAAAATATGAATGTCAGATCGTTGAATGGATTATCAACGGTTACAATCATGAAAAACTTAATTCAGATCTTCTAAAGCAATTTATTAAACACAGAATGAATGATTCATTAAAGCAAATTGGCTATTCTGAAGTGTTCGAAATTGATCAAGATTTATTAAGCAAAACTTCATGGTTTGATGAGCAAGTTTTGGGAAATAACATGACCGACTTCTTTCATAGTCGCCCAGTGGAATATTCCAAAAAGTCTCAAAGCTTTTCAGAAGAAGATTTGTTTTAATTTATTGAACCTTAGAAAGACACCCTCATGAATCATAAGAGATACTATTGGCTTAATTCTCACAGTCGAATTTTCTTGGAAAGAGGATACCTCAATGAAGGAGTAACTCCGGAAAAGAGAATCAGAGAAATAGCAGAAAACGCAGAAAAATTTCTAAATATCAAAGGTTTTGCTGATAAGTTTGAAGACTATATGGCTAGGGGCTTTTATTCACTTGCCACTCCTGTCTGGACTAATTTTGGAAACGAGAGGGGTTTACCTGTATCTTGTTTTGGTTCTTATGTCCATGATACTATGGAATCTATCTTAAATAAGACTGCTGAAGTCGGAACAATGAGTAAAATGGGTGGTGGAACTAGTGGCTATTTTGGAGATCTCAGAAATAGAGGTGCTAAGATTAGCGTAGGAGGAGAGTCTAGCGGTCCTGTTCATTTTATGGAATTATTTGATAAGGTAGCAGACGTTGTTTCTCAAGGAGCAGCTAGAAGAGGTTCTTTTGCTGCATATCTCTCTATTGATCATCCAGATATCGAAGAGTTTTTACAAATAAGATCAGAAGGTCACTCTATTCAGAATATGAGTATTGGAGTAACTATCTCTGATCAATGGATGACAGACATGAAAAATGGAGATAAGGAGAAGAGAAGAATATGGGCTAAAGTTATTCAAAAACGCTTTGAAACTGGCTATCCTTATTTAATGTTTAGCGATACAACAAATAAAAACTCACCACAGGCATACAGAGACAAAGACTTAAAAATCAAAGCCTCAAACCTTTGCAGCGAGATACAGTTGCTATCTGATGAGAACAACTCGTTCGTTTGTGTTCTTTCTTCTCTGAACCTATTACATTGGGATGAGATCAAAGAAACAGATGCCATTGAAACGCTCATTTATTTTCTTGATACAGTTAATCAAGAGTTTATAGATAAAACAGAAAATATGAAATTTATGGAATCCGCCAATAAGTTTGCTAAAGAGCAAAGAGCTTTAGGTATGGGAGTATTAGGTTGGCATTCATTATTACAATCTAAGATGATTTCATTTGAATCTATGGAAGCTAAATTACTTAATACTCAAATTTGGAAAACTATTAAGAGTAAAGCAGATAAGGCTTCAGAAGAACTTGCTACCTTATTAGGAGAACCACCTCTACTAAAGGGATATGGAAGAAGGAACGTAACAACAATAGCTGTTGCACCAACAACTTCTAGTTCATTTATTCTAGGGCAAGTTAGTCCATCTATTGAACCATTAAATTCAAACTACTTTGTTAAAAATTTAGCTAAGGGTAAATTTACATACAAGAATCCCTATTTAAAAGAAATCCTTAAAAAGCATGAAAAAAATGATGAAGAAACCTGGAAGAGTATTCTAATCCGTGGAGGTTCTGTTCAACATTTAGATTTCTTGACAGATGAAGAGAAAGTTGTATTTAAAACTTTCGGAGAGATTAGTCAGAAAGAAATTGTTATACAAGCAGCACAAAGACAAAAGTACATTGACCAGTCTCAGTCTCTGAATATTATGATAAGTCCCTCCTGCCCTCCAAAAGAGGTAAGCACTCTTTTAATAGATGGTTGGGAAATGGGAATCAAAACTTTCTACTATCAAAGATCCGCTAATCCGGCACAAGAATTAGCAAGAAGTATTTTAACCTGTGTTTCATGTGAGTCATAAATGATATTAAAGATTAAAAAATTAGATCCTAAAGCAATTATTCCGACAAGAGCAAATCCTACAGATGCTGGTGCTGACCTATATGCACTAGAGGATGTTAAAATTGCACCATCAAGTAGGGCATTAGTAAAAACTGGAATTTCATTAGAAGTTCCAGAAAGTTATTATGCAAGAATAGCTCCACGATCTGGACTAGCATACAAAAGTGGCATAGATGTTTTAGCTGGGGTTGTTGATAGCTCGTATAGGGGTGAGGTTGGGGTTATTCTCCTGAATACTGATACTCAAAAGATTTTTAATATCAGAGCAGGAGATAGGATAGCCCAATTAATCATAGAAGCTCATTATAATATGACAATCAAAGAGGTTGATTCATTATCTGATACCACTCGCGGAGATGGGGGTTTTGGATCAACAGGGTAGTAATTTAATGCTAATAGAAGGTAACTTATGGTGTATATTATGATACAAGAGTTATTTTATATCTATTAACAAGGGCTTACTCTTGAAAAAAAATAATAAACGGTCTTCTAGAAGATCTAAGGTGATTGATGCTACTGCTCCTATCCAAGTCCCTCATCATTATAGGAATAGATTAAAACCTAGAAGTGAAAATCAAAAAGAGTATATCAGAACTATAGCAGAAAATCATATTACTTTCTGCCAAGGCGTTGCTGGTAGTGGTAAAACACACATCGCTATAGGTATGGCTCTTGAATATCTATTAGATGAAAAAGTTAAAAAGATTGTTATCACCAGACCAGTAGTTGAATCAGGAGAAAAAATAGGATACTTACCCGGCACAGCCGAAGAAAAATTACATCCTTATCTTTTACCATTATTAGATGAGGTAAATCATTTTATTCCAAGTGCTCAGTATACTAGCCTTAAAACAAATAACAAAATAGAGATTGTTCCTCTTGGACATATGAGAGGTCGTAATTTTCATGACGCTTTCATAGTTGCAGATGAATGTCAGAATGCTTCTTATGATCAGCTAAAAATGCTTATCACAAGATTAGGGAATAATAGCAAAATGATATTAACTGGAGACGTTAGTCAATCTGATTTAAATAGACACCTTCAAGGAGGTTTCTATTCAATGACTTCAGTTTTAGATGGTGTTGATGGAATAGGAATATCAAGATTACAAGTTTCAGATATTGTTAGAAACCCAATCATTGGAAAAATTTTAGTACGTTTAGACTCATTCGAAAATGAAGACAAAAAATAGTAGATGCTTAGTTCTGAATGCTGATTATACCCCACTGGGTATTATTTGTTGGAAAAGAGCATTGATATGGTCTATCAAACACGATAATGACTCAACAACAGGTGTTGAGGTTATAGATTTCTATAAAGATGATTATATTCTAGGAACTAATAATAAGAAATTTCCGATTCCAGCAGTTGTAAAAACAGCTAAGTATTTCCGAATACATAATCAACAAGTAAGTTTCTCTAGAAAAAATATTTTTATCAGAGATAATTATTCGTGTCAATATTGTGGACATAAAAAAGATATCAAAGAATTAACTTATGACCATGTTATCCCTAAATCTGTATTAAAGCACCAAAGCGTATCTCCTACTAATTGGACAAATATAGTTACTGCTTGTGTAGAATGTAATAGAAAAAAAGAGAATAGAACTCCAAAACAGGCCAATATGCCATTAAAAAATATGCCTGTGGTCCCCGTTAAGAGTTCAAAATACTTGCCACTCACTCACTTTCTTCTTAAGATAAGGTCAGACATACCCATTGAATGGACCATCTATCTTCCAGAATCCTATACATAAAATTATGCCTGCTTATTCTTTTGTTTGTGAGAAATGTTCTGAGTCATTTGAAATTATCTGCTCTATCAAAGACTATACAGGAGCAGTTAGCTGCACAAGATGCAAAACAAATAAATATGTTCATAGGCTATATGTCGAAGACTTAAAGACTCTTAATACTTCTGTTAAGAAATCTGATAACGAACTAAAGACTATTGGAGATTTGGCTAATAGAAATAGAGACAGAATGAGTAGCGACGAAATTAAATCATTAAAGCAAAAACATAATGAATATAAAGAAGAAGCTCCCAAGAAAGAACTACCAACAGGAATGAGTAGACTTAAGAAACAAACTAAGACTAAATGGACATAATATGAAAGAATCAAAAGACAACGACTTAGATCCTGAACTAATGGAATATCTCAAGTCCTTTGCTGGACATGGGAATATGGAACAAAATTTAGATGGATCAGTAGAAAAATTAATAGACTGCAAACACGAAATAGTTTTTTCTATAGTAGCTAATGTTTTGGAAGAGAATGACAAAGGAGAAACCGTTAAGTCTAAAAGAATTTGTTCAAAAAATTATCATATACCAGTACCAGAAGGTGTTGACTATGATATGTATATGGATTCCTTTTTTAGTTTTCTAGAGAATTGTTTAGCAGAATCGGCGAAACAAGCCGATCCAGAACCCGAAAATAAACCTGAAGCTGGAGAGAATAATGAGTGATTTTATATTTGAGCAAAAACAAGAGATCGAAACAGAAACTCTAAATGAGTATTATTGTTCTATCGGTTCAGAAGAATTTCTAGATTCTGATAATAATCCCAGAGTTACTAAAGAAACAGACTCAAGAGTTTTAGCTAAAAAGATAGCTAGAGACGATGGTTCTGCCAGATATTCTATCAAACTGAATAATAATGGAAAGTTACAAAACCCTGTTTCTATGTATGGGAAAGAACAACCAAATTCTTTTTTAGATAGGGTATGTAGATCTCAAAACAAATTCAAAGAAGTTAATCCAAAAGTATTCGGACTCTATGTTAATTTTTTAAGAACCAAAAACGTAGCATGGTTACACAACGCAGAAAGAGAGATGCAATAATGGCTAGACTAAATCAAACGCAAATTTATGCAATACGATGGCTAGAAAGTCAAGGACAAAAGAGTGATAAAATAGCAGAGGAATTGTCTTTAACAGAAAATCAAGTAATTAAAATTCTTGAAAAGAATACCTCTACTAAGCAAGATGAAACAGCTATCAAGACTAAGAAATCATCCGCAGCTAGTCGATCACACAACCTTATGATCAGACAGACGGCTGCAAAAAAGAGCAACAATGTTTCGATCATGACCAAGGAAGCATCAGAACTAAATGATAGCACAAAAAATCAAGGATCACCAAACCCCAAAGTTGAAAAAGGTATTTTCAGACCAAAATCTAATGGATAATAGATATATTTCAAAGTATTCGAATGGGAAATCTGTTTCGGCGGCTCAGTATATTACTGAACTAATATGTGAGAATAAAGCAAAGAAAGATAAACTAGATTTACATTATAGGTTTTGGACTAGTAAAGCTTGGGCTACTTATTATAGAAATCAGATAGCAACATCACATACTCTATTAAAGAAGTACCCAGCAAAAGCTATTATAGCTGCACTGACAGACAAGAAAGCAGAGAAAATATACTCTTTGCGAGCCCCTCATCTTCCAGCTATTATAGAAGAAAAACAAAACCTACTTGAATCTCAGAATTTGGAATTGACGCTGGATATAGATAGAAAAGAAAATAAATCTTTTCGCAAGGAAACTACTAAATCTAAAACTATTCTTAGTAAACTAAAGGATCTTGATCATGGCTCTTAAAGAGGACGTTACTAAAACATTTGGCGATAACATTATCTTAAATGGCAATGCTATAGTAGATAAGAAAATTATTACTATTCCAGTAAGTCCATCTCTAGATATTATTCTTAACGGAGGAATTCCAGAGGGTAGTTTCGTAGTATTAACTGGTCAGCCTAAATGTGGAAAGACAACAACAAGCTTGGACTTCTGTGCAACTGCTCAGAAACCAGAATATGCTTATGGTTCTTTTAAAGAAGGTAGAGAAGTGTACTACCTTAACATAGAAGGTAGATTAAAGAAACGAGATCTTGAAGGAATTCCAGGATTAGATCTTAATAGATTTCATGTTATAGGTTCCCAACAAGGTAAGATTCTTCATGCTGAAGAGTATTTGCAAATAGCAGAAAGAATTATTAACGAGATCCCAGGATCGGTAATGATCATAGACTCATATTCTGCACTATGTACTGAAGCAGAAATTACATCAGATATGGATAAAATGCAAAGGGCAGATGGAGCTAAGTTATTAGCTAAATTTTGTCGAAAGGTAGCAAATGTTATTCCTGTGAATAAAAATATCGTTATAGGCATTACGCATTTAATGGGAAACCCTACAGGATATGGGGCAGAATTTAAAGAAAAGTCTGGTCAGGCTATTGCTTATCAAACAGACGTTAAGTTAAGAGCAAAAACCTTCAAGCCTTGGGTCTTAAGTGCCGATAGTACACAAATAGGACAAGAAGTTGAATGGCAAGTATTATGTTCTGCTTTGGGTGCTCCCGGAGCTACTATTACTAGCTATCTAAGGTATGGTCATGGAGTAGATAAAAATATGGAATTAATTAATTTAGCTTCTGATATTGGACTAATACAAAAAGGTGGTGCTTGGTATACCCTAATAGGAGTAGCAGACAAACCGAAATTTCAAGGAACTGAAAAAGTTAGAGCATATCTATTAGAAAACCCAAAGGTATATGAAGAATTATGGAAGTCAGTTAAGGAGACTATGGGAATAAAATGACTATCAGAGATCTAGATGGAAATTCCCATTCTTGGCACTTGACAGGACACATGGCAAAGGGTAAAATAGATCACAAGTCTCAGTTCCATATCAAAGCTAGGGATCTAATAACTAACCATTTTCCTACTCTACAAATCTTGGAAGAAGTTCCAATACAATTAAGAAAATCTGAAAGTCTATATTTAGACTTTTATTTGCCATTAATTAAAACCTGTATAGAAGTACATGGAGAGCAACATTATAAATTCGTTGGATTTTATCATAATACCCAATTAGGATTTTTAAAGTCTCAAAAAAGAGACAGAGAAAAGACTGAATGGTGTGAGATTAATAATATTAGACAAATTGTACTACCTTATAATGAAACTATAGAACAGTGGCAAGAAAGATTGAATAATGGCTAAGACATCAAAAGAAGAACTACAACATTGGGATACTATTCTTGATGACTATGAAAAGAGCATTTCTCTACCATCATATTCTGCTTCTGTTTTGCAAGAAGAAGAACTGAATAATTATTTGACTATGGATAGAGATCAGTTAGAAAAACTCTCTCCAGAAGATTGTGCTCAAATAGCATATAGGTTGGCTCAGTTCTCATTTCATATCCAAAGAACTATTAATAGAGAAACTGCCAGACATAATTGGGCCGAAGAAACAATTAAAGAGACCATAGCCGATGAAATTAACAACTATAAAGGATATGGATATATAGAGAAGTCTCTTCAGGCAATTAAACATAATGATAAAGCTACTACTCTCAGTAGTATTAGAAAATATGCCAAACAAAGAATAGATAGACTCTCTTATATCGCTAATAGTTTAAATAATCTTTCTAGTATTCTACTCTCTATTCAAAAGACTAAGGTGAAAACACATGGATCTTAATGATATAACAAAAAATCCAGAGCAACTAAAACAGTTTATAGCTCTTTTACAGGGCTTACTACCAAAAGATGATAAATATGATCCTCCAGAAAAAAATGAGGAGGAATTTGTCAGTCCTGTTAGAACAAAAAACCCCAAAAGAGATCCTAAAAAGCAAAGACCTAATAAGTTTTTAGATATGCCTGAAAAGGATATGCACAAAGATGATTCCGTTATAGATAAGCTTTTAACAAAGCATCCTCCGGTAGCTAGGTCAAGAGAATTTGAGCCTATTTCTGTTAAGTGTAGGGTTTGCGGAAAAACGGAAGAAATCAACCCTGCTTTGATCTCAGACTCCCCTACTAGATATAAGTGCAACAACTGTTCAACCTCTGCGGGCTAAATAAAGTAATAATATGATTTTATGCGATCCTTCGGCAGAAAGAGCCGTACTAAGTGGTATTCTCCAATATGGTGAAAATGCCTTCCTTGACATAGCAGACTTGATTCAAGAGTCTACTTTTACTATTGATAGTAATCAAATCATATATCAATGTATTAAAAATATTTGTGAAAAACAACAACAAAAAACCTCAATAGATATAGCATCGGTTTACTCTGCTGCTCAAGAACTTGGTTTTTCTCATGTTTTTGCAAAGAAAGAGGAGGCTCAACATTTAAGAGCAGTAAAGGATTTTCCTGTTAATCTTGACAATATTCGTAAGTTTGCAGCTAAAATTAAGAAGCTAGAAATAGCAAGACTATTACATAAAGAACTAGAAACCACCCAAGAAAAGCTTCTTGATGTAAATGGTTCAGAACCAATATCATCCATCCTTGGAATAGCTGAAGACTCTATTTTCAATTTTGCATCATCATTAAACAATGATGGAGATAATGCTCCAATGTCTGTTGGTGAGGGCATAGAAGAGTATATTCAATTTCTACAAACTAATAGAGTAGATCAAGTTGGTATTTCAACAGGATTTCCAGTTTATGATCAAGCTATTGGTGGGGGATTAAGAAAAGGAACGGTCAATGTAATTGCTGCCAGACCTAAGACTGGAAAAACACTATTAGCAGATAATATGGGATACTATATTGCTAATAAATTAAAAATTCCGGTTCTTAATATGGATACTGAAATGAGTAAAGAAGATCATCTTAATCGTATTATGGCAATGTCTACAGAGATTGAGATTAATCATATTGAAACTGGTAAGTTTGCTGATTCTCCTATTAATCTTAGAAAGATAGAGAATGTTGCCAAAGAACTAAAAGAAACTCCACTATCATATAAGATTATTGCAGGAAAACCATTTGATGAGCAGTTGTCGATCATGAGAAGGTGGATAGTAAAGGATGTTGGATTAAATGATGATGGAACCGCAAAAGACTGTGTTATATTTTATGACTATTTAAAACTCATGGATTCTGCTGGAATATCTCAGGATATGAAAGAGTATCAGGTTTTAGGTTTCATGATGACAGCACTTCATAATTTTGCAGTTAAGTACAGGATTCCAATTGTAGCTTTTATTCAGCTTAATAGAGATGGAATTACAAAAGAGAGTACCGATACTGCAAGCGGTTCAGATAGGATTATTTGGCTTTGTAGTAACTTTACAATCTTTAAGAGAAAATCAGATGAGGAGATAGCGGAAGATGCTGGTAAGTCTGGAAATAGGAAGCTAATTCCTATTATTAGCAGACATGGTGGGGGCTTGGATGACAATGATTATATCAATTGTCATATGAAGGGTTGGTGTGCCAAGATAGAAGAAGGCAGAACCAAACTAGAAATTGTTCATAATACCCAATCAGATAAGGCTGGTTTTATAGTCAATGAAAACGACACAAATGACGAAAAAGAAGAAATACCATTCGTATGATCAATCTCAACTTAAACATATTTCAGATACTCTATGCGACAACATAGAAGAGCTATTGGCTGTTTTAGGAGTTGAATCTTATAAGCTTATGGATAAGATGGTCTCAATGAGCTGTCCTATACATGGAGGAGATAATGACTCGGCTTGTAATCTATACCATCAAGGAGATTCTTATAGAGGAAATTGGAAATGTAGAACTCATCAATGTGAAGAAACATTTAAGTCTTCTATCATAGGATTCATTAGAGGTTGTTTATCTCATAACGAGCATAACTGGAGTAGTCCCGGAGACAAACTATGTTCATTCCAAGAAGCTGTTGATTTTGCCTCAAGCTTTCTTAAACAAGACATATCAGAAATAAAGGTTTGTAAAAAGCAAAAAGAGAAGAATATTTTTGTTAATAGTATCAAGTATATAAATACAGAAGTGGTTGATAACTCTCCTAGAGTCACCAAAGAACTTATTAAGAAAAGTTTAGATATACCATCAACATATTTTATTTCTAGAGGATTTAGTCCTGGAATATTAAAAACATATGATGTAGGAGAGTGTAGTAATCCAAATAAAGAGATGTATAATAGGGCGGTAGTTCCAGTATATGATATGGAAAATTCCTATATGGTCGGATGTACTGGACGTAGTATTTTTGAAAAGTGTACAAAATGTTCATCTTTTCACGATTCTGCACAAGAATGTCCACCAGAAGAAAAATTATGGCTATTCTCTAAATGGAGACATAGCTCAGGATTTAAAACACAAGAACATTTATACAACTTTTGTAGAGCTAAAGAAAAAATCAAAAGCTCACATTCTGTAATACTTGTTGAGAGTCCGGGAAATGTTTGGAGACTAGAGGAGTCGGGAATAAATAATTCGGTGGCTGTATTTGGAGCTTCATTAAGCGATAGACAAAAAATGATTCTGGACACTTCTGGAGCTATGACTATTGTAGTTATGATGGACAATGATAGCGCTGGTCACAAAGCAGCTGAACAGATTTACAAAAAGTGTGAAAAGACTTATAATATCAAGACTATCAAAATCAATCATGACGATATAGGATCAATGACTGTTGAACAAATTAATCAGGAAATACTACCTTTAATTAAAGACTATATATGATATTAGGAATTTCAGGAAAGAAGCAGTCTGGAAAATCTACTTCTGGCAATTTTATTTTGTCTGTTTATATGGCTCATCTTAAAATAGCTGAAAAGATTTCCATAAATAATAATGGAGAAATTGTTGTTTCAGATTTATTTGGGGATAAAAATTATGCTGGAGTATTTGATATAACAAAACCCAATACTTCTAATGACTATATGTTCAATAAAACATTAGATATGTTACATCCCCATATTAGACTATATAGTTTTGCAGATACATTAAAGCAAGATATTTGTATTAATATACTAGGATTAACTTATCAACAGTGCTATGGTTCTGATGAAGATAAAAATAATCTCACAGAAATCACATGGGATAATAAACAATTAACTGCTAGAGAAGTTATGGAGATTGTTGGAACAAATATTTTTCGCACTCTTAAAAATAATGTCTGGATAGAAGCAACCATTAATAAGATCAAAAAAGACAAACCAAAACTAGCTCTTATTGTGGATTGTAGATTTCCTAATGAGGTAGAAAGTATTAAAAATGCTGATGGAAAAGTGATAAGACTAACAAGAAATCTATTCAATTCTGATGCTGCGGCAGAAGTAGCTTTAGATAAAGAAAATTATGACTGGTCTAATTTCGATTATATATGTTCTAATGAAGATATGAATATATATGATCAATGTATGGAAATACAAAAAATTCTAAAAGAGGTGTCCTCATTATAGTAACATATTTTCGTAGTAGCTCATATAATACTCATAGTATGTGTGAACAGCAATATTTTGCAGAATACGTGCTTGGTTGGAGAGGGCCATCCGGATTAAAAGCAGATAAGGGGACTATAGTACATAAAGTATTAGAAATCTTAGCAGTTATTAAAAAAGCTCTCCAAGACAACCAAGACCACATTGACGATGATATTATTGGTAAATTAAGCACCAAAAAATATAATCTAAATACTATTATAGAACAAGTTTATAAATACTATTCTGAAGCTAATCCTCACCATAAATGGGCCGTTAAAGATTACAAGGACTGTCACGCATGGGTTTACAAAGCAATAGAATTTAACAGTGGGATGTTTGATCCAAGAAATAGGAATATCCTATGTCCAGAACAGCGTTTTGATATAGAGATAAAAAAGCCTTGGGCAAAGTATTCTTATGACACAGACGAAGGGAAGCTTGAAGGACACTTAGCTTTAAAAGGAACTATTGACTTGATCACCCTCGTCAACGACAATACGATTGAGATCATCGACTGGAAAACTGGCCGACGCTTGGATTGGGCGACAGGACAAGAAAAAACCTTAGAGAAATTACAAGATGATCCTCAGTTAAGAATATACCATTATGCTATTAGTAATCTATATCCTAAGATAGATCATATTATATTTTCAATATACTTCATCAATGATGGTGGTCCCTTTTCAATTTGTTTCGATAAAAGTGATTTGCCAAAAACAGAAGAAATGCTAAGAAAGAAGTTTGAGATTGTTAAAAATACCAGAAAGCCTAAACTAAATAAAAGCTGGATGTGCAGTAAGCTATGTCATTTTGGTAAAACTACTTTTGAAAATTCTAATATATTACCACAGATCGAATATCGAGAAAATCAACAATGTTCAGTTGGTTCTGTTATGACTAAATGTGAACAGATTAAGCACGATATCGACATGAATGGTATGAATAAAGTTATTGAAGAATATAAACACACCAATCACTCATTTGGAAAGTATAAAGCTCCCGGAAGTACAGAATGAAAAACTATATACCTTTGCATGTACACTCACATTACAGTTTGCTTGATGGTCTTAGTAAGCCTAGTCAAATAGCAGAAAGATGCTCCAAGATAGGAGTAAAGTCTTGTGCTATCACAGATCACGGAACTATCTCAGGTTCTGTACAATTTTATCAAGCAGTCAAGAGCAAAGGCATTAAACCAATCATAGGTTGTGAAATCTATGTTAGTAAGAATGATTCAACAATCAAGACCAAAGAGAATAATGATCTGAGTCATTTTCTATTATTAGCAAAAAACTATGATGGTTGGAAAACTCTAATCAAGATAGTTTCTGAAACTAATAATAAGGATAATTTTTATCATAAGCCAAGACTTAGTCTTGATAAGTTAGCTCCTCTTTTAGATGGAAATATAATTGGCTTCTGTGGACATCTAGGATCTTCTTTGTCTGATTTAATTCAAGATACCAAAACGGAAATAGATAAAGCTGGAACAGAATTTGTTAGTAAAATGAAGTCAATGTTTGGTAAAGAGAATTTTTTCCTTGAAACACAATTAATGGATCAAGAGAATTCCCCAGACCAAATTGAAATGACAGAACATATTAGAAGGATTGGTAGGATTACTAATACAAAAGTAATCTGCACACCAGATGCTCATTATTGTGAACAGTCAGATTCTATAGATCAAAGAATCCTGTTATGTAATAATCTCAAGACTACATTGGTAGATATTAATAAAAAATTATTGAACAATGAAAATATCCCCATGGGATGCTTTTTTAAGTCTGATAAATTCCATATTCTGTCTCCAGAAGAAATGGCCGAAATTCATACTTCTGAGGAGATAGAGAATACCAACTATGTAGATAGTTTGTGTGAAGAATACGATATTCTGCAAAAGCCAGCATTGCCACCATTCAAATGTCCAGAAGGATATAATCCAGACGAATATTTGAGACAATTATGCCGTAATGGATGGAGAGAGAAAATAGCTAATAGTATATCTGTTGAAGAACAAACTCAATATGTAGACCGAATCAAATACGAACTAGAAGTATTGCAGGGTGCTGGTCTGTCTAGCTACTTCTTGATAGTGTCAGACATAGTTGATCAAGTTCGTAGGTCTGGCTGGCTTCCCGGCCCCGGCAGAGGCTCTGCTGCGGGCTGTCTGGTCTCTTATTTAATTGGTATCACATCCATTGACCCGATCCGGTATAATTTAATTTTCGAGAGATTTTATAATTCTGGCCGAAATACAAAAGATCGTATTTCCATGCCAGATATTGATGTTGACGTACCAATTAATAAAAGAGAAGCTATTATTGAGTATATTAAAGAAAAATATGGTCAAAATAAAGTTTCTCAAATGATTACATATAATACTATGAAGGGAAGAGGGGCTTTAAAAGAAGTTTTAAGAGTATATGACAACATTTCTTTTGAAGAAATGAACAGAATAACAAAGAATATACCAGATGAAGCTAAAATTGCAGACGAATTACAAGAAATGAAGGAAGATACCGGAGAAGCTTCTATTATTCGTTGGGCGCTAGAAAACAATATTGACAAGCTAAAAGAATGGTGTTATATTAATGAGGACAATGAATTGGCAGGGCCTTTAGCAAAGAGGTTTGAACAGGCAATCAGACTTGAAGGAACCAAATCTAATCAATCTAAACACGCCGCTGGTGTGGTTATTAGTAGTGAAGATTTATCCTCAGTTTGTCCTATGATATACGATTCCAAAAACCAACAAAGTATTGCTGGTATGGAAATGCAAGATTTAGAGTCTTTGGGGATTATTAAGTTTGATATTTTGGGTGTAGCGATGCTAGATAAAATTATGAACATATCAGATATCCTAAAAAACGGAGAATAACCATGGATAAAAAGTTTGTTGATGTACCTGTCGGTGGCCGATTTATTATAGGTGGTGTCGAGTTCATCAAAACTGAGTCAGTACGAGTCAGTTGTTGTCAATCTGTTAACGCTCAGGCTGTTGACAATTCTAATAACCGTCCATTTATCCAGGATGAAACTATAGTTACCGTAAATGCCTAATTTCCAAAAAATCTGTGTTTTTGATCTAGAAACGGATGGAATTAATCCAGACGTTTGTAGTCCGGTTCAAATTGCTGCTGTTATGGTGGATCCTCTTAAATTAGAGGTTATACCAGACTCAGAGTTTAATACTAACTTAAGACCTCTCGCTATTCAGGATAATCCTAAATATGATTATTCAGATAGTGATGTTTTAGATTTTCATGCCAAAGTAAGAGGATCTTCAAAAGAAGAAATTCTTAAAGGTTGGCACGAATATCAAAAGCAGGATCAGGGTTGGAAAATGTTCGTTTCTTATCTTGATATGTATCATACAAGATCGGAAAAGAAGTCTTGCTTTAGTGCTCCCATAGCTGCTGGATATAACATTAATAGGTTCGACTTAAGGATTATTGAAAGACTAAGTGTCAAGTATAATAATACCAACAAAGAAGGACGATCAAGCATCTTTTATCCAAGAGATGTTATTGATGTTATGAATGTTATTTTTTATTGGTTTGAAAATTCAAACGAGCTTAAGAACTATACGTTAGATAATTTGAGAGACTATCTAGGAATAGATAAAGAAGGTGCCCATGACGCTCTAAAAGACGTTAAGGATACTGCTCAAATTTTGATTAGGTTTCTAAAGCTACACAGGACAGTTTCTGCAAAAGTAAAGTTTAGAGGATCATTTTTAAATGACTGAGTATTTTGGTTTTGATTGTGGTTGTAGATTTCGTGTTTTAGAGAAGAAGAACGAAGATTTTCCAAGAATAGATTTTTCTCCTAAAATCGAAACTATTAATTTGGAGTGTTCAAGAACATGGGAATTAATCTCATCAGGCAACACTAAGGGTTGTTTTCAGTTGGAGTCTAGACTGGGCCAATCTATGGCCAAAAAACTTAAGCCAGAAAATATAGAGCAACTTTCTGCCCTCATTAGTATTATGAGGCCGGGCTGCTTGGAAGCTTTTAGAGATGGTAAATCTGTATCCAATCACTTTATGGACAAAAAGAATGGTCTAGAGAGTGTTGACTATTTTCATCCCGCTCTAGAATCTTCATTAAAGTCAAGTTATGGAGAAATGATTTATCAGGAACAGGCAATGGAAATAGCCAAGAATGTTGCTGGTTTTGATCTTAAAGAAGCCGATATGCTCAGAAAAGCTATTGGTAAAAAGAAACCAGAAGAAATGGCAAAGGTTAAGAAAAAGTTTTTAGATGGTTCTAAATCTCTAAATATTGTCTCTGAATCTCAAGCAGAAGAGATATTTAGCTGGATTGAAAAAAGCCAAAGATACTCCTTTAACAAATCCCATGCTGTTTCATATGCTATTAATGCTTATTTATCAGCATATACAAAAGCTCATTTTCCAAAGGTGTTCTTTGCTTCATACTTAAAATTTGCTAAAGATAAAATAGATCCACAGCAAGAGATAAAAGAATTGGTCAGAAATGCCAACGAAATGAGTGTGGATGTTCATATTCCTGATATAAGATTACTTAATGAGTATTTTACAATACATGACAAAAAAATCTTTTTTGGATTAACAGATATAAAAGGAGTTGGAGCATCTGTTTATAAGAAGATAAAAGAGCTATCTCAAGACAAAGATATGTATAAAATGTCTTGGATGGAGGTTCTCTTAAAAATCTTATTAAGAATTAACTCTACAGCAACCAAATCTCTCATTTCTTGTGGAGCATTAGACTTTGTTAAGATGAATAGAACAGAGATGTTATTTGAGTATGAAATATGTTCAAGTTTAACTACCAAAGAATTAGAGAATTTTCAGAATTTAGTCAACCAAGGAACATTCAAATCTATTAAAGATGTATTAGTTCATATGGTTACTACTAAGCTGGCTACTAAAAAGAGATTAGAGGTACTGATCAATCTGATTAAATCCATAGACCATCCACCATACTCTCTTATAGATAAAATAGAGTGGTTGTCTGATTCTGAGAACTCTTTGCTTGGAGCAGCAATTACATGTTCCAAGTTAGATTCTTACGATATAAGCATGGCAAATACCGATTGTAAAACCTTTAAAAATTCTGGCTTATCTTCTAATATTATTATTGCAGGAGAAATTTGTAATATTAATGTCGTGAAGACTAAAACAGGAAAAACTCCTGGGCTTGATATGGCTTTTATTAGTATAGAAGATCAAACAGGAATGTTGGATTCTATTATTATGTTTCCTGAGCAGTGGACAAAGTACAAGACTCATATGTTCATTGGAAATATTCTGATTTTTACAGGAAATAAGGCCAAGAATAAGGATGGTTTGATTGTTGAAAAATGCTTTAATCCAGTCTCTTGACACTGAACACCCTGAGTTTATGATATGTTGTTGCGGACGTTTTTTGTTTTACCAAGGAGTTTGATAATGAATATTACTATTTTGAGAGGAAATCTAGCTAGGGATCCAGAACTTCGCGTTGTGAATACTGGAGGTAAGCAGACATCAGTAGTGAATTTTACTATTGCTGTATCTAGGGAATATACCAAGGCTAGTGGAGATAAGGATAAGGTCACATCTTTTATTAACTGCGAAGCATGGGATACTGGTGCTGAGATGATTGGCTCTTCTTTTAGGAAGGGTGATCTGGTCCTAGTTGAAGGCTCTTTGAGAAACGACACATGGGAGAAGGACGGTGTTAAGCATAGTAGTTTGAAGGTTCGAGTAAATAATTTCTCGAAGATTACTAAGCTTTCTAAGAATACCAAGACAGAGGAATCAGAAGCAGTAGCTTTCTGATTTATTATTCTCAATATCTCAAACAAGAAAAAGGGGGCTAAATGCCCCCTGCTTCTTATTAATATCATATGAAACAAAAATTAAAAATCTTGATGTGTTCCGAAGCTAGTTTCTTAAGTTCTGGTTTTGCCACTTATGTTAAAGAAATATTAAATCGACTATATAAAACTGGTAAATATGATATTGCAGAATTTGCTTCTTATGGGATAGTAAATGATCCAAGAGACAGGGAGATTCCTTGGAGATACTATGCTAATGCTGTTAGAGATACTGATCCAAGACATAAAGAGTATATGTCTAGAGGAGAGAATCAGTTTGGACGATGGAGGTTTGAAAAGGTTTTATTAGACTTTCAACCAGACGTAGTAATAGACGTTAGAGACTATTGGATGACTGCTTACCAAGCACAATCTCCATTAAGGAAATATTTTCACTGGATCTTGATGCCAACTGTAGATTCAGAGCCACAACAAGAAGAATGGATAGACACCTTCATATCTGCCGACAGTGTTTTTACCTATTCTGATTGGGGTGCAGACGTATTAAAAAGACAAAGCTCTAATCGCATAAACTATATAGATACAACTTCTCCGGGTGTTGATCTAGACACTTTCAAAATAATCCCAGAAAAAACAGAACTAAGAGGAATGTTCAATATTCCTTCGGATAGTTTTATTGTTGGATCCGTGATGCGTAATCAAAAAAGAAAACTAATTCCAGAACTCATGTCTTCTTTTAGAAAGTCCCTAGACCTACTAGAAGATAGCAATCCAGAGCTTGGAAGTAAACTATTTCTATATCTACACACAAGTTATCCAGATGCAGGCTGGGATATCCCAGAGCTACTAAAAGAAAACAGACTAACAAATAAGGTTTTATTTACATATGTTTGTAAAAAATGCAATACTATTAATTGTAGTACTTTTGTTGGAGCTTCAAAAGTTTGTGGTAAGTGTTTAGAAAAGTCTATGGTTATGCCGTCTGTTACTAATGGTATTAATACAACGCAATTGAGCATGGTATATAATTTATTTGATATCTATGTTCAATATTCTATATGCGAAGGTTTTGGTATGCCACAGGTGGAAGCTGGTGCTTGCGGCCTTCCAATTATAACAGTAGATTATAGCGCTATGTGTGATATTGTTGACAAGTTAGAAGCAACCCCTATTGTACCAAAAACAAAGTTTAAAGAGCTGGAGACAAAAGCAATAAGGGTATATCCAGACAATGATCAGCTAACTCAAGAAATTATCAAGTATGCTACTATGCCAAAACCAGTACTTTCTAAAAAGGGACAAGAAACTAGAAGTTTAACTGAGAAACACTATAACTGGGATACAATAGCTTCAAAATGGGAAAAGCATCTTGATAAAATTGACTCAAGTTACAGAGCAGACTGGAATACTAATCCTCAATATCTTTTACAGATTCCTGATGATATTAAACCTGATCACAAGAGTTTTTTCGAGACAACCAATAAAATATGTTCTTTGTCTTTAAAAGATCCTTCACAAATGAGTTCCATGTCTTTTTTAACCATGTTGAAAGAAGCTGATTATGGTTTCTCTTTGCATGGAACTAATATACAAAAATATCCCTATACGAATATCTTGGATTACATTAAAACAGTTATAGACAATAATAATCAGGCAGAACAGGTCAGATCTAATAAGCTAAAATTTAGTGATGATTTTATTGAATATGCCCACATTAAAGAACAAACAAAATGAATATACTTTATATAGGACCATATAGACAGTTGGATTATATAGGACAAGCTTCTAGAAGATATATTCAATCTCTTTTAGATCAAACAAAAAAGAAAAATGAGATTCTTAAACTACATACAAGACCTATTTGTATCGAATCAAACTTAATAATTAAGGACTATTCTAGTCTTTATGAAAAATTTGATGAATCAGTAGAAAAGTATTCTATAATTGTTCAGCATCTCCCTTTGGAATATTTATCTGTATATAAAAACTGCTATAATATAGCAATACCTATAGTGGATGCTAGATTAGTTGATGCTTCCAATAATAATCATTATTCTAAACTGAATGAGTTTGATTATCTATTAATAGATAGTATTAGAACTAAAGAGTTCTTAAAAAGATCTAATATAAAAACTAAACTAGATATTTTTTCAGAACATCTTATACCAGATCCCAGAACTCTCAATCAAAGATACAATCTAGGAGAGGCTAATGACTTATTTAAGTTTGGATTTATAGGACCATATAAAAAAAATGAACAAATTATTCAAAAACTTATCATAGCCTATACTATTGCTTTTAGATCAGATATAAAGACTCATTTAGTTTTATTTTTAAGAGGAACAGCCCAAGATAAATCTGATATAGAAACATTCTATAAAAATACTCTGAAAAGACTGAATATAGTAAATGATGAAAATAGAATATCTTTTATTTTTAGCGACCTAAATGAAACCGAAAGTTTTGTAGCTATAAATAGTATAGATTGTTACTTATCAATCAATGATGATATTCAATATGTTTTATATGAAAACTATGCAATGAGTTCAAAAAAGCTAGTTTTATCCAACAAAGATATTTCTATTATTAAAACGCCAGCTATTGATATTGGTGATCACTATTTTAGCGGAAATATTATAGGCTCTCTAACAACAGAAGATATTATGCAGAAAATGCTACTAGCAGCGAACAATAACCATAAGAGGAGCAAGTCTCCAGATTACCCAAAACTAGGAGGATTTATATGCAAAAATCCTTTATAACTAATAATATTATTAAGGCAGCAATATCTAATACTTCTAAGTATAAAAATTTTAATATTCTATATACGAAATCTAATACTTTATTTGATATGTTATTATCTCAAGTAGACGGTATTTGTCTTACAGAGATATCAAAACTACCAGAAAATATACTATATAGTTTTTCATATGATTTTTTTCTATCTAATAATCCTATAGAATACTCAGACCTTCTACCTACTATCAAAAATTTCCATCTTAAAGATATTGTACTGTTCCATTCTTTCCCTGATAGTTCAGTAAAAAAAGAGGACAAATTTCTAATTCGTCAAACCTTCAAAAATAGTAAAACAATATCAACTAAAGAAGATATAAAGGATAGTTGGGAAATACCAAATTCAGAGGTTATAAAGTATGGTATTCCAAAATCAGATAGGCTAGACATATCATCACCAATCAAGAAATCTGTTATTCTATTAAATTTAGAACAGTCCAGGTCAATAGATATGCTATATCATCATATAAAAAATTATATTCCTAATGTTGATATGATTAAAGATATTAGTAACTCTTCACTAGAAGAAATTTATAGTGTTTTAAGTCAATATAAGGTATGTATAGATATAAAATCAGAGATTAATTGTTTAATTGCTATATATTGTGGATGTAAGACTATTTCATCAGCCAATATGTTTGAGTCTGGCGCTTTAGTTTTAGATGACTATAATAATATAGTTGAGATTCTTAGTAAAGAAATAGAATCATACTCTCTAGAAAAAAGTCTCGAAAATCAAAATACTATATTAGAAAAATATAATTTCCAAACTTTTAATAATTCTTTTCTCTCTATATTTAATGATTTAATTAAGGAATCTTTTGTATATGAATAAGCCAATTAATATCTACTACAATAAACATAAAAATATTATACAGGAATTTGACAACATAGAGATTAACGATATTGAAAATTTAGTAAATTTTTCTGTCTCTAATATCTATTGTTCATGCTTGAACTATTTTGAAAAATCTATAATTAATGCTATTTTAGTGTTGCTCTTTAAAAAACTAAAGCCAGAGGGTCTTCTTGTTATCAGTTTTACTGATTTAAAAGAATCCTCAAAAAGATATTACGAGAATAGTATCAGTGACGAGCAATTGATGGAGAATCTTTTAAGTCACAAATCCATTCTTTCTATATCAGCAATTAAAAAGATGATAGAAGACGACCCCTCTGTTAAAATAGTAAAAATTGATTACGATCATCAAAATCTTAAAATTAATCTCACCCTACAGAGAATATCTATATGAGTAATACTAATTGTGAAAAATGTTTGTTTGCAGATTACGCCGATAGTGCTGAACCATGCAAAATTCATATCATAGATATGATAAAAGATGAACATGCCACTTCTGTAAAAAATAACTTCTATTATATCCAAAATTATAAGTGTCATTATGGGTTTGATTTGAAAACATACGATGAAAATAAAAATAAAATTGGATCTATAGAAGATCTTAAAAAAACCATTAAAAACAATAACATTATCTCTTATTATCTAATAATAGAAACAGATCTATCAAAAATAGAAGAATTATGCGATAGTATAAATTCTTTGACTATTCCTCCAAGGTGCGTATCTCTGATAATGCACAAAAATGATAATACTGACCAAACTATTCAAACTCTAAAAACAAAAATTAATAAAGAGATAGAATGGAAAATTCATAATTTCTTAGAAGAAATATCTTTAGCAGAAGCTATTTATACGATACTGGATACAAATATGAATAAAAATCAATCTGTTTATTTTTGGGTAAATTGTAATAATGATTACTCCTCATGGAATAAAGATATTGAAAATATTAGCGATTACATTACTATTAAACAGCCTGTATGTCATGTTTTATTAAGAAATCCATCAGATAGTTTGGATGGTTTATTTTTACCTTTTGATAATTATAGGACTTTGATCCAAGAATTAGATCCTGACATCTCCAAAGCTATATCCTTAATTAAAAATCCAAGAATCATATACTATGCTTGATGCTTTAATAATAGCCCCAGAAATTACTAAAGGAATGAAATCAGTAGGATCCAAAGCATTACTAAAAATACGCAGTTCTTTGTTCGTTTTAGAATATCAAATACAACAGCTTAAAAAGTTAGATAAGAAAATAAACATAACCATAGCTACTGGTTTTGAGTCAGATAAGATCAAGAAAATATTCGGGACCCAACCAAGAATAGACATTATCTATAATGAACATTATCAAAAAACCAATCAAGCAAAATGTTTGGGTTTATTTTTAGAACAATATGGCCCAAAGCCTTTGCTAGTTATTAGTAATGGGGTTCTATTTAAAAACTTTCCCTTCTTCGATACCGATAGATCTAAAATTTTCTTGATAGACAAACCAAAAGCTAATTTTACCATAGGTTGTAGTGAATCTGAAAAGATAGAATATCTATTCTACGATTTACCTACGCAATGGTCTGAGTGCGTATTTTTGAATCAAGAAGCAACTAGCACATTAAAAGATATGTTTGATAAGCATCTCTATGATCAAATGTATCTCTTTGAACTACTAAATACTTTAATATCTCATAATATACATTTTGATAAAAATATACTATCGAAAAAAAATATTATGAAAATCAATGGGACCAAGGATATCTCTAGGGCTAAAATCTTTATATGAAAATTTTTATACAGAACGCCGACGATAAGTTTATTAATAATTTAAGTCTTATTAAGGATGATGAAAATTTAATTGCTTGTGGAGATATACAAGACAATCTTTATCAAATTTATTATAGGTATGGATTTGACTGTTATATCTTTTTAGCTTCTAAATTCCACAAAGAAACTTTTCAATTCATTTTAGAATTTGGTCAAAAAACAAAGTGTTTTATTTACCATGATATTTTTAGACCAGAAATTATAGAAAATAATAAAGGGCTCTGTAAGCATCTTGTAAACGAAAAAGGAATTGATAATACTATTCTAATTCCAACATTAGTTAATAGAGAAATTTTTAACAATCAAAAACTTGAACGTTTTCACAAAATATCTTGTTTTATTGATAAGATAGAAGAAATACCAGAACAACTTTTAAAGAAAATATATCCTAACTCTAAGCTTGAAATCAAGCTTTTTAATAATGAAAAAATCAAACACCCTCTTAATATAGGAAAACTACAAGAAAAAGAAAAAGCAGAAATTTTAAATAAATCTGAATTTTTCCTTTCTTTAGATGGATTTTATGAGACAGAAGCCTTTTGTTGTGGAGCTAAAGTGATTGATATTGAATCAGTAGAAACTCTAGAATCAAAAAATATTAGTCTCGAAAATGTTCAATCTTATCAAAACTTTTTTAGAGATCTTTTAGTATGAAACAAAATATGAACGACCTAGGTTTGTTAATGATCAAGCTAGAGAACAATCAAAGAAATAGCAGAATACTAGATACTGCTAAAAAAATATATGAAAATAATCCGTATTCTCAGGTGTGTATTTTTAATAGCTATTCTGAGCTTATAGATAATAAAAATATACCGATACTACATATTAGTGATAGTAAATTTTTTAATGGCAACTTACTAGTATTAGACATCCCCTCTTTAATTTTATCCAAAAATTTTCCTAATATTCAAAATAGATTTTTTTATGCTGAAAATATTCCTTGGACTGAATCTTATGAAGATTACAGTTATTGGGAATCTATTTTTAAGCATCCAAATTTAAAAATTATAACCAAGAATCAAACACTTAGCGATATATATGAAATTTGTTGGACCAAGCCTTTAGGAATATCGGAGAACTTAGATTATGACGACATCAAACACTTCCTATAATCATCTTTCAGATCCTGAAAAGAAAAAGATTATTACTCAATTATATGTAGATAAGCAAAAAAGTTTTGCTGATATTGCTAAAGAATATGGGACTTATGCTAATAAAATTAGGAGAGATGCTGTATCTTTTAATCTTCCAATCAGAGACAAGTCGGCTGCTCAAAAGAACGCACTAAAAACAGGCAAACACAAGCACCCAACCAAAGGACAAAAAAGAACAGATGATGAAAAGAACAAAATAGGTTTGGGGGTTATGAAATCTTGGGAGGATTTGGATGATGCAACACTAGAGAGTCGCAAGCAAAAAAGCAAAGAGTCTTGGGAAAAAATGGATCAAGACACTAAGCAAAATATTATAAGGTTGGCAAATAATGCAGTTAGAGAAAGTAGTAAGGCTGGTTCAAAACTAGAGAAGTTCATGTTGCAAAATCTGATAGCTGATGGATTCAGAGTTGATTTTCATAAAGAGCAAACTCTATCAAATACCAAGTTGCAAATAGACCTGTTTCTTCCTACAATGAATACAGCTATAGAAATAGACGGCCCATCTCACTTTCTTCCAGTTTGGGGAGAAGATGCCTTGGCTAAGAATATATCTTATGATCAAAAAAAGCAAGGACTGATTTTAGGAAAAGGTTTAGCTCTTATAAGAATCAAACAAACTAAAGATTTTTCAAAGACCAGAGCTTCATTATTGTATAGCGGACTTAAAGAACTCTTGATTAAAATTTCAAATAAATTTCCAGAACCAGACAATAGGAATTTCCAAATAGAGGATTAATAATTATGATGGCAAAAAATAAGAAAGAAACTGAAGAAAAGATTGTTCCAGAAAAAGAGGAGGCAGATGTAGTGGTTAGGGTTGTCTCTCCTAATGATTTAGAGTGGACAGATCATGTTCTAGGTTTATTGAGCGACGATGAAAAGATAGCCGGAAATCCTACAACAGACGGATTAAGACGTATATTTGAAGTGGCATTAAATTGTGATGTTATTGAAGCTATCACAGAAATAGTTCAAGCTCCAACTCCAGAGAACGAAAAAAGAGCTACCGCCACTCACACCATACGCTATGTATTAAAAGGAGATGTCTCAGATGACATGAACGTTAAATATCGGGCTGTCACAGGCGCTGCTGACGTTTATTGGGGCAACTGTGACAAGATCTACCGTAATCATCCTACTGCTGTAGCAGAAACACGAGCAGAGGGACGAGCATTACGTCGAGCTTTAAAGCTTAGGAAAGTTGTTGCAGCAGAAGAGATTGCCAAGGATATTGAGGATCATCCTGATGAAAATTCTGTATCTAAAATTACAAATAATCAGATAAATTTCATTGACGTAATGGCAAAAAGGCTTAATATAAATGTTAGTAAGCTCTTGGAGACTAACTCTCTGGAGTTTAAGAATATCTATGTTTTGTCTCATGAAGATGCTGTAACGGTTATACGATTGCTATCATCTTATCAGCAGAATATGGATAAAATACCACAAGAATTATCTGGCTATAATAATGAATGGAAATAACTATGAAAGTAAAATATAAGGCTAATGATAAGTTGGAATTTGAACTAGAAGGTTCTGGTCAAAAGGAAGTATTTAAGGAATTGGCACTAATTCAAGAGATCTTCTCTGAAGATAAGTGCGGACTTTGTGGATGTTCCAGCATTAAGTTCGTTGTTAGGAATGTTGATGCTAATGATTATTATGAGCTAAGATGCACAGAACCTAAGTGTGGTGCTACTCTTTCTTTTGGTCAACACAAGAAGGGTGGAACATTATTTCCCAAGAGAAAAGATGATGAAAATAATTATCTTCCAAATAAGGGTTGGCATAAATATAAGAAAGAATGAATTAATTGCCTTCACAAGGCAATCTTATAAAAGTTGCCATACCTTTACTAATAGTTTTATTTGACGTTATAATAATATTAACATCCCGATCTCCTTCTGGTTCAATAAGTTCTATTGTAGGTACTCCCTCTTCTCCTTCGTCTTTGAAAGTTTTAAAAACTGTTGGGGGTTCTTCTGTAGAACAACTGGTAGAATCTCTTAAGCACGCAACATCTTTAGTAATTAATCTAGTCTTAATAAGACCTTCTCCAGAAGATTTTTGAGAAAAGCTATAGACCCCTAAAGGATTTACAGTAAAAGTTTGTTTTGGTTTAATTGGAGGAAAAACATTAAGATTATGGGTGGAAAGAAAAGAGATAGTTCTTTTTCTATATCCAACGGGAAGTTCTATCGGGTCTCCCTCTTCTTTCTCTATATGATAATATTTATCTTCAATAGTCCCTCCTCCTCCACCTCCTAATCCATAAGATGGTAGTGACCCAGAGTAACTATACTTCATAGCCTGACGTACTTTCCATATATACTCATATTTTTTTGGCACTTTTTGACCAACATCTGCATTATATGTCATTATCACTTCCGTTTGAGTTGCAATTACAGCCCCATTAAAATCAGCAGTAGTATTTCCAGGATCTAAACATCCTAAACTACACATTATTTCTGCATAGTCAGATTTATCATCTAAAATAACTGGTGAATCATTACATCTATTCCATGCTGAGTGTATTGTCCAGTATCTAAATTTGGTTTTGTCCTCTTCGCTTTGTGGAGAACAATTTTGAAATTCTGGCCGTCCGCCTACTGATCCGAGTGTTCTGCTCATGATAAGTAAAGGTGGTAGCTCACCTGGTCTAATCTCCCATTTCTCAAATTTATAATCTACAATAGTTTTTAATATTCCATCTTCTATCGAATACAATCCTCCAGGAGTATGAGTCATGCTACTTCCACCTTCATTCCAATAATATTCAAAATCTGTTTCTATACCAGTAATTGTTTCTCCTTCAACTTGAGTATAGGTTCTAAACCATCTTAATGTTGGTGGGTCTCCTTCGTCTGGTGGTTCAACAAGAGGACAATAACCACCTCCAGCAAAATCTATACTTTTTCCTTCGGAATGATCAATATTAAACGGTATATTAAGAACACATGGAGTAGTAAAATACTCATATGGAATCCACTCCCAAGCATTCTGACTATCTGTATATTTATCTTTATTTTCTATACCATCAGTACTTCCAAAGAATGCTCTATAAAGCATTTCATTTTGTGCTTTATAAAAATCTGGAGGAATAACAAACCTACCTTGTTTATCTATACAATGCCAACATGTAAAATTATTTGCAATATAGCCGACTGACTTCTCAATATTTGGACTGGCTAATATAAGATTCCCTTTATTATCATAAGTATATCTATCAAAAAATTCTGTATCTATTCCTTTAATTTTTCTTGGTAGATTTCGGAATTGAATCTTCAAATTATTTGAGTGTAAGTCTAATACTTCACGAATCTTTTTGACTCCCGTTGTAGATATTCCATACGGTCTTATATATTCTTCTTCAACGTCAAACAAAGTATCATTAGGAAGCTGATCAAAAGCTATCATTAATTTTTTACAATCATCTTTATTATCTCCCTGTATGCTTCCATAACGAAAAATTTCATCGTTATCCCAAACCAAATTAGGAAATTTAGTTTTAATAGCAGTTTTTTCTTGTTCTTTTTTAGGATTAAAATATATATCTTTTCCACCATCATGCTGATAATATTCATCAGCACCAACACTATTTATTATAGACTCTGCTGCTGGTGGTTGTGGAGTAATATGTGACTTGTATACAAATTTATCAACAATTGGTGTTGCTTGAGAAGTGACTTTATTTAAAACCCTAACTGTCAATTCATCAGCAATACTACATTTTTGTTCTGGGTCTATATTAATCCAATATAGGTCTTTATTTTCTTTATATGATACTTTAATATCTCCAATAACATTAGAATTAGCAGATATTTTAGGTTTAATAACATCAGGAATTCCATAAACAAAAATACTCCCGCTAATATGTGGTATTAGATCACTTATTTCATTTTGTATAGTTAAAACTCTACTTAATTCATCCCTTTCTGCATATAAGGAAGATAGTCTTTGTTTAGTATATTGCTTTGGACAACCAGTAGTTATAGGATATCCACGACTAAAGCATATATTATCATCTGCTTGTAACTCATCATAATAAGAGATTAATGAATTAATACCCATAGCATATTCAACTTGATCAATTCCTGTAATTTTAATAGAGACATGATCAGCATCAACTTCTTGAATAAAACTTAATCTTGATCTAATCCTATTTATATCTTCCTGATTAAACTTGATAGAAGTAGTATTTAAAAAATCATCAAATATTTTTATTTGTCCAGAAAGTCCAACAAAATCAGTTTTAAACTCAGAGTATTTTAATTCTATATAAGTATTGTCTTTTCTATTTTTAATCATGGAACCAATACCCAAAGCACTCTTTAGCTTTTGGACATTAACACTATCATCAGCTTCATTTGTTATTAGATTATAATTTTCATTATCAAATTTATAAACATAATCATCAGAAGAATAAGACCATCCTTTAAAATTTCCTTGTCCTATTATTGCTCTATTACTATCAGAAATATTTTCATTATCTATATCCTGACCAATATCTGCTCGTATAAGTTGATATGTTAAGATTGTATCAGAAATCTGATTATTTATCATTTCTTGAGTATCTAATAATTTATTATCTTTTAAACCAATCTTATATAGAGTATCGGCAGTTGTTAGATTAGTACCAGCACCAATAGAACCTTCTCCATAGGCTGAAAAATGGCTTTCAGGATCTTTATTAACTATTTTTTCAGAAGAGCTCTTATAAAAAGTCCATTTATTAATATCATTATCAGAGACTGTTGTTCTATCATCTTTATAAAGCCAGATAACACTAGAAGGTCCATCCAAATAAACAAAACCAGAGGGGATAGGTTTTTCATCCTTATCTTTAAGTTCAGAGTCTACTTGTAAAATTGTTTTTATTCCGTTCTTAGTTAAAAAATAAGATTTTCCTAATATTTTTTTAGTAGATTTAGTCCCATCAATATTAAAACCAATAGTCTCATTAACATCAAAAAAACGATATGGTCTTATGCCATTAATAACTATAGATTTATTATCTTTAAAACATTCTGAGGTAAAATCTCTATCAACATTATTATATTGTAAAAATTCTAAAGAATCTTGGTTAGGACCCTTTATCCAAGCATTTTCTTTAACAAAATAATATCCATTTTCATCTTTATTAGTTTGTTTTTCAACAGATATTAAATTGTCTTTTTTAAGGATAATATTATTTATTGTTTGAATACCTACTAATGATATATTTCCAGTAGTAGAAGTTATACTTTGAGCTAATTTTAAACCACTAGCAGAGGTCATGCCTTTGGCTACTTCTAAATCAGTACCAGTAGGAGAAGCTAGAAGAGAAAAAGAAAAATTCGAAATACTATTATTTTTGAGCGATGGAGATATTTTTTCAGCTATATCAGAATCTAGTCTAATATATTTGTATACATTCTTTTTAAGAATTGGAGTATTTGTATATCTAAAAATTGGAGTTTCAAACTTCCACCAAATAGCTCCATCATTGCTAGCACAAATAATCGCTCTTTCAGCAGATCCAAAATTTTGCTTCCTATATACTGGCTTGTAAACTTGTGAATTAAGAGCTTGAGTTTGATTAGATAATTTGGTTTCAATGAAATAATTTATGATTGGATCATTTCTTCCTCCAGTACCATACAAACTTGCCATTAATTCCATTGTAACCATACTACCGGCCAAACCAGCTCCTGTCATCAGGCCACCAAAAACTATAGGCATTAATAAATAAGGAATTAAACTAGGAAAAGTAGGTGGTACATAAGTTATATTTTTAGTTAACTCATCATCATCATATATACAAGAGCTAGTATTAGCAAAATAATGATAAGGAGCATTAATATTAGCTTGTGGAATTAAATAATTCTTATTGGTAAAATCACCAATAAACTGAAAACCAATAGAGTTAGTATATGGTATTATACTATCTTGAATAGTTGGTAAATAAAATGGCATATTAACAAGATTATAATCAATTTTTCCCAAAACATCAGATTTATTCTGAATAGTAGAACGTCGATCATCCGCATTAATTATTACTTCCCAACTGCATATACTATTTGATAAAGCATTAGACTTCTCTACTTTCTCAGTTTTTTGTAGACCAGATACTAAATCATTAATATACAAATTATCTAATACTGATATTTCATGAGATATAGAGTCTACAACAGCAATATTTAGTATAAATTGAGTATTTTTAAGTGGGACATTATAAAATTTGCCCAAGCTATTTTTGATTTGATTTAATTGATTGATTTTTATAGCATTTTTGTATTTAGAAATTTCTATATCATTATATCCAGAACAAGCTAATGAGGGTAGACATAGTTCTTTATCTTTTAAGGTTTCATTATTAGGACTTAAATATCCTAAAGAATTAGAAGTATTATTATCTGGAGAAATAAATTTGTTTGCAAAGTCTGAGAACTTAAAGCTAAAATTATATTTGTAATTTGCTATATTCTCTTGATTTAATAGATATAGTCTTAGAGTATCTGGAGATGTAGTAGTATTGAGATTTTCAACATCAGAAATAAACTTAGTTAAATCTGGATTATTAATAGAATCTCTATAGGAAGACCCCTCACGAGGCATTTTGGGATTTTTAACATCTAACCAAATTATCAAATTTTTAGGATTAGGATAGTTTAAAAAATTAATTTTAATTTCTATATCTCTGATTGTAGTATTATCTGTAATATCTGTGGGAAAGATGTATTTCTTTGTTGGTAGTACGCAACTCTCAGTTCCAGTAAATTCATCAACCTCACCATTAACTGACCATTGATTCCTAATATCTTCTGTAATAAAATTAGGCTCATCAAACGTTAAAAGATTCTTATATCCATATCTACGATCTACAGATATTGGTATCGTAGTATCTGAAGTAACATATATTCTACTTTGATAAATATTAGAAGAACTAGTAAGTGATGGTCTAATATCTACTAATCCTGGTCCTTTAAAAGTTAAAGAAGTTGAATGGTAAGCACTAAATATATGATAATCATCTCCAATATAAGTTGTTCCACTAATTTTAACTCCATTATTTCTAGGATAATAACTACTACTATATGGTATCCATCCAGACTGTGGAACGAATAGTCCTCTAGAGAAATTAATAGTTGTTCCATTTCCAGTAGGAAGAACCTCTCTTAAGTGACAATATATCCCACTAGAACTTTCCACAGAAGGTTTATTTACACTATTCCTAGTCCAAAGAGTAGGCATAATAGACTCAATGTTATCACATGGTTCGGGATGTCCCGACATTTTGATGCCTATAGTATCAATAACTGCTTTTTTATATCCTCCATAAGCTTTGATAGAAGGAGCAAATGCTGTAGAAATCTCTGGTTCTTGATATGTTATTTTTCTATTACGATCATAGCCAGCCAATGTATGATAGTAAAAATCATAGCTATCTCTATAAGATCGGTTAAAATCACTATTTCCTAAAATTACATCAAATGGCTTTGCACTTTCATGAGAAATTTTATGACGAAAAAATGATTGACATTGACCAAAATCATAATCAGAATCTCTCATGTTCTGTAAATCAATATAGTTTAATAGAATCTCTGTATACTTTCCTGGAATAAAATATAGTTTTAGATCAGCATCGCTATCTTGAACAGGAATGTCTGTTGATCTATTATTACTTAAAAAATCAAATTTTATATCCTTAATTTTGAAAATACCAAGACCATAACCCTCTTGCTGATAATAGATATTTTGAGTATCTATATAATTTTCTGAATCAAGAAACCAAACCAAGCCCCTTTTATTAAAAGCTATTTGTTTAATGTTAGAAAAAATATTCTTATTATTTTTCAGAACTGTAATAGGATTATTTTGCAGATCAATATCTGGGTCTAGTTGTTCGTTGGGGTCATTGGTAATTTTAATGGTATCTGATTGTATTAGTCCATTTAAAGATCTTGTACATTTAAGCTCATAGGTTCCTGAGCTTCTAATATAGACTACTGGAGATGAGTCTAAAGAATCAGGATATCTCTTTTGTCTATTTGGATTTCTACTAAAATCTTGGAATCTTAAACATTGCGATCCTCCAGTTTGTTCCCAGCTATAAGAAAAATCAGGATTACTATCTTGGTTTATATCAGTACCAGGAATAGATATTTCTCTATCTGTTGATAAAAACTGTTTATAAATTCCGCTTCCCAAATAAAATGGAGCGGGTTCATCTCTAGTCAAAGAAATATCTGCAAATGGCAAATCAGAAGTTGCCAGAATATTGGGAGTATCACTTGTTGGATCATAAGTTTTGAATCTTGATATGGATCCTGTTGAGCTAATATCTGTTTCGTAAGTGAAATTACCAATTTCTATTTTGTGATTATTATAGAATATAGTATTTGGTTGTTTTCCAAGAGCTATATCTTCTGCTTCAATAGAATTATTGTATAAAGAGGTACTATTTACTCCAATAAGAGCATGAGGGCCATTAGCTAGGGGTTTTTTATATGTTAAAACAAGTCCATTATTATAAATCTTAGAAGAGTCTGTTTCGCTCAGATCACCAATAGATAATTGAACAGGATACTTATTTAAGATTTTTTGAGTAAGAGCAGTATAGCTTTGTATATAATTTCCAGAAATATTTTGTTTGCTAAAGTAAAAATTAAATTTAGCATACTTACTCAATATAAAATTAAGAATTTCTTTGAGTTTAGTTATTTCTGTTGCTCTATTCTGTGGAATTGGGTTTATATTAATATATTCTTGAACTCTATTATAAATTTCTTCAGTATCTAAAAGATCTATAGTTGTTCGATCTATTAATGGAGAAGAACTTAGGAAATAACAAAGTTTTTGAAAATTTAAACTTTTAGTCTTATTCAATCCAGAATTACTTTTAATTCTTCTTAAAGTTAATGTATTATATATTTCTCTATAGATATTGAATAAAGCTGGAGATAGATATGTTTTTGATTGTTGTTGTTTTAATTTTGATCTTCTTTTATCGATAATATTATCATAATAAGAAAAACATTCACCATCACTAATCCATATATCAAAGAGAAAATTATTTTTTATAACGTTGTTCTTATAAAGATAAAATTTAGGAGGATTATTTGTCGGATCATTAGTAGTATTTACTTTAGATAAATCAAATATTTCACTTTCCCCATTAAATACTGTATCGTTACTAGTTATTAAACTAGCGTCTCTATCTGTTCTTTTCAAGATAGTATCTGTTATTTTTATTAAGATAGTATTAGCAGTTATTGATTGAGAACCATCTGAGTACGTTAGTGGTTTTTTGGACCTAACAACAGAATTAACTGGTAGCTCTGATAATAAAAATTCTTTAGATATGGATCTTCTAATATTATTTGAACTAAAATCAGCGCCATTGGATGTTTTTTTATACCAGAATAAGATCCCATACTCTGCTAGTTTTGTTGGAAAAGAAGAACTAATATCCCAACTTGCTGTCATTTTACCAACCGGCCTGGGATCACTATTAGTTATCTCATGATTTTGAAAACGATTAGTATCATTAGGTTTGGTGATCCACCAATTTTGGAATCTAGGCTCAAATTGAATAAAATCACTTATTCCTAGAATAGGATCTCTTATATTTCTTTTATTTAAAATCGGACTCTTTATTCTTGTTATATCTTCTGGAGTTATTATTGCTGGTGTCCAAATATCATAAGAGATAGAACTATCTATCATATCTATTAAATAATTTTTAGATATATCACAACGAGCAGAATATCCGGACTGATATTTAAAAAACAAGTAAGCTTTGGAAGTGCTGCTAATTTGATCAGGTAAAGAAGTATCATTAAATGATGAAACCTCATCCATTATATTATAGGGTTCCAAATCCTGATACAGAGATTTGCTAAAAATAGAACATTTTTTAGTATTGTTTATCGAGTACATAATTAGCTACTTGCTGTTAATGTCCATTTTCCATTAATAAAAGTAAATAATCCAATTCCTCCAATAGTAGATAGAGAAAAAGGATTATCAAAATTAACTAACATTGTTGGTGCGGATTCTCCCCTCTTCTTTCCTTGAACAAATGTCATTTCTATATTTGCTTGTGATGATCCAGGAGTAATTGTTCCTTTGGCCACATATGAAGGCTTGCTGACTGGCTCATAAAATCCAGCATCTTTATCGTATCTACATAATATTTTTGCTCCTCTTGGAGCAGTATATCCTACTTTGTCTTTTACATACACCAATCTCCTATATCCAGCTTCCAGTGGGTCCGTTGAATATTCTAAGTCATCCAAAAATCCTCTGGTAGGATAAGTCTCGTCCATATTTTCATCTTTTACTAAATCTTCTTCTAAAGTGACGTATACCATTTTGTATATGCTAGCAGCAGAATCAGACTTTGTGGCCCACACTTTACGACTTTCGTCCCATCTTAAATCTATCGGTCCAACAGGCCAAAGATCAGTTCGTTCTGCCCAGTTTAAATAAAACTGACCCAACTTCTTTTTAGCCGACCACTTTCCTGCTCCAGTTGGATTATTTGGGTCTGTAGGAGTAAATTTTTGAGTTTTACTAATAATACTACCTTGATAACCAACTGTTCTATCATTTTTATATGTTTCTGCCCCAGTTGGAGCATCATTGTCCATAAATCCTCCGGGAACAGTTAGATCATCTGCGTATACTAATTTTATTAGTGCAGTAGTGTCGTTGAATAAAGGATTATTGTTACTATCTTTAGGAATCACAAAATCAATAGTCTTACAGTATACTTTTGGATCATTGGAGGTTTTGAAAAACTCATTAATTTTAATATCTGGATATTTTAAATTAGGTGTTTCTGTCACTTTAATCTTAAATCTTTTTGGTCTTCCCCAGGTATCAATATCAGCTGGTTCATCAGCAGCATTAGGAACAGGATATCCTTCTAAATCATATCCCCAACCATGAAGAACCAAAGGCCCCCTTAATCCAAGGAATCTTTGATTCATCATATAATTTACATCAATATTTTCTCTCTTTTTTCTTTCTGCTTGAAGATGAAGATCTCTATGATAAAAATCTATATTTCTTCCATCTTTATACTTTGTTAAATTATTATGAAGAATAGTGTCCGTTTCTACTCCTCCAGTTGTTACCTCTCCAGGATTCACAGCTCCTCTACCGACAATTTCAATACTATGTCTCATTCTGTCATAAAAAGGCCTACTAGTTGACTCATATGCTGATCCGGGTTTTCCAGAAAGAACTCCATGAATACCACTATTAGGAGCATATGGATAAATTCCACTATAAGATTGAGTATTGGGGTTTTTAAATTCACTATAAGGAACAACAATAGGATTTAAACTTACCAAATTAATTGGAATAGAAACTCCTGCTGCTGAGGACGAAGCTGAACTGGTACTTGCTGCTTGTGTTGTGCTAATTGATACTGTTGATCCAATATTAGAATTAAATTCTAATAAAGTACCAATGTCTGTTGAATTTGTTATGATATAAGGAGGTAAACTTTCAATAGACTGTACAGAAGATACTGAAGTTACGCTTCCTTTAAGTTTAACGTTAAGTTTTTCATCTGGAGTTCCACATTTATCACAGTATAAATATTTATCATCATCTAGACTAATATATCCTGTTGTTCCATCTCCCCTAGCAACTGGTCTATATGAATATTTATTAACGAAAAAATTAATCTTTTTGGTTCCAGTACAGAACGGACACTTATCAGTATCATAAACACTAAAGCTATATGTACTATCTTTAAGAGTTGGATAAAAAGAAACTGGAGAAAAAATTCCATCAATACTCATTACTGACTGTAAACCATGATCATTATTTAATTGAGCTTCTACTTCTTTAAGCTCATAAAGACCAACACTAGTTTTAACTCTACGAGTATTTGCTAATGTGGCAATGCTAGCTTGAGCGGTTAAATACTGTTCTGCATCTTTTGTCTTGGCATCATCTCCAGGATCTAATCCTGTTGGTAATGTTAATGCGTCTACTAGTGATCCTAATTTATCTCCAGCAACTACAGTCTCCCCATCTTCTTTCAATCTATTTCCATTAAATACTCCTTGTCTTTCAGCTCTTATTGCTATTTTTTGTTTTTCTCCGTTAACAACGGGGAAATTATCTCCGAGTACTTCCAACGTGAGTAATAATTCTCCTTTTCCAATTAATGCTTTATCCTCAATTCCAGATGCCCAAGCTTTTATTGTTATCTCAGGTTGTATCTGAGGAGGACTTTTACTTAAATATGTTCTAGTTAATTCTCTTGGAACAATGATATCGGTATTTGTTGGTGTTGGTGGTTCAAGGTACTCTATATATGGATGTGATTGGCCTATTAATACTGTTGAAGGACTCCAACCAAATAGTTTGCTTCTTAAGTCTTTACCACTAAAATTAGCCTTGGCTAATCTTTGCTCTTCTAAAAACTTAGACTGTGTATTGATAATATTTGTTGATTGTTGAGCCAAACTAGAAATTTGTTTACTTCTTTTAATATTATCAGCAGCCAATTTTTTAATTCGATCACTATTTTCTTTATTAAACAACCCAAGTTTACGAGTATATGTTCTAAATGAGTATGTTGTAGATATCCCTCCTTGTCCTATATTAGTTTGTATATTAGTAATAATAGGACCGCTATTAGAACTATTATCTAATGCTAGAGCAATAGTTTTATATTCAATAACGTCTATTCCTGTTGTAGAAATTACTCCACTATATAGTCTTGCTAAATTAGAAGGCAAAGCAGCTAACGGATCTGCTCGTCTTTTCTTGTCTAAATAAGTAAACTTTTGAGCATAAACTCCTGTTGGAACAAAAGCAAAATTTCCATAAGAAAAAGATCCTCCAAGATTAAATATTGGTAATCCGGGCATCTCCAATTGTGCTGTCTCAATAATATTTTGATAATTGATTTTGGTTTGAATTTCACTAAAAGCAACTCTATCTAAAAAAGAAATGCCTCCATAATTCCATGGAACAAAATCATCTCTAACTTCTATTGAGGTTGGAGTTATCCAATTATTAATGGCTCTTTTAGCAGCTGCTGCTGATACGTCTAGACCACTACTAGAGCAAATTGGATTAATATCATTACTTAATGTAATTGTTTCGCCGCTAGGCAATATGCTTTCTGGATTAATTAAATATTCTACATATGGATAATTGGTCCAAGGACCATATGTAAATTGATTAGATCTTAATGGAATACCAGCAAAAAAAGGATGAGCTGCTTTTGGTGCTATTTCAACATGACTAGAAGCACGATTAGCTGAAGCAGCAAGATTTCCCTTCAGTGGAGTTATTCCTCCTCTCGGACCTGCTACTGGAGCAACATAATATAACCATAAGTCTATTCTGTCAAAGTTCCAATACCTAACCTCTGTGCTTTTCAAATAAATAGCCAAATCTTCAATAGCTATATTTGAAATTACTGTTCTATTTGGATCTTTAGCATATTGGTTTGAGCTTGTGCTAGCTGTTAAGTTAATTCCTGGTGAATCTATTAATATTCTTGGACCTTCCAGCTTCTCTGGGTCTAAATAAACAAATTTTTCATCAACACTGGTAGTTAAATAAAGTTTTTTAACAGGAATTGGATTTCCACTTAAATTAACTAGTCCACTACCCCAAGCATCTTTAGCTTGTGTATTAGTCCAAGTATAACTTAAAGGCATAAATCGACTTGGAGATGGAAGACCAAATTGATTATATGTTCCAGGAAGCTGTGTCTCTTCTGCCATACCAGAAACTTCGGTTATGATATAATCAGTAGCACTTAAATTAGAAATATCAATAGAAGGAATAACGAAATTACCAAGATTACACTCCCCGTCTCTTTTGTCTAATAAAAATTTCCAATTTTTATAACTCCAGTATGGATTAGCTCGGTCCTTTTTATATTTTTCAAAAGAAGCAATTTCCATTTTGCAAATATTATATCTTATGTAATCAAAGGTTTCACTAGCATTATATCCTAATATTGGCTTAATTTTCCCGGAGTCATCACTAAGAGCAAATCCATTTTTGCTGCCAACAGCGATACTATCATCAATAATATTTCCTGGTTCTTCCCATGCTCCGTCATTAGTAGGCTGATAATTGTAATGAAGAGAGCCTCCACCGCTAAAAACATAAGCATCTCCGGCTTGTGTGGGCAAAACAATATCTGCAAAACTATCATCTCTATATGATTTGACCATAGGAGCCATTACCATATATTTTTTACCATAATATTTTGCTATATCATTAATGAACGAATGAAGAATTTGTAAATCCATTGTTACTTCTTCACCAAGCTTACTCGACCCATCAGACTTATCAGGAACAACTCTAATAGAATTTCCGAAAGGTCCAGAAATATTTCCATTCATCAAGTTCCAATACCAATTGTGTTCATCTTCAGCAGCCTTCCAAGCATATGAGGATGACCAGCTAGGATTTGCTATTTTCAGTTGTTTTGCGGTTTTTATAACGTAAGCATTTCTTAGCATTTCTATAAGATCTGGCTTATAGTCTTTGGATAAACAATAAACAACAAAGTTATCAAAACCAGCAATAGCTGCTCTTATTTCGGATTCTGTTAATAAGAAATATTTTGTTCCACTACCATAAATACCCTCTAAATTTGCTGATGTTACTGGAAGTTCATCGACTCTTAAAACTACAACTATCTGCCCAGTCCATGTATCAAACCATACTGGTCTAATTCTTCTAAAATCATTATTGTCTCCACTAGTATTAAGCTGTAGCTCATTTTCCATTACAAAACCAAAGAATGGACAAATAACATCTCTATGAATAGGGAAATATCTTTGATTTCTTGCATCCCCCCATGTACTAACGTCTTCAGCATTAGCTCCCACTTCTTCCTGCTTTACTATAATTCCTTCTGCATAGTTTCCTGTTAATTTACTTGATTGATTTCCTAATATTTGGTTACGATCACTCCATTTGGGGTCTTTAGTACTAAAATCATATGTTATTCCAGGAATTATTTTTTTTACTTCTTCTTCGTGCTTGTATAACCCACTATAAGCAGGATTGATAATATCAGATAGCTGTTTATTTCTAACTGAAAAAGCTGTTGGGGTTTTTATCTTCCCATAATGGAATTGTTTTCTTCCCGTAATATGGGTTGATCTAGTCATATTATTTAAAGCATCAAAAGTCCCCAACTGCATATAATCAACGAATTGATATGTTCTAGGATTAAAAATAAAATTATTTTGAGTATATGCTAGTCTATAACTCTTAGCTTGATATAGTCTTTGTTGAGGACCTCCAACTATCATACTACGAGCATTAGTTTCGTTTTTTTCTTTTCCTGTTGTTGCTGAACTAATAGCATAACCAGCACATTGAAGTTTTTTAATAGTATTGCTAATTTCATTTTGTCTTGGTTGTTTTAGTCTAGATATTATTTTAATCTTAATGACATTGTATAAAATATCGTTAATAGATAGTGGAACCAAATCAACATAATAGTCACAGCCCATTTGTTCAGTAACTAAATTGATTAAATCAGTAATACTTATTACAGGACCTGGGACTCTAAAATCATTTGGAAGTCTGGGGATTTCACTTAGGTCTAAAACAAATTGACATCTATCACTTTTAGCACTCTGAGAAACAGAGGTATTTGTTTCATCGTTTAATACTGTTGTAGGAGGAATAACTCCAAATCTATTAAAAGCACTAGTAATTTGAGTATAGGTATCATTTTCTTGCATACACTTTGTTATTATTCTACCAAAAGGAGAAAAAGCTGTTCTTTTTCCAACCTCTCCATGAGAGTCAACAAGAGAGTTCCCTGCTCTATAAGTTAAAAGAGGACCTCCTCCATCGTCAGATGGGAAAGTTGAAGTTAATACGCTCAAAGCATCCAAAACACTATTAGCAGAAATGCCGTCACTGGTGGATCTTGAACCTCCAAAGTGGTCCATACCCATAGACTCTAAAAATCCATAAACATTAAATACATTTGGAAGATTGCCTTCATATATTTGTCCAAAATAATCAATATTCCCAGAAGCATGTCCGGTATAGTTTCTTGGTCCTCCAAAAATAGAATTGACTTCAGTTCTTGTTAAATCAATATTAAATGTAGCAGAGTGCAGTTTACTATAAAGAGATCCAGCATATTGAGAAAGAATAATATAGCAATTATTTAATACGCTAGTCATACTATTAATAACAACGCTATAGCTCCGTCCGCCAGCACTCAAATTTTTATTCCAAGATTGAACCACTCCACCAAAAGAGAAATCTCCCATTTTAAAAATAACAGGAGTATCAATTATATCATATCCATTATTTAGAGCAGTACCAGAATACTGTCGTAAATATGAGTTATCTGGGTTTATTCTGTTGGGAACACCAAAAAATCCAGGATCAGGATTATACCAGTATTGAGATTGAAGTGCTGGTTTTCGTAAACCGTATGTTGCAGCTGCCGTGGCGGTTTGTAATATTGATCCATTACCAATACCTCCAGGAAATCGATAATAAACTTTTCCTGGTATCATTCGATCTTCTAATCTCATGGTTGAAGTAAAAGGTTCTCCATAAGTATTTACATAACAAGCATTTCCAACACAATCCTCATAGTGATTATCTGAAAATCTAGCATAATCTTGTCCAGTATCAGCCTGAATCAAGTTTGGAATAATATTTCCATTTCCAAATTGTTGAGACAAATAGCTGGGATCCGCATTACCTGATGGATGTAAGCAGTTTGGGACTGATTCGTTATCCTCTATTAGATTAACTGTAAGCTGAGACGCTTGACTTCCCCATCCAACACTAGTATTAAAACTAGAAACGCTAGCTCCTAAAAATAGTGTTTGAGCTATTAATTTATCATAGGTACAAGGCTGAGTTGGCATAATTAATTATCCAGATAACTTCTTGCATTACTACAAGTCTGATATGTCCACGAAACACTTCTAGAAAATCTTCCTTCGGTTGGATTCCATGTTTGATTGTCCTGAGTGGTATATACTTGACCAGCAACATTAATAGTTCCTCCGGTCCTAGTCTCATTACCTAAATTACCAAATATTGATGTGGTTCTATCTCCAAATGGTTTTAATCCTTCTATAATACCAATTATAGTAGTATACACCGTACCACCTGTCCATAATGGACACTCCTTATTGGTCATGGTGAAACCGGCTAAACCTGTGGGTGGCATAACAATAACTTCGACAGTAATATCTTTTTTGGAACTAGTTTTTGATCCTAAAGACTGAAGCACTGGCCCTAGTCTTCTTCCTAGTACGAAAGCTTCATTAATAACATCAATTGGTCCAGTATCATTAATATTAATACTTTCTGCTAATACTCCACTTATAAGAGTAAATTTATTATTAAATTCGTATGTATAATTAATACTGCCTTTTCTAGGATCATGAGCTTCTGTGGTGCTAACTGGAATAATATTTAAGATATTTTCTCTACAATAAGCTGGATTTCTAGGAGCAGGAGGTGGACTAGCTGCTGGATTAATATATAGCTCATTTCCTCTATCTGGACTGTTAACTGCAATATGAGCTCTTCTATAAAGATATGGTTTAATGTCATTTAACCATCCACTAGAAGCATTTACATATTTGCTAGCAGACATAGTCGTAACATACGATTGCGAATCTGCAATAGTTGCTGTTTTTACAATATCTAATATTGGATGCTGATCAGCAATAAATGTTCCACTAGCAAAGATGTCTGGGTTTACACTATATGAAAGATCAATATATCCACTATTTCCACTAGGAATAATGCCTGTTGGAGATTTACCTGAGCCTCCTTCCATCATTGGAAAAGATGCTATATTCAAACCTTTTACACTTCCTTGAACTCTAACTGTTTTAATAAAATTTGTATCTGTTGATGCTTCTATAGTATAATCTTCTATATATTTTATTCCTGTTGGCATAGCTAACCATGTTTCATTAACAGAATATGAACCATCAGTAATACTAAATTCTGTTGATCTTAAATGATTATATACGAATGTTTTTTCAAAATTAGATAAAGATCCCGCAGTAGTATCTCTAGTAAAATATGGCATACCAGATACTGATGCGCTTCCATGAAAAGTAGTAGCCAATCTTTCCATAACCCATCCTTTAGCTTCCAAATAAGATCCTACACCAGCATTACCACTAGCACAAATATTTCCAGTACCAGGAGATGTAGGAAATCCAACTGCTGATAATTTACGACTAATTCTAAATTGTGGAATATTTGTTACCTGAAGATCAATATCTGACAGCCTAATTGGGCCAGTTTGTGATGTTGTTGAACTATTTGGTTGAGGATTATTATCTGTTGGGGTCGTTGGTTTAAGTTTAGGATTATGATATTCTTGTTTCTGAGTTATTGGAATCTTGAAAGAAGTATAAGCATAGTCTTCTAATGGTTCTATGGTCCATGAATCTGATGTATTCTTTACTTTATATCCTCCAGTACGAACAGGCTCATTATATTCTAATGCTATTTCATAGTCGGCACTAAAAATCCAATTATCATTAGATTTACTTGCACTAAATGCTTCGACTCTTACTCCTGTAGCAGTAATTATATCCTTATCTCCACAGGATACTATCAAATTTCCCACACCACAACTAAATAGTTTTTGTAAAGTGTCTACTGCTCCGATAATAGATGCCGTTCCTGTTCCTGATGGTGTTAATTTAGAATTGTCTGTATTTCCTCTTACAATTTTACCACTTAGAGTCATTGATGTTAAGATATTTTCAATAGTTCCAGCATTATCTCTATTGAATTTCTTATTGATATTGATGAATGGTGTTGGTCCAGTAATATTATGAAGGCCGGTACCATTATAATAGATAGAAACTGCTCTATCATTAGATGTGGTAGTAGCAGGGGGACCAGCTAGTATTGATAAATCGTCATTAGAAAATGGACTAGAATATACCATTCAGTTTTCCTTAAATTGTTTCCTTTGATTTAAACTAGCTAAACTGATAATAGAATGATAGTGTTTTGCTTGAAGCTTCTGCTATAAAACTATAGCTTTCTGGAAATGTTCTAACCGGAGTACTATTCAAGTTTTTAATAAAAACCGTATATTTTTTACCTGGCATCATATCAGTAACATCAATATTTATACTATTAGGACAATTACAAGAACTATTAGGTAAAGAAATAGTATTCCCATCACGAAAAACGACCTTTAAATCTCTGTCTGCCATAGTAAATCTCCTAAAATATGAAACCTATAATATAGTACACCAAACGGTAATTAGGTCAATTGCGTGGAAGCTCTGTAGGATAATGTCCAAGATCTCTAATATAGTAAGCATAGCTCTTGGCAACTGAATATCCATGAATTTTTCTAATAGAAAATATTTGAGATGCCATTTCTCCACGATAAGTAATAGAAGGTAGACGATCTTTCCATTCATTTATCCACTTTGAAATAGGAAGGCAAGATTGTATTAATGGATCAAACATTGGTATTCTCCTTTTTTATTATGTAGGTCCTACTCCAAAACTATTACAGCCTGCTGCTGATGGTTCAGTATTAGATTGTGTAGCATATTCCCAGTATCCAGAACTTGTTCCTCCACCAGCATAATAAGCCGCTTTCCACCATTCTGTTGATGTTGGTAAACGATACTTTGCTCCAGAATTAGCTGTTGGAAGAATAACGGGATCTCCGTTATCTCCATTGGGATCTAGAGGCAATACTATTGTATATGCTCCTCCTTCAGTAGTAGTCGAACTTTGAGCTCCAATAGGTTTATTATTATGAAGCCAATTACAATATCTTACAGCATTGAGCCAAGTTACATTATTTACAGGTTTATTTCCATAATTAGTTTTAACAGAGTATGAGTAGCTTCCGCTTGATCCGGTTCTACTTATTCCTCCTCTAACAACACCCATTTCAGCAACATAAAGACCATTAGTATCAGTTACAGCAACACTATTTAAAAATGCAACGTATTCAGTATTTGTTACTTTGTATTTATTAATTTTATAGGCATAAGAAACATTTCCTACTTGATATGCTGAATTAAAATCTCTAGTGTCTGGAGTATTATTAGTATCCGACACTGGAACAAAATTACTTAAATTATACGGATTGTCTATAGTAACAACTCTAAAACCCAGAGAATTACTATAATAAGTATCTCCAGCACTATAATCTACTGATTTATTTCTAGAAAGACAAATTGATGAAGCATAAGCCCATCCAAATATTGATCTTGTCATATCTGAACTATTGTTTCCATTTGACCAAGTACAAAGATCACTAGCCCATTCTCTAACATTTCCTCCCATATCATAAGTTCCATATGCGCTTGGACCACCATTAGTACCTACTGAAGTAACATTACCAGAAGGATTAAGAACATCTGTACCATCCCAATTTGAACTAGCCTTCCAATTAGCGCTATTAACTCCTGGGTTGTTATTATTGGTCGGTGATGTAGTTATTGTTGGAGTTATTGTTGGAGTTAAGGTTGGGGTTACGCTCGTAGTAATAGTTGGCGTTGGGGTAGATGAAGTTCCAGGACTAACTGTTGGTGTTGGTGTTACGCTAGTTGGTGTTACTGTTGGTGTTATTGTTGCTGTGGGAGTTGGTGAAGCTGGTGGTGCTGGTTTAAAGTTGAATAATAATGCCATACCTCCAGTAGCTGTAAATGGATCGCTATTAACAATAGTTGGAGGATTAATAGTATTAGATACTAAATTACCATTAGCATCAAGAGTTGAAGCTACTCCTTTTTGCGTTGTTGATAAGTCTGCTAGTGCTCCATCAGATTTAACAGCCAAGACGCTGATAGGAGTAGTTTTAATCGTAGAACTACTGATTGTCATATCAAAACTTCCGGAGTTGTCTGATCTCGCAGTATCATTAGTAGCTACTTCTAAAGTTCCTGCGCTTGACATAGTTCCAACATAATAGCTTCCAATCAAAAATATATTACTACCAACTTTTCCTAGCAAAGCCTCATGTTTAAATCTAGCATCAACACTTACTCCACCAAGACCAAGAGATACAGAATTATAGACACCATCTGGTCCAACGGATCCTCCACCACCCCATACTACCGAACCCTCAGCAGAAATTACTAACTTCATTCCATTAGTTACAGACAATCCTGTTGACTGCCAACTACTTCGTGGATTAACACTAAAAGTAGTAGTTTTTTGAGATTGTTGAATAGTTAAACTATTAAGACCAGCATTAATTTGTCCTAAATTTGTATCTGTCGTTATATTTGAGGGATCAAATGAATCTACATAGTTACCAAGATTTATAGACAAAGCATTACTAGAAGATGTTGGTAAAACAGCATTTGAAATTATTTTTATTCCATTCAATAATATATCAACGTTATTTGTAACTCCATTAGGATTAAATAGTTTAATAACTGTATTTTGGTCTAAGATAGTATCCTTGCTTGGTCTTTTATTAGGAATACCATCCCATAAAATATCAGTATCCTTAATAGGATTATTGTTGGCATCTACAACATATAAAGTCATAGTATCTGAGGTTGCAACAGACTCTATAGTATTAGAATCAACATTATACAAGAAAACATTACATCGATATCTTGCTTGGTTTTGAGCAGCTACAACTCTAGTGGTATCAAGATAAGCTTTTGGAGATTGATCACTAAATATGTTAAAATTTGCCCATTTAAAATCAAACTCTCCGTTAACTAGATATGAATTAGTATAAATAGTATTAGAAGACCTATCATCAAACATACTAACATTTTTATCAAATAAAATCTGTGTCCATGAAACTCCCCTATCTAAAGATTGTTCCCATTGATAAAATAATATTCTTTGAGCACTACTTTGATCTACCCAATTAATTTTTATATCAACAACAAGAGACAACGGTTCTCCTACTTTTGCGTCTATGTGTTGGGAATTAGCATATACTTCTAGGGTATTAATAGTATATATCTTAGTCATTATGTTGCCTCTGTAATTATTTGAGAAACTTGATCCGTTAAAATAACCCTATATTTTTCACCATTATTAATATCAGATAAATTAGTTAAGTTTAACGTATTAGAATTGGCCCCAGATATATCTGTATATGCTCCATAATTGCCATAAGAAGTATAGTTACTATCAATAGAAGCATTAGGATCAAAACTAGAAGTATATCTAGCAACTCCATTTGTAATTTTTAATCGGTCTATATAGCCAATCCATTGTAGTTGTGTGCTTTCTCCTGAAGCATCTCCTATATGAATAGATCCAGAATTTTCATCTAGCGGTAAAAAGCTATAAAATGAACCAACCAATAATCCATTTCGAAACAGTCTATAAGTATTATTTGATCTGGTGAGTGCTATATGTGTCCATGTATTAATATCCATATTATCAATAGAAATTCTATCGTCTATTAGATTGTCTTTCCAAACAGAACCTAATCTAGCAGCAAATCTGAATGGAGTTAAAAACCAACCTTCTTGACCATTAGATGTGGTAGTAGTCAATCTCCTGCTAATCAAACACATATCTTGGGGCAAAGAGGTATAGTACCAGCATTCTATGGTAAAATTATTTTGAAATTTTAACTTATCATTTGTGTCAATCACTCTTAATTTTCCAGTAGTATCAAATTTAGCACTAGCAGATCCAAATTTTTTGACAATAGTGTTTAAAGAAGTATTAGCCGAAGTTGTTTCAGTATTATTTGAGTATACTTTAACTGTTAAAGCATTTTGACTACTATCAACAAAATTTTGAGTATTAATTGTTCCATCAAACTCTAACAATAATTGAACCTTATTAGATAGAATATCGTTATTGGCAAAGCTAAAGGCTACGACTGATCCACTTGGTGTTGATTTTTGCCACTGATAAGTTAGTGGAGGTTTGACTGAAGAAGCATCAATAGAGAGGATTATATCTTTGTTTGGATAGTTAACCTTTTTAGATACTGGAACATCAGTATTAGAAGTATTAATAGATATACTCTGAGGAACAGTTATTGTAGCAATATCTGAGAATACTGTTCGTGCTCCTGTTACATCTAATTTGGCTCTGAATTTCTTGCCATTTTCATCAGGAGTAATCTGTTGTATTAGTCTATTTGTTGTTGCTGTTACTCCAGAAATATTGGTATAATACTCATAATCTCCTCTACTTTGTTGCCACTGAATAGCGATAGCTCCACCAGTAGTTGTGGCATTACAGGTTAAATCAACACTATAATTAGTTGCTGTGTAGCTTGTTGGTTGTTGAGTAATAGTTATTTGGGGAGTAGTATCTAGATTAGCAGTATTACTTACTAAGTAATCCCTGTCATCTTGTAAAATAACTCTAAATTTAGTATTGTCATCTTGTAAAGTAAGATTACTAAGAACAAGAGAAGATCCGGTTGCTTGGGCTATATTGGTATAGTTTATACCGTCTGTTGATTTTTGCCACTGGTATGTTATACTAGATTGTGTAGTAGAAGCATTTATACTAAAAGTTGCAGTTCCATTTATAGCTAATTGATCAGTTGGTTGGGTAGCTATAGATAAGCTTCTTGGAACACTAAGAGTAACATTGTTAGTATAAACAGAATTTGATTTAAGTAAAGATATTATTTTTGCCCTATATATATCTCCATTGTTATAGCTTTTAAGCCCAGATAAAGCTAATACTCCACTAGGACTACCCCCTCCAACGGGAGAAAACTGTTTTCCATCATGAGACATTTCCCAGATATAAGAGATATCTCCGTTATTGCAGGTTGCAGATGTTATGAAGGTGGCGGTCTCTTCATTTGAAGCTGTTTGATTAGTTGGCTGATTTGTTATTGTTATAACTGGATTAATTGTTAGTTTTGCTATTTTTGAATCGTAGGAGTTTCCTGCTCCGTCTTTGATATTTACTCTATAAAGATCTCCGTCATCATTCATATTAAGATTAGTAAGAGATATTCCAGAACTAACTGCTCCAGATATTTTATCAAATATTTCACCATTATTATCAGATTTATACCACTGATAACTAATAGGAGCTGTTCCACTAGCATAACTAGTAAATGTAGCTTGTAAATTAATACTATTTTGATTAACTGGTTCTGTTAGGATAGAAAGATTAGAAGCAGTATAGGTTAATTTAGCTGAATTGCTTGTGATACTCTTATTCTGTAATAATGCTCTATATAGTTCTCCATTATTTGATACTGTCAAATTATACTTTTGAAGAGAAGATTGTACTGAGTTTTTGTCTCCAGATATAATAAAATTTGTATCATTATTTGACGTTATATCAGTCCAAGAAATACCGTTGTCTTTAGATTTTTGCCAAACGAAATCAGTAGAGTAATTGCTAGAACAATAAAATGTTGCTGATCCATTCTGAGCTATTGCAGATATCGGGTTTGATGTTATACAAATAATTTTTTCTACTTGATTTTTCCATTTTCCAGTAGTTGGATCATATGGAATTTGATTTAATACTCCTGTTAGATCCTGCCAGAAATTTTTAACACCATCATCATTAACAAGAGTTTCACAAACCTTAGATAACTCTGCTGATCCAGCTTGTGCTGATGCTGCTTTTTCAAAATCCGACCTAACTATAGAATATGGTTTTAAAACCATGCCTATTCCATCAACTGCTGCTCCCGAAATATTAGGCCAGCCTAATTTTGCAAATTTAGGATTTGATTTTTTATATTCTATGAAAGATTTATTAATCCAATACCAAACTCCTCCTATAGTAATATCTAAATTATTAATTTCAGCAATATTAGTCGGATTCAATATTTCCCATACAAAAGGCATAACTAGAGGAGAGGTGGTAAAAGAGACTATATTTTCTATAACTTTTTTTGATCCTAATGACAGCTCTTCAATTTTAGTTGTATTTTGTTGTCCATCAAAAGTTTTAAAGTAAATTTTGTCAAATATTAAAGGATTGGGATTACTTACTACCGGCCACCCCTTTAATGTTGCCGATAATCTATATTCATTATTTGTTTTGTTATTTTTAATATACAATATTAGGTGTTCGTTTTTAGCTCCTGGTGGATTATCATCTAATCTAGCTAAAAATGAGCGCCCTGGACCTTCTATATAATAATGAACGTCTCCCCATCCTTGACCACCACATTGAGGATAGCATGGAGGAACAGTACTACTATTAAAGATTTGTGCAATATTAGAGGATATTGACCCATTGAAGTCATAAACCACAACTCTATATTGAGAATTAGCATCTGCTTTTACTAGTCCAGATAAATTTAAGCTACTCTTTGTAGCACCTAAAATATTTGTCCAAGCATTATTAATAAATTTTTGCCATTGATATCCAATAACAGATCCAGTATTAATAAGACCGATATCACTAGTTGTTGTTGCAGAAACTGTAAAGGTTGCTAATCCATTGATAATCAGTTCGTCTGTTGGATGAGCAATTATTCTTATTGTTTGATTAGTAGATTGAACTGTTAATGTTGATATGGTACTATTACTATAAAGAGTTGTGGTACCACAACATTGTCCTCCAACAACAACTCTATATTTAGTATTATTATCGATAGCTGGAACAAGATTACTTAGAACCAAAGAGCTTGTATTAGAACCAGAAACTGATCCAGTAACATCATTAAGATTAATAAAGCTAATTCCGTCTGTTGACTTTTGCCATTGATAAGATAAACTACCAATATCAGATGTTGCACTAACAGTAATAGTTGCAGATCCATTTGAAGAAAAAGCGTTTGATAGGTTAGCAATCGATACCGATGGGGCGGTTGTTATTGTTGCTGGTTTGCTGTTTGTAGGAGATGTTACCGCATCGGTGTCTGATAATCTAACTCTATATTTAGATTTATTATTAGAGGCTGTAAGTCCAGTTAATATCAAAGAAGAAGAAGTTTCTCCAGTAACACCAGGAGTATTTGCTGGTATATCTGAATATGTTACCCCGCCATCTGTTGAAACTTGCCATTGATATGCTAGACTCATTTGTTAAATCCTTCGAGTTGCTGATGGTGTTACGGTTGGAGTAGGAGTTGGAGTTGGAGTTTCAGCACAAGGAATACGAGCATTCACAGTTAATGTGACAGAAGCATTAGAAGCTATCGTATCAACAGGCTGTTGAGATATAGTTATACACGAACCAGTTAATACTTTTAGTGTTGCTATTGAACTAGTAACTGTTTGAAGACCCGGAGAGGTTAATACTACTCTATATTTAGAATTATTATCATCTAATGTAATATCTGATATGGTTAAACTTGAACTATTTTCTCCAACTATATTGCTAAAAGATACTCCATTATCAATTGATTGCTGCCATTGATATGAGATTTGAGCTCTGCTAATAGCAGAAACAGAAAAAATAACTGTTGGTCCAGAGGTACTATCCACATTTAGTTGAACGGACTGGTCTAAAGGTTGTTCAGTAATGGAAATGCTAAGGGATGAGGGTGTCGTTGTGATTGTTGGGGTTGGAGTTGGACTTGTTATTAAAATATCGTCACTATAACTTATTGCCCCAGCAGAACTATTTGACAGTAGAACAATTAGATTTTCTTTACTAGCCATTCCTATCCAGGTTTTACCTTTTAGGTAAGGGACATCATAAGATGTCCAATTAATTCCATCTGTCGATAAATATACCGAGTCAGTTCTACTTGTCGTGGTTATTGGAATAAGAACAAAATATCCATTACTATAGATTGCAGCCCCTATTGTTGTCCCAGACGGAACAAATAGGGTTGCGGCTGTCCAAGTAACTCCATTATCTGTACTATAAATATAGGTAGTAGTTGGTAATGGGTTTGGCCAGACACTCTTAGGAATCACTACTATAGTGCTTGAATTATTCATTAGTATGTGGTAAGGACTCTTATAGCTATTGCTATTATTGGTACTGGCAAAAGCTATGTCTGTTTTGGTCCAAACATTTGTTATAGGATTACCAACTAAAACAATATCATCTCCAACCATAACTGTTAGTCCATCTTTTTCTCTTGATGCTACTGAGTTTAGAACTAAATTAATAGACTCTCCATTAGAGTCTAAAGAAATAGCTTTTGGAGCTTTGTCACTAGCCGTATAATAATTCCAATAACCAGCATTAGTACTTCCTCCCTTATAAGCAGCTGCTTTGTACCATTCGTTCTCATTTGCTATATAATATAAAGGCGCTCCTCCTCCAGTATTAGGATTAGCAGTATTCCTTTCTGGTGTCCCAGTATTTCCTGCACTTAAATTATAAGCCCCGTTTTCTGTTGTCGATGCTGTTTGGGTACCTGTTGGTTTTCCATTACTAAGCCAATTAGCCATTCTTGCAGCATTGTAGAAATTTATGTATCTTGCTGGATAATAATCTAATCCACTCTTTACTGAGTAGGTCCCTGATAATGAAGAAATTGATACCACAGAACCAGTAAAAAAACTCGAAAATGTACTTCCTGCAATATATATTTTATTTAAAGAATCAATTGAAACTAAATGGGCTCCTAATATTATTGGTAGTTGTGTTGTTTTTAATAGAGTAGTATTGCTTGTATCTATAACAGATACTATTACTGGATATCTGCCTCCCCCGATACCTGTCAAAGATTGTGAAGAAACGAACAGTTTATTCTTTGTGCTATCTAGTGCTATAGACTCTATATTAGAATTAATATCTAATAAAGAAACAGAAGCAGAAACAGGACCTGGAACAATAGTAATAACAAAGCCTCCACTAGTATTTCCTCCACATACATAAATTTTATTATTAGTTTTATCTACTAAGAATTTATATATTCTTCTAGATCCTAAATTTAAACTAATATCTGTTTCGAATAAGTTTTGAGCAATATCAAATACTTTTATTTTATTTGTAGTAGTAGAATAATTATTACAACCAATATATATTTTGCCTGTTGTTTCATTAAAGCCTGAGCTGAGTGGTCCGCTATCTATTGCATAGTTTGTTGATGTATTATTTGATAAATTAATTACTGATAATGTTCCAGAAGTTGTATTAAGACTACTATATGTAGAACTTAATGCATATAGTTTATTATTATACAAAAACGCATTGGATCTATAAATAAAACCTAAAGTTGTGGTTGAATTTTTAATTATGGTAGTAGCAGTTTTTGTAGCTAAATTAAATGCTTTGACCTCAAAAGCTCCCCAAGATAAAAATAAAAGTCTGTCATTTGTTTGATCATATATCATGTCAGACCAAACATTACTAAAAGTAGAACTTTGGAAA